TTCTATAGTCAAGCACCGAGAGATGCTCAATTTATGCGTCCTCCGCTAAGAGTGCAATAGCCGATAGCAGTTATATTAGGATCCGTTCCCGGCCGGTTGGACCCGAATAGCGTAAGCGTCCTTACACGATACCTTTATCGGTGCTTGACTATAAAAACTAAAAGTTCGGATTTGAAAATCAAATCCTCCCACTGCTAACTACTGCTTCCCAATTTATCGTCCATCGGCACCCGTGGTAGGGCTTGCGATGCTCATCGGCCCTGAGTTCTGGCTCAGGTGATCCTTGGGATAGGACTGCTGGGCCTTGTCCTGCCCAGCATCAGGAAAATTAGTTGCTCTGCATCCCCCGGCGGTAATTGTAGTGCATCATCTCTTGGGTTGCCCCGCAATTCTCACACACCTTCCACCCGCTTCCCGACAGGGACCGCTATCGTGTTGCTAACGGCCTTTCGGTAAGAAGACTACCACCCTTGAGAGTCACCTCACTTCTTATCCTGCGGGTCACAGTATCCGCTAACCAAGCGGAACGTCGGGGAGAAGCCACGGTTGCAGGACCTAGTGCTCTTGCGAGGAAGTGTCCAGGCGATGTGGCTTCAAACTTGAGGCATCATGTGGGATTCGAACCCACGCAAGAAAACCTTGATGATCATTCAAGGTTGAAGCAAACCACACTCCGTTACATCCTATGACGCCATAAACTTGGTGGACAACAATGGGAATCTAACCCACTTCTTCCTCGTATGCTATTACGAAGTTTCATACCAGCCTCAGGTAATTGACACATCATGTCCATAAACTTGGCGGTCCCAGGGGGTAACGATCCCCCTCCTCAGCAGTGACAGTGCTGTGTGCGTCCATGAACACCTTGAGACCAAATTAGGATAAGCTACTGGGTTCCACGCCAGCCCTTAATTGAGCAGTTACTCTGTCCATCTCATTTATTCAAAGTCTGTGTGCAGTGAGATTCTGCCTATCAGAGTCTGTAAGGGTAGTCTCCATCCTTACGCTTACGGTCTTCTGCCACCGGATCTCTATCGCTAATCAAACGCTACTTTAACGAAAGTAGTAACGGGATTTGGTAGAGCGTAGGGGAATCGAACCCCTCTTACAGGCGTGAAAGGCTTGTGTCCTAACCGATAGACGAACGCTCCATAGTTCACTATATGAAAACACATTAGGGAAGTTCTTGACACGCATCACCAACTTGCATCAAGACCTCATTACAGGCCCAGTAGTTCCGCCGCCTTCCTGGAGTTTGGTGTAGCCTTATCCCTCACGCTCGATGGTGTCTCGCGCTACTCTTAGGCCCTCCTGCTTCATGGGTATCCGGCTCGAATCAGCCTTTGTTCACCCCTAACGGACTAGGTAACCCTAATGTGTTTACATATAGTGCCCAGAACTTAATCTGGGGCACTATACAAAATTAAATTTTTAACGAACTTCAAAGTAGTTTCGATCAACTGCCTTTGTTTTCTAACTAGTCTCTAGTATAGCATCTCCTGCTTTACTGGTCAACTTGTTTTGTAAATGCCCCGCCTTGTTGCAGGGTCTTTACAAACTTCGCTGTTTTTCTAACTTGTGTCTAGTATAGCACCAATCCAATTATTGGTCTACTGCCATAAAAAAACCCGCCTACTTGGCGGGTTTTTTGGTTTGTACTACTTCTGTTTTAGAACTGTACGACCAACCCGCCTGCTACTTGTTTGACATCAGTGGCTGCTGAGGTTCCCTCAACTGTACGATACAAAACTTGTGCATAGGTCTTTTTGCTGAAAGCATACTCAGCACCTACGTTGTAACTCTTGATGCCATTTTCAATGCGACCATAGCTGGCCTTCACTGTGACTGGTCCACCAAGTTTGTGTGCCACGCCGACCAACTGAGCACGGTTGGTGTTGGCAGCAACGCCTTTGTTGTCGCTTGCGCTGGCAAACACAGTGGTTGCACCAAATTTAGCACGAGCAGCCAACACGTCACTGGTTTCTGCGCCAGCTTCGTAACGAGCATAAGTCAACACAGCAGGTCCAACTGCGGCAATCACGGATGCGGCATAAGGATCAGCGGCAGTGCCAACAGCACCAGTGCTACGATCAAAGTTAGCAGAGACATTGCCAAAGTTCACAGAAGTGAAAGCGGCATTGCTCAAACGCAAACCACGCAGGTTATGCACGTCGGCAGCTGAGCTACCAATCAATGTGCCAAATGGATCATTGTCGCTGATGGCCAAGAAGTGAGTGTGAACATTGCGACCAAGATCAACGCTACCCATTTTGTGAGCAATACCCACGGTGCTTTGGCGATCGCCAAGTCTAGTGTCAGTACCAGTGTCTGGGCTGTTGGCTTGGATGCCGGTCTCGTATGTGGCACGAGCTGTTAATCCGCCACCTAAGTTTTCAGTAGCACGAATGCCAAAGTGACTCAAGTCATTGGCCATGCCTTGCACGGTGGAAGCACCAGTTTTGGTGTTGTCAAGGTAAGTGCCAACACGACCATAGATACCAACTTGTGCGCTTGCAACACCAGCAACTGCCAGGGTCAACGCAATTAGAACTTTCTTCATAAGTAATTTTTCCTTGTTAATGAAATGATCAAATGTCGATCATAGAGTATTATATAGCACAAACACTGAGAATGTCAAAGAAAATGGCTACTTTCGCAGCCATTTTGGTGGTTTCTGTTACGAGGTATTTCCTACCCTAGACGACCTTAAGCGGCCATCAAGAATTTTTCATCATTTGCAGATAAAAGTTTTGCTTGATTTACGGTCATCGCCTACCGTGCTGTCCACTCTGTTACTCTTTGCCCTGTCGAATCTAGGTCAGGCCCATCATAAAGAAACTTAATCTACGCTTAATGTTGTTAACAACAAGCATAATATTGGAAAAACAATTAATAAAAATTTTGCTAAATTTTCCATATTACCATAACTCACAGTTTTTTATTTTCTCTTCGTCCAATGTGGTATCACGTGTAAAATAAAATACACCAAACACTAACCAAAATAACAAAAATAAAACATAACCTATCATTAAACTTCCTTATGGTGGACCTGGGGGGATTCGCACCCCCGTCCAGAACACTTTTCTCTCGGCTTCATACAGCAATAACTCGCAGTATATATTTATTCTTTGGGCTTGTCAACTGCTTTGGAGATGATGTCATACACTTGTGCGTATGCATCAGTAATTTTGTCTAGTTGTTGTTCCGACACCAAGTCTGTGTCCTCCAGACTGACCAAGTCTCGGGCTAGATTTTCTTGTAGTTTTTTTATGGGATTGAGCACATACCTATTTATTCATCCCCGCTATCTACTGGGATCCAGCCCAACTTAAAAAAGTCTTCCTGGATTTCTTCTGTGACATGTCCTTCGGGTACATATCTTTTAACACCGTCAGCATCACCATTGCCCAGTCCATCGCCTATGCCCGAACAGTACCAATCAATATAGTCACCTTGTTCACGCATGTCGGCAACAATACCCCCGGCATAGCGCCACGAACAACTGTAGGTCTCTCCCTTTAGCAAAGGCCATACTTCGTTGCGTTGCCAGTCTTGATTGCACAAGGCTGCGTAGATGTTTTGAGCGTAGGTATCGCTGGCCTTGGCTTTGTCGCAAACCCACTTGGTGCTACGCAAATCATATTCAAGATTGTTTTCTCGCCACCGTTCGTCGGCTTCGCGTTGAGCCTGATGTTCGTTGATCATGCGTTCAAGATCTAAAGCTCGTTGAACATCTTCGTCAGTGGCAGGATCTCCTCCTTCCGCAATGACATCTTCAATTCTGCATTGACTGTGAAAGGTTCCGCGAGTAGGACTTTTGTTCATAATGTTTGGTACCAGAGACGGGACTCGAACCCGTATGCCCTTGCAAGCGGCAGATTTTAAGTCTGCTGTGTATACCATTCCACCACTCTGGCTTTGCGTTATTTAATACATGGTCCGGCGTAGAGGAATCGAACCTCTATAATGACTTTAGAAGAATCATGTCCTATCCGTTGAACGAACGCCAGATGTTTGGTGGGCCAACTTGGAATTGAACCAAGACTCGACCGATTATGAGTCGGTTGCTTTACCATTAAGCTATTGGCCCTGTGCTACATTGTAGCAGGAAAACTATTTAGTGTCAACTGTTCCGTCGGCCAGGTGGTCATGTTTGATTTCTTTTACAGGATGCCCTAAAATGCTGGCAACAGAATTTTTGTAAGCAATACGTTTGTTGTTATGATCTCTAATGGCAATGGCTCGGCGACCAATCTCCTGAAGGCTCAACATTTGCTCCACGCCTGATTTGAGCTGCCATTCTAGATCCCAGATAGCATGATGGATGTCGGTCATTGCTTGAATGTCCTCATCTAGTTCTGCGCTTTGTGGTAGTTGTCGAAACTTGTCCTCGTACCAATCAAGTTCAACTTGGTTGGCGCCTTTGGTTCGTGCATGTTTTACTCTGGCAATGCAGAGTCGATCAATTAGTTCTAATACTGGAAGAAATTCCATAGCATACCCTTTCTATTTTGTATAGAATTATTATACAAAAATGCTAAGTGTTTGTCAACGGTCTTTGTCAGTTCTTACCAATTGAATTAAGCGGTATCCAGGATCAAATTCCCACCATTTTTTGCCAAACTGTGGATCTGCGGCAGCGGCGTGATGATTGTTGTGCCAGCCCTCTCCACCAGTCAAATATCCTACCAGCAGGTTATTTGAACTTTGATCACGTGTGTCAAAATTTCTATATCCTGATGGACTGTGAGTGAGAGAGTTGGTCAGTGAACTGGCATGTTGCAACAATAGTGACGGAACCAAATAAGCATACACTACTGCATAAGGATCTATCATGTAAACTGCCACCCCGACCAAGATAGTGTACAACCAATGATTGTAGTACATGTGCATGTGAAATTTGGATTTCACAATCTCTGGAGCATAACTTAATTTTGGAGTAGCAGGTGTGAGTCTAAATTGCACGGCTAGATAACCGTATACCGCAGGTGAGTGCGGATCATCTTTTGTGTCAGAGTGTCTATGATGCGCTCGATGTATTGCTACCCAATACAACATTGGTAAAGTTGTGCCAGGAATAGCAATCAATGTTCCTAGATATTCAAACCATTTTGGTGCTTGAAAAGAACGATGGGTGATCAGCCGATGAACTGTTACAGTTCCGACTACCATCTTGATATAGTAGACCAACAGACATATTGCCCACTGCCATGCTTCACTGTTGAAGATAAAGTAGACCAGGATCACATGTAGACAGGCACTGTATGCAATCATTTCGTTGTGCGAAGGCACAAACCAGTTTTTCTTTTTCATGCAGATACTTATGCATCTACTTGCAGTAGGTCAGCCTCTTGATCCATTTCCATTTCGGTAATCAGCAGGTCAGCAAATTGCTGACAGAAGATAGCAAACCAAAGTTGGTCCATCGCTTCTTCGGGTGCGCCAGCGGCCCGCACCAGGCGTTCAAGTTCAGTATTCATAGCCTGGAATCATAAGTGAAGGCAGCAAGATATCGCATGCTGGCACGGCTGGGAATGTGCTGATTACAGAACCGTTGGTATGCCGCACGCCAACGCTTTTGGACAGGTGCTGGCGCATGGCAAGCAAGATAATGCAAGTGGCCAAATCTGCGCCCAATGCTGATGTGATTGGGCTTCCAGCCTGCAGGATACCATTTGTCGCGAGTTTGCCAATTGTAGTTTACCCAGACACCCATTCGGCGTTCTTGCATGATATACTTTTTAGATATATCTTGTGGTCTAAATCGGTTCATTTTTGCATCATCAGCGCATTGAAGTTTGCAGGAACAACAATTGTTTGCACACGACCGTTCTTGATACCTTCTGAGATATTCATCATAGCCTGCGCTTGCATGTAAGCAATTGACTGAGCACCTTGATTACTCAATGCTTGCATACGTTCTGCTTCCATCTTAGCAGTCTTAACTTCAACTTCTTTTTGTTTCAATTCATTCTTGGCACGAACCAACTCATTTGCACTCGCAACCACAGAATCTGCAGGTACAATATTCCGAATCAACACTTGACCAACAACCAAACTACCATCAAGTTTTTCATCAGCCAAACTCTTTTGAATTTGTTCTTTAATTGCTTGTTCCATCACTTGGCGATTATCAGCCATGTCTAGTGCCTCGTACTTTCGGGCTTCTTTGTAGATGGCATTACGAGTGGTTTGAACCATATAGTTGTACATCAAGTAGATGTCGCCGTTGTGCCGAGCATGGAATGCTTGACTCTTTTGGCTATACAACTCGGCTACCTGTGCTTGATTGATGTTATAGATAACCACTGCATCAAAGTCTTTCATTGTTGAGTTATCTTTAGCAACAGGTGTCATGTCCTCCAGTTTGACATTAACGTCCTTGATTGGGAATGTAAGAACATCACCCCAAAAGGTTTGATTAAACGAGCCAGGCATTAATTCACCTTGCTGGACTTGTTTATCAAAGCCAACACGTACACCAACTTCACCTGTTTCGATACGAGTACAACCTGTTGCCAGCACAGCCGCGGCAAGAACGGAGAGAGTCAAAATACGTTTCATTTTATTTCCTTAAAAAAGTACCACAAGGGCAAGTAGACTACCAAAAGTAAGTATAGCACAAAATGCACTGTAAGTCAAGAGTTTTACCAAACTCCACGATTCTTTTCCGGACATGTTCCGTAGGTACTGAATGCCGAAAAAGAACATGCCAAACACAACAACAAAAGCCAATAGGATTCTAATCATCACACTCTCCAAATTTCTTCAAAACCTTCCGACAAGTCTGGCTCTTCCCAGTCCCGAATCATGCGAGCAATCACCTCAGATGGGATTGTTTTGCCCGGACGGCCGGCCAATCGTCTAGCCAATTCTTCAGGCTCGGGCGTTCGAAATACCACAGCAATGGCCGAGTATTCCGGCAACATGCGAAACTTTTTGGCCCGGCTTGCCCGTGTGGTGCTGGTCTGATCCCAGATGATGTCGTTGTTGTTAGCCTGTGCAGTCAACGCATGGTTGGTCATCAGGCGAACAGCAATAGGCATGTATTCTTCAAACACTTCTGAATAGGTCTTGCCTTGGCTCCGGGCATAATCTTCCACCCAGGGGTCTGTGCTGACCACACTCAAGCCCAAGGCCCAGACCTGGTCTTTGATCCAGGTGCTTTTGCCTGATCCTGGCACTCCTACCAACATGTACAATTTAGGCACTTTCAACTCCAAAATGTTCTTTGATATTCTTTGCAGAAAAGGTCAACGCTCTATCCCATTGATTATTACCGTGCCCGTTACCAATGCTTGCTTGTTCAATACATTCTCTCACAATCAACTCGGCGAATTTTTTACACTCTGGCATATCCCAGTGTCCAATGCCAAACATATCTTTTTCGTAGCCAGCCTGTTCAGCAAGTTGTCGAATTCGTTCGTTCATATCATACCCTCAAACAATTTTTTAACCGATATCGCCTGACCTGTAGTATAAACAATATCAAAACTATCATTCTCAATGTGATACCGATTGCGGTTGCAATTTACATACTCACCCTTGTCATCAGTATACACTTGTCGCATCTGTGTATAGGTTTTATCCACAGCACCATCAAAGATAACCCGTGTAGTGATTTTACGCTTGTTCATTCTTCAACCTCTGTTTCAAAAGTAGAAATTTCTTGATCTTCTGTCAGATCCAGACTTTCTAGTGCGTATTCTAAATTGTTCCTGGATGCAAACACACGGACACTCACATCGGGCACTTCACTGTCTTTGTCAAATGTTTGAACAGCATAGCCGTAGACTTTCATTCTTCAACTCCAAATTTCTTTTTCGCTAATTCTTGTTCGCATTGAGCAATGGAGGCGTCAAGCATAGCAGTTGTGATTTCTTTGGGATTCATTCCAAAATGCAATTTAATCAAATCTACTCCCTGACCGCGACTGATCATGTCACGCAACATGGGATTCAATGCTATGCAACATTCCCGCACAATCAACTCGGCGAACTTTTCAATTTCGTCATCTAACAATGAAACAGCATGGTCATTGCTGTATACTGCGCCAGCCTCAACCGCAAGTAGTTTAATTTGTTCGTTCATTTTACATCCTTATATAACCATCGGCGGAATCTTGTTGATACTGTTGTTAGCACATTTATGCCAATAATAACAACGACTGCAATAACAATAACAATTTCAATCATTCTTTAACTCCAAAATGTTTTTTACATTTGTGAAATGGCATAATACGACCAAGCCATCCAATCAGTTCACCGCAATTTTGGCAACAGTATGATGGGTATTTCTTCATTTCAAATCGCCACGCAGGGTGTGCCACATTTTGGGATCGGTGCCCAAGTAGATGCGATACTTTTGATAATTGCGCCACTGGCTCAGTCGGTTCACACCACGCTCGACCCAGTCAAACATGGCACTGCGGAACCACAAGGGATTCACAATGGCCACAATCAGTGCTGCCGCCACAGGCACAATCAGCACAGCCACAACCACCCAATGAAATGTCATGGCACGGTAGTAACGGCCACCACCAGGCACCAGTTCAATTTCTTTACTCATATTTGCCATTCCTTTTTTGTTTTGCGTTTGAAAGTTGTTGGGTCAATCACTGCCGACAGGGCTTGCGTGACATCTTCCGCAGTGTCTGGGTCAGTGCTCTTTTTGAGTCCTAGTGCAACCTTTTCTTCTGCTGTGAGTTTACGCAGGGCCGCACGCCGCAGGCGCAGACGCTCTTGTTTGCGTTCTTCCTTTTCGCGGGCCTTGCGGTCTGCTTCTTTGTGTTTAGCCCACCATTCACGCACCTCGTCATCACGGAGCAACAACAGATCTTCAATCTTGTTGTTTTCCAGTTCAGTCATGGCCTTGCAGGCAATGCGAGCCAGCATGTCAGCACGGTCTTTGAGATCGCGATACTGCCAACTGTCAGTGGGGCTGGAATAACTGTCTGATGCATAATCTCTACAGGGCATGTTACTCTCCTTGTGTCTGCAGGGCTTTCAAAAACTCCACACATGCGGCCTCGGTGCGCTTGGTCACTACCACCCGGCCACCCCAGAAGCCCACATACAGACTGCGGTGCTCCACAAACTTCACTTCACCGTCAGCACCAGTATGCTTTTGACGAGCCGCTGGCTTTGCAGGCACTGCCTTTTTTGCAGGTGCTTTAGGCACTGCGGCCACCACAGGCTTTGCTGTCACTGCCTTTGCAGGTGCAGGCACTGCAAGCGGACGATGCTCAAAGCCATGTTTCTTATCATACTTGGCAATGGCTTTTTCATCCATGCCCCATGTGGCCAGTAGTCGGCGAACTTCAGTGCCGGGCAGTTGATTCCAGTGTATGATAGGGTCAGTCCAGTTGGTCATGTTGGGCTCCTTAATAAGATTGATGTGAATGTCCGATACGATACACGGGTGCGCCTGGCGTCAAATCATTTTCCGGAGTATACACTTCCGGCAACATGATATCCGCAAACTCACCGTAGGAGTAATAACCAGACTCGGTCACTACCAAGCGAGCATCAGCGGGCAGGGCACGGAGTGCCTCAATCATTTGTGCTACAGTTATAGTGGTCATCTCAAGCTCCTTAGTGTCTATGTGTGTATTATAGCAAATTGGGAATTTTTGGTCAACCGTGCAGAGCAGTCCAGGTTTCCCAGGGCTGATCGCGAATGTATTGTATTGCCTTAACACCACCTTTAACCCTGCAGGCATACTGCATGGCTGTGGCAAATTTGCCACGCTGACGATGTGTTTTGCGAGCTAATCCTACCGGATTGAGCTTCCATTTCCACAGCGAGTCATATTTGCCGCGAATCATCTTGTGCATGGTGGCTCCTCTGTTGTCTATGTGTGTATTATAGCAAAACGGTGATTTGGTGTCAACCGTTTTGCTTCACGCGAACGTCCGTGTTCAGCGCAGGTGCATACTTTTGTATTAACTCGCGCTCCAACTTATGTGCGGCATCTTTGCCACGCACAATGTCCACGATAGCCACGTTCATTGCTTCAGTACCGTTTGCGCGAATTGCTTCGTACAAGTTCCAGCCTTTGTCTTCTGTGCGGCTACGGTAGATGTGCTTGTTCACACGGCTACGGAGCGACATGTTGATTGTGCGCTGGGTTTTTGCGGTAATACCAATGTAGTACTCAAATCCAATTTGGATCATGTACACTATGTGGCTGCGATCAGTACGTTTCTTTCTCATCATGTGTGTATTATAGCATTTTGGGCATTTTTGGTCAACCGAAATGCCTGTTGCAAAAATACAACAAAAGTACTACTTTTTTTAGCCCTAAAAGTAGTACTTTTTTCAGCAAAAATTGAATATTTGGTCAACCAAAGTGTGGGCTATAAGTAACAGCATGGACACTGATCTTTACCACGACATTTACACTAGCGAAATTTTTGACACCAGCCAATGCATATGGCACGAAAATAATACCATGAATTTCTTTCACAGTTTGTTGATCAAACTGGGATATGAGCCTGTGCAAGATGGACACAAAACATGGCGCCGTGGAGACCGTACTGTGGTGCTGTGTCTGGTAGACGACTACATCTCTACCACATACGACTATGACACACCAGTGGCATATCGATTTGATCGCAATACCACAGTGATCACAGACAACTATGTTACCAGTCCAACCTTGTACAAGGTGTTTCAACTGCCATCCAGTTTCTTTGGCATCTATCATTATGAACCCAAGCTGACCAATTTCAATCCCACACGCAGATTTAATTTTTCAGTCAATCGCATTGATTCCAAACGCATGTTGACCATGCTGGAAATTGCGTTGCGTTGTGAAAAGTATCCAGATGCTGAAACGTTGGACTTTATCAATTTCAACTGCTGGAGTTGGGAAGGTGACAATTCCACAGCTGAAGGATGCAATCAAAATTTCAGAGATGCCTACGAAAAACTAGAGCCACAATACAAAGCAGTGTATGGTGACACTTTTGAACGCATTGCTCAAACCATGCCATTTAAAAATCATGACATGTCAGTTGAGCAGGCACACCTCAGTGCTTATGTGAACATGGTAATTGAAACCTACTCCAGTGACAGTTCAATTGCTCTCAGCGAGAAGATATTCCGTGCATTGGTCACTCCGGCACCCTGGCAAGTGTATGCTGGCCGCCATGCAGTGGCCTATCTGGAAAGTCTAGGATTTGACACACTCAAAGACATTGTCAATCACAGTTACGATGTCATGATGGAAAACAAAACTGCTGCCTATGGTGACAAACTGGTTGAATACATCTTTGCTGGCGCAGATACATTTACCAAACTCAGTGCTATGGATCGCACAGAACTGCGACATCGTTGCCTTACTGCCAGCAGACAAAATCAAAAGGTGCTCAAAGACATGAGTGCTCGTTGGCCTGCAGAGTTTGCCGCTTGGTTGCCGGCTGTTATAGACCATATCAAATAACATGTGTGGTGTTCTATACGTAAAAAGCACCACTGATATACCGCTAGAAAAGCACAACCAAGCTCTAGAAATTTTAAAAGATCGCGGTCCAGATTTTACCTGTTACCAACATCATGGTCGTGTGTTCTGTGCGCAAACAGTTCTGCACATCACTGGCAACACACAATTTTACAATCGACAGTCAGATGATTTTTTTGCATTCAATGGCGAAATCTACAACTATCGCTGGTTTGGTTCCTACAGCAACGACACTGAGCTGATGTATCGTGCTGTAAAAGACGCACCAGTAAAAAAACTCAAATACTTTGAAGGACCGTGGGCGTGGGTGTATGCTCAAGGCGACCAAGTGATATATGCCACTGATCCACAAGGCGAAAGATGCCTGTACAGATATCAAGACAACAACATACTGATTGTGAGTTCTGAGGTGGCAGCTATTTTGGTATACATCCGACCAAAATTACAAGACATTGATTACACAACCAAACACTATCCAATTTGGCAAAACACGCCTTGGCAAGGAATTGAACGATGTGTGCCAGGTGTGATGTATGATCAGTCGGGCAACACCACAGTGATTGACAGTATCTTTTCATGGGCCAAACCCAGTAGTATTCAAACATTGGACCAGGCCTGGGAAGAATATCAACCCTTGTGGGAACGGGTAATCACTGACATGCGGCCAGAAACATCTTATGCCTGCACATTCAGTGGTGGGCTTGATTCTGGCGTGGTTGCAAAAAGTCTTCCACAAAGTCAGCACTATTATACCACCAACATGCTGGGCAAAGACCCAGTGAGTGAACAATCTCAACGTATGTTGGAAGGCAGTCAACGAGACAAAATCATCAACATTGGTGTTACAGAACAGCAATGGGCCGATGCATTTGAGCAAGTGTGTCGTCGCACACTGATGCCAGTTCAAAGCTACAGTTTTGTTGGCCAGTGGATAATTGCTCAACACTGCAAAGAACGTGTGTTGTTTACTGGTGTAGGCGCTGATGAACTGTTTGGTGGCTATGGCGTTTACTCACAGCTTGAATACACCACACAAACAAGTGCAAGTCCTTACAGTTCATTTGGCAATGACACTCACGCTCAACAACTGTGGCAACAATGTTTGCATGCACATCAAGGTCAAGCAGAGCCAGCCACTCTGTTGATGGATTATATCACTCAAATTTGTGCAATAGACATGCGTGGCATTGACGTTTGTACCATGGCACATGGCATTGAACCACGCTCGCCATTTGTGCATCCTAAGATCATTCGGTTTGCACTTGGCCTTCCCATGCACCTGAGGCGCGGCAAACCTTTGATTCGTCGACAGTTTTTGGCCTCCTGGCCTGAAGAAATGATACTTCCCAAAAAAGGATTCACTGGACATTGCAATGATTCATTGCCTTGGATGAAATTCACTGTGCCAGATCAGGCTCGGGCACCACAGTGGAAGCAAATTGTCAAAACTGGATTTAGATATTATGCCAATCAATATCTTGATCAAACCACTCAGGACTTATCCGCACATGCGGATGTTGCTTGAAATATTTTTCAACCCAATCCAAGCATTGTGATTCGCTAGGAGTCACTGACCTAGTGCGAGAACTGTTGAATTCATACCAGTACAACCCGTATGGTGCCTGAGAATCTGTAAATCTAAAAGTAAACAACTGTCCGGGATCTGCTCCGCACAGTTTGGCAAATCTATCAAAAGTTGTGATTGGTTCAAAGTCTGAATACAAGTGTGCTCGACTGTGATGTGTGGTAATAAATCCTGGCACAGTTTGTATTTCGGGCAATCGTTCTAGACATCGCAATCGTGAATCTCCATTGCCAGCAAGATATGTGCCATCACCCTGATCTAACACCAAAAATGGTTTTATAATGCCCTGTGCTCGTATGTCTCGTATCCACATGTTGAGCTTGACAAGATTGGCAATGTCATAGTGATTGCGCGGCTCAGCTAGAAACCCTGCTGGCCCATCATGATCTAGCCACTGATTGGCCCATTCGCAAAGATCATTCAGTCGTTGGTTGGTTGAAAAGTGTCGAAATTCGCAACTGGGATTCCAGAACAAGCAATGCATGCCTTGATTTGAACTGATCTGAATGGGATCTTGTTTGCTGGGCCAGTGAAATTCCACAAGAGGATTATTCCAATACATAGATCTACTTAGTAAATAGGTCATGGACTATACATCTTTGTTTGCCAACACACTCTCTGGCTTGGGGTTTGATCTGCATGCAGTTTACAACTGCTTTGATCCGCCATATCGTCCAGAAACTGGTTGGCCGTTAAAGTTGCCCAACATTGAATTCAAACACAACACACTGCTGTTGTTGCATTTTCAAGATTTCATAACACCATGTCAGGGTCGCATACTTGAACTGGAACAAGTAGAACGCCACTATGGCGCCAATGCACATCGTGTGCTGGTAACTTATTGGAGTCATAATTTACAAAAATACTATCAAGGACCAGTGAACCTTATCGAATTCAGCAATCACAACATGGCCACTGTGACTGCTATCCAAGCTCGTGAGTCACAATGGACCAATTCAATAAATGCAAAAACTTCAGCATGGCAATGCCTCAATGGTCGCATGTGCTTGCATCGTCGACGTGCTGTGGACATCTTGCAACATTGGCCTAATGGTGTGTTAAGTTACGGCAACGACATTCCACTTGATGCTTGGGCTTATGACACCTATCGCGGCACAGAAAACGAAGATAACTTCATGCGACTGTTGCCGGTATATGCAAAATGTCAAGTGAACATTGTGACTGAAACACAGTATGATGAGCCGCCAGGCATTGTGAGCGAAAAAACATTGATGGCGATGATTGCACAGCAGGTACCCATTGTGATTGGTCACCAAGGTATTGTGCAAGACTGTAGAGAGCTTGGGTTTGACATGTTTGACGACCTGGTGGACACCAGCTATGATAGCATGTCCAATGACGTTCGAGTCGAACAAGCCATAATGAAAAATCAAGATCTCATACTGGGAAAAATTAACCTTGCGCCATACCAAGAGCGACTGCAAAAACAAAGAAGTTTTTTGCTTGATGAATTTATAACTGGCACACAACAACGGTACATTCAAGACGTTGAACAGTTGGCTAAAAAACTAAGTGCGATTTAAAAACTTCAACCACTTTTCTAGATCGCCGTACATGGCCAACATCACTGCCTGCTGACTGCCAAACAAAACAATTTGCGGATGCTTGCCAATTTTAATGTAGTAAGGGCAATCTAACTTTTTATCCAAGGTCAGTAAATGTTTGGGTTTAGCAACCAAGTCAGAAGGAGCATCAAATGCGTATGTTTCTAAGTCACAAGTACCAATTGCTGTATATCCAGCATTGGTCAGTCTGAATCCGCCGCCATCTCTAAAGTTCATCCACCATGACTTGCAGGCTTCGTCGTAGGTCAGTTGGTCTTCCGACGGAAGACCTGTCAGTATGCGTTCGGTAATCTGTTGTTTAGTTAACATTGGGGTACACTTGTTCCCCTTGTGTTAACAGCATGACTGTGAATTTGTCAGTCTTGAACTGTGCATTTAATTTTTTTGCCAAATTTTTAGCATGCCCTGGATTTGAGAAACTGACTTTTTTGTACTTGGGTCCGGGGTATTGCGTAAGCATGTTACCAGTCTTGAGATTGATTGGCTTTTGATCGTAAAAGACCGCCCACACACCTTCAGAGGCCAATACTTGTTCGGTCTTATAGGTTTGTTTCTCAGTGTGCTCAATTAGAACTAGCGGTTTGGGTCTACTCATATTTTCTCCCAAGTTTATTTATCTAATAAACTAGGTGTTTTTGAAGCTTCCGCCTGCGAGTTCTACCGTAATCACTTCATTGGAATTTGTAGCAGTGTTTGACCGTAGTTCTTCCAAAGTTACCAATAGCTTGGTAATGTCTGCATGCAGATCCTTAGCGTCACGAAGTGTCATGATAAAATCACGTTGGTTGCGTGACTCATGCGCCTTGATAGAATCAACAAATCGGTGTATGTGTAAACTCATTTTTTAAGATATGGGTTGAGATCAGGTGGCGTCCAGCCTACAGGTTTGAGTACCTTACCATCTTCGCGCTTGCGAACCTTGCCGGTGTCTCGATCAATCTTGGCAAAGTTAGTTTTCATGACTTCTTTCCAAGCACCTTCGGCATCTGCGCCCATACTGTGTAATGCACCAATAGTAACAACCAAAATGTCAATAAGTGCATCAACAGTTTCGACTTGGTCGTGTGCTGTGATTGCATCAGCCAATTCGTTGGCTTCTTCTTCAATCAATGTAACATACAAGTTAAATTGATCTTTGTTAAACTCGTTGACACTTTGGTCGCAAGCCTTCATAAATTTTTCTTGATCTCTAAACGGATTGGTCATAAGTTCTCCCGAAGTTCCCAAAGTGCTACCCAGCCATTAGATTTTGGAAAATAACTGGTTTGTAATTTATGTGATATTTTTAAATCATATCCCATATTTGACAGTGATTGATTAATAATAAAGAAGGGAGTTTTAAAATTGACCCCACAATGCTTCCAAGATTTTCGAAGTTGTCTCGACCCGCTGATATTAATATCTTCTGGTAGATAAGCTAACGGATGCTCGGCAGTTACACAATCAAGCATTATGTATTTTGGTGTATTATAATTTACAAATAGTTCCAACAGATGCAATGAACTATGATGATGATACAACACACCAAAACAAATTACAACATCAAATGGTTTAGCATCTCTCATAAGCCAAACATCATCAACCACAACTTTGTCTACTCCAGGAATATCTTCTAATGTAGATTGGTGAACTATATTCCCTTCAATGCATTCTAAGTAACATGGTGCATGTTTTGCAATTAATTTAGTGTGTTTTCCAACATGCGGCCCTACTTCAAGTACTCGAGCATTAGCACATACCTTCAAATAGTTTTCATCTATAAAATTATAATATTCAGTCTCATTACCAGTAACAGTTTTTACATCTTCTTTAAAGTCATAAGGATGCATTTGCTTGCTCCTCGGTGTAAAATGGTCCTTGATAGGTATAACGTTCTAGCACAATTAGTTTGGGATTCTGTAGCACTTTCCAACTGCGATGTTGTTTGATCGAATACCATCCGGCAGCAAACCATGATTTGCTTTTGGTTGTTTTGGTAAACAACGGCAATTTTAACTGCACATTCCACATGCCATTGTGTGTTCGGCAACCTGTAGGATAACCATGCACACAATCTTTTGGAATAGGCGTGACATGTTCTGGTTCAGCAAATTCAATGTTGGCCTGTCGGCGCAACATTCGAATGGTTTTAAATTTAGCAACCTTGTTGCGGATGGTAAGAGCAAACCCACCATCTACAGCTTGAACGTTGCCAATTTTTTCATCGTCTTGTTTGAGTATCCAGTATTGATTGTCAATTACCGGTTTTGCTACTATCATTTTAACACTCCTTGATATGTTTGATTCAGCCAGCGACCAATTGGTTCGGCTTGGTCACTCAGCTTGGTAAGCTCATACTTGCCACAGAACTTGAGAAAGTGTGCGCCCACCATCCCTATGTCTTTGTTACTGACTTGTTCACCAATCACAGCATCCACAGTATCTTTTACTTCTTGTGGTTGTGCAGTAAGGTCAATTAGTGTGACATTGCGTTCGTAGTCTTCGAGCACCTTGTGTTCTTTTTCTTCGTGGTCGGTCCAACGTTGCAACATGAGATTGTTCCAATTGTAGCCTTTTTTGTTGCGATCTTCAAATGCTTCTGTAATGCCTACACGATTCTTTGTGCCTTTTACTGGTGCACCAGGGTATGCTGAGAACACATTGTCGCCGGGATCACCGCGCACACATTTCAAGAACAGCACCCATTTCTGATAGTCAGTTGGGGCCACAAAGCTCCGGTCGGCTTTGCCTACTTTGATCTTTGAATTGCTTTCGATTGTGAAACTCAATTTGTTGCCTTTGGCATCAGTTACGCCATCAATACTGAACAGGTGGTCGTTTATGCCATTGTACAATTGCACATTTGGTGCAACCAACTGAACGAAGTCTGAATCACTGCTGACAATAATATGTTCATCTTGGGGGTGTAGTGCAATCCAGCGGCCTATGATATCGTCCGCTTCTGCTGTTGCGCAACGAATCACGCTACAATTTGTTTTCTCAGACAAGTATTTAGTCAGCTCATCATAGGTTTCCCAAAACAACTTGTCCTCTTCTGCTTCAGTTTCACTCATGGCACCACGGGCCACAGCACGATTAGCTTTGTAGGGCTTGTAGTGATCTTTACGCCAGCTACGCCCTTCTAGTGCAAAAACCACATGGTCTACACCAAAACGCCTAGCTACTTTATTTGCACTCATCATGGTCAAGTGCAGTGCAAAGCCTAATTTAGTCCATGTGTCGCTGGCCCTGTGTGCTGAATGGCGGGCACGGAAAAACATGTTAGCAGTATCAATCAGTAGATATTTCATTAGGGCGGTCCAGAAGTTTGTGTTCCTTCAAGTATTGTAACACATATTCCGACCAAAATCTATGACCATCGGCTCCAAAGTGATAACTTTTGGGATTCACATGCTCAAATCCGTTGTTTTTTAGTATGGCATTCCAACTGTGGTCTCTTGAATATGGCTCAATGTAATGCCCTTGCCAATCTCTTAGATTAAATAAATCACTAAATGTACTGTTGCCACTGTAGAATAAATGTCGTACATTTAGATCTTTCAACCGACAATGCAGGTGCCATATTTTGTTATGCCATTCATCTGTTTTTTGAGTCCAGTTGACATCCAAAATGTACTGACGATACCTATCTTCAAGCTCTGGTGGTACCATGTCCACACCACTGGCGTTTACTTGATAGCATCGGCCTTCATACTCCCATTCTTCTCGTTCCCAAGTGGTCCATTGGATTACCATCACAGTGTCATACAAACGGCTATAGTTCTCATGAATCCACTTGTTAGTGGTACGCAGTATGCGGTCATTGCTGGCTGCTGACTCAGCATCACAGTAAAATTCAGTGTTGAGCATTCGGCTCAATTGCTTGCCCCAGCTGGCTTCCAAGTTGATTGGATGAGGTCTACGGTCAATGCCATATCTACCATCATCCACAGCAAAGCAATCAGGCACCACTGCTTCGGCAGCCGCTGTATGGCTGCATCCATTTACATACAAGATCATTTTTGTAGCAGTACTTTTTCGGTCTCTGCGGCAACCACACGCTTGCGCAGGCTACTGGATGAGAATGAGTGATCTCGGCCGTTGAATACTAGTTCAATCCCGCGGTCATAGCATTCGTCGCGACCGGTAAAGTCTTTGTGTTCGTATTCTACTCCCAGTACTCGAACATCTAATGGCAGAATTAGTAGAAGGTCACGTAGATCTTGTTCGGTTTGGTACACAACAACTTCATCAACGTAACGGCATGCAGCCAGCTGTATCTGTCTCTCCACAATACTTTGTATCGGACGATTCTTAGTCTCAGGCCTATCGATAGTTGGGTCCGTTTGGAGCCCACAGATGAGGTAGTCACAGTGATTTTTTGCTTCAGAAAGCATGGCAATGTGGCCTGCGTGGAGCATGTCAAAGGTTGAGAAAGTGATGCCAATTTTTTTGCCTTCTGCTTTGAGTTGTTTGATGTGATTGAATATCATGATACCTCGCTCCTGCCATCGCCAAGATCTCGCTTTTGAACATACATGCCGGAGTTCTTGATGGCTTGTTCTTGTTCCCATGTTTCCATCACAACATGGCGGCATACATTTTGAAACCAACGGTCAACAATGTCCCCATCAGTGTCTGTAGGTTTCATCATATAGCCAGCCTTTACCAGTCGAGCCACAAAGATTTCATTCCAATCCAACTCAAATGCACCTTGATGCAGATTGTCAGGATCCACATCCATACTGAGCACAGCCACGTAAGGTTCTCCCTTTTCAGTAGCAAGTTGTTTTTCAGTTTTAGCTGGTGGTTCGGCAACTCTAGGCTTAGTGACTTTTTCTACCACAGGTGGTGGTTTCTTTTGAGATTTTTTAAACCAATCAAACATCAATCCTACCCCATTTAATTTTTAACCAAATACGTTCCATACTGTATTGCAAGAATGCTAACACAATATGGATTGCAACTGCATCACCCAGTCCGGTCCACAATGCAGTAATCAGCAATGCAGCAATTCGATAAGTTAGAGTTCGGATCCATGTTCTTGTATGAGTTTCTGACATGTTATTTGCCCCATCCATTACCCCAGAGGTCCACATGCAATCGTGGGCTGTACCAATAACCTCGTTTGAGTGCTTCGTCGGCAACGTGAATTCTATTGCCATCATACACACTCACAACACCGCCAACAGGCATCACAAAAACTGGTCCGCTAAATCCACGGGTTCGATAGTCGTCAACTACTAGATCAAGCTCTTTGAAATCATCAATGTGACCAACAACAAACTTCAAATAGGTAACACCGTGAGTTTCGTAATCCCAAATAATGTCAGGTTTGATAGCATCTTCATACTTTTCACCACTGACACTAAGTTTAGGACTTACTGAGAATGTGATCTCGCCAAACCATTCAGACAGATACTGTTTGAATTCTCTTGTGAGTTCTTGAGTACCATTGGTTTCAAATGTAATGTGTCGCAGTCCACGTTCGTGCAACAGATTCAACAGTTCAGGATATGCACGTTGCCAACCTAGCAATGGCTCGCCACCTGTGATCACAAGATGCACTGAATTGCCGTTTGGTTGTTGCCAGTGGCCATTGGGCAACAGCGCAGCCATTTTGTCAACTAACTCTTGTGCTGTGTATGTGGGACTTAGATGTTTAAAGTCAGGATGCCAACTTGCATACGAATCGCATCCTGTATTAACCAACGGGAGCTCTTCAAAAGTCTTGTAGAGATGAACGCTCTTTGCGACGTCATCTGCCTCAGTGCTCTTATCACCGGGTTGGCATCCAAATCCCGAACACGTAAAGTTGCAACCGAAGGTTCGTAAGAAGATAGAAGGAACTCCAATATAGCGTCCTTCGCCCTGAGCAGAATAAAATAGTTCACTTACTTTTAATTTCATTGTTTATAACCTTGTTACCTTTGACATTCCCGACTTGCGGGGATTCTTATTTAGATTGATACTTTCATCATGCATTTTAACACGAGTAGATTGTTTTGTCACCCAACCCGGTAATACTGCATCTAAATAGGCCAAATGTTCTTCGGGGCTGGGATGTGGGTCACCGTTTCTATTAGGATATCCAGTGTTTTTAAATACAGTTTTGTCATACCCTGGTTTGATACTTAAAACCACATTTTCGTACAATCGCATGACATCTCTGTGTTTGCTAACATTGTCGGACGGAAATGGCATGGCCATTAATTCTACCATACTCAAAAATTCCCATTTTAGATTGTGTCGAGATTCCAGTAGAGTTTTAACTGCTTTGATGCATGCCAGATCTCTAATTAGGAATCCTCTTTCATCCATGTGTGTTTTAAGGTATTCTTTGTTAAACACATTGGTTGCGAAGTGTGCATTTCCGGGTGTGTGCCATCGACCGTCAACATATCGATCCTCTCGATCTAAACTGGTCCAGCATACAACAACAGTATCTCCGTCACCAAAACAATGCCTTTGATCAGCCTCCATGACTGAATTGAAAATATATTGATTTCCTCCTCCTGCCTGGCCCCAATTTTCAAAGTGATCAAATTCTGGAGCAAGACAATCTGCCCAGGTGCTCCAGCGATAGTTTGTAAAACTACAACCAAACGTAAACAGTCGGCGCATTGTTAGGCTGCTAGTTTTGCCCTGGCGCCAGCATCTCCGCGTTTGGCAACGTCTACCTGCGTGTCAGCGTTCAAGCATTCAACTGTGGCTTTTCCAAAATTTCTACGTCTAGCAAAATAAAATAGTTCTAAGAAACGTGGAAAGCTCATAGTTTTATCTTCTGGAAACTCCAGTTGATATTCTCTTGGCGCATGTACAAGTTTGTGATCAAAGCTGAGATATTCCCAGATGTTGTAGTCTAATTCTAAAACCTCAGGATAAGTGTTCATAGCATCGTAAGCCACATGGTATCTGCGTTGGAATCGCATGATGTTCTCCAACAACACAGGCGGTAAATCATAACGACTCATGAACTTTTCTAACATGTCAAAGATATTGTGATTTTGTTTTTCCACATGCATGTTCAACACAGTTCTGTGTATGAGGTTCCATCCGTGAATTTCAATGCCAATCTTGGGATGATTGATTCGGCCATTGGTCATCCAACTGCGATAGTACTCGCGAACTTCTTCTTGTTCGCGGTGGATCCATTCATGACCTTGCACGTATTCAAACAGGTCTGCATAAAACTCGCTGTAGGGCACACCCTGATACTTGAACACCAATCGACTCAACAGTGTGCTGATGCCATTGATGTGGAAGGTATTGATAAACCATGAAAAAATATGTGCTTCCATCATGACATCAAACGGCATGTCTTTGGTGCCAGTGATAATGTCAATGGCTTCTTCAATGTGTTCGTTGGAGTATGATCCAGAAAAATAGTCTGTTACACTTTGATTGGTAATCTTAAACAACTTCTTCTGCAACAGGTTCATTTCGGCATTTTCCAACAACTGAGCCTGGAACACCGTGAGACCAGTATGATTGCCCATTTCAAACAAAGTCCAAAAGTTTTTCTTCCAAGACTCAAGACTTTCACCAGGTAGGCCCAAGATAAGTTCAGTGTAGGTTGGAATGTTACGTTGCTCACACAGCTCAAATACTTCGTTGAGCTTGTTCATTTCCATGTTTTTGCGACGAATGTTTTCCAATACATCCAAGTCAAGACTTTGCACACTCAGCGTTAGACCTTGATTGAAGCCTCGGGCATCCAGCAATTTTTTAACAATGTCCACAACTTCTTTCTTTTGATTCTTGGCCCAGGCCACAGAGAAAGTTCTCGGAGAACCATACTTTTCTTGACATTCAATAATCTTGTCTGCAATCAAACTGTCACGTTCGGCAAACATGCCAAAGTTAGCGTCAGTAATTGATATGAAATCAAAGTTGTGCTTAGCCATCCATTCCAACTCATGGTACACACGTTCTAAACCAAACTTCTTGACCTTGTTGTATGTCAAGCTACCCCAGTCACAAAACGTACAAGCAAATGGGCAACCACGAGAAGTTTCTAGTGTGCCTTGCCACATGATGTCAGGATTTGCAGCCATTAGGTCATCAAATACACCTGCCAGATACGGGCTAGGAATATCTTCAAGAGTTTCAATGCGCTTGGCATCACCTGTGCTTATAGCTTCGCCGTCTCGATTGATCAGCAAGCCAGGTATTGACTCCCAGTCTTTGCTGTCATATGCCAGCATGAGATTTCTAAATGTGATTTCACCTTCGTAGCAAATCACAATGTCCATGAATGGTTCTTTGCGAAACAGATCTTTGTCTGTGATTGCAGGTTCGGGACCGCCAAATATGGTCAACACGCCAGGATTGATCTCCTTGAGCCTGCGAGCCAATGCATAGTTGAAATTGTGATTCCACACATAAGTGCTAAAAGTCACAACATCATTTTCAGCCAGTCGTTGTGCAATTGGCTCTATGTTGTCCCGGCGCCACACCCATTCAGTCACTTGCCATGCATCACGTATGCTGGGTTCCGCAACTGCATAACTCCAAATCACACCTGCTGAGTATGGCAGGTAGTAGGCATTGAGTTCTTTAGGACCTTGTTGGAAGTTTGGTTGTACCCAGGCAATTTTTCTTTTCATGCATTATTTACTTGTTTTTGATCAGTATCTTTTTTTGCAAAATGTGTATGCGGGTTGGCAAATTGAACCATTTGACTGTTTACATCATTCTGTGCTAGTTTTTCCCAGGGATCTTGACTGCCGTTGAACACGTTGGTAAAGAATGAAAGATCCATACCTAATTCACTGCGCATGTATGTGGCCAATTTTGCACAGTCTCGGTGTCGCAGGTCCATTTGCTGAACGCTGTGAAAGTCCAACGGATCATCGGGGCGACCTTCTAGCATGGCACGATTTTTAAATGTTTCATCGCCGTTGTTGCCAGTCAAGTCGTGGCGATCATGTTCTACCCATACTGGAATTCTTTCCCAAATGTCCAGCATGTATGCCTGTTGACTCAACCACCCATCTTGTGTGGGATGGGGACTGATGTATCCCAACAGTTCATACCATTTGCGTGGAACTATTGGAAAAATTGAGTAGGGGTGGTCGTTGTGAGTATGGAATGCCAGCAATCTAAACTTGCCATTGTATTTCAAAATCTCACTGTCCCACCCCTGGGTTTGCATGATGGCATCATCATTCCAAATAACAAACCAAGGAGCCAGGGCTTTCTCAGCCATCTTGTTGTTGTAGATATGCAATCTGATATATCCCAATGGGTCAAACAACATGGCGGTATAGTGATAACCGTGTGAGTCTAACCAAGGCTGCAATTCAGTTTGGAAGTACGTTTTGCCTTTGTCATCGTCTTTGTCAAATCCAAACATGATTTGCAAACGATGAGGATTGTCAGCCAGTTCAAACAAACTGCGAACACTTTTGCCCAACGCTTCTGTACGACCTCGAGTGGCCAACAGTAAAGATATATCAAATTCTTGTGCCATAAATTCCTACCAATTTGATGTAATTATGCTTGATTGTCTGCAGCCAGCTTTTTCTGCAAGTGATTCAACAAGAAACCATACGCAGGCAGAATAACCAACAGACTCACAATGATCTTACTGATTGAATTGTTGGTTGCAACAATGTGCCAGTTAGCAGCCATGAACTCATTTGCGCCACCAGCAAAGGCAGTAAAGAAGAACACATAGGTATCAAAGAATGTGCTCACAATTGAACTCAATGCAGGAGCAATCCACCAAGTGGCGTACTTTTCACGAATGTATTGGAACACGTACACATCAAGCAAGTTGCTCACAAAGTATGCAACACCCGAGCCAAGACCAATGCGGAAAGCAACTGAGTCAGGAGCACCGCCCAGTTTGACCACTGCCATTGACACAATGATAGCAGGGATGAATGCCAATGCAATCACCGCACGACCAGTTTGTTTGCCTAACATTCGCACAGTCAAGTCGGTCAACACAACCACTAGTGGGAATGTGAATGCGGCTGCTGCCAATGGTGCACCAAACACTGAGAATTTGAATTGCACAATGTAGTTGCTGATAGCAATGATAATGATATGTGCCAGCATGAGCTTGTAGGCCAATGCACGGTCAACGCCACTTAAGATTCGATCTAACATGATTTTTCCTTGTTATATTAAACGAATAGATCTTCCATCCACTCGCGATGGCCTTCTCTAAAAGCCATATTGCTCTGTGTTTCGCGCACTTCCACACGATAGCACCAGAGACGCTCTGCTTCACCCGGTCCCCACAGGTCCGGAATGTAAACACCGTTCACATACTTGTACAGCATGTCTGCCAAGCCTTCACACCCTAAGCGTGGCAGGATTGTGAGTTTGGCCATTTTTTTCTCTTGCAAGAGCTTGTATGTCGCCAGCTCTGGATCATCTGCAGACACCAGCAAGGTATGATCAAATTGATCTTCTAATGTCTTTTTAAGTTCTTTGAGACCGCCATAGTCAGCGGCCCAGTTACGCACATCCAGGTTGTCTGTGCCAAAGTAGAACTTCATTGAGAATGAGTAACCGTGAATTAGATTGCAGTGGCTGTCGGCACGCCATTGACGGTATGCGCAGGGAAAAGCATCATGATACTCTTTGGTGCTGGTGTACTTGTATTGTACTGGTTGATTTGTTGCCATATTGTCCTCCTATGTATTATAGCATAGGCAGCAGAGTTTGTATAGCGGGATGATGCCGGACAGGCCGCTTAGAGAAATACTTATATTAAATATCAACAGAGGTTAAGGTTCACGCCAGGTTTCTATTGAAAGAAACTCTTTAGACCAAGTTTCTCGATCATATGTGACATCGCCCCATTGGCACGATCCGTGCCATTGGAAACTTTCAAACGCAATTAGATCACCAGGTGACTCCCATTTTATGATTTTTCTTACACTGAAATTTCTTGCTTCTTCAGTGTATTGGTCAGAATACGCTGGCAAGATGTTTGGCATATCTGTATATAATGGTTCATTCAAATTGGCTGGACAACTATAAAATGCAGTACCAGGAGTATGACCGTCTTTCCACCACAAAGGAATTAAAAAAGTAAGACCTTCTTTGAAACCTTTGCTTTTATTTTCTTTGAGCCAATCGACTCCTCTAATGTCGCTATGTGGCAAAATTGGTGCTGACAAATATCGGATACTGGAATCGTGGATGATAAACTCACCAAAGTCTGTTTTTAACTGGTTGACTATTTTATGAATAGGACTTCGGGGCAGTTCATAGTGCAACTGACGATCCCAACAACTTGCCCATCCCAGTTTAGATTTTGGATTAGGATAAGGTCCAGCTGAGTCTAACAATGAATCATTTATTTTTTCATAGTATGATTTTATATCATTGACAACGCTCAATGAAATATACTTTTTTTTGTATATAATTTTTTTTTGCATGTTAATTATGGTTTTTGGTAACTACCTGTTTTGTAGTTAGCTTGTCCAATAATAACCCCACGTACTCCGCCCACTGGGTCAGCACAGTCACCTGCTCGGCGTGGAATCAAATGCACATGTGGATACATCACAGTTTGACCTGCTTCACGACCCATGTTGATGCCGATATTAAATGCATCACATTCGCCATTGACAACCATTCTGCGACCATGCAGCATGGCTGATTCAAAACAGTCCATGATTACCGCATCGTTATTGTACTGTGGCACAAACAACAAATGACCGGGTGTGACAGGATAACGATCACGAAACACAGCCACGTGATAGTCTGACAGTTCTGTCACACGGTCGTCCCAGGGTGCAATATCTTGTTGATATGCAATTTCTAAATCAGTCATAATAGTTTTCATTCAATTGGTAACGGAAAAACTCTTCCAGTCAAGCTGAATCTAGTATGTCCAGATTCTATGCCTTCTACACTATGATATCTGCTGGCATGCAATATGTGCCATTGATGTGTTGGAATAACAAAACTGTGTGTTATGGTAGTTTTATCATCTTCAAAAAAATTGGTCCTAACATTGCTTCCACCAGCGTCAATCAAATACGTTAATTTTACTTCAGTACCAACATCTTTGTGTGCAATGATATCGTTGTTCATAAACTGAAATCCCCAATGCATAGTGTCACAAATATTTTGCTTGCACCATGTATCTATCTGTTGGGTAAAATCGTCTGACCACTTGTAAGCACCGTTAAGATAGTTGGCCTTAAACGAGTATTGATCAAAATTGTAATTGAGGCTGTCTAAAATCTCAACTGGAATTTTAGGCAGATTCAGATATCTAATCACTCTTGATCCAAGGCCTCAATAGCATTGTCATATCCACGTTGGAAGTCGTCAGCATCTGCTTCGGCATCTTCCAGTTTCAAATAGGGGTTGAGGCATTTTTCGCCGGCCTTGGCCTGCTCATAGCCTTGTTGATAAGGCGCTTGTTCATAAGGAGTGATTTTCTTAGCCATTATTCTGCCCTTTCAATTTCAGTTGCTTCACGAACCAACACCAACAGTTCGTCTACAGTGTCAACGATGATCTTGGAAGTTTTCCAGTTGTCTTCATCGTCCCTACCGCTTACTTCAATCATGTAGCCATTGTCATACATGTTGATGCTAAAGTTTTCGTTAACTTTGACCAGCTTGTCGCTGAGTTTTTTTACAGACCCTTCAGTCTTTGTTTTTGCTTTTGATTTTGCCATTTGATTTTCCTCTGTAGTAAATGTAGTTAGTGCTTCAAATTCCAGTTTTAACTCTTCAAGAGCTAATAGTTCTGCTTTGGACACCATTGGTTTTCGTCCGGCCATTTAGATCTCCTCCAAATGGTATTGTGAGTAGGGATAGTTCGCTTGCAACCATTCCAACAATCCTTCTTCAACTGGAAATTGAATGTTGCCAGTATAATTAGTAATAATTATCATACGCAAACTTCCTCTTTGAGATATCGTTTGAGTTCTTTGTCATTGGGTTCTACAGTATAGTTCTTCTTGAAAAAAATTTCATAACTATCACTGCCGTATTTGCCAATGCCGTACAAATCGGTAGCATCATCACCATTCCAAGTCATGTAGTCTTGACTCATTTTTTTCAATCTGGTGTATCTTACATTAGCCATACCTAATGGTGCAATAATGCTTTTTACAAAATCTTCATCGGCTGCGATCAATGCTTCCGGCGTTGGGAACCAGTATAAAAATTCTGGCAAGGTTGTTTTTACAGATTTGCGGCCTGTTTGATTCAACATGATCACTCCAACCATGTGTTCCCATGAGTTAGAGATTTGTTGTTGAACCATCAGATCATCTCGTAATGCATGAAAAAATATCATCGTGGTGCAAAGTCCTGTTGTAGTTTGATGTTGTCAAAGAATTCTTTTTTTACACTTTGGTCTGATTTAAACGCACCGTGTAAAACTGTTGTTTGGGTGAGACTAGAGTGAGCCATGATACCGCGATTCTCACAACAACCATGGGTAGCTTGTATATAAACTGCAACATCCTTGGACCCGGTCGCGAATTCAATTTCGCGAGCAATATCCATACATAGCTCTTCTTGGAGAGTGCCTCGACGGGCACACCATTGCGCAATCCTGGTATACTTGGATAGACCAATAAGTTTGGGGCCAGCAATGATTCCAATATAAGCCACACCCGTAACAGGCTGGTGATGATGCGAACACATGCTCTTAAGCTCTGAACGCACCACAAGCATACCTTCGTATGCTCCGTCCGTATCGTTTGGGAAAGCCGTAGCATTAGGGCTCGTCTCATAGCGACCAGCCATAATTTCATTGAAGTACATTTTTGCAAGGCGTTGCGCCGTGCCTTGTGAGTTAGGATCATTTTCCCTGTCAATTAGTAGTGTATCGAGAACTTGTTCAAATGCTTGAGTGGCCTCCATAATCAAATGTTCACGATCTGACTCAGCAACATAATCACTGATGTTGTCACCAGCCCAGAATCTCTTGCCGTCTGCCTTCATGCGTTCGCGAAGGACTTGTGATAGATTTTTTTCCAATTGTTATTCTCCGAGTTATAAGACGTGGATGTCTATGTGTTAATTGTAAACTATTTAGATTGACTTGTCAATAGATTAATTGATTTGTGACCCATCTAATTAACCTATCTGCTATAACTTGATGGCCCAGTTGATTGGGATGGCCACCACTACTGCTAAACAATTCATGTCCTCGTTCCATACTGGTAAATTTCACTCCCAGTATGTCAGCACAAGTTACCTTGCCATTCTCATACATGTATCTAGTGTCTACTTCAGACCAAAATTTTATCTTTTGCCAGCCAGCAACAAATAGTGCATTTACCCTGGCTTCTCTGCAAATTCCTTGCACAGTCAAGATAGCAGTGTTCACAGCATAATCGTGTGCGGCATCGCTAGAAAAATACTTGTAATACAATTCGTTTAGATTGTGTTCTGTGGGATTGGCATTGGGCACAGCCACTCCGTTGGGTTGCAAATGTACCAGCCGATCATGCCAGGTCATGTGACGTTGTTGAGAAGTCAAAAACACCAATACAGTGTACCTATTGTCTGGATTTTCTCTTTCAGTGCGGTACTTGTCTAAAAAGCCTTTGAGTTGCAACACTGTGTGAGGAATGCTGGATCCAGGTACTGCAACATTATCCACACTGGTCACATTCAAACGGTCACCAATGATCTGGCCAAATGATTTTTCGCCTGGCTCAAGTTCTGCACCATATGCCCAACTGTCTCCTAAAATAGCAAGTCTATGAATCATTCTTATCAAACTCTGTTTCCACGCGGCTGTACCAAGCATCTACGTCTCGTGCATATTCTCTCAACAGATTATAGTTGTTTTCAATGCGTGTGGACAACTGTTGTTTTAACTCACAACATTGTCCCACAGTCAATTGATCTAGCCTGTGTATTTCTTTCAGCACAGCATGTAATCTCTGATCTTCATCTGTGATGTTGTCATAACTGTGTGTGACAATGTCATCAAACACATCAAACCCCAGTTTACGCACTTCAGCAACCAGACCAGGAACTGCAAACCAAATTGGAATTTGTCTCAAGCCAAATGCCTTGAATGTTTTTTCACTGATAAAATGACTGCGCCACACGCCAACATCAGACTGACTGCCAGACTCTGCAACAATATTGAACATGCAGGTTTTGAACATGCTGTTGGTTTGGTCATGTTCTAGCCCAGTTGATCGTTCCACAATCCCATCCAACAACAGCGGCAATTCTCTTGGTATAATTTCTCGGTATTCGTTGGTAATGTTATTGGCACCCATGCTACCAAAGCTGAGTCTGACACTAGAGATGTCCGTCAACCCAGCAGCAAGTCTAGCACGACTTATACTGGGCCTACGAATCAAACACAAAAACTTTGTGTCAATGCCAGTAGCGGCACCAGACGCATCAAGACGATCAAACCAACCGGCAAAATTTGTTAGAAAAGTAGGTTGCGACAGTGCTTTGTACGAAAGGCCATCAACGTCAACCACAGCGTTGAATACCACCAGGATATCTTCAACTGGTAGTGTTTGCAAATACGTAATTAGATTGCCGATCACTTTGTCACACTGGCCTTCGGCTCTAAAATCTACTATGAGTTTTTTGCCGTGCAAGTCGGCTCGTGACATTCCGCTGGTTGCTAAATCTTGTTCTACTCTAGGACCAGGGTTATCAAGATACCATTGTGCCATGTGCAATGCACCATAATGCACAAGATTGCGTCTTGAAAAACTAAACCACTTCATTCAACAATCTTGATATTTCTTAGATCAGGATATGGCACATACACAGGTTTAGGATTGTGTTCCTTGACACCTTGTAGCAATGCCACACCTTGAATGGCATCTTCAATACTGGGCTTGTAGTGATAGCCCACATGAAATGTCTTTTGGTCCTGCCAAGGTGCCACAGTCAAGTCTCTGCCATCATAGCGTTGGCGCAATATGGTTTCATATGCTTTTTTATCATCCAACAATATAGCACCACCATGCCCAATAGCCAATGGCTTTGTATGTCCAAAACTCAAACACTGCATGGTGCCTGGCCGATACATATCCTGTTCCAATCTGCGAGCTGAGTCCCAAATTCTAGTGTAAGTGAATTCATACTCGCCTTCCCAATGCTGCCAGTCAATATCGTGATAGACATAGTGAATGCCTAACTTGTGCATGGTCATAGGAATGCTCAAATAAGTGTAAGGTGTAAACTTACAAGCTCGTACTCGATCATATCGCAAGCAAAGTTCAATGGCATGTGTACAGCAATCAGTCATGATTGCATACGGTGCTCCTGTGAACTCTGCTAGTTCTTCTTCAAACTTTTTTATCTTGTCGAACATACCAGTTCCATGCGTGTTGAATCATGTCATCTAGCTCATAATGACGCCATGCTCCTGCTATCAAATTAAACTTTTCTGAACTGGCAGTAAGTACAGGAGGGTCACCGGCTCTACGCTTGCCAACAACAACATTCAATGGTTGTTGTGTTTCATCAAGTGCGGCTTCAATAATGCCGTGATTGCTTGTGCCCATGCTGGAGCCAAGATTGTAAACGCCCGCAGGGATTTTGTGATATAACGCCAGAACGTGGGCCCGGGCAATATCATCCACATGCACGTAATCACGCACACATGTACCATCCTCAGTGGGGAAATCGTTTCCGTTTAACACAAAATCTTTTTGATCCCTTATGCTTTCAAGCACTCTAGCAATAATATGTGTGGCACCAGGCTCTTGACCATGCCTGCCTTTGGGGTCTGCACCACATGCATTGAAATAGCGAAAACTAACATAGTCAAGACCGTATGCCCGGTGATAGCTTTCCAGCATCATGTCAATCATCAGTTTAGATTCGCCATAAGGACTAACAGGTTCGTTGGGATCCACTTCATGTATGGGATTCATGACGGGCTCACCGTATGTGGCTGCTGAACTTGAAAACACCAATCTACAACGAGGCATGCTTTGTTTAACAATATCCAACAACTTCAATGTTTTGGCCACATTGTTGTTGTAGTATTCTGAAGGGTTCTGTACTGAAGGCCCCACAAGGCTGGTGCCAGCACAATGAATGATAGCATTGGGTTGCTTTTGTATGATCCAACTCAGTGCTACATCACTTGCAAAGTCCTGATACAAGAATCCATCGGGCACACCTCTAAGATGTTCAGGAGGCTGTCTGCGATCAATGCCGTATACTTCATGCCCGGCATCTTTCAATGCCAGCATGGTCTGACCACCAATGTACCCGGCTGATCCAGTTACAATTACAATCATTTTTCAATCTTTACAACTTGATATTTTTCGTGAGAAGCGTGGTCACGATAGCGGTTGCCCGCTCTATTCCATTGCTCACCGCTACCACTAATAATATCAATAACGCGATCCACAGTGGCATTGTTCCAATCTGAAATAAGTCCCATGTTGTGGTGCGGCTCGCGAAGTAGGTTTTGCATTTTGTGATAAGCATCATCTATGCTCCAGGGAATATACAGTCTATTGGGATCGTTCGCGAAGGTTTCAGGAAAACTGCGATACGCTGGATATAGCACATTGCATCCAACAGTATCGGCCTCTGATACGGTGTTTGAAACCCAATCTTGTAAAGCACAATTAAACAACACACGAGTATTGTTGAGATGACTATAGTATTCATTCTTGCTTATATTGTCGTAGATCTTGAGCTTGCCTTCTGCCTCCATACGGAGGGCACGTTCAATATAGTCTGGATTGTTGGATCGGAGAGGTCCGCCACTGTATATTGCAAACTCACACGGTTCGGAGGTAAGCTCACCATACATCTCAATAAGGTCCATGAAGAATCCAGGTTGTTTTTCCTGATCGAAACGGGCTGCAAAACCCACTCGTCTCGGTCTTTCAGCAAACGGCGTGATATTCTCTGTACCGCCAATTCTTTCCAGAACCTCTGATTTTCCAAATGCCAGACCGGAAATGTTGTAGATTGGAGCAGTCCATCCAGCGATGCGCATGTGCGCGACCATTTCTTCATTGGTAGCCAATACTGCACCCCCCGAGAAAGCCACCATCTCATTGACCATTTGTTCATACAAGTTCATCCACTTTGCCATACCCCACACATGCACAAAGTCATCAGGATCAATGGCCTGTGCCAAACAACGAACATAAATCTTTGGACATTGTTCTTGTGGAATCTGATTCATGATGTAACCAAGGCTTTCAAAGCCCGGCTGGAACATGTCTTCAAAGTAGATCACATCGTCACCGGTAACATCGCCGTTCTTCATGAGCTGAACCAAGTTCATCATTTGGCTCATGGCAAAGAAACTGCGTCCGTGTGCGTCTAACACTTGACCTACTGAGATAGCTTGTGTGTTGTCAATTGTAGTGCCAGGCACATACACAACATCAAGACCTCTGCGGTCAAACACACGTCGATTCCACTCTGTGAGTTGTAGTGTGTAGCGGGCTTCATAACTTTCCAAGCCCATGTAAAATAGTTTTCTCATTGATGTTCCTGTAAAAATTTTATCACTGTGGGTTTTAAATGTTCTGCAAACAGTACATTGCCTTTGAAGTTTGGATGAACATTGTTGAACAAATCTTGTGTTTCAAGTTGTTTCCAAAAAAAGAATGTGTCCCACACACTGTCTACCAAACTTGGTTCTGGATCGATGTTAGGGGTTTCGTGCATGAACCTGTGTATAACTTCAGCACCCCAACAATGATGCATATCAAATTCTGTGCCATCGTTTAGTATAACACAAACCGACCCATTATTAATAGTCATTCCGGCTTTGTCTGCTAGAAATTTTTGCCAGGAAAGATGTCCTATAGTAATGTTTGGATAATTGCAATTAACAATGTCACTGTGTGCTCCAATTAACAACACAGGTTTATTTAAACTGTTGATTTTGTTCAGACAAAATTGATTGCATTCTTCCCAAATATCTTTCCAGTCTGAACGCTGAATAAATTCTTTGAAAGTTAACTTAGTTGCATCTTGTAAACACAAAATAGGTTCATTATAGATCCAAATTACAGGTACATTAGGCGATCGTACCAATCTAATATAACTTCCCAACACACTAGTTCCAGATTGAGCATGGTCATAGAACTCAAACCCCCATTCCTTGGCAAGATTAGTTGTTGGTACATCCAGCGGCCAACTAGATGCCGCCCAACTTGGTCCAGTGTATGTAAATTTTTTCATCAGCCACTTAGTTACGAAATGCTCCGGCAAAGCGACGAGTGTCTTCGTCCCACATGTTCTTGGCATTCTTGCCTTGTGAAAACTTGTTGAACTGCTGCCAGGCATAACTCTTAAAGTTATACAAATCGGCTTCGTTGTAACGATAACCGTAGTCTTGGCAGAACTCCTGGAAGTGCTCAAGATGCTCAAAGAGCTCGGCCACACGTGGGTTAGATTTAATAGCGATTTTTGCCATTTTGTTTCCTATTAGATAGCAATGTTAATACTAGGGCGGTGAGTTTCATACTTAATAAGAGCTCCGTTTTCACCATCTTCGGAGACCTCAATCCAGACTGAGCGTTCTGGATACCGTGCGGCAATTTGCAAATACAAATCGTCTGACATCATTTCACATGACTTGTAGTCGAGTTGGACGGTTCCTGACTCGTAGAGTTTTTGTAGCCATCGTTTGAACTGGATGAATTCAATGTCTCGATCATTGTGTACAACATCAATCCACACCCGGAAGTGGAAGATATGACGGTGAGGAGTACCAAGGAAACTAACATCATACTCATCGCCCGTCTTAAGGGCTGGATCTGTTGCGGCTGCGGGGTAGAAGTGGATGCCTTCTTTTTGGAAGGTAACCCAGATTCTTCTTTGTGCGGCATATTTGATTCTTTCAATTTGTTCACGTTCATCTTGTATCATTTGATTACTTCATCCTTTGTGTATTGGTCCCAAGAGGTAAATGTTTTTCTATCCAGCAAGTCATGCAGGCTGTGACACCATACTCCTGGGTTGGTTGCTTTGAAATCTTTGTCGTCTAGCTTGATAGTGGCATTGTAGCCTAGCAGTTTAATATAAGGCAGTTTCACTGAAATCATAGGAACAAATTGTGCTTGTTCGCACAAGCTACCTTCGCACAATCCTTCCACAGCACTTGAATCAAGATCCAAGGTACACCAGTATCCTCGATCCAGCCACGGTTGAATCATCTGTTCCCAGGCAGTCCAGACTCCAGCATCGTTCATAGTGGGGTTTGGAAAACTTTGATTGGCGCCAAAGTAGATGTGTGTGATTGGATTTTTACTCTTGTGGTCTGACTCACCCAGTTGCCACATGATTTGATCTGCATCTTGCAGTCCGACCACAAACAATGTACGGTGACCGGCTACAGGACTGGCCTCAACTTCTGTACCTACAAAGAAATTGGTATCTTCGTGTCCGGGTCTATTCATAATGTAATCTCAAATAAGTTAGATAAATGTTTGTTGTTTGCTTTTTTGTCTGTCTTAGTTTTTTTCATGCCAGGGTGTACCTTTTTATTTTTAAATTCAGTAGCATCAAAAATTGATCTTGGCACAAAGAAACGATCCATAACTCCAGATACTTTGGTATAACTTTTACCAAGGTCATTGCCGTTAAAATCACACATCACATAATCACCTAACCCCATCATAAGATTGATAATATCATTGCAAGTGTACCCAAATCGTTTACAATGTGTATCTCGCAGTTCGACCTGAACCACGGGTTGATACTTAGCAATGGTTTGTGTTGCACCTTCTAATGCAAACAGTTCAGAACCTTCAATATCAATCTTAATAAGATCAACATTTTCAAACCCAAAACTGTCAAGTGTGCGTTGCTCTGCAGTCTGTGTGGGATTGTTGGTAGTTTTGCCATCAAGTAACACAGCATCACCGCGACTGCACTCGTTGGTTTTTTGTTCCATGGTAATAATTCCAGCGACTTTACCTAATGCATATTCAAAAAACTCAATCTCTCCTATCAAGTCAAGACTGGCAAATGTGCCATTGGGGAACTTGAACCAGCCATCTGGACGATCCGGCTGATGTCTTACTTGTTGCAGTTTGCTATCCCAATAACGACCTTGAAGTTTTGCATTTTTTGCAATGTCTACATTGAGTTTCATTAGTTCCATGCTAGACTGCATGGGCTCAAAGGTTTTTACATGTTGGCACCAGGTGGCATATTCAATTGCGTTCATGCCAATGTTGCCACCAATGTCAATTACAGTTCTTGCATTAGGTAGCAAGCGACGATTCATTACCAAATTGCGAGCCTGGTATGGACCGTTTTCTCTTGCCATACGCTGTTCATAAAGTTTGTCATTGTCCCAGATCCAATATTGCCTGCCTATGCGGTTTGTTACTAGTTTTTTGTTGTTGATATCAAATAGTTGTGCCATGTTGTTGCCTTATAAAGAAATCCTGCATACATATTTAACAGTATACAGGATCACGAGAGAGAAAGCAAGAGTTACTTCTTCTTTTTCCAACGATCTTTGAAGGCATCAGGGCACCATCTGGTTGCAATTTCCATTGGATCATTTTGAGCCAATACATCTAATGCTTCAGGAGTCAAATCGATTAACTTGCGTTCTGTCGAACCAGGAGTTATATTGTAGAGACTCTGCTTTGTTTCTTCCCTAACATCTTCAAAATTTGAATCAGGAAGATCTTCAAACAAGCAAATAAATTCCTTGTAGTAAGAATTACGATTCCATCTATTATAGGTTACTTCTTGTATTGTTGCATTGGTTACGTCAATGAATCTTCCGTCAACATACTGTAACACTCCGTCGTTATATTTTTCAAACGGACGTAAATTTTCGTTAGTAGTGGGACCACCGTGTGTTCTTTCTGACGTATGAACGGTCGTTGCTAAAGCATGATTCATTGCATATCTAGCCATGTCTTTAGGGCTGACTCTCCTGCTGTTTTCGATCACTTCTCGAATTAAATCTTTTTCAATTTGTTTAATAGGATATGTGTGCTCGCAATGCCATTCATTGGCAAAGTTATCACCTGATAAACCGGCCAACCCTAGCTCATGCATTCTTCCAATGGCCTTGCCAGTGATTAGATCTGTACCGCTATTGCCGGTAGCATGTTGTAATCCCATAACATCTGAATGAAATTTTCTGATACCGCCATTACTCCAATGCACAGTGTCACCAGAAATGCTCGCCTGGTTATATTCAGGTCCTGCGGCAAAACCACCATTGAAAAATCTTTTGTAATAGCAATATTCTTTGAGTTCTTCGATTGTGCGGGCTTTAACATGATTAGCAAATTTTCGCAAGTCGCCGGCCATAAATGCTAATCTTACACCGGCCGTTATAGCCTTTAGAACGGCTTTGTTGGGATCTTGTGCAAGTAGTTTCTGAATATTCAAAACCAACTCCTAAGTTGTTACAATGCACACACTATAACACAAGAACAATTTTGAGTCAATCAAATTGTTAAAATAAAAGTATTATATTTCTGTGCTCAGGTTGTCCAATTTGTCACTGTCCAAATCTACTTCGTCGGGCTCCGACTCACTGTCCTCATATTCAAACAATGCATTGAATTGAGTAGTAGCATTCACAGTCTTCTTGCCCTTAAAGCCTCGTGTGCCCACAATCTCCATCCAATATGTACTGTATTTCTCAACAATAGATTCGGCTTGTTCTCTTGTGGGTGCAGTGAAAATATCTTCCACAATGTCTTCAAAGTAAGCATAGTCACCAGTGCTACGACGCATCATGGCAGGATGTTCTCCTGCATCAAAACGTCTATTGGCTTCTTGTACTGCGGTCAAGTGCATCCAGACATTATGGCCCATGAGTAAAGCATATGAGAAACTGTCCCACGATGTCTTGCCTTCTTTACCATTTTTATTTAGGTCGCCTGGCTTGTAGATACAGATGTCTTTCATCTTGAGAAGTTTGCTTATGGGGCTATCTTCCCAACGTGGTACTACTCCATCGGCAACTATACTTGTACCCCAGGCACGTGTGTCAGTGGCGTACTTTTTGTCGTCGGCTGTAGGAGCCATGCGATACGACCATTTTGAGTTGTTTTCAAAGACATTTTCAAAGTAGACCTGTCCGTTTGCTGTTGCAAGGAACGGACTGGCGCAGTCAAACGAGATTGTGAAGTTTGGATTGACATATTTTCTCACGGCCCTTTGGATTACAGTTAATAAAACAGCCCACTCCAGTTTGGAGGTTCCCAAGAAGTGCATCCAATCATGGACACCTTCTTGAAGTAAATTGTCATAGCGCAATGCCACAATACGTTTGAGTACCAAGTGAACATCACACATGTTTTGTCCGCCCATGGCCCAGCCATTGAAATGCGTATCTGGATATTTTTGTGGATCGCAATAATCCTTCATCATCTGATACCATTCTTCTGCATGAGTATGGTTACCACCTTGCAACACATTCAAGAACTTGGTACCACCGTTTGCCACACCCTTGCGATGTTTCATGAAGTATTCGTTGTTGTAATGTGTTGCCTTGACTGCCTCATCCAAAGTGCTAATGCCAGACTTCCATCCATTCTTTTCATTGATAACAAAACTTGGAATATCAAGTGTCATAGCATAGTCTGCTATACCATCTAACCAGGCTAGTGCTTGTTCTCGTTTGGCCTGAGCCTTGGCACAACCTGAGTTGGCTCGCCAATCACCTTCCCACACACCTTTAGCAATCTGGAAACCACCAGAGTCGCCCAGCATGATTGTGCCAGGCTCTCTGTTCCGTACCATGTCTTCTGACCAGTCTTGTTTAGCAAGATCGAGATTTGCATGCCCTCCAGAGTATAGGGACCAACGGTAAGGGAAAAGTGCTTTGGTAGAGTTAAGCCAATTAAGTTGCTCCATGTCACTAAGGCCCTGAGGCAATCTCGCCGGATCCACATATGGTTCATTCCTTTGCTTGCCTATGAACGTGGCATAGAACCCGCTGATGGCCGGAAGGAACACAGCGTAGTCCGATTGCTTGGCAGTTAAGTCGTCTTGGGTCATGCTTGGTAAAAGTTTACTGTTTCAAATAGTTCACAGTCCTCTTTATAGAAACTGCGAAGTCTATTTAGATAGTCTGGATTGCTTGAAAGTTTTTCATTGATACGATCTACTATATTTTGTTGTAACTCTGTAGTGAACAATTCTGTCACTGTGGGGTTGATCTTTTTAGTAATATTAAACACATTGGTAGGATCTTGATCTTCTGTTGTGAGATTAAACGGTGTACCAGTAAACTGTTCCATCATCTTGCCAAAGTTTTTGGCCAGCTCATCATCACACCGTAACCAAGTGATCTTAGAATGATCGATACCTTTAATAAAATCACATTGTGGTTGAGTGTGACTGTCGAACATTACAGTATCGAATATCATATCCCAATCAACATTGTTTATATGCAATGGATGTTCTGGATCCCATCCTTGCAGATACTGTGCTAGTCCAGTCACCCACCGATTGATAGGATCTCTAAGTATCACAGCATACTGGGCATTCTGTAAATGTTCTGACCATGTTGAAACGTTGATATTGTATTGTGTTGGAATATCTTCGTAAAATTTTTGTGTACGGTAGTTAAACAAATATCCCGGTGTATGATGCTTGGTCCAGCTGCTGGCATTTTTAGGAATGTGAACGTAAATCAAACATCTTGATGGATTATCTTTGACAATGCAATAGCTTTGTCCATTCCCAGCTTGGTTAGGTCCTGCCGGATCACCATCATCAACAAATTTAGGTCCTGTTGGTTTTTTAAACATATCACTTGCTTTGTGCTGGTAAGATATAATTGTAAACAGCAATGCCACTATCCACCGTGATCTTGGCAGCACCATCATCACTGATACGAACGGTCTTGTCCCCAGTCAATGACAGGATACTCATGACTTGTTGAGCAGGCCACGACCAAGCACGTTTCAATTGACCATTTACACCTGGGTGGAACACAAAGTTACCAGCATGTGTGCTATGATCACCAAAGAAAAACTTCAAGTCTCCGTTTTCAGTCTTGGCCTGGAAATGTGGTTCTTCAGCATTGGCCTGTGCTTGCATACGCAGGCGTTGGATGGCAGCCACAGTGGGTTCAAATTCAATGTGCCAGTTTACACCTTTGAACTTGGGCGTCTTGAGTTTTTCAGTCACAATGGCTTCGGCCATGAAACGATAGTTGTTTTGAAAATCGCCTGCGGCATTTTCAAACTTGATGCCATCTGGCTCGCCGCCTGCTCGGCGACTCAAGCTGAGTTTGGCGTTTTCTTTGTACTCCTGCAAGTTCAACAGAATTTTGATCTTGGCCAAGTTTGGCATGCCAAATGTGCCCACAAAGTCTGGATGTGGATTTTTGAATTCACCTTCCACAACCACGCTCATGTCTTCAGCAAGGCCTACAATTTGTGTGGCTTTGTCATCGCCTACAATCTTGATCAAATCAATGCAGCCAAGATCGTGTGTGTGTTGTACTAAGTCTAATAGATAATCTCTCATTTTGTATACTCCTAATGTTTAAGTTTAACAGGTTTATTTAGAATTTGCAACTATTCTGGCTAATGTTTGTCCGCCTCTAAGCGAATCTATTTCTCCAGGTTTTTGGAACTCAAACCATGCAACGTCAGCAGGGCCATTGTGACGATGCATGAGCTCAAATCCCAATGTTTCAGCATGTTCTTGAATCAACGATCCTGGAGTGTAGCACATGTAACTGCGCTCGGCCAATGCAACTCCGTGAGCACGATCACAGTCGTTGTAGGTAAAAAACACCACTCCGCCAGGCCGAAGTTTTTTCCACAGCTCATCCAAGTACTGACATATCAATTCCAATGGTTTGTAATTGAAGTAATTGTAAGCAAAGCAATATCCAAACTGAGCATCTGGCAACAGTGCAAGTATTGGTTTGCCTAGAATCTCTTCAGCTGTGTATAATCTCAGTCTACGTCGATATTCTTCAGTAAATCCTTGACAGGCAGGTTCTAGCAATTCAAGATTGTTGTCAATCATGTACAACGGGTCCAATGGTACCAATTGCTCCACGTGTTGTTCCAGTGCTGGTCTGAAAATCAATCCAGGCACACGCCAATCTGTGTAGCGTAAAATTCTACCTTGTAGTAGTTCAGCACTTTCGGGATCGCAACGTAGCCTACGATTAAGAATGTGTTCGGTAGTGTCATAACACATTTCATGCTGGAACAATCTCAAACTTTCACGCAAGTATTCTGGATGCTGTGCAGTCATAGCGTCAATCACGTGACTGCGTATAGCGTCAATGGTATGATTGAATTGCTGGAAACTTTCATTAATTTTGTTACCATTGGCAATGATGCCTTGTGTAAATTTGTTAAATTGCACATTGTGGTTGGCAATTTTGTGTATCACAGCATCAAGTCTGTGACGGGCTTCTTGATGAATTTGACCTAACTCAAATTCATCAATGTGGTTCAAGTAATCAACAAGTTCGCTCAGTTTCATTCGAATGAAAATAGTGATGTAAAAGTATTTTCTGTGTTGGTAGCAGACGCAAGGTCCCATTCCAACACACCCAGCAAGTTGTCGACCTTTTGATCCACAACAGTTGCTTCCATTAGCCCATCGTCAAACGGCAGTTCAGTAAACCATGCAGGCAATCTTTGCTCATCTGTAGGATAGCCAATTGATGTCCATCCAAGTGCATTTGATTTGAGTTTGCACACAATGGTTTTCATACCATCCACAACCTGCATTGAGTAGTTGTCTGAATTCATTCTACGCATTTGATTCCAATTCATTGCGGCACGAACGTGTCCTGGCATGTTTGCTTTGCCCAGGCGTGCTTCCTCTGCCGCATATTTGGTCAAGTTGTTCACACGCTTAGGCGATCCTTTTTCCCAGCCTGGACGCTCTTTAAACTCATACTTGAATTCTCTAATGCGTTCAATGATCTCATCTCGTTGTGTACCTGCCAGTACTTTATTTAGAATTTCTAACAGGAAGTCTTGAATTACTTTGGGGGTATCTGAACGCTTGAGATCCAAGCCCATGGCCTTGGTCTTGCCAATCTTGCCGTCTACATCCAGTCGCTTGCCTTCCAAGTCAATGATGTTCACAGCATAACGCTTCTTGGTAATGAACAAACTGCGGTCAGCAACCAGTTCACGACCTGCTTTGATCAACGCACCCATGTCTCGGGGACAATGGAACGCCTGTTCCATAAACGCTGGAAAGCTCTCATTCACTTGATCAGCAATTGAGTCGTACAGTTGGATGCAGATTTCTTTTGACCATTCCATCCGTCCTTCTGCAACTTCTTTTTCCAGTATGGGCCACGCAGAAAAATAGCATGAGTCTGTATCACCATAGATGATGGCCTTGCCTGTGTGATCATATTCGCCTGTGATGCACTCATTGATGTGAGCATCCATGTGCTTGGCAATACTTCGACCTGCCAGTGTGGTTGACTGCCCAATACGCTTGTCAAAGAATCTACAGCCTGGATTCAAAATAGCACCATACAAGCTATTCAAGTTAATCTTCTTGACCAATTGACGTTTGTCCCAGAACGCAATCTCTTTGGGATCCTTGGTCTGCTTCTTCTTGGCTTGCAGTTCTTGTCGTTCACGATACCAGCGTTCCAGCAGGCCAGGGATGATACCTTTCTTCTCGTAAGTGAGAATGGTACCATTGGCAGTAAGGATCCAAGGTTGATTTGAGTCAAAGATCATGTGCCAGATTTCCATAGCAGAGTGTACTGACTCTTCGCCACCTTCCCAGTCAATGGTAATTTCTGTACCACGTTGCTGTTCCATCACAGCAGTATACTCTAAACTGGCAAACAAGCCTTCCCATGCAGCCGCAAAACTTTGTCCCTTGGCCATGTTGGATTTGATCAACTGATCAGTCATGGTTTGCCGCAATTGGCCCACCACAGTTTCTGGACCCATGTTCATGGCACGAATTGCAGATGGATATAGACTGTTGATGTCCACTGACCCAATCCACATGTGCAGGCCCTTTTTAGGATATGCCACATAAGCACCTGCGGCCTGGGTGTCATCATCTGTAAGGCGTTGCTTACGATTGGGCACAACCATTCCACGCTCGTGTGCTTCATTGATAATGGCCTGTTCAGTCACTGCCACAGCACCCATTGTGGTTTGTAGCAACACAGTATTGGCGTGTGCCAGTTCATTGGCTAGGTCCAAGAAACGCAATTTCTTGTCTAACTTGGCAATGATCATGGTGTCTTGGCGGTTGTACTCAATAAACTTTTTGAAGTGCTGGTTGTACAACTGATCCAGTGTGCCTTCAAATTGTGTTTTGCGTTCACCCAGCTCGTACTCGCCGATAGCATCCAAACTATATGAGTGGCGTTCCTCGTATGTGTACTTGCGATACAACTGCATGTAGTCCATATGCACACGACCGACTAAGTCGTAAGTTTGATTCTCTGCGCCAAAGCGTTCAAACATTCTTTGCTTGGGAAACTGTCCCCACAAACAAAAGCGTCGTGTGTCATCCTTGCTGAGTATTCTTGTGGTACGATTTACTGTGTAAGGAATGTCGTAACCTTCTGAGTTCCAACCTGTAAGTACATCCGCACCTTCAATCACATCCAAGAACATTTTGATCATGTCTTCTTCACGCTCAAACAAGATGGTATTTTCAAACTCGGCCACCAGCTCTTGTGCAGTATCCCAGCTTAGATGTTTAGGCGGCACCGCCAGTGTGATCATCTGATCCAGCCAATCTAAATATACAGATATAGCAGTGATAGGATTGAAGGGATCTGCCACAGGCGAGAATCCACGCTCTGCATCAAACGCAACTTCGATGTCAAAAAATGCTGTGTGCAGTTCTGGAGCATCTTGGTCTTTGTAGTTCTCTTCCAAACATCTAAAGATAGGATTGATGTCTGATTCATACAACTGCTTGCCCGACTGGCTGCGAACTTCCTTGCGAAATTCTTTGTTGTTGCGCGATGAGAATCTATTTACAGGTGTGCCGTAGATGCTTTGAAACTTGCCTCTAGGATCGTCATAATAGAAAATGTAGTTGGCAGGATATTCCTTGTAGACTCGTTCGCCATCGCGGCGTTCTACTACATGTATGCGATCGTGTTCACGATCAAAAAGTGCGTCGATATAACTCATTGTTCTCCGTTTGTGGCCGGTAAGCCATGATTCATGCTCGTAACGAGAGCGACTCGCAGATATTTATATTAGACAGTGTGTTGACAGGAAATCTTATCATGCTCGACTCAAGTCGTTTGTGATACAGTGTATACCAGCGTCCCAAAAATAACGATGCCTAAACGGCGACACATGAACTTCAATACCGTGTCTAGCACAGGCTTTTTCAACTTGATCATTGTGGCTGGATACCACAATGTTCTTTTGATCTATCACAAGTATGTTGACATCAAACACAGTTTCACTAGCATTGCCTACCCAAGACTCAAAGTAATGTTCAACCATGTGTACAAGATTAGGATCTGATTCAAAGCCCGGAATGTTCCAGCGGCCTCGATTGTGCTTCATGCTGGCTCGAAATTCCGCAGTGTCTGCATAATCACTTGGTGGCAAGTACACCACTTCCCATCCAGGAAAAGTGTCTGCGTAAGTTGGCACATCTCGTAGGCTAATGATCAATCCAGGAGTAACTGGGCAATAGGTAGCATCTCCGTGACCGCCAGCATTCACAATGCGATTGCGTGTGCGCGGGAACAGTTGATTGACTTTGGCCAACAGTTGTGTTTGATCTTCATCATAACTTTGAGTGGCAAAATACAAGTCTTGACCAATGCGACTCACAAAGCATCCTGACACTACATCAAGATCTGTATGTCGTACTGTGTTGCCTTGTGACAACACATGCTCAACGACGTTTTGATAACAACTCAATTTAGCACGATGTTGTGCAAGATCTCTATGTTGAAATTCTGTCCAAGTCAGTTCAGTTTGATTGGCGTATGCTCTTTGAGCATGTGAGCTGTTTGGCTGTTGCGGAACCCACAGTTCATCATGAATCATGATGAAATAATCTCTTGGAGTTACAGGCGGTGGCACCCAATGATCATGAATTTTCAAAGCACTGAGATCCTCAGGCAGTTGAGGCCGCAACACACGGATTCCGAACCGGCTTTGCAATAGTGCAATAAGGGCTTGATAATCTTGTTCAGTTTCTTCTGCCAACGTTTGGAAACGTTGGCGTGTGTTGCGATCTTGGATCCAATAGTAATAATCCGGCGGGTACGTCATACCGACCACGCATACCTGTAATGGATCCCAGTGTTGAAAAACTTGATAGCTCAAAGAGTTTTACCAACTGTTTCTAAAATAGTTTCCAGGGTTTCGTGATCCTGTTTGGCTTTGCCAAATTCAGCTTTGTGTGCCAGCTTGATTGCTTTTTTAAGTACAGCAGGCTTGATTTCCAGTTCTTCAGCCACAGCCTTGATGGTGTCAGTAAGTCCGCCGTTGAGAGTTTCAATTTCGTGCATGACTTGCATGCCTTCGTTGATGATCTGAGTGAGTTTGAGTTTTTGCTCGCCGTTAAATGTTTTGCCGCTCATAGAGCCTCCTAAAACAATAGTATATAGATTTATTTAAAGAAAGTCAATGTATGGTTGCTCGTTTTGGATCATTGGGTAGCGAATCCAATGACCCGGGCAGAAGCCGCCCACTCGGTCCTAAGGCCAGAGTTCTTATGTACGACGGATTTGTTTGATTAGGTGGCGGCTTGGATCAAAGTTTTTGCTCCAAGTCAAAGTTTCTGCAACAATCTTCTCTCTTAGTTTTTTCTTTTTAGTCTTTGTGGGCAGAGTTTTTGTTTGCTTTGTAGGCAGTTTGACCTTGCGACCTGTGTATCCAGGAACCTTGCCGGCTGCTCCTGAGCCAGAGGCGTCTGCTGGAGCAGGTGCGGGTGGTCTACTAGCTCTTTTTGCTATCTCAGCATCAAGAACTGCTTTCATTTTTGGATGTAAATCTGTTCTTGCGGCAAATCTGGATAATACTTCATCAGGTCCTTTCTGAACATCTCTAACTAAATTAGCTATTTGAACATCACTTGGTTCATGTGCTGTCGCTCCTGGTGCTGGCGCTGGTGCTGGAGCAGGCTCTGCTGCTGTGACTCCCAGTTGATTTACAAAACTCAACAATGCTTTGGCATCTTCTACTGACAGATTGGCCAATTCAACTTGTATATCGTCCCAGCTCAATTCGCCTTGCCCTACATACTTGGTACCAGCTTGTTTGCCTTTAGCGTATGCTTGTGACATTCCAGTGAATGCACCTCTTGTGGCACCAGCAGCAGTTGAAAGCGCACGTGGTGTTGCAGCAATTGCTGAACCTGTGGTTTTTAGAGCTTGTTTGCCCATGTCGTATGCTTGGCTCATTCTGCTTTTGTTTGGTACCACAGGTGCGACTGTAGGAGGCAAACGTTCTTCCAATGCACCAGCGGCCTTTTTAGACAATATCTGTTTGACTATTTCCAACTGCTTGGCGTCAAGAGCTTGAATGGATTGCACTAGAGGTTTGTTTTGCATCACTTGTGATGCGGCAATTTTGGCATACAACGGATCGCTTGGAGAAATCTTTTGTCCACCAATGCTGACTGTTTCAGGCTTGCCACCAGTTGGGGTTCCTGCAATTGCTGATCCCAATGCACCGGTTGCGGGTTCTGCAGTAGGTTCTGTGCCAGCATCACCAGCAGGTGTTGATGACAGTGCTTCAAGTTCTTTGTTTAGCGCATTGCGTCTTGTTTTGTAGGCTGCATCTAAATTGCGCAGTTCTGTTTTGACTGTGTCAGCATCTCGTGTGGCTGCTGCGCCACCGCCACCGCCAGAAGCAGCAGGTGCAGGTGTTGCTGTTGCACTACCACCTGACGGCCCAGAAAAATCACTAGGCACATAGGGCTTGCCGGTACGAGGATTAATCGTATTAGATCCAATTGGCATTTCTGCTTTACCGCCGGCCTTGGCGCCAGATGTGTCACCATAGGCTGCGCCGGGCACTGTGCTGCCAGCATCATCTTCGCCACCAATGCCTTTTACTGATCCACGATAACCTTTTTTAATTGCTCGACCCAGGCCTTGCGGAATACCTGCCACAGCGCCTGCTGTTTTACCAATGCCGCCGACAAGGCCGCCAATGCCTCGACCAACCTGGTCCAGGCTAATTTCGTCAAGCTGTTGCTCGTTGATTGTGGTAGTTGGTTTGATTAGATCAGTGTATATCATTTTAGCGTTCATCCAAATAATCTTGTTGGCTTGTTTGTTGAGCCTGTTGTTTCATTGCTCTGCGTTTTTGAAACAACTTTACTGCCATGTCAGCATGGTCTAGGTTTTTAAATTTGCTGGGCATGGATCTATTACCTTGCCGCAGTTCAAATCCATCCTTTTCGTTGCCATAACATTCAAAGGTAACACCATATTCCATGGCGTAACTTTTTACCGGAGCAGATGATGTTTCTGACATGTCATTGATAGGCTGTTGTGGGTTGCCTAGCTGAGTGTCTACTTTGTCCTCGATGCCATGCACTGTGCTGGGATCTGTCAACTCGTAGTCATCTTCTTCAATTTCTTCTTCGGCTTGACCTTTTTCCACAGCGTCAACTGCTTTGTCTTTGAGTTCACGATCAACTCGAACTTTTTGTTCCAACTGATCAAGATATTGTGTAAGGTCCTTCTTGACCTTGCTCAACATATCTTCTTCAACTTCTTGCATGGCTTCTTCTAGTGCGGATTTTCTGGGCTCTACAGAATCACCCACCATGTATCCATCCATTGGATGTGCTGGATCTTTTTTGGCACGCAACGCAGGACTGGCTGATTTAGGCTTGAACAGCGCAGGCAACTGTGGCACACCTTTTTGTTGTGTGTTAAGCCCATGCTTGACGCCTACTGGCGTAAGTTTACCTTCTACCGCCGCAAGGCGTTCCAGTATTGATCTAATGTCCGAACTCATGCTCTTTCTTCTTTCAGGTAACTTCTCAGCATCCAGCCATGCTTTTGATGAGCATCGATGCGTTCAGCAATGAAGTTAGCAATACCTTGTTGGTTTTCTTCAGTTGCTACTTGGAAGACTTGATTGAGAAGATCCAACATTTGGCCGTTGTTGGCCAAGAGTTCTTCTAGCATGAGTCGGGCACGTGGAATTTTTGTTTGGCCCTGTATTTTTGTTAATTCTACAAATCGTTCAAAACTACCAGGAGCATAGTCGCCCAGGGCACGTATGTATTCTGCTGTGGGATCTGTAGCACCATAAACATCGTCATGGATTGCGTCAAAGAAAGCGTGAAGCTGGCCAAAGTCTGGGCCTTCAACGTTCCAGTGGAACTGTTTGGCTTTGAGAGCAAAAGCCTCCTCAGTTGCCAGGAGTGTTTTTAAAGCGTCCGCTAACATTCTTATTCCTTTTGTATTCCTTGGGCGTGTTAGGCGTAGGATCAGTTGTATATTTACCACTCAACAAGGATCCGCCTGATCTTGACACCATGCCTAAGGCCTGGCTCACAGGTGCTATACTACCAGCACTGGTGCCGCCCACTGACGCATTTTCCATGATTTCTTGAATTTTCATTATAGTATTTCCAACTCGCCGCCGCTGTCTATCATGCCCGGGCCATCAACCACACGCCAATTCAGCTGCTGTATTGACGCTAATGTTCCAGGCAATAATTCATAGCGCAACTTGTACTTACCTGGTTCTGCGGCAATTTGAAAAGACTCTTCCAAATGCTGATCACGCCAAACCCAGGTGCGTTCGGTAAACAATTCATTATTGACATAAGCTCGGTAGGTTGGAGGGTCAGTCCAACCTTGGCAATAAACTTCGCAAATTACCTTGACAAACTTTTTGTTCATAAAGATATTTATCATTAAGTGGGTCTATAAATATTGCATGCTAAAATTGAATGATATACGCAAAGTGCATGTGGAATTGACCACTAGATGCAATGCCAGATGCCCCATGTGCATGAGAAACTATCGAGGGTATGATTACAATAGTGGATATCCGCTGTGTGAACTCAGTGTTGGAGATTTCAAGAAAATTCTAACTCCTAACGTTTTAGCACAACTAATTCAGCCCGATCCGCCCATTGGAGATCGTGTGCCAATCATATATGAATTTAGAGGTGTGGCATTCAATGGAAATCTGGGTGATTTTGCTTCTGCACGTGATGCTGTTGAAATAGTAGAATACCTGGTAGAGCATCAGGTACCTGTTATTATCAATACCAATGGTTCTGTGCGCAGTCCAGAATGGTGGGCAAGACTGGCTCTACCCAAAGTTACAGTGGGTTTTGCCATTGATGGCCTAGCAGACACGCATCATTTGTATCGCCAAGACACAGACTGGCATAGAATAATTTCACATGCTCAAGCACTGATCAACGCTGGTGGACAAGCTGTATGGAGGTTTGTGCCGTTTGATCATAACCGTCATCAGGAACAGGCCTGCAGAGATATGGCTGCCCAAATGGGCTTTGCAAAGTTTGAAAATATCTATGATGGAAGAGATCGCACGTCGGTATACAATCGAGACGGCACATTCAGTCACAAGATTGGTCCAGACCCTGGCGGTCTTACCAATCAAACAGTGCATCCTTTTTTGGAAAGTCATATCACTTGGTACGATGCCAAAACAATCACACATCACAAAGATACTCCTGTGCTAGACATGCAGTGTCATCACAAACGCAATCGAGAAATATACATAGCTGCCGACGGCTCTGTTTATCCCTGCTGCTTTTTGGGGTTTTATCCGCATACCATGAATCATCCCGGCAATCAAGAACTGGCTCCATTAGTAACAGAAAACAATGCATTGGAATATCCTCTTGAACACTGTCTTGAATGGTTTGAACGTGTGGAACAAACCTGGAATGAGTCTAGCATTGCGGCTGGCAGAACTTATCAATGTGTAGTAACTTGTAATCGAACATGAATAAAGATCTACAACAATTCATGAATCAAATTGTCAACTTGTTATGACTGTAGCAAGAGTATTGTTCCTAGCAAGATATCGTGTGCCACATGCATGTTTTGCCATGCAGTGGGACCATAATTTACTGGGCATAGATTACACCATAATAGCTTCGCCAGTGCCACAGCATGAACTATGGCCAGTGTTTGAACGCTATGGTATTGATACTTCACAGCTAAAGTACATGAATGACAGTGTGATATACCAACGCTATCCTGAAGTCAACAACTGGGTGTTTGACCATGACTATCGGGGCTGGTGGTTGCGACAACAAGCAATCAAACTGGCCTACCGAGACCTGTTGGAAGAAGATGTCATACTCATGCATGACTGTGACACTTTTATGATTGAACCTTATAGATGCTGGGATGGTGAACAACTGAATTATCTTGTGATACCTGACACCAAGCACGGCAGTTATCATGGGGTATTTGAAAGCATTACTGGATTGCCAGAGGCCAGCCCGCATTGTTTTGTGTCAGAGCTTGTGCCTGTACTGCGCACACACTGGCTTGAATTGCGCAAACTGCTGGCCCAACGTTGGCCCAACAAACTGTGGCTGGACGCTATTATTGACGCTGTTCCTGGCATGCCCACAATACCTCCCTGGGGCACAGGCGAAATAATCAAATGGTTTTCAGAATATGAATTGATAGGAAACTGGGCAGCATGTTGTGATCCCATCAACTACACTTTTCAGAAACGTTTTGAATACAATCAATTGGAGCTGTTGTCTACATTGAATGCCAAAGAGTTCAATGCAGTATGTGATGCTGTGCCGGACCTAAGTCAAAGCATGCAACTTGATTGGGACACATTGGACATACCTAATTTTGAACATTATCAACACATGGTGAAGCAATGTACACAATAACATACCCAGCAAAGTTCCGATATCCTGTGTATCAACCTGCATCACAAAGTATTGATGTCACAGCTGATTGGGGTCTGGGCAGATTTGAAACTACCAACGATCCTGCACTGGCGCTGAGTCAACCGTGGTCTGTAGCAGCATTTCGTGTGCTGTGCAACGAGCCCGGCGTGTTTGATTATGATCCAGCACTGGCTGACATGGATCTCAGTCAGTTTGATTTGGTACTGCTGAGTGACATTGAATACTACAGTGTTAAAGAAATACGTGCCTGGATTGAAAAAAACAAAATTCAACGTTATGTGTTGGCAGTAGGCGGTCTTGTGCAAGGAGAAGAATTGGATCAATCCTGCATGGTGTATCGCCCTTGGTGGGCTTACAATCTCTTGCGACACAACGAATACCAAGACACCTACCAAGATCAAAAACCCTACATGTTTGAAGCACTGTTAGGAGCACGTAGACCGCACCGTGACTATGTGATGATGGCCATGGACAAAACTGGGCTGTTGGATCGTAGCATTGTGACCTACAGAGATTGCTTTGAAGGCAAATTGATTGACAGAAACTGTGATCAATTTCAGCAGACTTTTTATGACACTCCGCTAAAGTGGCCTTACGTGAGTGCAAACTTAAATCCTGCATGGGAAGTCACGGACAACATCACTCGCAGTATCAGTCCATATGTGCCCTGGAACATCTATCAACGCAGTCATTACAGCATTGTGTGTGAAACACTGGGCACTGGCACAACATTTTTCTGGAGTGAAAAAGTTACCAAGTGTTTGTTAGCCAGAAGAATTTTTGTGTTTTTTGGCGCACAAGGATTTCTTGCTCGCATGCGCGAACTAGGGTTTGAAACATTTAGCAGTATCCTTGACGAAAGCTACGATGAACATCCTGTGGACAGCATACGATTTGAACGGGCCATGCATCAGGTATTGCAGTTGGCATATTTTGAAAATCCCAAAGTGTTGTATGAACGCATACAAGCCATACTGGATCACAACCAAGCTAGATTGCGCAGTTACCAGATTCAGTTTCAAGCCACAATGTCTGATCTACTGCATCAACACATTGAAGGTGGCCATTGGTTATGGGATGACGAAGTGGGTTGAAATGTGCTGATAGAAGTTTTCAGCAATTTTTTCCTGTCCTTCGGGACCAGAATGATATCCAGGGTCGTCTCCTGAAAATGGGTAACTGCCACATATGGCTTGAGGACTTTTAGTTGTGTCCAATTGTATGTAGTGATCAGGGATAAGTTTAGGAAACGCATCACGCCATAAGGTATGATTGTCAGGATCGAATGGCCACAGCAAGTTGGGTAGCACTAAAAACTTGATGTCATCCAAGAACATGGTAATCACACCTTCTCGGATCATCCACTCGTCCTGTTGCTTTTTCCAAGCATTGTCATAGATTGAATCAATCCAGTGACGTATGCCGTTCTGCGCTTGTTTGGTAATGCGGCCCTGTCTGTACGGATGATCAAAGTTTTCTGCAAGAGTAAAAATAGTTTCGCAGATCATGTTTGATGGCTCCCGACCATAATTTACATTGCGTATGCCATCTTGTCTGTTGTAGCCATTGCCCAGTTTTCTATTTTGTAGGTGTCGTTCTAGTGGAGGATTTTCCCCGGCGCTGGGTGCCTGTGACCAATCATATGGCACAGAGTTTGCAGGTATTTCCATACGATCCCAGAAGGTAGGACCAATCACAGCAAAGTCTGGACGCTGTCTGCGTATCTCGTCTATTTGTATACGGATGCCGCCGTTTGAACAACCTTGGCGTGCTAGGTTAACCAACTCCCAGCCACCTAGTTTTTCGGCCAAGCGTTCACTCCAAGCAGTGCCTGGCAAAGTTTGACTCACTGCCGAAAACGAGCAGCCTGCTACCATTAATTTCATAGTGTTTCCTTGTAACTGTTTCGGTGTTCTTCGCTGTGAAAACTAGCAATAATTTCTTTGTGCATGGGCAATTCGTCTAAGTTGTATGTGCCAGGTGGAATTGTATGTGTAACTCCTTCACCAGGCCGTGCAAAAGTTACCAGTCTAGGATGCCACTGCACTGCACGATGTACCAGCACATGATGTATGTGTCCATAGTCTCCTAGTTCGTCATGGGTGAGCACTAGATCATAATCACGAGCAAGGTGCCAGCAGGCACGGTCGGCAGATTCTTCAGCCCAGCGTGTGAATACTTTTTGCTCGTTGTCATGCCAGTGGTCTTCAAAGCCCAAAAACACACAGTCGATTCCCCGACGTTTCCAAAACGCCAAAAGTTCTTGGCCTCGGGGATCATGCTCAGTGTACGTTAAATAGCCAATGGTCCATTTGTGCTCAGGGTGCGCATGAATATAACTGTAACCAAATATCACACAGTCATCTGGATGCGCTACCATACACAATGCGTTCATTCAAGTTCCCAAGCAGCAAAATGGCCGCGATCAATCAACAACATCTTAAATGCAGTTTTTTGTTCTGGTAACATTTTTGACCAAGCATTTCGATGAATACTCACTGTGAGAGCATTTTTATCACGCATGAGTTCAAGTTTCTTATCAAACTGGTCAACTTCGCTATGACAAACATTTACCACACCGCCAAGTGTGTTTTGTTTGGTATAAAAATGATCCAAATGTCCATACTTGTATTGACAAAATCCTGAGTACAACATGAATTCTGTCAGCATGCCTTGGCGCTGAAACCATGTGGGAAAACTTTCATGTGTTTTGATTGTGGTATCAGCAATCATAAAGCGTACAGTGTCATTGTGGAAGAAAAATGGCACACCGCCAGGGCCAGCTTGTTTGGTCATGTTGATGTCAAACAGCTGATCCACAATGTTCTTACTGGGTTTAAAAACATCAAATATATCCAATTGTCCCACAGTAAGCTGACCTTGTTCGTTAACCAATTTGGATATTTCCAAGGGTCTAACAAATATAGTCTTGGCGTCTAATACCATGGTGTAGACATTGTAACTTATAGACGCGGTGAGAAGTTTTAGAATCTGCTGGCTTACCCAGCCGTTTGCTATCCAAGCACTGCTGAATGCTGTGCGCGGCACTACCAAGACAGAGCTTGCTAGATCACCCCACCATGCTGGATCAATTTTTTCCGCTAGGGTTTCGTAATCATTGAGCACCACATAGATATTTCTTATGCCTATGTTGCGACAATAATTGTTTATGCTTTGTGCCTGAATTTTAAGGATCGGCAGTTCCTGTTCAAATACTACTGTGCAGATATCAATCATGCAGTTATGTATTTGGGTTTTGGGGTGGCCTAATTATTTTCCTGCTGCAAACAGTGCGGCACCGCGATTGAAACTGTCGCTCCAACTTGCAGGTTGTCGGCCACCGCGCTTTTGACTCCAGGCATATCCTGCTCTGTGACCAGAACAGTCTTTGGTGCATTGTGAACCTAGAAAACTTAATTCACGCAGTTGCTCGCGGGTCCACTTGTCTGGAATTGTGCCGTGTTTTTTCACAAACTCGTCGTGCAGTTGTTTGCCAGTAATGCCGTAGTCACGAGCAATGGTTTGCATCATGTGATCAATTGCGCTGTAGCTCTTGGGATCATCTAGATCTTTTTCCAAATCTTCTACAGCGCCTTCTTTCAACTGTGCAAACTCGTATGCTCTCATTTTTTAGGTTGCACCGCTGTGGGCATGTTGCGATACACACGCTTTTGGGGATCATACACAGTTTTAAGTGGGCCCAAGCCAGCCAGTTTCTTTACTCTAGCAATCATGTCTTGATAATCATCACCGTAGTCGGCTTCTTTTTCTTTGGGAGTTGATTTGCTTTCGTCAGCCTTTTTAGGCAAGTCTGCATAGTCCTGCTTGCGATCAGCACCGTGGAACTCTTGAGCAACGTCTTGGCTGATGCCAACTTTTTTTGCAAATTCAGGATTGTGTGCGGCTGCTGCCATGGTGCGGAATTGTGCTTGGCTGGTTGACTTTTCATTCAAGTCACCTTCTTGCATGTTCTTTAATAGTTCTTTTGCTTTTTCAACACTAACCATTGGTCTTGGGTGCTTGCCGTCTATTACACTTTGTAAATATTCTTTGCTAAAGCCTTTTGGTGCTTCTGCAGCCGGTTTATTATCAGCAGGTGATGTCATTGTTGCACTTGGCTTGAATCCGCCAGTGAAACCGCCTTGGCCATCAGGAGTAACTCTAGCATTGGCACCACCTGCGCCCAGTGCCATTGCACCTGCCAATGCCGCGCCACCTAATTTTTCTTTCCAGCCTTCGTCAAGATCACCTTCCGCTACACCTTGTTCTCTTACACTACTGCGGAAATGTCTGGCATCATTTGCATCGTGTTTGCCGCGTTCTAATCCTTTGGCCCATTCGTCATTTTTACGGGCTTCTCTTGTGGCACTATATGGATTGTCTCTGATGGTCATACCTTGTTTGTATGCTCGACGACCCAGTTCGTATGCTACGCCAACACCTGCTAGTTCATACTCTTCCGCCATGCCTTTCTTCTTCAATGCTTCCTTATTTCTCACCCAGCCTTTGCCACCGCATTCTGGGCACTCATCATCGTGTGTATCTATTCCAGTGCCATCGCAAGAACCACATTCATGCTTTTCACCAGTGTTACCGTAAGCATCTGACTCCGAGCCTTCCGCCATGCCTTGTCCTAGATTGGCTATGTAACCATCAGGGCCAGTCCATTGATCTTTATAGTCTTGCCATTCTTTTAGACCCCAAGCTATAGGAAACTGATGCCAAGCCCACATTCCGTGGGTATTAAACTCGCTAGAAAATTCCTGTATGTCAGCCTGTGTAATGCCTGAGGTATTGGATTGTTTGGCGACCTCAATCAACCAGTGCGCCATAGTTTCGCCACCGTCGTCAAGATTACCTACTTTTTCTAATTTATTAAACCTATCTACACCTTGCCTTTCAAAGTTGCGGCAAATTTTTTCAAGCCAATTTATAAATTCCTGGCCCCATTTGGCCAATGCTGTTTCTGGGTCGCTGCCTGTTCTTGCAGTGAGAGACTTATTCAAACTATCTACACTTTGCCTAGCAGTAGCACCACCTGTGATCTGACCCATCATTGAGTCAAACTTTTGATCGCCAGTTGCTTCCGCCACACCTTGCTTCTTGTTTAACTCTTTGTTTAGAATCTTTTCAGCATCCTTGGCTACTTTTTTAGCAGTGGTTGCTTTAGCAGTGTATTCTTTTTTGCCGCCTTCATCGTTACTACCATCACGCCCTGGAGGTGTTTGTGATTTGTCCATTTCCATCACACCTTCAGACTTGTTGCCATAATTGCCAGCGCCTTTTTTGCGACACTGAACCAAGCGTCCAGATGCATAGGCTGATGGCCATACTTTTGCTGACGCTTTTACTTTGTAGTAGCAGGCGTCTTTCTTTTCCATCATCAGCATTTCACTGAACATGGGACCACCACAGTGTGGGCATGACTGTGAGGCTTCAAATAAGTCGTCTATAATCATTTCTTTTTAGTGGCCACGTTGATGGCCTTTCCTGTGCGGTTGGGGTTGGGATCTTGTCTGCGTTTTCTTGCGGCTGCTGACGCACGACCTTTTTTGCCCAGGGCATGTGCTTTGGCTTGCGGCAAACACTTGGGCTTGCCTTCTTTTGAACTGCCTCTAGCACAATCACCACGGATCTTGCCGTCGGGCCCAAAGCGTACCCACTTGTCTTTGAACCAATCACGGAGATTTTCTTCCAACTCGGTTTCGCTCACAGGCACACAATTGGGCACCTGACGACCACCTTTGTTTTTCATGCCTGCTTGGCGATAACCAGTCCAGCAGGCTTCAAGAATTTCTTTATATCTCATGATGGGTTATTTATTGCGTTTGGCTCGAGCCCGTCCAGCCTTCATGTTGGCCATCCAGTGTGCCAATTGTCCTTTGCGACCGCCTTGTTTGGCCACTTTACGCAGGGTGCTTACTGATGCTTTGGTGGGCACGCCGTGTCGCTTTGAATCGCCTTTGTCTTGGGGATTCCGACCGTCAGCAAAGTTTTCACCTACGTTGTATGTGGGATCAGTTTTTTGACGCTTGATGCCAGCAGGTTGATTGGGATCTACAGGATCAATGTCAGTGGTGGTTAACCCTAGTTTTTCCAACTGCTTGATGTATTCATGTTCAAGATCTTCGTCGCCAAAACTCACAATAGTACTGGGTGGTCCTTTGCCAAAATCGTCAGTGTTATCTCTGTCTAAGTTAGCAATGTTCTTGCCCAACTTGTACCAGTCATACATGTCTGACACATCCACTCGCACAGTGCCCGCTGGCATTGTGGGTCGGCTTTCAGGACCAGGAGGATCAAAGTTTCCGTAGCGATCCTTGCCTTCGGCTACACCTTCTGTCATGATTGGCACAACTTCAAAGCCTTCGCCTGACACTCCCCGACCATTGTTTCGCAACCATTGAGCCGCTACACGGTTAGCATCGCCTTGATTGTTGCCCACGCCTGAAAATCTATGAACTTCTTCACCATTGACCAACACCTTCCATGCACCAGAGAATGTGCCTGGCGTGGCTCGCTGTTGTGCCAAGGCTGCTGTGCTTCCAGGGTAGACCACCTCTATATCTGGTTCAATGTCAATGATACCACCCGATGCTGCATCTGCAGGCCGATCCCATTGTTCAGTATCCACCACCATGTAGTCAGCAGCAACCACATTGTTTCTAGCAGCCCAGGCTTGGAGAACATATCTGCCTTGTGCCTGTTCCGCTGGATTGCCCATGTTAAATCTAAACTGATAGTCAGGTGCTGGGCCAGTAAAACTGCCATACAGGCCTGGATCCGAGCGTAGCACAATGGCATAGCGACCGTTGGGGTCATTGGGGCGGCCACCACCTTGAGAACCTGGCGGTGCAGTAAAGGCACTAGCTGTGTCGTCGTCTTGTGTAGATTGTGCATCCAAATTATACGGACGCACAGGTTCAGCCACAATAGATTGTCGTGTGTTGGCCCAAGACGGATAGCCATCATCCCCCAAGGCTTTTTCAATGGCTTCTTCTCGAGAGGTGGCAACAACTTCTACACTGGCATAACTATTGCCAGGATTGGAAACGTTCCACCACATCTTTTCACCGCTTGTTTTATTACGCTCCGTCTTGCGTTGTAGTTGTGCTTGCTTGACAAAACTACGCAAGGCAGCCTTGGGAATCTTGCCAGCCACATAGTCAGCAAAGTATCGGATTGTGTCTGACCCTTTTTGATCCTGAGTCAACAGTTTGTATAGTTTCTTTTGATACTCTTCTCGATAGGCTTCAGGGTTAAGTGCTGCACTCATGGCCACTGTGAAACGCAACAGAGTGTTTTCAATCTTGTCAAAGTTGTCATCCAGCCAGTCACCACCCGGCGAACGGAATTCAATGTGTCCGCTCTTGGTGTTGATTGATGTGTACTTGTCTGTGCTGCCTGAATGGATGGCCTTGGAAGCCAGTTCACCCATTTGACCTTTCATCTTGTCCAGCAAACGCTGTGCGTCTTCGGGGTTGGACCGCACACGATCACGCACCTTGCCTAGTGCTGATTTGGTGTAGGTATTGGAACTGCGACCAAATTGTTTGAGCACATACTCGTCGCCCAACAGCAAGGCCAGTTTTACATAGTCCAAACGATCTAAACTGTAGTCAGGCACTGATATGTTGATGTGCAGGCCAGTCGAACTGTTGGTATAAACGCCCATGCGTCCAGCCCAGGCCTTCACGGCATTTAAATCTTTCAGCAGTTCATCTATGGGCATGGGCGGGCTCACAAACTCCAAGCCTTCGTCGCCGTCATTGTCGCCTTCCAAACTGGCGTCTGGTTCTACTACATAGAATTGATTGTTGGGTCCAGGTCTGTCGCCGGACTGATGATATCTTGTGTTCACTCGCACTTCACGACCCACAGCCTGACTGAATTCGTCAGCCACTTGATCTGCGTCAATCTCGCCGCTGTTCATGCTAGTCCAGTAGGGCCAATTCATTCCATACATTTGCTCAACCTCACTCATTCTGTCAAGGTCTGTGGCGTCTAACCAGTCGCTTTCGTCATAATTTTCTTGGAATTCTTCCCGCCATTCATCAAAGGCTTCATTGTAGTAAGTACTCGAAGGATCAGCGTCTACATTGGCTGCAAATTCATCAAATGCTTCGTTTCGTTCATCACCAGTTAACTCGTTAGGATTCCATTCATCTTCATTTACATTATTCCGAAGCCAGTCACGAATGTAATCTTGGCTTTCACCGCCCCAGTCATCGCGAAGTTTTTCATCCAGCCATTCCTGGAAATCGTCCTGCATTCTTTCACGCAGGCGTTCAACATCTCTACGGCCGTTGTAGTCGCCATCATGAAAGAATCGCACAGCATCATCAATGCTAACACAGCGTTCATCCTGATCATAGTCTGGTTCCATTTCAGGATCTTCGGATTCCATACCAGGCACAATCATTTCAAATTCCATGCCAGCAATGGCACCTGTTTTGGCAGCTTCCCTGCGCAAATTTTTGCTGCCCATGTTTATTTCAAACAGGTCTTGTTCTTCAAACAGTTCAAATTCTTGTGCTAGACTTTCTGCTAACTTTACCTTGCCATCTGCTCGCAACAGTTGTGGATGGCCTTGCGAATCAGTGGCCAGTCGCATCTTGTTGGCTTCTGTGCCAGTTTGTCCTGGATGCACATCCACACTCAGTGCCATTTCAAATCGAGGATCGTTGCGTTCGGCCCAGGTGGGAATGTATCCAGATGACTCACGAATGTCTTCATGGTCAAACAGTTCTGGGTGTGCATCAGCAAAGTCTCGCATGATAATGCCAGCCACAGCGTTTGCTTCGTTCTCCACAGGAGAGCCTGTGTTGCCAGATGTGTGATCCAATTGTTCTAATTCCTGTTGGCGGCAGTGTGCCAGTTCGTGTGCCACAGTGCGAAGAATATCCATCACATGTCGATCGCGCAGATTCACATGCAAAACATGCAGCTCTGGTTGGTACATGCCAAATGAACGATTTTGTTCACTCCATCCGTCATTGTCATGTAGTACAATTTCAGGCATGCGTTCAATGCCCAAGCGTTCAGCAGTGTCTTGAATAAACTGTTGCACCATGCTCTCAGTGTCATCTTCATTCAAGAACATTTGTGTGCTGGCAGCAACACCATCTTCTGAACTGTAGGGTTGTCCTTGATGGCCTTCGCGCATGCTTTCGCCACCACCACCGTCACCACCTTCGCCTGATTCTCCTCCGTAGCCAAATCCAGGAGACCAATAGCTGCCAAATCCATAACGCACTCGGGATTTCTTTTTTCGGCGTTCTTGTAGACTCAGCTCGTGATCTTGTGCGGCTGTTCTAGCTGTGCGCAAATCCTTGATGCAACCTTTGTTACGCAGGATTTTGAACACAATGTTTTCACACCCAAACTCGCCGTGAGCATCCAAGCCACTTTGGCGCATGGCCTTGATCTTGTCCCACAGTCTGCTCATGGATTCAGCGTTGCCAGATTCAATTGCTGAATGTATTCTAGCATCCAAATCTTCGACCTTGGCTCGCACACAGGTGTCGTCAATTCTGGCACGTTTTCTGCGTGGCACTTGAATCCATTCGTCACGTGGGATAGAATACTCACCTTGACTCACAGGAGACTCGGCTGCATTTTGCACATACAGTTCCACAGGCACGCCGCCGATGCTCAACTTGTGTTCATCGTTATATTGGTATTTTTTGGCATTGAACAGTTCCTGATAAACTTCGTCGTCAGCAGGAAACTCCACCACAAGGTGTAGATCAATGTCGGAATATGGGGTATAGCTGTAGGCAGCATTACTGCCTGAGATGGTTATGTCACGGACGTCAAGGTCACCTACGCCAAGAAATTCGCGAAAATTGTCAGCAATGGCCAACAGCTTTTCGCGTACTTCGGGTAACAATTGCTCGTCCCTGCCCCAGATTTTAGGGTTGAGACGATTGTGAAACTTTACAGCATCACTCAGCTTGAAGGAATCCAGTTCGTTGATGTTCATACGAACTGTATTTACCGTTACTTGGCTGTAGCTGGTTCTTCCACGGGCACAACATCCACAGGGGTGCTGGATGCCATGATTTCAGGCTCAGTTATATCAACTGGTTGCTTGGCTGCATCATGTGCATTGGCAATCTTAGGAGCAGCAATAGCATGCAAGTCTTGGTACAACTTGTCCTGTGTTTGCGCATCAAACACATAGGTGCCCACGTGTTTCAACAACACACGTTTGTCGATATACACTTTGCCGCCTAGATCACGCCAGTTTTCGCAGAATGTCCAGTCTTCTGAATAGTAGCGGTTTTCACGCACAGCAGTGTCAAAGTAGGTTTTCATGTACTTGTCCAGCGCAGGATCTAGACCAATGTCATTGTTGAAATGACGCACAGCAGGGTGTGCATTCAGTTTGTCAAACACATCTTTCTTGATCAACAAGAATCCTGTGCCAGTCTTGGTAACTTCTACCAAGTTGTCCACGCCTTCTTCTTGACCTGGAATGCCATTCACACACCATTTAACTGGCAGTGATTTCATGGGATACAATCCACCAATCACATCCACTTGGCGATTTAGCAACACCAACAAATGCCAGGGTTCCCAGCCAATGTCCGCGTCAATAAACATCAAGTGTGTTGAACCTTCTGTATTCAAAAACTTTGCAGTCAGAGTGTTTCTAGCACGACTAATCAAACTTTCATTAGTCATGGTTTCTACAGTCCAATCAATGCCTAGTTGTCGGCAGGTATTGCCCCATTTGATAAAACTCATGAATGTTGCTTCTGTCAGCTGGCCCCCATAACAGGGCATACAGATGTGAACACGAGTGGTTTTTAGATATTCAAGGTCGACTTGAATTTGAACTTGTTGTGGCTCTGCCATTTAGATCTCCGTAAAAAAGTGTAGTATTTACGGATTATACAGCCAAGGCAAAATTTTTACGACCTAGACTCTTCCATGTAGTCAATAACGGGCTGATTTTCTCTAGCTTGATAGCCTGCCTTCATGCCACCCACACTCAGTTGATTCTCGCTGGTAAATGTCGCGGCCCAGCCTTGATTCTCAGCCACAGTACCAATGGCAGTGTCCAACAGTTTGACAACATTAGCAGCCAATTTGGGATTCTTTTGTGTTGCTGGATACAAGCTCATCACAAGAGCTGTTTTGCGTTTTTCGTTTAGTGTGGGCCATGCGCCACGAATCTCTGTGGCCGACGTCATGCCTGGACCAAACTCCACTGTGGGTAGGTAGGCCATGTAGGCATGTTTTGCAAATGGCTCTAATCGCTTTGCACCTATCAGTGGTTGCAAGTATGCAGGATTGCCATCTTTCTTTATGCCGCCTGCTTGTGGAGGTTTGTTGGCGTCTTTATCAGAACGCACAAAAATTAATGTGTCTGTAGCAGGGTTAAATTGCGCAGTAATTTCTTCAGCACGAAACGGTGATTTGACCTGCACAAAATGTCCAGCATCTACTCCAGCCAGCTTGGCCAACTTTTCTTTTACTGCAAATGGAAATGGTCTAGCTGAGGTATCGTTTGTGGCCGCAACAAAAACTTCAGCATCAGGGAATGCCCGTTGTGCGGATTGATAAAGTGCTAGGTGCCCTGCATGGAAAGGATGAAATCCCCCGGGCATGATTACTACAGTGCTCATACACTGTATTTAGTGCTTACATGTGTTCCAGCAACCACAGATAAAATGGTGTGGTAAATTCAAGTGTTATTGAGCCGTTACAGCCCATGGCTCCATAGAACTTGTCTTTTATGGGATCTTGTGTGCCATTGAAATCGTGTGCATAATCTGCTGTTTCATTCAACAACTGAGTGATATCAACTCCGTCAATTGACACAGTATCAATGGTCAACATGGCATCAGCAGTGATATTGCCCTGATCATCAACTTGTGTGTGTTCTGTAGTTTTGCCTGACATCACCAGTTGTAGTTTTTGTTCAGTGTCATCTGTATCTGGAATGTCAAATGTTACCTGACAGTTATCAGTCACATGATCTAACTTAAAAACACTTTGGCCATTTAGTAAAGCTTCAAAACTCAGTGGTGCAGCGGACGAGGTGGTGCCTAACGTACACTGAAATTTAACAACTTCTGACATGGATTTCCTTAGTAAGTGGCGGTGACAGAATTTATAGTGCCACCAGAAAAGTTTTCAATTCTGCAACGCAGCCACACAAAATTACCAGTTATTGTTGCAGGATGGTAATCAGTTATTGGTATAGTAGACCCATCATCAAAAATAAATGTGTTAAACCAAGTGGCTGATTCTGGTAGTGTATCCAGCGTGGCGTCAAGATAAATGGTACCTTCAAAATTTTCAACACTAAAAGTCACAGTTTGCAAGCCGCCACGGCCGCGATAATAACTGGCTGCTGGCACAGCGTCTGATGCCCAGTCTTGACTTGACCCGTCGTAGTTGCCCGAAGGTTCTCCGTAAACTGTGGTGCCAAGAATGATTTCAGTGGTCATTATGCGCGATCAGCTTCCACAACAACACCGCTGCCGGCTAGTTCTTCTGCAACTGATTGCAGGGCTGCCACAATGTCATCAGTGGCAATTGCTTCTGCTGTTGCATCGTCTTTGACCAATTTTGATAGTTTGATCACAACTATTTCTTCATGTATTTTTGCCATAGTGTGTTATTTATTGTTTTTTCACTATGGGCAGAGTTTTCCTAACCATGCCCGGGCATACCATACTCAGCATGGTTTCATATTGTAGGCTATTGTGCTCGATGTAGTAATAGCTTTCAGTAACATCATTGCGCCACCAATACACCCGTGTTGGCCTAATTTCAATATCTAAAAATTCTCGCAAACTCTTGCTGGCTGCAACGTCATTGCCCTGGGTGGTTATCCATGCAGCCAGTCGAGACTTTTGTGTTTTGCCAAGTGATCGCCCACGGAAATAAGTGCGGTATTGATACTGTGGATTTTTTAATAAAATTGTATCAGGTGGCAAATTGAGTTCTGCTCGTTTGAGATCTACAGACTCAATCCAATCGCATGCCATCAATCGACCATGCAAGCCAAGATTGTTTGTGTACACTGTGAGATAATTGTTGAAAAACACCATTTTCTTTGGGGGAGTTTCTGCTGCCAACAGTGCTCGCATGCCTTCTAAATTGTCACAACAGCGTGTGGTAAATTTGCTTATAAATTTTTCGCCATAGCGTTGGTAATGAGAATTTCTACTAGCTTCGTACTCCATTCTCACGCGAATGTGTGACTGCATTTTCTTTTGATCAAGACTGCGAATACACCCAATTTCGTCCTGCTGCCAGGTCATGGCATATTCATATGCGTTGTAGTACAACGAACTACGCGATTCACTTCTCATTGTCCACCACTATAATTCCATCAACATTTACACTTGCAATCACTTCCACAGGTGCGTCCGCTTGAACATCAAACACAATTTTGTCCGCCACAACATCCGCAGTGATAGTACAATCACGCAAGCGATCAAACAGGATCTTCTTGCTCAACGGCACACGAATCAGTTCATCAATCTTCCTCGAGAGTGGTCGCGCACCCAGCTTCGAATCATAGCCCTTGTCAGCAAGCAGGTCAACTGCGCCTTCGGATAAGTTGAGACGTATACCTTTTGCAAGCAAACTCGTTTTGAGTTCATCCACAAACTTGACCACAACTTTCTTGATTGCCAAAGTATCCAGCTTGGAGAATTTAACAATTTGGTCGATTCTGTTGCGTAGTTCAGGCTTGAAAAACTCTTTGAGAGCTCGGTCGTCCTCACCAGTCTTTTCAAAGCTGCCAAAGCCAATGTTGTTTGCTTCACTGTCCCGTGCTCCTAAGTTTGAAGTCATGATAATGATGGTATTCTTGCAGTTGGCTTTCTTGCCGTTCGAACTGGTAATAACACCTTCATCCAGCATCTGCAACAAGATGTTGGTAACATCAGGGTGCGCCTTTTCAATCTCATCAAACAATATTACTGCGAAGGGATTCTTGCTGATGTCAGAGATCAGTTTGCCGCCACCTACATTGCCATCTTCAAATCCCACATAACCCGGAGGCGCACCAATAAGGCTGCTGACTGAATGACGCTCTTGGAATTCACTCATGTCATATTTCAGCAGTTTCATATCCAAATTGTCACTCAACAGTCGTGCTAGTTCTGTTTTACCTGTGCCTGTTGGGCCCAAGAACAAGAAACTCGCCATGGGCTTTTTGTCATTGGCAATGCCAGCAAAGTTGATGTACACACGTTCCAGCACTGAATCAACTGCTGAATCTTGTCCGTACAATTTCTGCTTGATGTTGCCTTCAAGATCCACAATCTTAGCTGAACGTTCGTTTTGCAGTTTGTCTGTGGGCACACCAGTCACACGAGTCAACTGTTCTTCAATCATGGCCTTGGTAACTACTACTGTGCCCAGATCTTTCACACGCTCTCTAGCACAGGCTGCATCAATCAAGTCAATTGATTTGTCAGGATTCTTACGATCGTGTATGTAACGATTGGCCAGTTCCACAGCCGCAGTCATTGCTTCAGTTTCAATCAGCACATTATGAAACGTTTCGAGCCGGGGAGATAGACCAATAAGAATCTGCTCCGTGGTTGCAGTATCTGGTTCATCAATTGACAAGCGGTAGAATCTGCGCATGAGTGCGCGATCTTTCTCAAATGATTCATAGTATTCTTCCCAGGTGGTCGACGCCACAACTTTCAAGTTGCCTTTGGTAATAGCAGGTTTCAGCATGTTAGCAAAGTCAAGTGAACTGTTAGAGCCTGAACCTGCGCCACGCATGGTGTGTGCTTCGTCAATGAACAAGATACATTTCTTCTTGGTTTCAAGAGCAGCTATTACTGCTTTGAATTTTTCTTCAAACTCACCGCGATACTTTGATCCTGCCAACAATGACCCAATTTCCAGGCTCCACACTTCGTGATCCTTAAGAAACTCTGGCACACGACCAGCCACAATTTCCTGTGCTAGTCCTTCCACAATGTGTGTTTTGCCCACACCAGGATCACCTACCATCAGCACGTTGGCTTTGAAACGGCGTGCCAGTGTGGTGACCATTTCTTGAACTTCTGTGGCTCGCCCAATCATGGGCTCCAGACGATTGCCGCGAGCCGCACCTGTGAGATCTGTACAGTACTCAGTGAGTATTTCTGTGGCCTGTGCTTGACTCAGCTTGGCGTCTGAGTGAGTGTAGGTCTTTTGCCAATGATCCACAAACTCCTGTTTCTTCACACCATACTTCAACAAGAAGTAGTGTGCATGACTGTTGGTTTCTGCCATGATTGAAAGATACACATCAATCACAGTGAGTGTTCTGCGTCCAGTAAACATGACCTGTACATTGGCACGATTGAAAATGCGTTCCAGTGCAGTGGTCTTTCGAGGTTGTATATCTGCGCTTTTACTCACAATAGAAATCAAGCTGTTGAGGTAGCTGTCTACTTCTTGATCCAGCATGCCAGAGTCGGTGCCAAATTTGTCCAGAGTTTTTCTAAATGGCTGGTGCCGTATCAGGGCCAACAGCAAATGTTCTGTGGTCACGTATTCGTGACTTTTGGAACGAGCCAATTCAATGGCGTCTTCTACGATACTTTCGAGTTCAGAATGTTGTGACATGGGCATGAGTTAAGTTGTTACCTTGTGTATTGTAGCACATTGTTGTGAGTAATGCAATACTCAAAATATTTATTTGTGATGCTTTTGGATAGCTTCACGAATTTCTGGGGCAATGTGTATGGGCAATTCGGTTGATATGCGAACAAACGCATCGCCCTGCTGACCTTGACGATTGGGCAGACCACGACCTTTGAGTCTTAGCAGTGTGCCCGGTTGAGTGCCCGACGGCACAGTCATAGACAATTCATTGCCTAGCAAATCTCTAACTCGAATGTCCGCACCCAATATCAAATCAAACACATTGATTTTGCGATTGGTAATCAAGTTTAGTCCTTGCCGTTCCCAGTTTGGATCTGGTTGCACTCGATACTGCACCACTAGATCTGCGCCACCTGGGCCCAGGCCTTGGTATTGCACATTGTCTCCGTCGTCAATGCCACGCGGTACTTCAATTTCAACTGCTTGGGCACCTTGCTGTGTACCAATGGTCACTGTGCGCTGTCCACCAGTTGCAACGTCAGCAAGACTGATCCAGAGACTCATTCTCACATGACCTCTACGAGCTTGCTGTTGCGCAAAGTTCTGTCCAAACATGCTTGAAAAAATATCATTCATGTTGAAGTGTGTGCCGTTGGGGAATCCCCCAAACTGTGGGCGTGGATTGTTGTACTCAGCTCGTTTGGCTTCGTCGCCTAGAGTGTCGTAGGCTGCTTGTATCTCTTGGAACTTGGCTGTATCGCCGCCCTTGTCCGGATGATGCTGGCTGGCCAGCCGACGGAAAGCTCGTTTGATTTCGTCTTGTGTGGCAGTTCGAGCAACACCTAGTGTTGCATAGTGATCGGTCATGAAAAAGGCCCTGTATGTTTAATTATACAGGGCCCGGTACTGGTTGTCAAATTAACGAAACTTATTGTAGTAGTCCCAGCACCACCAGCCAATGCCAGCAGCCACCACAACAAACAATAACCATTCCATTACTTTTTCTCCGGCACTTTGGTGCCATCTAGTTTTTTGTGCTGTTTGACTTCTTTACAGCTTTGCTTGGTCTTGCCTGTTTTGGGATCTTTTACTTCCTTGCCGTCTTTCTTTACGTCAACGCAGACTCGTTTGGTTTCTTTGGCTTCGTCAGCAATTGCTGGCAAACTAAGAATTAATCCTGCTACAAATATAATATTTTTCATTTTGATTTTCCTTTTTAGTTATTATCGTTCTGGATAGTCAGTTATGGCTGGCGGAGCTTTTTTACCACCAAACCCAATGGTTACTTCAGTAAATCCAGCCGCTGGTGCTCCAAAGCCTGTTGCAGGTGCGCCTCCAAATGCGCTTCCGCCTCCCAGGGGTTGTGAGCCCCAGGTGTTTGTGGTTGGTGCACCAAAACCACCGGGTGCGGCTGGCTGTTGTACTGATCCCGGAGGCGTATATGTTGTACCGACATTTGATGGTAAGTTGATTCCGCCATTGTTGGCTCCTCCTAGTTTTTCTTGTGTGCGACCATAAGCCGCAATACCCAGCACAGCACCCATGGCAATGTGATACAGGCCTGCACCTTGCAAGGTGATAGGTTGCCACTGCACGTTGACTTGACCTTTTGAAAGGCTTTGTAGTATAGACCACAACACTGGAAATATCACAAAATCTGCAATGCAGGTCAGCATGTATGACCAACCCATCATGGGCCGCCATTTTGAGTTCATCCAGTCTTCTTTTTTCTTTTCTGATTCTGACATTTTTGTTGTCATGTTGTTTCCTTATTAAGTTGATAGTGTGATTGGGAATATTGTGCCAACCTTAGGCGTATCCCAAAAAATGTCAATGTAAGTAGGACCATAGTCATCCCACTGCGTAATAGTTGCTGTGGTGCTGTCCTGAAAAGTGATTGTACTACCCACTGGATATGTGGCAATCACTGTGGCACTGTATGGTATTCCTGCGGCTTGAGGATTCCACCCTGTTACCCCACCTGTATCGCTGGTGGGAATGACCAATGGAGGCGGAGGTGGTGCGGCTCCGCTGGTTAGTTGAAGACCTGTGCCTAAAGTAATACCTGAACCTATTATCATTGCCATATATTAATATCCAAATCTTGTTTTGTATTGAGCGTACAAACCTTGTACGTCTCCCAGCGTTAATATTCCGTTGTAGGCCTTGACAAATCCTATGTCGCCAGTTTGCACTTCGGTGCCTGCTGAACGACTGAATAATCTTATTTGATTGGGGCCGCCGCCGCTGCCTAGATTAGTGGCTGTAAAAGAAGTGGTAGTTGGTTGAGCACTTGTTGCTGTGTACACTTGGCCTAGGCCGGTGCTGGCGTTCCAAGTACCCCATATAAAGTTCCACACAGCATTTGTTCCTGAGCTGGGCAAGTTAACTGCATAGTTGGGATAGAATGCATTTACAAAACCATTGTAGGCACCCATCATCCAGTCTCTAGTGGCTTCACTTTGTGTGTTTAACAATCTACCAGAACTTGTGACCGACAACTTGTAGGTTGCAAACACTGAATAACTCTGACCAGTACTCCAGTTGGGACCGCCGCGGATACTGTCAGTTCCAGTGGCGTTAGATTTTCTGAACAACCCACCATTGTCAGCTTGCCAGCTAATACTGCCGCCTGCATTGGCCACTGTTAGTGTGCGTTCTCCTGTGGTACCTGTTCCTTCTGTGACTGATCCGTTGGTGGGCACAGCTGAGTAATTGGCTGCATCTAAATCATAAATCAAACTCACTGTTGGCGCAAACCCACCACCAGCAGTGACTCCTGGTCCTATTTCAATTCCGGGTCCTATTACTATTGGCATATCATGTCCTCATGCTTGTGTTACTTACTGACACTGGGCCGCTTATGTTGCCGCCGCTGGTTGTGTTAAATGCCTGATAGGCAAATCTATTGGGTCCACCGTGCAGAATTTCTTCATTGCTGTAGTCAGTTTGCGATCCTGTGTCATACAGCATGTTGGGAGTGCTCATAGCAATGACCTTGGCTCGTATCTGTGCTGGGGTAGCTGTGGGGTAAACTTGTAGCAGTTGAGCAGCCAGGCCAGCGACATTGGGACTGGCCATTGACGTGCCTGAAATACTCATTATCAAGTAGCTGGCATTGAATGGATATGGTGTGGTAGCACCAAATGCATTGCTGGTACTGGTGGTACTCACAATGTTTGTGCCAGGTGCATAAATATCCACCCTGGGCCCAGATTCACTAGAGCCACTTTTGTGTTCAGGATTGTCATATCCAGTGCTGACGTTGCCCACACAGATCACTCCATCAGCACTGGCCGGTGATCCGCCGCGCATGTAATACCTAGGAGTGCTTGTTTGATAAAAAAAGTTATCGTAATCAGGGCCGCCTGGCACATCTAAAGTTTGATAGTAATTGCCGGCTGCGCCCACTAACACCACACCTGCTGCCAGCAATTCGGCCACATCCACATCCACACTGTCTACTCTTACACCAAAGCGATTGGATGCACTGCCAATCATACCAAATGTAGCTTGTTTGGCAGACCCACTCCAGGGCGTTCCACGATAAATGCCACCATTGATACTGGTGAACGTGTTGATGTAACTCCAGCTCATGTTTACAACTGTGGGTCGTTTGTATCCTGTGGCGGGGTCCACAGTTTTGTTGTTGTGCCACCCTTTGATGCAGTCAAACACATCTGTGGTTGATATACCATTGGTGGGTGCCACGTTGAGTCCACTCACAGTCATACAGTAAATTCTAGCATTTTTAGCACGACCGTATGTTTTGCCCGCGGCAATGCCACAACAGTGTGTGCCATGTCCGTCATAGTCGGTGTAGAAATTAGCAGGCATGGTACCTGCAATACCTGACGCTGTGTACCAGTCAATTTGTTGTACTCTAGTCACGCCAGCTGCATCCGTAAACTCAGGATGGTCAACTTGCAGTCCTGAGTCTTGTACCACAAAGTCTACTCCAGTGCCGTCCAAGGGATAGTTGTAGGTCAATGTACCTGATGAACCAGGAGTGTTCATTGTGGTTGAATTCAGTCTAAACAACCCCCAATTGATTCCAAGATTGTTGGCAGGATTGGTGCCGGGACTTTTGTAATACAAGCCAGTTTGTGAGGCATTGTTGTGGATTTCAATATCTGTTCGTTGCTCAGGCGGTATCTCCACACAATACACTCTGGGGTCTTGACGCAGTTTGTCTGCTTCGTCATCAGTTAACTCATACCAACACTGGCGTAGACTGGTGGGACGTTCATTCACAATTGCCACCCCGCGTTGGGGCACGTAGACGCTGCCTGATCCGTCAGTTTCTATTTCCTGCCAGAAAGCATCATAATCAACACCTTCATTTAATGCTACGTTATATGTGGTCATATTAAATTAAATTGGCCCAGGCACCATTTTCGTAACCCTGAAACTTGTTAGTAGATGAGTTGTAAATCATGTCACCATTGGCTGCAATTGTGTTGGCAATTTGTGCTGTGGTTAAACTAGGCAGTCGGAACGTGCCACCGCCAACTACTCTAACTGCTGACACAGCTGACAGATCCAAGTTTGTGGCTGAACTCAGTGTGGGTGTGCCTGCGCCGCCACCTATAAAGTTTGCGGCTGTTACGTTGCCAGTAACGCTGACAAAACTAAATGCATCTGCTCCAAATCCATTACCTACTAGGTTGCCGGACAAGTTGCCGCTGAGTGATGCCACTCCACCTGAAATTCCAGTCAACTGTGATCCATTGCCCACAAAGAAACTACCAATGATATTAGCGCCAGATGTGATGGTTCCTGTAGCAGAAATCAATCCTGTGGTGTTGAGGTTGCCAGCTTGTACATTACCTGTGGCACTCACTGTGGCGCCTTGTACCAGGGCCACAGACGTTACGTTGCCACCACGCACATTGCCAGTGGCCAACACGCCTGATGCTGTGTTCACGTTGCCTGTGGCTGTAACCAAGCCGCCTGTGTTCAAGTTGCCGCCTGTGATGTTGCCGGTCACAGAAGAAAAATATGTTTTCAAGTTGCTGCCTGAAATTTGATAGGTAACTCCACTGCTGACCACTGGCACAATGGCTGCATCAGTCATTGCGGCTAGTGAAGTTAGTTGTGATATTTTAATGGGCATGTGCTTTCCTTATTCTGTAATAATCTCGTCGCTGGGCGGCGAGTTTGCCAATTCTGTTGTGATGGGATCATCCGACTCTGTGGTAATGGATGTGGCCGAAGGTGTGGGCGGTGCAACTGCAACACTTATGCCCCCACCAATGGATATGCCCCCACCAATTGCTAATGGCATTTAGGCTCCCAACACATGCAGTGCATGTTCAGTGTGTTTGATGCGATCCTCAAGACCAATGTAGCCACCGTTGATGGCCCGTGTTAGACCTTTTGCGTCATTGGCATCTGCAAATCTATTTAGATTGTTCTGTTCCCAGTACCAACAAGCTGACTGTGCGGCACCTTCAAAAGTGGCTAGATATTCTGCGGCTTCGGCTTCAGAAATACTCAGGCTGCCTGCAAAGAATGTGTAGTTGTCCTTGCCTGTCAACTGTATTAGCCCACGACCACAATAGCGCCAGCCATCGCCTGATGCTTCGTCGCCGTTGCCCATTCTATTGGCATAGACTCTGTTGGCAATACGTTCAGGCCGGTTGGCATACTGTGCAGCCAATTCAGCTGTGGGGAAATACTTGGGGAAAACTTTTTGTAGGCTTGCGGCTTTGTAGTTGAGATTTTCTTTGATGAAAATAAAATTTCCTGACTCATGAGCGCATTGTGCAACAAAATGTGCCACACGTAGGGGTGTGTCAATGCCGTAGTCATCTAACAGTTGATCTAGGGCTTCGTGCCAGTGATCAATGTGGGGATTCTTTACCATTTGTTTTAGTTGTTGTACGGATAGTATGCTCATTTTGCACCTTCAAATATTTTTTTCTGTACTGAGTACCACTCAATCCAAGCATCTGCTTTCACAGCACAAGCATAGTAAGTGGTGTAGTTTTGTACCACAGTTCGACCAACGTCACTGAGTCGAGCTTCACCTGGAATCTGTTCCAGTTGTGGGCACGGCACCATGGCTGATCGTCCGGGTGCATCTGGAAACTTGGCCACAACAGGCACCACAGTGCTGCACCCAGTGATGGCCAACATCAGCATCACAACAATTGCAAATATAATCAAACTGGAAACAAGTTGTTGATCCTGTTGATTTTTCATGTCAGCAGTTCCATTTTCTCAATGCTAGAGCCTTGCGTGTGGGTTTGCCGTTGGGTTTTTTCATTGGGCCTTTAACGCCTGACATTCTGGCGCAGAATGATTTGCGTCTTTTTGCTGCCTTAGAGCCTTTCTTTAGTTTTGAAGGCTTGGTGGTCACGGCCATTTGCAATTTTGATCCAGGATTTTCTCTACGATATGATGCCACACCTTTGGCGTTTAATCCGCCTTTTTTGCTCTTGCCTTCTTTACGTCGCCAGGCGGCTGTTTCATACAGCACATTGTCCGGCATGGCTTCAAACTGTTCCCACACTAGATCTTCGCTCACACGATTTTTCACAGCCATTTCTGCTACCAACTCTTGCATGGCTTCAAACATTTCATCCACTTCGGGATCCACTTCGTCTGACGCTTCCTCTGAATACATATAGTCCCACACAGCAACCAGCATTGACTTGGCCACAGCAATCTTTTCTTGACACCATTCAGGCAAGTTATCACCTGATTGAATTAGATCGTCAATACCTTCTACAGCACGTTGTAGCGTTTCTAAGTTGTTGTCGGCCATGCCTGCTTCGTCGTCATACTCGCCATTGTAGTCTTCCGCTACACCTTGCTCACTAAATCGCTGACGATAACTGTTGGGATTCATTGACGATCTAGAACCAACTACAGCATTACCTTCGCCACTCAGCAACAAATCATACATGAGTTTGATTACTTTTAAAGGGCTGTTCATTCTTTCCAGGGCATTTTTAAACCATTCAACTTTTTCTGGTTTCATTGGCTTGGCACTGGGCTTGCTGATCAATGCCAGTGCCTGTGCTTTCAACGTGGACAAGTCTCTGATTTGTTCAAGACGTTTTAGATCCTCAATATCAAAGTTGTAATCAGCTTTGCCTTCCGCCACACCTTGCTGATCTTTGGGCTCGTCAAACAAGGAGTCTATGGCTTTTTTGCCGCCATACAACACAGCCAACACAATGCCAGCAGGGATGGCATATTTAAAAGCCAAAGCAGACAGGTCAAGCAATGTTTTCTCGTCAATGGCCGTGCCCACCTTGGCAGCAATATCTTTGGCAATGTCTGCCACAGAAGATCCAATTTCGTAAGCACCAGCACCCATGCCAATTTTTCCAGCATTCTTGGCTGCAATTTCTGTGCCAGCTCGAGCAGCCTGACCTGCACCGCGAGCTCCTGCTTGTCCTGCTTGGCCAAGAACCTGTGCTATTTTTGGGGCAGCAGCCATGAACAGTCTTGCACCTGCTGCCAACAACGGCGCAAATTCATCAAGCTGTTGTTCTTTGACCATGCCGGCCTTTTTCTTTTTAGCAATAGCAATGGCTGCCTGTTGAGCAGGCGACGCTGCTTCTAGTATTACGTCATTTAGTTTCATTTTTTGGTGCCTCCGCTGCACGATTTATAGTGGTAATGAATTCTCGAGGAATTTCACACTGTCCACCAGGTGCAAATTTTACATCGTACTTGACTATTTCTCTGTCAATATACTGTATGATGTCTTGACCTCTACGAGTGATGTATTCAGTTTTCTTCACAACTCGTTCCACAATCTTTACATTTTCCCGTGCGCTTTCAGCTTCAGCAATCTTTAGTTTTTGTTCCACTTCAGCCACACGCTCGCGCCATTCTGCTTCCACTGCGTATCCGCCGCGAAAGTAAACTCCTAGCACCAAAAGTGCAATGCCCAGGACTTTAAAGGGCAACTGATATTGCCACACTAGAGGAATACGATGCGCAAAAAATCCTGCTACAGTAAGCACAAGGCCCGCTAATAACAGGATGTTACAAAACCATAAGATCAAGGCATCAGGAAGAAAATGTAAAATCCACATGCCATTATTTAGTTGCGCCCCCAGGATACCCGAGCCCAGGCCCGTTCATGCAACCAATACAGCACAGTATTCACACCCATTTGCACAAATGCAATGACCGAGCTAATTCCAAAACTACCAGTAATTAAATACGCAATGGTAAATGTGCTGGCGCTGCCAGTAATGCGCCAGGTCAGAGTTTTTACTAGACTACGACCATTGCTGTCGGTCACTTTAATCCTAATTCTTTGCGAATTTTTGTGGCTGAAATATCTGTGATTGCTTCGTCAAATGACTCTTCGCCGGCTGAATAGCCCACGCCGCGACCCCAGCCAATATGCACAATGTTGGGCACAACTTGTATTTCATACTGGCCTTGATACAGAGGATCTAAGTCACGTCGAATAAATGATTTCACTCGTTCCACTTCAAACGGATTAGAACCCTGCCAGCCCTGTACATCACGCACTTGAATAACAACCTGCCCTGTGCGTTCTAGCAGGCGTTCAAATAACGCACGATGGCCGTCATGCCAGGGCTGCCAGCGACCCAGCATTTGCACAGTTTCTCGTTTGAAATCAAACACAGGACGTCGACGATTGTCGATAATGTGCTCTTTAATGAAGTCCGCCCATTTCTCACAGTTCTGTTCATTTATGCGAAAGTCGTACACTTCGGGTTCCACAAACATGGCATTGGTATCAGCATATCGACCTTCACGGATGGTGTCTACCCATACAGTCCAATCTGCTTTGAACACATTGCGCATTTCCACCAAGGGTGCCACAAAGTCTGCTATCATGTAGTCATATGCTGTGAGCTTGTCTGCTAGTTCACGCATTCTTCGTGCTTGACGAATACGCCCGGCTTCTGAAAAGTCCCAGTCATTGTACTGTTCGCGGATTTCGTCTGCGTTCAGCCAACCCACTTGCTTGCCAGCTGCTTCTAGCTGTGCTTGCAATTCCCGTGCCAGTGTGGTTTTACCCGAGCCTGGCAGGCCCATGATTAAGATACGTTGTGGCATAGTGTGTCCTTTGAATTATTTAATGATGAAACTTTGACCTTTAAAATATCTGCAACCCAACCATTTTGCACCATTTCAATGGGGTGGCATTCACCGTAGTATTCATTGCTGACCCAGGCCTCGTGTTCTGCGTCATAATCAAACCAAGGGCTAAATCCCAGCACTAGATTGGTTCTGTCTGCGCTATCCACACCATGCACTCGATGGGACTGATTGGTGTCCCAGGTGTAGGCCCGGCCCAATTGTAAATTGATATCCTCACCGCGGTACTGCAAATAATGATCAGGCGATTGAGTTAAAGGTATGTTTATTCTGACATTTTCATACACAGGCTCGTCTTTGTGCAGTAGATATTCAGGATTTGTACTGTCTTGTGCATGAGCACGAATCACACTCAGTCGCGATCTTATTAGAGTTCTTGGAAAATGACTCAACAAATCACCAAATTGTTCACGTGCCACTGTGTTGGGCTGATTGAATGCATAGCTGTCATAGTATGAATTTTTTAAACGACCACGCAAGGCCAACCAAGTGCGCACGTTGCCATAAAAAAATGATTGATTGTTAATAAAACTTGAACCCAGGGTGGAATTGAATTCTGTCACAGCAGGATCACGTATGTGGGGATTGTGTGTCAAACTCAGTGACTGATATGAACTGCGTGATCGTCCTTGCCTGCTCAACCAGCCGTAGCTGCCATACAGTGCAAGAGCCTGTTCAGCTGCCTGTTGCAGTGCGCCAACAGGATAATTCAACTCACACTCATGCACTTGATTTGCTGGTTGGGGCAGGCGTCGAAACAGTCGTTCAATGTTGGTGCGTAATTTTATGTATGAAAACACTGACAGAAAAGGCGGCACATCAGCTGTACGAATCACAATCTTTTTTGTGGACATTTGAAATAGTAAATGCATTTGCTGAACGCTACAATTTGCGATTGGAAACGTTCAAAAAAGAGCCCGCTGAATTGGGGCGTCTTTATTTTGTTTACAGCAAACCAGCAGCGGCTTGAAGTTCGCGCAGATCACGCTTGACTGCGTGAATTTGTTTTTCAGGCAGGCCAGCGGCTGCTCGCCATTCATTTAGATCCTGATCTGTGCTTTTTCTATAAGCGTCTGGCGTGAGTGGCACAGTGTCAGCAAACACCTGTTCGTCCCAGGAAAATTTGCCATTGTTGTAGTGTACCATCCAGTCGTCGGGTTCATACTCTGTGAGCGTGGAAAGATCATCCAGCAGTGTTTGCACATGCTGTGGGGCTGAACTGCGTCTGCGTATTTCCAGATAAACCAAGTATCTGTTGGGTTTGATTTCGCCGGGTGAACGGTCAGCGTCCAGCACAAAATCATAGCCTTTTTCAAACCACGCCACAAGATCCTTGGCAGCGGCTTTGTCACGCACAAAAAAGCTCAGCACAATGATGTCTTCGTCGTCGCCCATTTTTGAGCTGAATTCATCCACGTGAATAGTGGGCTTCATTATGCCGTCGAGGTCACGATACTGTAGACCTTCAAGCAGAGGGTTGTGAGAGTTGTTGTTGTGCATCATTTGCTTGTGAATCACTTTGATTGGCTTCTTGATCTAGATCCTGCTCGTAGGCATCATCTAAATCTCCGAGGTCAATGTCCTCGTCTTCCATTTCAATGGAACCTGTACGTATTTCACTCATTAAGGCCTTGGGCATGACTATTTCTACCAGCCATACATCACGTTCCATGATCTTGGCTTTTTTGGTACCCGGGCGGTAGTCTGATGGGTCTGTAATTTTGATGGGAATCTTGATCTTTTGCTTTTTGTACTTTATTTCGCAGTCAAATGGCAACAAGCGTCGACCACCACGTGGGTCGGGCATGAGCTTTTCAGGCCACATGAAAATACAGCCCACTGTGTACTTGCCAATATCCGGGCCTTGTACCAGTTCGCCAATGGCCCAGTTGCGAAATGCATAGATATCTAATTCGTCCAGCACACGCTCAAAGTCCAACAGCGTGGTAAGACTGCCGTCGCTCATGTAGATGTTGCGAATATTGTCGGCTACCTGCCAATAATCTTCGTGATTTTTGAACAGTTCTTTGTCGTTGATGCCGTGTGCGTTCTTGGTTTGCATGTGATTATTTATGGCAAAAACACTGTGTTGTGGTTTTTGGTTTTATGATGCATTGCGGCCTTTGACCGTGGGGTAAATTGTGATGTTTTGTTTGGTAATAGTAGGGCAAAATTTGCACTGTGCAATAGGGTCATCTAATCGTGCCAGCCAGTCCACAGCAGGACCTGGCCAGTCATTCACTGTCAGCGGTTGATAGCTGTTTAATAACAGTCGATCTTGGTCGCTGATTGCTAGATTGTGCTGTTGGTCAAATTCAGGCATCAGGGCCACTGGCCCGCATTTGTACAGTTGGCCACGAATGAAATGATAGCATTTGTACTGAGCAAACCCGCAGGCTTGATGTGCAAAAAAAGGGTCTGAATCATGCAGTGCAAATTGTCCTTGATTGTTTCTGTACACTGCTGCATCGTGAAAACTGTTGGCCAAATGCATTCTGACCAGCACATTGTTCACATCTCGTGCTGAATAGAAAGCATGATTGTCTGAGTTGTATTTGTCAACCACATCAATTGCTGTGCCATATTCTTCATTGATTGGCTGTAAAAAACTTTTTATATTGCTTCGTATTTGATCAAAATGGTCCAAGTTGTGCAGGCTTATTTCAATATTGCCGCAGGCCAGGCCGTTGTCGGCTTTTATATTGGCAAGAGCATTGTACAAATCAGGATTGGATTTTAACTGCAATCCATTTGAAAGAATCTGTATGTTGCATTTAAAAATATCATTTAATCCCACAACCCATTCTGACAGTGTGGGGTTTAGGGTGGGTTCGCCACCCAGGATCACAATGTTTTTTAATTCAATATATTCGCCCCAGCGTCGATAGGTGTCAGCATAGTCACTCCAGCGTTGCCAACCAGTGAATCGATGATTGTTAAAACGATTGCAATTTTCACATGTCAAATTGCATACGTTGGTGATGTAGAATTCTACTTTGTTTTCAAATGTGTATTTCAATGCAATTCCGCCTGGTCAGTATTTAGTGATTGAATCCATCCAGATCAGTCCACATATCTTGAAGTTGTGCTGGCCGTAAATATCCATGTCCATCAAGGACAAAAGGAGTATAGAAACTTTGAGCAGAAATCGAGCAGCAAAAGCACAAGCAAAACGTATGAATCAGGCGGTAGAAAACACCATCAGCTTTTCACAAGCACCCAAAGCGGCCCAACGCAGAGTAGAATTGATCCCTCGAACACGAAATCAAGAAGCTCTTGTGTTGGCTCTCATGGATCCTGATCAACATATTGTTGTCACTGCTGGACCAGCTGGTACAGGTAAAACTTACCTAGCCATGTTGGCCGCAGTAAAAGCACTTAAAGAAGGAGTATGCGATCGCATAGTACTAACACGACCTGCCGTTGAGGTAGAAGGTGAAAAAATAGGATTCTTACCTGGCACTCTTGAAAAGAAAATGGAGCCATGGACAAGACCTTTGTTTGACGTCATGCGGGAATTTTACCGCCCAGCAGACATTACGGCCATGATAGAAGAAGGTACTATCGAAATCTCGCCACTGGCATTCATGCGAGGTCGAACCTTTAAAAACAGTTATATAATCGCGGACGAAATGCAAAATGCAACTCCCGCACAGGCCAAAATGCTGATGACTAGAATAGGGCAAAACAGCAAGATTGTGATCACAGGTGATGTGGAGCAAGCTGATCGTAGCACTGTCAATAATGGACTATTGGATCTGTGCAATCGCTTGCAGAATCGTGATGTGAATGGTATTGCTGTGTGTAAGATGGAAACACGGGACGTTCAACGTCACCGGATAATTGGGTCAGTGTTGAAGTTGTACGCAGATTAGGAGGTGATTATCGCGTAAATTTCCCGCCAATTTTTGACGACCGGAATTTGTTCGTTGACATGATTCATATTATGCCCGTGCTCCACCAGGATGCTACGTAACCCTAATTTGTGTCCAACTTCAGCATTTTCCGGTTTGTCTTCTATCCACCAACAGCCGGAATCTCTGTAGGGCTCCAGTGCTTCATTCTTATCTGCACCAGTTTCCAAACAAACAATCTGTTCAAACGCTGTTTTTCCAAACAGTTTGGCAAGATTCATTTCTCTCAGTCGCTGTGCATTTACATCTGAGCTTAGACTTGTGATGCAGTGAAATCGATAGCCATGTTCTTCATGCAGGCGTTTCACATAGTACATGGCATCTCTCAAGGGTGGCAAGAACCCAATGGCAGCTGACTCGTTAAACAGTTTGATCAGCTTGCGGCCTTGGTCTTTTGAGATGCCATAGCGGTCACCAATATCGTACACAAATTCGCCGCCGGCCTGTTGTTCGTGCCCGTGCTGTTCCATCCAGATGGCAAATGCATACTCCCAGTTAAGGAGCACGCCATCTGCGTCAACTAGGATCAATTGTTTAGGGTTGTATTTTTTCATAGAGTCTGAGTATTTCGCCTTGTGTGGAAAAAATATTTCCGTTTAGTTCTGTGGTTGATTTTGTGTTAATCAAGTGTACTATATCTCGGGCTTTGTTGTCAAGTTGATTTGATAACCCACCGTCAGGATGCACACCAAAAAAACAAGCAGGAAAGTTCATTGCAAACGACTTCATGATACAAGCATTGGTAAACTTGTTGCCAATGTAATCTGCGTAACCAACATGATTGAGTTTTGGTTGCACAATTAACTCACTCAACATCCAACCAATTTTGGTACTATGATCAATCCGATTGCCCAACGCATGCACAAGATAAAATGGAAATTGACAAGATACAAAATAACTCTGTTGCCAATCTCTAGGATTTTGCACAGTAGATTTTTTAAATTTTGATTCGCTCAACGCTGATGCATTGTGATTGAAAAATACCAAGTCAATATGCTGTAAATTTGGAATGCATTGTCGAATGTTTGCCAATTGCATTTTTTTCCATTCAACTGGTATCACAGTCACGTTGGGGGTGTGGACCCAAGCGTTAGCATTGCTGGTCACAAGATACACATGATAGTCGTGTGCCACAAGTTGTTCAGTCAATTTGGCGCCAAATTTTGATCCGCCGCCCATGATCAAACAAGTTTTCATACTACCAGCTCCGGAAACACCCGGCGCCAATTGGTGCCCCGCAGCTGGTCCAAATGATCAAAATATTTGACATATCCCGAAGGATCAGACTCTACTGTTTCTAATTCTTGTGTACATCTTGCAATATTGAACCAGGAGTTTGATTTGTTTTCAATCAGTCCAGATGTCAACAATTGATTTATCTGTGTGCAAGCAAGTTGCTTGATTGCAGTGGGTGCATGCCTGGCACGTAGATATTGATGTTTGTACAGTTGATTGATTGTGATGTCTGTAATTCCGTGCTCTTGCACAAAATATTTGATAGTATCAGTCAAGTCAGATACACTGCCCACAAACCATACTAGATTTAATCGTATGTCATGACCAAGTGTTTTGATAGTTTTGAGATTGTTAAGAAACTGATTCCAGTTGCCGCCTTGTCTTACATAATTGAATTTATCTTCTATACAGTCTGCACTCACAGTCCAAAGAACATTTTTAAATCGTTTGAGTTCGACAAACACTGAATTAGAGTCAGTGGCTTGACTGATGTTTGAATTGATTCTTATTGGAAGTTCTGTATTGACAAGTTTTTTGAGTAATTTAACATTGTGTTTGATCAACAACGGTTCGCCACCAGAAAGATATATCTCTTTCATGACATACTGATTTTGTTCAATCCTAGCAATAATGTCATCAATATTCTTGTTGTCACTTCGATTGGTTGTTATGCCTTGTTCTTGTGCAATCAAACTGCTTTGAGCCGGATTGCAATACACACATTTAAAATTGCAGGTATTGTCCCAATGTAAATCAACGCCATTAAGTTCAAATGCAGTGATATCTTCATAGTTGATATCAAAGTTTTTAAACATGGGATTATAATGATTGCGTAAATCAAAGTGCTCAGTACCAGTGGTCAGGCGATGACAAGCTGTGCAGTTTTGATTGAAAGTATCTTGTAATAAATCTTGTTTGATTGCCTGTATATCTGCTGACTGTAAGATTTGATCCAGCGGTTGATCATTTATATTGCCAAACGGAATTCCTTTGCTGCAAGTGCGAACAGCACCATCAGAAAAAATTTGAAAATGGTTCCATGGTACTGCACAAAAATGTTTTGACTCTTTGAATAAGAAAAACTTTTTCTTATGGCTCAACAATTTCATATCCATTCTCGTTGAACAACCGTGTTATGGTTGATTCATAGTGTTTCATGTAGTATTCTACAATTTTGTTAAAGTCTCTAGGAACTTGCACTCCGCCCATACTGCACTTCACTACCTCTAGCTTTTTAAAATCAAGAATAACATTGGCAGTGGCATGATCTCTTGTTTTGAGATTTTTGGCCACAGCCATAACTTCATCAATTTGGCCAGTAGGCTTCTTATAGTAGGTCAGGATTAGGTATCTCATTCAATATTACTCAGTTCAATTAAAGTGGCACTCAAGTTGATTTCCTGATCTGCACTCAATGGAATATTCACCATGCCGTTGCGTATGATCACAATGGCTTGATCCTGACGTTCAGGTGTGTCGCCCCACAGATCCAAGTTGTTGTACATCCAAGTAAACACTTCGTCTGCATCGTCCGGGCTGGTGCTTTGTGCAATCAGTGTGCGAGCCTGGCGCACCTGTCCTGCTTTAAACAGTTCAACTGATTTCAGTCTCCAGTCTTGTGTGCCAACATCTGCTCGACCTGGTGGCAACAACGTGCCACTTTGACTGTTGGGCTGTACCAAATTCAAACACTTGCGCAGATCAGGGTATGTTGCTTTGATATACGTGTCCAAGGTGTCCAAATCAAACTCCACACCTTCGGTGACCAACACCGTGGCCACTCGAGCAGTGAACTCTGTGTGATCAGTTTTGATGATATGAAAACTCTGGCATCGACTGTGGATGGGTTTCATGATCTTGCTGGGACTGTTGCAAGTTAATATAAATCTCACAGTTTGTGAGTAGTCTTCCATGAGGTTACGTAGTGCAGGCTGAACTGAGTTCACGTTCATGTAGTCAGCTTCGTCAATCAGCACAACTTTGAAAGTTCCAAATGGCATGGTCTGACAAAAAGAGATCAGCTTGTCTACCCACTCAACCTTGCGAGCTTCCTTGGATCCGTTTGCGTACATCACATCAAATTGATCCACGCCCAGTTCATTGATCAGCAGTTTGGCCAGTGTGGTTTTACCTGTGCCCGGCGACCCCGACAGCATCAAATGTGGAATGCTTTTGTCTCGTATCCATTGTTGTACTTGCTCACGTTGTGCATCATCCACAAACACATAGCCATCGACTGTGCTAGGACGATATTTTTCTACCCATAGTTCTTTCATTAGTATCTGCTTCCTGGTTGTCCGGGTTCATTTGATCCGGTGCATTGTAAGTGGTGATCTGTGGAGTGCGGGCACCGTTTGTTGCCACACGTGGGACAAACAATCATTCTGGTTAGCACCCAGGACCAACCTGATTCTGTTTCTCTGTCCTTGTTGCAATTATAGCAGAAACACTGATAGTTTGCATCCGGATCGGTAAACATCATGTGCGTCCTGGCGGTAGTTTGTTGGTACCCAATTGCCGCTCAAATGAACTTTGTGTTTGTAGTTCATCAGGTAAAGGTGGCGGAACCCAACGCGGCTTGGGTTCTTTTTTGCCAAAAATCTCAGTATGTCTGGCCGCTAGTTCTTCTTGACTGACAGTTGATTGTCGTGGTCTTGATCCTTTGCTCATTTCTTCAGAGCCTTCCACATTTTTTCTTTTTCCAATTGTTCCAGCCACTCTTGTTCACCAGTAAAGGTAGCAGTGTCTTTGAGCATTTCTTCCACAGCAAATTTCACACGATACAAGTCTTGTTTACAAGGCCAATTGTTCCAACCAGTTTCATAATTGTCGTTTGCACCATAGTACATTTTTTGACAGTCAGCAATGACCTTGTCCACGTCCCAGTTGATTATCATGTCAGTTGTGTTGCATATGACTAGGTTTGGCTTCCACGTGAATGGCACCCGAAAATGTTTCATCTTGCGGCTGTTCGTCACTCACCAGCATGATGTCTTTTGGATCTACTCTGCGTAGGGTTTGCTTGCCAGTTTCATCTTCTACTTCAATGCCCCTGGTCCAACGACCATGTGCCACACACACCCATTGTCCCACAGTGACTTCATGTTGTTCTGGACCCACAGCATACACTTGTCCCCAGCGTGGACGGATACCGGTGCTTTTGCCGTTGTCGTTCAGCAACACAATACCACCTGTGGTAAAACGTTCGTCAAAGGTCATGTCAGTCACAATCACTGAATCATTCAGTGGATGGATTTGATTCTTGTTTAATTGATGTGCGGAATATGCTAGTTTCATGGTGATTTCTTGTGTGTCCGGTTGTACTGTCGATTGACTTGTGCTGTCTTGCTGTTAACCACACCGCCGCGATCGTCAACTACATCGCCTCTTGCGTTGACTTTCATATTGCCCACTGCACGAACTTTTTCGTTTTGCAGACGCAATGCGCCCATGTCAATTGATTTTCCTTGAGCTGTTTTATATAAACTTTTTGTCATGATTATCTCCTAAAACAATATTTAACGCAAAAACTCCGCAGGATCTAATTCATAGTATAAACTGTTGATTTGATGCACACCCAATTTGTACAGCACAAAACTGGCTGTACTAGATCCCCGGCCCACGCCCCAAATCAAATTGTTTTGTGTCATTACATCCACAAGGTATTTGAGATAACGCAAGAGATTAAACAAGTCGCGTTCTTGAAACAACAACAGTTCTTCACCACATCGTTGTAGTTCAGCATCTGTAGTGCATAGACTCAGCACATGTTCTGCTATGTCCATTTGCTGATATTGATCACTCATGTACCACCGGCTTTGGCACTCTCGGTCATATTCCTCTGTGGGCATGATGTCCATCAAGTCATTGTAGGCAATTAACTTGGGCACATTGTCCAACATGAGTGCGGCTGTTTCCAGGTCCACTGACGAGTCCACTATCATGCCGTCAAAGCCCGACGGGTCAAACCCACGCATGACTAGGTCAACTAGGTCTGCTTCGTTGAATATCAGTTCACCGTGATTATTTTGCTTCATGCTTGCGAAAGTTGGGATAGATTACAGTATTACCAGTGGGTTCAATGCGATCTTCTGGCCACATGAGGCCATATTCGTGCCAAACATTTGGTGTGACTTTGACCACATTGTCGGGCGTTGATTCTGTTTCCAAGGTATGGTGTTGAACAGAAGGATTGTGCCACCAAGCATCTTCTGCCACTGGCCAGTGTGCAAACACACCAAGATTGTCTTCGTCGTCATGCGAGTACCAAACAGAATCACCCAGCACACTAGAGATATCCAAACTGGTCACAGTCATTCGGCCTTCCATGATAGCATTGAGTTTGCAGTATAACATCATGCCAACAATCTGGTCAACTGGTGCTTCAGGCAGGGTGGTGACATTGGTACCTAGCATTTGAAACATTTCTGCTTTGTCATGATCTGACGGACCAAAGAACACAGTATTGGCCAAGTCGTGATACACAAAGCATTTGAGTCTTTCTAATGCAATGTTACTGCTGGCAGCATCTTCAGTTTGAGTTAGCAAACTCACACTAACTGAATAACTGTTAAGTTGCAACTGGTCTTCGTAGTAGATGCCTGCCAAGAACTCTAGATCATATTGTAGTCGTACATTCATCCGATATTAATTTTGTCTGAAAAGTCGTTATCGCCGGCTGCTTTTTTATAGCTTTCTGCCAGGCGGGCCTGATATGCATTGTAGTATGTTTCAAGGGCCATGCGTATCTGATCGGCAACATGCCCGTTACCAGTTCTTTGTGCCATGCCCAATTTTTTTTGTAAATCGCTCACGGTTTGACTCAGTTGTTCTTGAGTCAAATGTGATATGTCACCGATTAGTGGATGTTCCATAATGCATTATAACATGCATTACCATCAAGGTCAAGCCCAGTTGCCCACAGATATCATCGAACTATTGCCTAATGGAATCAATTTGATGTAACTGTTTGGCAACACAGTTGGTGCGCCGCCGGGTGCCGCCGAATATAGGAACTGTGGTGTGATTGCTGTGGCAGCATTGGTTTTCATAATGCCTTTGAGAGTGATCACAAGGTTCTCAGTGGCCGACGTTGATGCTCCAGTTACCACCAATGCTGTGGTTGATGTGCCGTAGATTCTGCTGACAGCAGTCAATGCAACACCTGTGGATGTGGTAACATCTGCAGTGTATGTAATACTGGTCAACGCACTGGATGCATTGAACAACACGGATGTGGTATGACTGGTAGTACCAGCTGCTCGAGTGATATAATACACCGCTTCAAATTCGTATGTGGTTGACGCAGCAAGACTCACTGCACTTGGAGATGAAAATACTGCTTGTGCTGATGTGGTGTCAGTCAACGTGTTGTTGGACACTTGCACTCGTAAAAATTGACTTTGCAACTGCCCGCGCTGGCTGGCTACTGGTGTTGCGTAAAACACTGTGCCGTCATATTCAAATGCACCGGCTATTGGAGTGGTCAGCAATGATCCAGCTGTAAAATCCAATGCTGCCGCTGATGTTGTGCCGGCGCTGGGATACATGTAACCGTTGATGTTTAGGCCACTGATATTGCCTGTGGCAGTGATCAATCCACCAGTGGTCAAGTTGCCACCAACTACGTTGCCAGTAGAAACTACTCGGCCGCCTGTGATCAAGTTGCCACCTGCTGTGTTGCCAGTAGCAGTGATATTACCAGTAGAAGTTACTGTGGTAAAAGCAGCAACTTTGCCTGCGCCAGTTGCGGTAATATTACCTGTAGCAGTAATGTCATCAGTGTTGATGTCAGCACTGGTAAAGTTGGTCAGCGCACGGTTCAAGTCAAACAGTGTGATGGTACTGCCGCCATCAGATGTGCTAAATGCAAACTCATAATAACCTGTGGCACCAAATGTAATGGTATTGCTCACTCCAGATGTGCCAGGGCTGATGCCTTGAATACCACTCAGCCCCAAACTCACCGCAGCCGGCAGTGTGAGAGTGTGTGCAATGTTGGTGATATTAAACTGTATACGCATGTATCCATACTCGCCCGATATTGGAAAATTTTGGAATGATAAACTGATGCTGCCAGTGGTAGATATAGTTTGATAATGTCCTGTTGCGTAATTAACAGTGAGAGCACCCGAAGTACCAGTTATAGCTACTTTAGTGGCTGCAAAGTCTTTTATCAGGGCAGCATACAACAGATTGCCACCCATATTGTTGTCCAGGGTTTGTCCAGTTAAGGCTGCTTTAAGAATTGCTTTGGCTTGGAGATCGTTAAGTTCGTCTTCAGCATACTGGAAATTCTGCTTGGTGTTGGTAAAGTTATCGCGGAATCCTTGACTGTTGTTGTCTTGTCCAGCTACAGGATATGATCCGTCAATGTTGTTTGGGTTAATATTACTTGCCATTTTTTGTCCTTGTTAAGCCAAAATATTGGCTTTGGGAAATACGAGATATTTATCTGAGCGGTCTGACGGATCGTACATATCCACTGGTTCGATAAATTGCAAACTACCTTGATCAAATATTGTTTCTGTGCTAACCACAGTGGTAGCAGTGATCAAAGGCAGCCATTTTACATAGATTAGATCCTGCGGTGCATTGCCAGGTCTATAGAGGTATGTGCCACCAGTGTATTTTTGCCCTTGCGTGGTGGTCACATAATCATTGGTCACAGTTTGCGTGTATTCTGTTAGGTTTACAATGTAGTTTATGGCTTCGGCATTCATGACTCCGGTAGCAGTAACCAAATTTACTGTGGGCCCACCTTGAACATTGCTAATTGCAAATCGATTGTTGCTTGCGTCTATTGACACAATGTAATACAGTTGATCACTGCTGATGCCGCCAATCAACGTTCCGGTAAAATAAATTTGATAATTTATACCAAGCAACCCAATGCTACCAGTGGTAATCCAATTTCCAATGCTGGTGGTTGCTGTACAAATTATATCTCCGCCGGTATTTTCAAGATTCACAGTGTACATGCTCATACGGTCATTGCCATAATTTGCAGTCATGGTGCCTGCCGCTGTGCTCAACGTCACAGCAGTACTGGATCCTGCTGTGGCTGTAACTGTAAACGCTCCATAATAAACAGTCATAGATCCCGAAGCTGAACTCAATCCCAATGCTGATCCGCCTAGAGTTTCACTGACTACAATTGTGGTTGCTGTAGGAACGTCAACCACATAATAGGGTTTGGGCAGTCCAGTGGCGGCGTATCGAGAAATATTTCCAAAAACTGTGCCGCTGAACCAAACTTCATCACCTATTGCAAACGGAGTACTGCTAGACACAGTGATTCGATTTGACCCTGTTAAAGTAGCACTAGCGGTAACGTTGCTCACAGTTCTTACATAGTATACCTCTGTTTGTGCATTGCTATTTTCATTGTCAATGCCACCAAACGTGGTGCCAGTGAACCACACTTTGTCTCCAACTGTCATGCCTAGTGTACTGTCGCAAGTAATTACGTTTGTGGAGGCAGTTGTGGCTGTGCAGGTTTGTGCATATCCTTCATTTACCAATGGACCATAGTCATAAGTTCCTGGAATGGCCACAGCTGAGCTTGCGGCGCTGTCAAACCCTTCTTCGTCAAAACTGTCAATGTTGTTGGACCAAGCCTGGTTGAGATCACTGTAGTTGCTGCCAGGTGATCCACTGTAGCCTTCTTGTTTGACAAATATTATTATGCTGCCATCTTCCAAATACACCTCAGCATCAGGCGCAGGGAAGCTGCCAATTATGACTTCGGTAGTACCATCTATACCACCTAGGGCGTTGATTTCGGCCAAGGTGCGACCGTTAACATCTGCAAATGCCAGTTCAGTTGCGCCGTTCACTAGACCAAGATCAGTAAATCCAGTGGTGTTCACACGATCAAACGTGGTAAGATTTGGTTGCGGAGTCCAGTCTTGTGTGGTAGTGTCCCAGTTACGGCTTAGTGTTGCATCAAGCTCATATCGATCAACTTTGAAATCAATTTTGTTCAGTTGATTGCCAAAGTATTCTTCAAGGTAATATGCAATTTGTTTGCTGCGATTTGGTTTGGCATAACAGATCACCCAGGCAGGTGTAAATCCCAACACACGACCATTGGATTGTTTGGAAGTCATCCACAGTGGTAGTTTGGTAGAAATTTGCCCCACAACATCAATCACTTGATCTCTCATGTTGATCAAACTGTTGGGATACACTGATGTCAATTGTGTGCTGCCATCTAAGGGATCTATAATAGCATACGGCAGTGTTACTATCTTGTTAACACTTTGTCCACTGGCATTCACTAGATTGTCAATAATTTTGCTGTAAACCACTTCGTATACAACTTCACCAGTGACTGGATCAACTGCTTGTGCAGTAGAAATTTCACCAAGCACTAGATTTTTCCAATAGTGATTTAAATACAGACTTTCCACATAAGTTGAAAAACTGTCAGGAGCAAGTCCAAATGCATGTTCGTATTTCACACGAGTGCTAAGTCCAAAGTTAGGATCGTCTGGGCGAAATATATAGTCAGGAACAAAAATATCTGTATTGGTCAGCAGTTGTCTGAGTAACGCACGATCATTCTGTGGAGGCATAGCCAACACAAAGAGATTTTGGTAGGGTTTGTTGTACTCTCTTATCACTCGAACTGTGAATGTTTTAAACACAGAAATCACGTCTCTTGTGCCAGTGGGTGCCATGACTACTGAGAGGTTTGCTCCTGATCCTGCACCTGTTATTGTGAATGTTGCTGGGCTAGTATATCCAGCACCTTGTTCAGTAATTGTCACAGCAGTAATTGCTCCTGCGCTTGCAGTCAGTGTACCTTCTGCTTGAACCGCAGTGGCACCAATTGGAGTACTAAATTCTATAGTTGGCGAACTGTAACCAATGCCGCCGCTGTTGACAATAACTTCACTGACTTTGTATATAATTTGTTCAGTGTCTTCAGCATAGGCATTTACTGTGAATGTAAACGAGCTGTCCCAAGTGGTTTCTTGAGTGCCTGATATGGTGCTTTGGCTGCGATCAAATGTGGTTTCTCCTAAGTCAATAGCAAACGTATTAAATGTAACACGGCCTGCTATTTCTCCTGACGGCAGCAATACTAGACCTTGTGGCAACTCATTGAATGCGCCACTCTTGAGTCTGTACAGTAGTTCTACGCCACCACGATTCACAGCTTCAACTTTGAGCAAGCTGGTTGATCCATTTTCTATTGATCCAAGATCGCTTGGAGTGAGCCAGGTAACTTCGGCATCAACTGCTCCTGAGATAGTGAGTGTAAATGGATATAACTGACTTTGTGGAATGTCAACTGGCACGCCTTTAAGTTCGCCAGTGGCAGTTGACAGCGTAATGGGCGATCCAACAATGCTGGTAGCAATTTGGAAAGTGGTAGTGGTTGGAATGGCCACAACATAATATGTGGTGCCAGCAGTGATTCCGCCAAAACTGGTTCCTTCAAAAACCACTTCGGCACCAATATAAAAATCTGCTCTTGCAGTACTGTTGCAAGTTATTATGTTTGTGCCAGCTGTGGTTGCTGTGCAAATTACACTTTTTGCCCGTACCTGAATATTAAAACTGTAGGTTACTTCTGTAACACCTTGATCAGGAATAAAGCCATAATACCATCCTGAGTTTGGATCCAATGTCAATCCTGGTGGTAGTCCAAACCCTTGATTGACCGAAATGACGTAGTCAAGTTCGTCTTTGTCGTAGTCTTGTCCAATGAATCTGTATGCATAGTAATTGTCTCCTCGAGCAATGCCAAGATCGCTAGGATCATAATTCAACAAGAACGGAGCACGTTCGGGAGTTTCATCAGCAGTAACAAACACCGAGTCAGCAGTAATGTATGTGTCATCAGCCACAAGGTCTTCACGATTGTAAACAAATATAGTGAATGTTCTTATGTTGCTGGTTTTACCATCAGTGATTTCCAATGTAAATTGATAGTTACGACTCACTGCTGCACTGATAAAGTCAAAAGGTACTGTGGCTATAGGTGTGAGGTCGTATCCTGGAGTTTCGTCTTCGTTGGGTGCAGGTGCAATATATCCTGAAATCAATCCACTGGTGCTCAGTCGCAATCCTGGCGGCAACTCACCAGCAATTTTTCTAATTATCACAGCCTCATTGTTATCAGTAGTGGTGTATTCAATTTGCAATTCAACTCTATCGCCATCATAGTATTCACCAACCACACCGTTGATTGGAGTGCTGGTCATTGACTGGCTGATACTAACTGCGTAGGTACCAGTTCCGCCCACACCGTTGATTAGCCCAATGATAGTGGTACCTACTTCGATGCCAGGCCCTTTGAGACTCATGCCCAGTTGCACAGTTCCAGACACCAATGAAGTAACGTTTAGTGTGGTTCCTGAAATGCTGCCAATAAAGCTCGCAGTATTATTGTCTGCAAACGCACCAGCAGGAGTCACAAACTCTGGAATATCATTGCCACTCACAGTAATTTCAAACGTTCGATCTGCAATACGGTCAGGAACTTCGATGCCGTTTACCATTTTTTCTGTATATGCTCTTAGCGTAAATTTACTGGTAACATCCTCGTTGACTTCTGTAGGAACACCTTGTAAGCTGGCAACAGCCTGCGGAACTCCAGCAATCAATCCAGTGGCACTGCATTGAACACCTGCTGGCAGTGTGCCAGCAATCATTCTGTAGTACAATGGTTTGTACAGTCTGGCTACCAGCAAGCCAGTAGCAGTGGTCAATGCTACAGCAGTGGTGGCAGTGGCAGTGGTTGCAACAGAAAATTGTGTTGCGCTGTTGATTGTAAAAACATAGTATTGTGCCAGTTGCGTCAACCCACCAAAACTAGTACCATTAAAAACAATAACCTGACCAACTATCATACCAGTGGTGCTGTCGCAAGTTATGAGATTGGTAGTAGCTGTGGTAGTAGTACAAGTTATTGGGTCGCCCACTGGTGGTGTGGTTGCCCGCATGGACTGCTGGTAAAATACACCTTCGGGTATGACCCCTAGGTCGCCTGCTGGAGTGATCCAAGTTGGTTGTGCCATATGTTATTTCTTAAGCTATTTGGTCCCAAGCAGACCCGGTCCATAATCTCAAAGCGCCAAAGCTGGTACTGTAATAAAGTTGGCCTGTAACAGGGCTTGCTGGATCGCTAGACGCAACGGGTATAATCATTCTGGATGTGGCCTGTACATTTCCACCGGTGACATTCCCAGCACTTGTCTCACCTGTGACACTTAGGCTAGTCAGTGTTCCTACAGAAGTAATATTGGGTTGTGCCGCAGTGGTCACTGTACCAGCAGTGGTAGCAGAAGTAGCAGAAGTAGCAGTGGTAGCAGATGACGCACTGGCTGCAAAAATAGCATTGGCTACTGATCCAGTAACATTAGCACCAGGAATGAAAGACAAGCCAGCGCCTGAGCCAATGAATAGAGCTGCCACTACGTTAGCAGAGGCTGAAATAGTAGTACCACTGATTACATTGGCGCCGGTGATATTACCAGTAGCGCCTGTGGTAACAAATCCGCCACCAGTGACATTACCAGTAACGGATAAATTGGCCAATGTGCCTAATTGTGTGATGTTGGTCTGTATTGATGTAGTTAGTAATCCGCTGACCTGGGTTGCTGAAACATTATTGGCAATCACATTTCCTAACGCTGACAAGTTGCCAGATGCTGAAACACTACCGCCGGTGACAATATTGGCACCATTGATGTTGCCAGTCACTAGCAAATTATTGGTTATTTTATTAAATTGCAATCCAGATGTGGCATTGGCTGTGTTGTTGTCATTGAACAGCACAAACGTATTACCGCCAGGTGCTGTCAAATTACCTGTGACGGTAGTAGCTATAATATTACCCACAAACAACGGTGCAATAACATTGGCAGCAGCAGAAATCTGACCAGTAGCGGTGTAATTGCCACCACTGATGTTTGCAGCTGAAGTAATGTTTCCAGTAGCAGTGACCAATCCCACAGTGGTTACATTACCACCAATCACGTTGCCTGTAGAGCTAAACACGCCAGATGAATACATGCTACCACCTGTAACAATGTTGCCACCAATCACGTTGCCTGTACTTGATACTACCCCGCCGGTGTTTATGTTGCCGCCGGTGACGTTACCTGTGGATGTGATTAGTCCACCTGTGGTTAAGTTTCCACCAATCACATTGGCTGTCACGCTGACAGTTGTGCCAGTGTGATTTGTAGCAGAAATATTTCCGCCAATGATGTTACCGGTAGCCGTGATCAACCCAGCAGTTCGTATGTTTCCTCCAGTTACGTTGCCTGTGCCAGAAATAGCGCCAGCAGCTTGCACATCACCTGTGGCGCTGACTGTGCCCTGTGCGTCAATGTTGCCCACAACTAAATTTCCATAGTTGTTGACAGTAACAACTTCACTGGCAATAGTAACTTGAACTGCGGCAATCAATTTGTCTGCAGAATTGTCGTAACCAATAAATGCTGATCTTTCAGCTGTGGTAAAATACCAAAGTTGTTCACCACGGTCCTTACCATCATTGGTTACCAATGGTTGATTGTTTGCAGCTCTACCAATACCAATGATTGGATCCTCAACTGCTAGAGTGGTAACATTGGTATATTCTGTGTCGCCTGACACAGTTAGGTTACCAGCAATTACTGCGTCACCGCCCACAATAAGACCCGCCGAAGTCACAACATTGGCACCATTTACATTGCCTGCGGTAGAAATATTGCCGCCAATTATGTTACCACTTATGGTAAACACATTGGAAGTCTTGTCAAAAGTCATTCCAGCACTGGCGTTGGCCAAACCATTATCATTAAAAAGAACTTGTGTGTTTGATCCAGCAACTGAAAGATTTCCAGATATGTTACCAACCACATTGCCAATGAAATTTGGAGCAGTTATGTTACCGCTTGCTGTTACAGTTCCACCAGTAAGCAAGTTGCCACCAGTGATATTGCTCACTGCACTCAACGTGGATCCTACCACCACACTGTTCACAATGTTTGCAGATCCCAACCCAATTATGTTGTTACCAGTGACGTCGCCTGTGGCACTAACTTGACCAGCTGTTCTTAAATTACCGCCTGTGACGTTGCCACTTGCGGATATAATAGTGCTGGTGATGTTGTTGGTTGAGCTGATGTTGTTGCCAGTTACGTTGGCATTGGCAACTATATTGGCGCCAGTTATGTCTCCGCTGGCAGTGATTGTGCCACCAACAGATATCAATCCAACAGTAACAAAGTTGGCGCCAATGATGTTACCTGTTGCTGATACAGTTGCACTGGTTGACAAGTTGTTACTGGTAATATTTCCTGATCCACCAAGCGCATTGCTTACCACCAATGAATTTAAATCACCAAGCGTGGTCAAACTTGAGTTGATCACGTTAGCACTGAGTGTGGTTCCTGTAAGCAACGCAGCATTTGAACTAACGCTGATGCCTGTTAATTGACTGCCGTTACCAATGACGTATGCACCTGTAACGTTGCCTGCGGCACTGATTGTGCCAGTGGCCAACACACTACCTGACAAAATTGCACTGTCACCTATTAAATTGCCAGATGCATTCACAATACCAGTGTTTATGTTTTGTGAAATAATATTGCCAGATGAAGAAACTACTCCAGCTGTGGTTAGGTTCCCGCCAACCACATTTCCAGTAGCAGTGAGATTGGCCAGTGTGCCAACTGTGGTAAAACTGGCCGAAGTTACGTTGGCACTGAGTACATTTCCAGTCAATAATGCTGCATTGGCCTGGCTAACCACACCAGTAAGTTGACTGCCGTTACCAATATAAAATCCGCCGGCGCTGATGTTGCCAGTGGCACTGATTGCTGAGTTTGCTAATAATGTGCCTTTTACTGTGGCACCTGTGCCCGAAACAACCAGCACGTTTGCAACGTTGGCTGCACTCACACTAACTGTTGAATTTTCAACAATTTGAATGTTTGAAGTACCGTTAGCAATGCCCGAAATACCACCAATATTGTAGAGTTCTGTAAAATTGTCATTGACAATTGTGAACGCTGTTCTCAGTGGTGATCCGGTGCCGTCGTTGGCAGTATTGCCAGTATCAATAAATTGTTGTGCCATAATCCAGTCCTAGTAAGCTATTTACCAAAACTCTGTGCACCGCTAAATACACCAGCTCGGAGTAAACAATGTCATATATCATCAATAACAGCAGAGGACAAACAATTGCTGTGGTCCCAGACGGCACTATTAACACCACTAGCACTAGTTTGAATCTAGTAGGTCGTGCTGTGTCTAGTTATGGCACGGCAGAAAACGAAAACTATGTGTTTTTGTTGGAAAACTTTGCCAATGATACTGGACCATTGCAACCAATTTTAGGACAACTTTGGTACAATTCCAGTACTGATGTTATTTCTGTATACAGTTCTGGCAATACTTTCACTGCATTGGCCAGCCAAGATTATGTGCAAGCTCAAAAAATCAGTCCTGCTTTTACTGGAGTTCCCACAGCACCCACAGCCGCTGCCGGCACAGCCAACACACAATTAGCAACCACTGCATTTGTTTCCAACAGTCCACAATTAAGTGGCGTGCCCACTGCTCCTACTGCTGCGGCTGGCACAGCAACCACACAGATTGCAACCACAGCATTTGTTTCCAACAGTCCACAATTGAGTGGTGTGCCCACAGCACCCACTGCCTCATCGGGTACAGCAACCACACAGATTGCAACCACAGCATTTGTAACTGCTGGACCAGCCTTTGCAGGCATACCCACTGCACCAACACCAGCAAATGTGTCTAACAACACTCAATTGGCTACCACTGAGTTTGTGCAAAATCAAAAAGACAGTCCAGCGTTGGTTGGGATTCCCACTGCGCCTACCGCAGCCGCTGGAACCAACACTTCGCAGTTGGCCACTACTGCTTTTGTTCAAGGCGAAAAAGTAAGTCCAGCATTTTTGGGAGTGCCCACAGCACCAACCGCAGTGGTAGGCACAGCCAACACTCAATTGGCCACCACTGGGTTTGTTTACAGTGTAACTGGTAACTTGGGAACAGCCAGTCAGCAAAATGCCAACGCTATTGCAATCACTGGTGGAACAATAACAGGTATCACTCCACTGGCTATTATTGATGGCGGCACCGGCGGAAACACTGCTGCCACAGCTAGATCCAGTTTAGGACTTGGATCAGTATCACAACAAGATGCCAACGCAGTTGCAATTTCAGGTGGCGAGATAACTGGCATTATTGACTTGGCAGTGGCCGATGGCGGCACTGGGGCAAGTACCGCAGCTGGCGCCAGAACCAATTTGGGACTAGGAACAATATCCACACAAAATTCCACTGCTGTAAACATCACAGGTGGTACAATTACAGGCATCACTCCATTGGCCATAAGTGCAGGTGGTACTGGGGGATTCGACGTTGTTTCTGCTAGAGACAATCTTGGACTTGGTACTATTGCTATTCAGCAGTCCAATGCAGTTGCAATCACTGGTGGTGCAATTGAAGGTGTAACCATACAAAGTTTAGCAACACCATTGCCTATTGCCAGCGGCGGAACTGGTGCAACCAGTAATGTTAATGCTCGAATTAATCTGGGTCTTAACAGCATGGCCACACAGGCTTCTGACAATGTCACTATTACTGGTGGTCAAATAAGCGGTATCAGTGCTATTGCAATTGTATCTGGCGGAACTGGCGCAACCACTGAGGTGCAAGCCAGAACCAATTTGGGCCTTGGTACCATGGCCACTCAAAATTCGTCAAACATCACCATCACTGGCGGTACCATCACAGGCATCACTCCGTTGTCAATTGCACAAGGTGGCACCGGTGCATCAGACTCGGCCGGCGCTAGAAGTAATTTGGGATTGGAAACTGGTGCTACCACAAACGTAGGCACCATGGCCACTCAAAATGCCAATGCAGTAACTATTGAAGGCGGTTCTATTACTGGTATCACTCCATTGACAATTCCCAATGGCGGTACCGGAGCGTCCACAGCAGGCAATGCTAGAGCAGCTCTTGGCATTCCTGATTTCCCACTGTCTCTTCTAAATGGTGGTACAGGTGCCACCACTGCGGCCGGTGCAAGAACTGCATTGCAGTTAGAGTCTGGCGCTACTACTACAGTAGGGACAATGGCCACTCAAAATGCCAATAGTGTGGCCATCACTGGCGGCTACATAACTACATTGACTGCACCAATACCTATCGAATCTGGTGGAACAAATGGAGCCACAGCAGCAGCCGCAAGAACAAGTCTAGGGGTTCCTCCATTAACTAGAGCTATCAATACAGGCAATGGGCTGGCTGGAGGCGGCAACTTGGCATCTGATCTCACACTCAGTATTGCAACAAACAGCAATGGCTATGGTGTAAGATACATTTCGTTTGATCTTCCAACTGGTGGTAATGACGGCGACGTTTGGTATCAAATTTAATATATGGCAGAAGTAATAAGAGAAGCAGGGTACACTGGGTTTGTCCAGAGATTGACCTGGGTGCATGGCAACGCTGTGCCTGTGACTGCATACTTGTGGGGCGGTGGTGGTGCAGGCGGCGCTAGGGCGCCAACTGGGTCATTTACAACCAGTTATCAAGGCGATATTCAGCAGGATCCTTGGTTTGGTCCACTGATACCAAATAAATCTGGTTATTATGAACTTGGTTATAACGTTTTTAACGAAGGACCAGAAACCTATTACCCAATAGCATGGGTTGTGGTAATAAATGGAATTATAGTTTATGGTTCTCCAGTTCCGCCACCGCCACCTGCACCAAATCCAGCCAGACTTAATAATCCACCACCCACAATCCTGGCTAACCCAACAACGTTTCAAGGCGTAACAATATACACACAAAATGGAGTACAGTCTCCGTATTTTGTGAAAGTTTACGATTTTGATTATACCACGTACACAAGTGGCGCAGCAGTAGGCGGCACCGGCGGCGGCGGTGCGTATGCACAGGTTAATTTTACCATCAACGAAGGTGACATACTTGATGTTGCAGTAGGACAAGGTGGTGGTGCCGGCGGCGTCACTGCATTGGCCTCTGGAATAACACCAGGCGGCGAAGCTGGTGCTGGTTTACTTACATCGAGTCTTTTTAACACTGTTACTAACACTGCCTCCCCACCTGTTTATCGTGAATTCAGTCCGACCTACTGCACATTTTTAAACAATTACGGAGTTTGGGTAGACCCGCCTTCGGCATCAGTGTTTGACAGAACATATACCGTGGCATTTCCGTCGACTGGCAACTATCAATTTACCATATGCTCTAATGGACGAGCAGATTTTTATGTAGATGGTGAATTTGCGGCATTCAGTTATGATCCACAAATTCCCTGGACTGTGGGAGTTATTGTTACAGCTGGCAATAGAACTATTAGAATAGTGTCAACTGCTGCTACCGGCAAACGAGGCGCCGTTGCATTAGTTATTGGATCTGGTGTTAATTATGCCGGTGCCCGGGGCGGTGATGGAATAGCAGGTGGTGGCGGAGCCGGGGGTGGCGGCGGCGCTACAATAATTTTAAAGAATGATGTGATAATTGGTGCAGCCGGTGGCGGAGGCGGAGGCGGAGCTGGTGGTATCACCAGTGCAGGTGCTAGTGCTCCGGGCGCACGCGGTCAGAATGCCGCAGGATTTTTTGCTGGTCAAAATGGCACCAGCAGAGTGTATTATAATGGCGGTGGCTGCGGCGGAGGCGGTGGCGGCATCACAGGTGGCCGTGGTGGTGCATCCCCAGGTGCAGGCGGCGACGGCGGCACATCAGGATCATTTGGTGGCAGCACTGGAATTGAAGTGCAAAATCCTTCGGGTAGAACTCCTGGTGGCACAACCAACATTTATTATCGAGCAGGTGTTGCATTAGGTGGACAGTCTCAAGCCGTTGTTGGCAATCTTGAAGGAAATGGCAGAAACGGCTATGCGGTATTTGTGTTTGAAGTGCCGGACATACATGTAAAAACTGCTGGCACATGGAATCCAGTGACCAAAACTTTTGTAAAATATACTGGACTATGGCGCTTGGCTAAGAAAAAATTTATAAAAATAAACGGCGAATGGGTACCAACAATTGCATCAACCAGTCCGGTGTTTGCAAATTATCTTGGCCTTGGAACAAATCCATTGCCAGCAGATTTTGAAGAATTACCACCACCTCCTCCACCAAGTGGCGGCGGAGATGGGTATGGCGGTTGGGACGGTGGTGGAGGAGGTGGTGGTGGCAAAGTGATCTGTACAGCACTGTACGAACTTGGCTACATGGAAAAAGAAATATTTGAATACGACCAAGCCTATGGTTTATGGTTGTATCAAAATGATTTTGTGTCTTATCGTGGCTACAGAGCCTGGGCTGATGTACTTGTACAATATGTCAAAGGGCAAGGTCGACCCATGTTGCCTAAATTGTTATTCTGGAAAACCGCTGATGAACAACAACGATTGAGTCAGCAGTTGGCCATATCACTAGCACGAGTCATCGGTGGCGCATTCTCTAAAGAAATTGCTCGACGTGCTGGGCACAACATTCCATTCAGCATTGGAGGATGGGCATGTGTGACTGTGGGTCTTGCAGTTAACAAAGCCATTGGTTATATTGTAAAGAAAATTAAAAAGACCAGTACTATTGATTACAAGGAATAATATGTTTACCATACAAGAACTTACACAGAAATTTCATGCGCTTGATGACAGCACAAAAGACAAGGTGTTTGAACAGGTGACCAAGAACGCAGCTCAGTATAATGAAATTATACCCAACGTCCCATTATTTCTTTACATACTGCAAGGTGATGGTGGTGTTCCTGTGTGGGCCAAAAACAGTTCAATTCTGTTGCAGTATAAGGCTTGGGCATCAAACCCAAAAAATCGATCTAAACTGCAAAGCTAGATCCACAACCACAGGTTGAAGAAGCCTGTGGATTGTTGATTACAAAACTGGCACTCATCAAATCTTCTTTGTAGTCAATTGATGCGCCGTTGAGATATTGCATGCTCATAGCATCCACAACTACCTTGACTTCATCATATGCAAAGTCAAAATCATCTTCGTTTTTGGTTTCTTCAAATGTGAATCCATAACTGAATCCTGAACAGCCGCCGCCCTGCACAAACACTCTGAGCATGAGATTAGGGTTATTTTCTTCAGCAATCAGTTCGCGTAATTTTGACACAGCACCAGTTTCTAAATTCATTATAGTCTTTCGTTGCAAACGTCCCAGTTGATTATCTTCCACACGTTGTTGAGATAACCTTCTTTGTCCGCTTGATAATCTAACGCCCATGCATGTTCCCACCAGTCTACCAAACAGCAGATGTCTGTGCGTACAGCATGATTGGCGATGGTCTTGATGTCACCACCAGTACTCAAATACACCCAACCTGATCCTTGGATCTTCATGGCAGTTTCTTTGAACTGCTCCTTGAAGTCTTCCCAAGTTTTAAATTTTTCTTCTATCAACGCGAGTACTGCGCCGCGGGGACGGTTGGTAGCTTTAGGAGCCCTAAGCTGAGGGAAGAACTTATTGTGTAAAAAACTGCCAGCACGATTAAAATCCGCATTGCCTTCTCCTGCGTTGTAACGCTTTGCATAGCCTTTGGCCAAGTGGTCAAAGTGATAGTCTATTGTGGCTCGGCTCATCACAGGCTCAAGATCCTTGATGCCGTAGGGCAAAGGAGTGGTTTCCAGTTTTGCCGGACGTGTGCTTGCTTCTACAAGATTGATGTGATTGCGAATTTCCATAAACTTATTTATTTTGCAATGTCGGCAATTTCTGCAATCTCAGTTATTTCGCCAGTGTAAAAAAACACCAGTTTTTCGTTAGGGGTTTTATAACAACTTTTTTGTGGGTCCACCCAAGGTACTAGTTTTTCTAAATCCAGTGGTTCTTCAATGTTGTAGACCCATGCTTGTACAGGTTCGTTTTTCAATCTAACTGAATCTCTGTTCCACTGCCCCAACAACATGCCATAACTAAAACTCCACTCTTGTGGTTTTCGATGCACAAAATTTACTTTCCAAACTTCTGGATTGTATCTAATCAATGGCACAGTTTCTTCAGTGCAATGCACTTCGATGGTGATGGGTGTGGGTTTTTGTTCAGTCCAGTCTTTACAAAAACGACGCCACCAGGTTTGTATTTGCATGCCCGTGGCCAACTGTGTTTGTAAAAACTGAGGAATGTATTCTGGATCGTATTTGGTATGACGAACAATTGTACGGTCCAGGCGCATTTGTTGAGCCACATCATCAAAATGCATTTCTATTCCATGGTCAACATTGTCTAGTCCCAACATCTGTTCAAAATGTTCAGTTGACTCGATCAACGTACCAGGTCCCCATTGCGTAAAATTTGATTTAGGAGTACCGTACACAATTACTGGAATATTTTCAGCTGGCAATCCATTCAAGATCAACGCTGCCAGTCGATTGTTGCCCACAGTAACATCGCCGGTGTCACACATCACAAATGGAGGAAAGAAAAACTTTTCTCGGCGGTACTTGTATGTCATGTCGTTTATTTTGCTAATTTTTCTTGACGCATCAGCATCATCAGACTCTATTGCAGTTTTGACCACACTGTTGAAACAAGTTTCTACATATGAATCATAAAACGCCTGGGGAATCCCAGTCAAATAATACATTTTGAGATCAGGCATGGTTTCAAGCCAGCCGGTTCCATATTTGCGAACTATGTAGCTTGGACCGTTTTTTTGATCGGTAAGATATTGTATGCTTTCTTTTACTGACATTATTGTTCCCTCTTTGTTGGCATTAATCGATAACCTAGACCTTTGACAAATTCCCATGACATTGAGTCTGCTTCAAAGTCTTCTCGCATGGCTGTGCCACCATGCAGTTTGCAAAAACTATATTCTGTTGCGTAAAAATTCATTCCAGTAAAATAACTTATGTTTGCTAATCTTTCAAGCCCCAGGCCATGATTGTGAGTACACATCTGCCAACTGTGCCCGGCCACTATCCAATGTCTACAAGGCTCCGGTAACAAGGAAGTGTGATGTAAAAAATCAACATCATTGTTAAAAAAAATACTTTGTTCGTTGTCTAACAAATATCGTTGCACAAGATGTGATGTTTGCTCATGTTGTCCTGAACTTTTTAAGATATTTAATGCAACCCAAAGATCTGCGTCTGTTGGTGTTTCTGTTGGATTGTTTCGTAGATCATTATTGTAAGTCCAACAGTACCGCTGAAAAGTGTTACGCAGACTCCGATCGTTCCAGTCAAATCGATTGTGTGTTAGGCTGTTGACTATACATTTGAAATTGTATTCTCGCAACTGATGTATGAGATTTGCATAAAAATAGTCTTTAAAAAATTGCCCGCCTGCAGGCTCCCAACAATCCAACAAGATCAATCCATCTACAGTTGGTATTGTGTTGGTTTTTGAAACTATCATTTGCGTCTTGTGATACGACCTCGTGATAGATCGTATGGGCTGAATACAATTTCTACTCGATCGCCAAGAAGAACTTTGATGTTGTTGGTCCGCATACGCCCTGACAGGTATCCAATCACCACATTATCTATGCTATCTAATCTGATGCGAAACATAGCGGCAGGCAAAATCTCCTCTACTGTTCCTTCCATACTGATTGTTTCTTCTTGTTTGGCCATATAAGTGTTTACTTATTCGAATTTCAATTCCGCAGTGATCTTCTTCAGTCGATCAAAACGGAAACTGCGCCATTCTTGTTTTTCTAGGTCAAACACACGAAGGCTATGTGGATCAGGTTCCTTGCGCGGTTTTTTGCTTTCTTTAACAATACCATCCACTGGTAATACTGGAGTTATTGCAGCTGAGGGAATGAAATCCCAGTTGAGTGTGCAAAGCATTTCGCGATCGGTGCCATCTGCTTTGACAAAGGTCACTTTGATGGTACTTTTTTGTAGCAGGCTCTTGATCCAATCACGGATGATGGCCTTGTTGACATCATCTGCCTCTTGATATTGTGTGCCTGGCGCTCCCTTGAGCAGTCGCACCACTTCTTGTTTTTCCCATGTAGCCATATCCATTTGGAGTTCTCCTCTATAAGTTAATTGACGTTTTTTCTTCATGCTAAAAATTTTGTCAATGCCAGCACCACATTGGTACCACCAAATGCAAAGCTGTTGTTCAAACACACATCTTGTTCATGCTCAACAACCTCAGTTGGTAGGTACACACCTTCAGGAATTGCAGGATCAGGATCAGTTAGATTCCAATTGGGAATAATTTGATTTGTTTTTAGCACAGCCAAACAAGCCAGCAGTTCCATGGCTCCAGAGTTGCCCAACAAGTGCCCGTGCAGTGCCTTGGTTGAACTGATGGGAACGCCACTGCCAAATACTTTTTGTATACTACTTAATTCAACCAAGTCTCCAACAGGTGTGCCTGTGCCATGTGCGTTGATATAGGTCACACGACTTGGATCAATACCATTCAGTGCAGATTGCATGGCAGAGATCTGACCTTGTTCACTGGGCTTGGTTAGAGTTTCGCTGCCACAACTGATACCATATCCCACAATTTCTGCATGTATCACAGCATTTCGAACCAGCGCATGATCCAAACTTTCTAGAACATAAACAACACTGCCTTCGCCCAAGATGATGCCATCTCGTGTGGCACTGAATGGTGCAGACTTTGTGCCCATGGCCCGCATGGCCCGCCATTGGTCCACTAAAATGGGACTGAGGCAAAATTCGGCGCCGCCGGCTGCCATAACGCTGACCTCGCCATGTTTGATGGCTTTGTATGCTTCTCCAATAGACACACTGCTGGAAGCACATGCCGCTGTGTGTGTGAACACAGGACCTGTGATGTTGTCTTTTGACGCAATAAAACTGGCTGCGCCACTGCTCATTGATGATACCAAACTGTTTGGACGCACTCGACCTTTATCCTGGAATTCAAGAATGGTGTTGTTCACTTCGTAGGCAGCACCTGCGCCTGTACCAATGTAAACACCATCCACACTGGTTTTTGCATCTGCTTTTGCTTGTTGGTATGCCAGCATGGTGGCGCGAGCAAACAAACTTGTGGCCGCAGTATCATAACGATCAAATTGATCATTGATGTTGCTGTGTCCTAATCCAACCTTGGCAGTGTTGGCCTGGAGAGTTTCACTAAAAATGATGCCTGATGTTCCTGCATACATGGCAGCAACAACTTGATCATAACTATTGCCCAATGGAGTAATGCAACCCACTCCTGTAATAACTACTCTATTCATGTTTTGATCAGTCGAATAAATTGTGCCGCATAGTCAACTTCCCACCACTGCTCACGTTGATTCCACCGTTGTGGATTGGCATGATGATTGTTGTGCCATTCTCCAATGACTAGGGCTAGATAGCTATTTGAACTGGTATCCTTTGTGGCATGATTCTGATAGGTGGTCAAACCGTGAGTGTGACACACGGTGTTCACAAAACCCATGGCCAACAATGCTCCTGCATTAGCAATACTATAGCACAAAAACAATACGGGGTCAATGGCCAATAGCACCAATGCAAACGTCAAAACAATCAATGCGTAATAATTGTGAGTGAACTTCATCCAAGGATCTCTTAGATCTCTAATGCCATCCCACATGCTGAGATTGGACAAGTTCCAATTGAACAGTATCACATTGAGAATTCCAATGTCTGGAGCATGTGGATCTTGTGCAGTGTCTGTGTGTACATGATGGGCTCGGTGGATGATGGAATAACCAACTGGTGACCCAAAACAGGCCAAACAAGAACTCACACACAAAAATGCATGCCAAAACGGAGTGACTGTGTAACTGCGGTGTGAGAAGTATCTATGCAATCCTGCATGGTGTGAGATGAACAACAAAAAACTGTAAAAGAACACAAGGTATATTGCGTACCACCAATGCCATTGATATACCAATACTGGTATGCCCAGCATCGCAACAATCAATTGAACTGAGAGAACCTGTTTGGTTCTGTCAGGATCACCTTGCCAAATCATTTTTTAACACGATTGACCGGATCGTTCACAGCTTCGGTCAAACTGTCAATGATTTCTGCCAAGTTAGCTGGCTGACTCATGTCAGCAGAGTTTACTTTGATGCCAAGTTCATCTTCAACATCAAATATCATTTCAATCACAGACAGTGAATCAATCTTGGGATTGATATTTTGCAAGTCTGCAAGAGGTGCATCCTCTGCAAAGTTGTCAATGTCTAGATCGTACTGTTTTTTGCAAATCCTCAAAATAACTGTTTTGACTTCGTCGCGTGTCATGTTTTACCTTTCTATAATTTCATGCAAATTTTAACAAAAATACAAGATACTTTTTCTCATCCACAATCTCAACTTCTCGACTGTATCCATTCATGTGAGTGTCCGATGGCAACAACCGGATGCCGTATGTGTCCCGGAACCATGCTATTGTATCCATATCAGTTTTACAATGCGTTCTGCCTTCTTCTGACTGTCGACACTTTTGCATTCGTACCCAAAAGCCAGCATCACCTAGAATGGTGTCTAGTCTTTTTTCCGGCGTTGAATACAAGTCGTTGTTAGCCACGGCGCATGGTTGCTATATCATGTGCTTCTTCATTTGAGAAGATGGGCACAGCATTGGACTTGTGCATGGTACCCACACCAATCATCTTGGTGCCAGTGTACTGCGGAATTGCCTTGCTGGACACAGGGCCCAACACAGAGTCAGCACGACTAGGAATGTTGTGTCCTGTGGGACGGCCTATAGGTGTGCTCAATTTGTAGTCCAGTGCAGGTGCTTTCATGGCACGAGTGCGGCGCTTTTGGTCAGCATCCACTTCCCACTTCTTTTGCAGTTCTTTCCACGAAGCATCAAGCTCGCGGGCTTTTTTTGCTTCCTCGGCGTTGCGAAACTTGACTTTGCCTTTGCGCTTGCCGCCAAGACTGAGACTGGGGTGGTGGAGGTGCATGCTCATGGTAGGTCTTTCAAAGGTCGCTCAGGGCGGGTGGTACAAAATTCACAGGTGGGATCGTCACACTTGGAGTCAATCCATTCATTGATCACTGGATTGTAGTAAGCGTCATGCTCCGCAGAATATGCAGTGTCTTTTTCATCATTGATCATTTGCTTCTGGCCTTTCTACATGCTTCGCGCATGGCAGTTGAAAAATCAGGGCTGATTTCGCTCCAAGTGCAGTCAATCCTGCGTTCACTTGATTGCAAGGAATTACTCCACACAATAAAAACAAACATCAAAATGGCCAGAGCAACCACAGCCAGCATTATCAATGTGTCACGTATCATTTGCGTAGGAGTTCCATGGTGTACTCAACATCTCGCATGTGAGCAACAGGCTTGAGCCAGCCGTTGTTGATGCATTCTGCAATGACTTGTTTATATTGTGCAGGACAATGATTACTAACTTCAAATCCAGCCCTAGGCACTACTCGAATGCCATCGGGCGAGAATGTGAAATCTGAATCATTTTGACGCAGTGTTTTGTGGGGGCGGCTTGCAGAAATCTTAATCATGCATGCAGTATAGCATATCCTGATTTATTGGTCAATTACTTAAAAAGTATTAAGGCCATCAAAACCGCTTGCACAATGAATCCTGCACCCACTGTGATGATGTTGAGCATGTCTTTGAGCACCACTGCCCGTAAGAACAGCAGGACCAGGCCGGCCCACATAAACAGCACAATGTCCAAACTGGGTGTGCGATCACTAAGTCCGGTCATCAGCGCCAAAAGTGTGGGAATGGTTGCGGCATGAATCACAATGGCCGCTAGCCAACCTAGTGTTTCTGCGGAGATTTTTGGCAAGTGATCTTTCAGCCAAAGTTGCAGGATTTCGGCTGTGTGTTGCAAGTCAAATTTCATCGTTTATCTCCGTAAAAAATGTGTCGGCCAATCTTTTCAATACGCGGTTTGCCCCAGTTGGGATTCACATAGTCTGCATGATAATATAGGGCGTTTTTCAAGCCAGGCAATCGGAAGTTTTCCAACAGCACCTTCTTGGCCACTTCTTCGCTTTCGCGCCACAGTGGAGTATAAACTGCTCGTGTTTTGTGATTGGTTTCGCAGTACCAGGAGAACTGGCATACTACCTTTTCATAAAACACATTTTTTTGATAAACCACGCCACACACGGAATCAGGAAAACGTCCAGATTCCACACGGTTCATTGTGACTTGAGCCACTGCCACTTTGCCTTCAAAAGGCTCTGAGGCTGCTTCCCAGTAGATGTTACGGGTAAGGCAGTCCAGTTGTCGAGTGCGCTCGGCAGCAGACACATAGCCTGCTGGTAGATTTCCTGTTTGTTCGCGCAAGGCATCCAGTCGGCTTTGACACACTGCAATCACAGTGGCAACGACCAACCAGAAGCCTAGGGCTTTCAGGATGCGTGAGCTCCATGTGGCCCACCTGTTGAGAGAGATAGTTTTTTCTTTCATGGTAGTTTTACTTACTGGAATGGTTGCTATCACCGGAATTACCGGGCCAAAATGGTGCCGTTTTTAAACAAACGGCGCAGTTAACTATCAAAACTTGCAGACCGGTATTGGCAGCATCTTGTGCATGTTTCTAGCACGAATGTCTTGGTACCGCTTGAGTTTTTTTCTATCATCTGCTGACAATTTGGCGCTGCCAGGCATGTCGGAGTCCACAGCCTTGCATCGTTGCAAAAAGTCCAAGGCCATCATGCGCTCAAGATCTGGGTAGCTCATGCCCAGTTGACCTTCGTCTGTGCGCCCATCATCCCACAAGCCGTCGGTGGGTGCGGCATCAATGATTTCTTGTGGCAGCCCAAACTCTCTACCCATATCCCATACTTCTGTTTTCATGCAGTCGCCGATGGGGCTGATATCCACACCACCATCACCATACTTGGTAAAGAAGCCCACACCAAAGTCTTCCACTCGGTTGCCGGTGCCTACTACAATACCACCATGGCATTGTGCAATTTGGTACAAGGTCATCATACGCAATCTAGCACGTGAGTTGGCAAAAGCCAGTTCAACTTGTGATGCATTTTCTGCATCACAAAATGGCACAGTTTTCTTTTCAAACGCAGAGAACACAGACGTCAAATCCATGCTCATGTGTGTGACGTTTTTGTAGCGTTCCATCAACCAGGTAGCCTGCATTGAACTGCGATTGTCCAGCTTCTTGTTTTGGCGGATGGGCATTTGCACCACAATGGTTGTGAGTCCTGTTTCGGCGCATAATGCACTCACAACAGATGAGTCAATCCCACCTGAGATCCCTACAACTAGTGTAGAGATCTTGTTTTTTGTTGCGTATTGTCGGATCCATTTTACAATGTGCTTGATACGTTGCTTTGGTGTTACCATTTGACCTCCGGCTTGGGCATTGCTTTTAGTTTGTTCCATACTTCTGCTTTTTCCTTGCATTTCTTTTCCAGCTTGCGATAGCGTTCTCCCAGTCGGCGCAGATCATCCCACTCTCGTTCCAGTTCAGGATTTGGTGTGAGAATGTTCAGGCGTTCTTCAACCTTTTCCATCCAGTCTTTAAGACTCTTGCCATTGATGTCAAGATCAGCTTTGTCCCCTCTAAGACTCATCTTGCCACCTTGTTCAATCGTAGATCCTACTGCACTGTAATTTGCACCAATTGTAAAACTGCCTGTGGTTGTGTTGTTTGTGGTCCAAACAGTGTTGGAGCCAGTGGCACCGTTGAGTCCACCAATGGTGTATCCGCCAGTGATGTTGGTGGTATCACTTATGATTACAGTTGGCATGGTATTTGCATCAAATGCACTTACCAATGGGGGAATAGCACCGTAAGAAGGGTCGGTTGTTAGGTCGTTATATTCGTATTCTTTGAGGTTGAGGTTTACCCAGTCGTTTTTATAAGTTGCCATGTTCCGTCTTTGTTGTCAATCCACTGAACGGTGTCGCCTACGGCCCAGCCTAGTTCGGCGCACAATTCAGTGCCAAGATCCAACAACAGTTCTTCAGGGTTGTTGGGATCCTCAATTACCTGTACAGTCCTAGTCATCATTTTTGATGCCAAACAGTTGCAGTAGGTTCACAAAAATGTTGATGAAGTCCATGTACAATGTGAGCGCACCTAAGATTTCTGCAGGTGTATCTGCGTCATCTGTGGATACCATTTCACGGATTTGTTGTGTGTCGTAGGCTGTGAGGCCCAGGAATATAATGATCGCAATGGCAGAGATAACCATGGTCATCACTGAACTGCCAATAAAGATGTTCACAATACTTGCAATGATTATGGCAACAAGTCCTATGATCAAAAATTGCCCAAAGCTCTCCAAACTGCGTTTGGTAAAGTATCCGTAAAAACTCATGGTAGCAAACAGAATGGCACTTGAAGCAAACGCCATTACCAAACTACCTGTGGTATAAACATGCACAATGGCGCCCATGCTCAGGCCCATTACACCTGCGAATCCATGCAACAGTCCCACAGCCACTCGGTGTGGTGGGTTGTTGGCCAGTGCATAACTAACTCCAAATACTGCTACCAAGGGCAAGAACAGCGTGATCCATTTCATCACTCCAGTGAAAAAGAATGCCATTGCGGCTGGACTGGATGCTACTAATCCAGCTACTACGGCACTGGTCACAATGGCCATGAGCATATGATTGTACACACGCAACATGGCCGAATTGACTTCACCTGCTGTTCTGTAAGATGTTTCCTGTATGGTTGCTTCGTACATGATGTTCTCCTCGAAGTTTACTATAATGGTGAGCCCGAGCAAATTTGTTTTGAATCAATTGCTCGCGTTGCTCTCGGGACATAAACATGGGCCAAGATTCCTCATGTGGTTTATGTAATTGCTGTTCCTTATCCTTGGTCATTTTGCGGCTAGTGCTTCTTTCTCAGCGGTAATTTCTTTACGGCGCTCTTTGATGGCTTTGCTCATCTCTTGCAAGGCCTTGCGGGCACGAGCGGCAGCGGCTTTCACACCCTTGCCAGTAAATTTTTCGTTCTCTGAAATATAAGTTTCGAAAGCGGTTTTGAGTTGTTCATGATTGGTCATAGATGTTTCCTTTGTAAAATACTAATTATACATTGTGCGTCTCACAATGTCAAGAAAAACTTGGAGTTTTGGCACTCCACCTAGATGTAGATGTGGCGCCGGTTCCAAGTGTCCCATACTGTCACTGCGTCCCAATTGTGTGTCCACGAAATTAAAAATCTATCAAACGCTTGTTGATGATGTAGCATCATTCGATTGCCTGACACGGTGGCGTGATCAACTCTATGTTCTTTGATCCAAGCCTTGAGCTGGCTTTCTGCTTGATTGTTGTTTCGTACAATCACAATGTACAGCGGTTCGGCTGTACGAAACTGAGTTATAGACATTTAGTGGATTATGGCACCTTTGGGAATTTGCGGTGCTAGGCGTTCAACAATATTTAATTGCGCGGCAATCTCACCAAAATTTTCTTCTATTTCGATGCGCTCTGAATCATGTTTGCTGGCAGTTTCATCGTCTACACCCATGAGTCTCATAGCGGCACCCACATGCATGGTTCGTCGGCCATTAACATACAGCACTGCCATGATCTCCAACAGCATGTTCTTTGCATAATGGTAGACTTTGTCGTCTTCGTCTTGCATAGTATTAATTAGCACAAATAAAAAAAAGCGGCCCAATTCGAGCCGCTGTTTTTGTGCTGTGTACTATCAGGCTTTGGCAGCCTCAACCAATTGCTCGGCAGTAACAGACTTGGTGGCTTTGGCTTTGACACCTTTAGCAGCCACTTTGACTTCGCCTTTCTTGGCGACTTTGGCACGTTCGGCCAGCTTGTTGGCTACCACGTAGCCGGCATCACCTTCGGTGATACCCAGGGTCTGCAAGTGTTGCAGAGCTTCTATCTTGGTCATTGCACGGGGCAACTCAACCAAGTTGATCTCAGTGCATCCAGCCTTGTTTAGGATCTTGATGCGGGCTACCAGGTCGTTTGCAAAACGAGCCTTAACGGTGCCATCGGCGTTGATTGCGGTACCAGCCACGGTAAAAGTTTTTTCAGTTGCGGACATAATGTTGCCTTTCAAAGTTTACTTACAGAGTTTAAAAAATGTTTTGCATCGCTGCTCAACATATCAATATTATAGCAAAAGAGCAGATTCTGGTCAACCACTTTTGCAATAATTTTGATTTGATTTGCCCAAATCACTGGGCCAGTTCCTTGCTTTGGGTTTGGATGGTTTGCACACCTTTGTCAAACATTCGAGCAATGCCCGAAAAGCCGACAGCACTGACCACCAAGCCTAAAATGAATCCAATTATGAGTTTGCTCATGATGTTTCCTTATACAATTTTAACACGGTTCAGTTGAGTTTTACCATCGCGGTAGCCCTTGACAGTACCAGTAATGGTATGACGATCACCGGCCTTGAGTGCGACCTTGTAACTAAAGAACACCGGCTGATCAGCGTCATTCACAGCATTGACCCAGTAGATGTTGAAGTTCTGGCTGTAACTGGCACTCACCACTTCTACATCCATGCCTACCTTGTCACCCACGGAGCCAACTGTGCCACCAGTTGCTTTCTTCAAGCGGGCTTGCTGTTCTTGACGAGCCATACTGCGCAGATGGCTTTGGGGCAAGCAGGCAATCACTGCCAGTTCATATCGATGTTGTTGCGGAAAGAAGCGATCTGTTACTGCCAGCACCTTCTGAGTGGATTGATCAAAGTCATTCAGCTGACCCTTGAGCGCACGGAAGGTAAGATCATTGCGCAGGAAATTCTGGCACTCCGCACCTTGTGCAATATCTTCTGGCAACAGGCATTCAGGGTGATGCAGGAATTGCAACATGACATCACGGTTACGTGGCGTGGTACTCAGCACTTCGCCTTGCTCACCCATGATGTTGCGACCCTCTTTCAGGTACTCACCATTGATGCGTTGAGCGGCACAGGCAGCGGCCCACACATTTTCTACAGCATAGCCAGGATGCCCGCCACCGGGTGTGACTTGCACAGAACGGCGTGCGCCACGACGTGGGCGAAGCTCATCAGGGGTGTCATCATCAGCATGACCTAGACGTTGCACTTCTCGAGTGCTCCAGCCAGTGACGTCAATAAAACCTGCCATCATGTTCTGCTCCTTAGCAATAAAAAGGTGTGCGGAAACCCAGGGCGGAGTACACACATTCGCGCACAGCAGTGTCGGTGGCTTCGCCAAATTCTGCCTGCTCACTCAATGCACACAAGGCACGATAAGTCTGGGGCCAGGTGAGTTTGTTTTCACGAGCCGACACAACCACGGCATGAACTGCGGCGTTGCCAAGTTCGGTGAACATAGCATAGTCTTTGATGCCGCCTGTCAAGTTGTATTCAATTTCAATTTCCATTTTGAACTCCTTTTTGCTTAACATGTCCATATTATAGCATTTTGGCAATTATTGGTCAACCGTTTCTGCCTGCAGAGCCTCGCTCAACAGAGTTAGGCGCTTGCTAAGGGGGTGGGTGTTTTCGTATGTAGTACCAACATACCACACGCCATCTTTCATGATGTAGTAGAACTCAGCACCACACCCATCAGCCTGCTCAAGGAACTCTTCAAAGGTGTCGGCTACTTTCCACTCACAGCCAGTCTCGCCGCGATCGCGACCGTAAAAGGTGCACCAGCCTTCGCTCTTGACCAGTTCCATCAAGGCCAATTTGGCTTCACGCTCAGGGTCATCTTCTTTGATCTCAAACTGGGAGAACGGATGTGCTTGACCTATCACTGGGCCCAGGCTTGACATGTCACCCAGAGACACCAAGTGGTTGGCGCGAGCACTATCATAGTGATTTTGTAGGATCTGACCATTGTGCTCTAGATAGCCGTCCCAGTGACAGTAAATTGATTTGACTTTGTCACCGTGCATAACACCAATTCTTGAACGTGTACCCATTTTGGACTCCTTTGTGTTAACTAGTCTCTATTATAGCAAATTGGGATTTTTTGGTCAACCAAATTCATACATGTGCTGGGCCATGCTGGGATCCAATTGAACCAGGGCAGTTGCGGCCGCATTAAGCTCGCGATAGCGTCGATTGACTTCTGCACGAGGCAGTTCACCGTCACAGCTGAGATTCTCAGGGCTAAGAGCGCAGTCAATCATTTTGGCCACTCGCAGGCGGCCTGCCTCAGTTTGAATTTCGTACAAGGGTTCTGTACGCTGACCTCGGAACAAGGCCTGGTATTTGTTCTGACGATCAATGTAGGCTTGCAGTGCTTTCATCTTGGCTCCTTTGTGTTAACTAGTCTCTATTATAGCAAATTGGGATTTATTGGTCAACCAAAATAGTTGTCAACGGCACCTTCAATGCCTTCCTCAAAGGTGTCCGAATAGTAGCCTGGGATGTCTTGCTCAAAGAAGGCTTTTAGTTCTTTCTTGGAGGGAGTCTTGCCTGTGAGTTCTTTGGCATACTCTTTGACAGCTTCGATAGCAGACTTAGGTACAGTGATAGTGATTTCCATTTGCGGCTCCTTTTGCGTTAATATGTCCATAGTATAGCAGATCGGGAATTATTGGTCAACCCAAAAAAAAGCCCTACAATCTGTAGGGCTTTTGTAGTACTTGAGTATTACTTTTTGAACTCGCGTTGCACATAGTACTTGACCAAGGCTCGCTGGCACATGGTGATCAAGTCCCCATGGTCCTCGGGCACAATAAAACGATATGGGCATCGTCCCCAAGACTTGTGCGTGACAAATTGATTGTACCAACGTCGATGTTCTCGGTTGGCAGGATCAAACACAGTGTACGGTCGAGAGTTAAATTGTAAAATGCTCATGTTGGTACTATCTAATTTGCGTTACTTTGAGATGTCGTTCTTGCACAATGTCTTTAACAAAATCTAGCAGTTGCTCGGCACTCCATCCGTTGTCTAACCATTCGGTTTGCCACTCATCAAGTCTCCAAAGCATATCTCTATGAATAGTTTTAATGACGTTTTCTAAACGCTTAACATGTGCAGTAGGTCCTTCAAACAGATATTTGAATTCTGCTTCACCACCCCACGCACCTGTGTAGTCTTTGGCACGGCGCTCATGATTGGATGTAATGCCAAAGCCCAATCTATAAGGTCCTGGTAAAATATAAAAGTACATAATTTACTCGTACAATGCTTTGATGTCGTCGTCGATAAAATCCATGATCTTTTCAAACCTGTCCAACATGTGTTGTGGCAATTGTTGTGTGCCCCCCATGCGTTGATACATGTGCAACAACACTACCGCAATGGCGTCATCTTGCCAAGGAAACTTTTCAATATTGTATACTGCCTTGCCCCAACGCTTGTGAGCGGCATGAACTGCTTCGTGGAATTCTGCCAAACCAGCAAAACACCCTTGCAGTAGACCTGCTAACTCACCTAAGAAATTGTCGGTAATTTTAATATTAGCCGCATCAAACCCAGTTTTAATGTCGTCAAACATAAACCACAAAGAACCATTGATAGGATCGTAGTGGAAATATTCATTGTGAAACTTACAAGCCAATTCTAGTGTAGCATCGGGCAAACTAAATGCCTTCATGTGGGTGAAAGCGCCAGGAGTAGTACCGGCATGTGGGCTATCCTCGTCCACTGCATAACAATTGTACTTTTCACAAATGGTTTGTTTACGCTCTGCATCTACGTCATCTTCATCTTCACTGCCATCGATTCGCACACTCATAACTTTGGTGCGGTGCTCATACCAGGGACTAATTTTCTTTTTGCCTTTGCCGTTGATCAATGCAAAGGCTTTGCGAGCAAACGCCTTGTTGTCTGTTTCGATGTATAACACCGGAACTTCAACGTTGCGCCAATCTGTTTCACCTTCAAATACGCCGGCGGCTACCATAGCGGCTACAATTGTGGCAGTATGTTGACCATCTACTGCATGATATTCATCTAGTCCCGGCGCTTTAATACAATACACAACTTGGAGAAGTCTAGGATCAAATATACCAATGGTAGAAATCTTGCGACAATGCTTGGGATCCAATGCACGTTGGATGTCTTCATCAATCAACAATAAACCAAGTTTAACCATTTTAATCATAGGACGCAGACTTGGGCTAAGTTTAATTCCCGAAGTCTGATATGATTCCATCAGCTTGACCCACTCTTTGTACGACTGGAGTTCAGTAATTCTGGTCTCAAGGTCTACCACAGTGGCAATGGTATTTTTTAAAGGATTGAGATTTTTCAGTTTATTCGGCTTGCGCACAACTTCTTCGTAGGCTGGGATCATCAAAGGCTCCTTGGTTAAGATGTATGTAGTATAGCAAATTGGGAAATATTGGTCAACCTAGACAATGGCCGCTTTTTGCGTTTGGCGATCACTGTGGAACACCGTGCCAATCTCTCGAATGGTGTCAGCGGCATGCTGTGGCGATGCCTCAAACATTTCGCGAATGTCCTCGGCTGTGATGCCTTTCACAGTTTCAAACACATAGATTTCATAGTGCCGCTGAGAGTTGTACCGAGCCCGCAGGCGCCAGTGCAAGATGTTGGGAAGTTTAGGCGGTTCTGTACCTTTGAGCAAGGCAAAGGTGGTTTCAGCAGGATCGGGCAGTTGTTCCACGGCCTCAAGGCCATTGCAGTCCCACATCACAGCAAAGCGATTGTGTTTCACAGTCGGAACCTTGCCAACACGGCTTGCGCTTCGGTTATGTCTTCCACTGCTTGGTCGTCTACCAGCGCCAGCTCTTGCATGGCCAATTCTGTACGAGCCGCTTGAAGCAGTTCCAATGCATATTTGTAATCATCTGCATCAGCGTAGAAATGCCATTCTTCTAGCGTTTCTTTGCTGGCGTTCATCAAGAAGTTAAGATTGTCGCGGTCCCAGTCGTTCATTCAAATCTCCTAAAAACATGCTTTAAGTATAGCATGAATGAGATTATTAGTCAAGTACTACTGAAGTATTAGTTTATGCCCAGTGTAGCACAAACGCAAAGAAGTCGCGGTCAGAGTCAAAGTAAAAAATGTATCTGCCAGGGCGGTGATCCGAACTGCCATCAATCAGTTGCCAACGCCACTCATCTATCAGTTCAGTTTTGCACCAAGCCAGCACACGATCCAGTTCGCCGTAGGGTTTGAGAATTTCACGAGCATAGCGGAAGCTGTCCCCTGGGCGTATTTCTTGTGAAGAATGATGTCTTAGCAGGTTCATCAATAGTATGTATTGGCAAATTCCTGTGGTTGCAAATTTTGATCCAGCACATGATTGTACATGATGTTTTTAACTGTGTTCAATCGATCAATTTTTGTTCTACTGCCCAGTACCACAATCACATACTGTTGTCCACGTTGATTGGCAACCAAGCCCACACACCACCCAGCAGCCGAAGTCAGTCCAGTTTTGCTTACCACAATGTTGTCGAATGTGAACAAGATGTTGCCCGAAGTGTGGTCTAACCGAATGGTTCGGATTTGTTTTTTGTGCCGTGTTTCCAAGGCCACTTGTTTTTTAGTACTGGTCTCACGGATAAACCAATAGTTGGAAGCCAAAGTTATCATTGCAGCCACATCATGCACTGTGGAGGTGTTGGCAGCACCCAGTCCCGAAGCATCTTCAAACTGTGTGTGTTTGAGATCCCAAGCCTGAGCTTGACTGTTCATTCGTGCAATAAAAGCAGTTCTGCCGCCAGGATAATCTTCTGCTAGAGTTTCGGCAGCCGCGTTGTCAGATTTTACCAACATGGCTTCCAGCAGTTGTTCTCTAGTGTATTGTTGCCTGGGCAAATAACTGCCCACACGCTTGGTCAGTGTGAGTCGTCTGCTGAGATCCTTGTCATAGTCCAAGGCAACCATGGCAGTCATGATCTTGGTGATTGACGCAATGGCTCGCACACGATCCGCATTGCGAGAGAGTTCAATATGATTGGTACTGGTGTTTAGTAGTAGTACTGATTCTGAATTTGGTGTGGGCCGGACAGGCTTGGCCACAGCCACATTTGCCATCATCGCAAGTATCAAAATCCATCGCATGATTTACTTATGCCCAACGCAACATGAACCAAGCCAGGTCCTTTTCATCTCTAAACCAAAATTTAGCATTGTTGGCATACCAACGCCCATTGGGTTCAGTCTGCCAAGGTGAAGATAATTCTCCAAATGCATGATTGCACCACAGCATCATATCATCCCACAGTCGGCGACTGTCTTGCCATTCAAGATTGCGTGGTTCCACTGTGTGATATTGAGTGCCAAACACTGTGCCAGTATCACGCACCAATTGCACATCTTTGTAGTAGCCCATACTTTTCAATACACTGCGGTCAATCTCGGCGGCAAGTTGTTTGGCGGCTGTTTCAATAATATCTTGTTCTATGTTCATGCCCATTTCAACTGATAAAATGTTGCCAAGGACGGACTGCGGAAAATAAAAGTCACATGCTTAGAGCGTTCTTGAGTGAAGCCATCCCACATGGGCGGATGCCATTCCCACTCAAAATCTTCATGCATGACCAAGCCATCACGCACCAGTTGGTCTTTCAACCATAAGGCTTCGATGGGTTCTATGTCTGTAATGACAACTCTATGCATCGGGCCTGTCCATTTCTCAACACAAACAACATGCGGTCCTGTGGATCACGGAACCACCATACCATTTCATTCACATTGATTTCAGTGATATAACGATCACCGGGCAGGCCAAACGTTTCAATACCCCATGTGGCCACTTCGTCCCACTTGGTTATGGTGTCGTAGGGTCTGCCCCAGGCCAGGTGTGCTCCGTGTGAAAAATCAGGGTCTTGCAAGCCAGTCCGCTCGGATAATGCTATCGCACTTGACCCAATCTCGTTCGTAATACAGTCGATTGTCTTGTATGTTGAAGTGATTGCAGAAACTTTGTCCATATCTGATATTGACCAATGCGTCCCAAGTGTATTCACGCTGCCATTGTTCATAGAGTTCTATGCTGACACTATTGTCTTCAGTTGGTAAATGATATTCTGTAGTCATGTCATTGACCATATTTGCAAACACAGTTTCGCCCATACACACCTTTAGAGTTAAAAAATCAATCCCAGAGATTCTGATAGTACCGACCAAACAAGCGGAAGCCGTTTTGAATACGCTCCTCTACTTTTTTCATACCATCGTAATCGCATTTGTAGGTATCATTAGGACCATGTCTCATTTCAGTGTACTTGTGTTCACCTTTGGGCACTTCATTACCGTCTGCATCCACAGGCACCCACAGTATGTCATGCTCACCTTCACGGAACGCATCTTGCCATGAGTCATCTACCTTGCATTCAAACGCAAAAATCATTTCATCCATGACCCAGTTCCAGCGAGCAAAGTGGTTGCTATCAGTGTCATACTCGTTTTCTTTGGGGGCCGCTTCGGTACTGCGTAGGCCAATTCCTTCGGGCACATCTGAATCATCCACAAATCCAGCGCCGTGTTGTTTTTCTTTCAGTTGTTTCAGCATGGGCAACACAATATCAGCAAGAGTGTGATCCATGCTCCAGGTGTCATAGCGATCAATCTTCACATACTTGATAGCCGGATGCACACGATCCCATACCCATTGAATTGCACGACTGACGGGTGTAAGGCGGTCCGCCCACTTTTCCGCCCACTCTGGACGTTCAATGTATTTGTGTTTGCGTTCTTCTTCTAGTGAACGGATCACAGTTTTATCACGAGCACACTTTGACCAGTCAGTCCAGAAAAACGCATAGTCTAGCATGGTGTAAGGTGAGATCCAATGATCTCTATAACCGCTAATGTAAACCTTCATTTGTTAACTCCTTAATTATTTACACTTGTGATTTGAATGCCATGTTCCGTCTCGGAGCGTTTGAGAGAAGCGATCCCAACACTTGGGGCAATACATTTTTGCAGTGTGATACTTCATTCTTTTACCTTTTGCGGATAATAATATTGACATTCATGACGATAAGGAAACCAATCTCCTGCCATGCCACCCAAGTGTTGTAAAGCACAACGAGCTCGATCTTCTACGTGATTCATCTTGGCAATCCAAGGCGTTGCTGTTTGAGCCACAATATACTGCTTGAGATAGCAAAAACTTTGTTCACGAGGCAACATTACCAGCTTCCATCATCTACCCAAAAACGCACAGTCACAAACAACCAACTTGCACGCCAGGTGCGTTCGTTGGGACTGGGCCAGCCATCATTATATTCACGGCGAGCCCGCGGCATCAAGCTCCAATGCAGTGGGTTCAGTGAAACAATCACTGCGGCACCACTGTATCGAATCCACTTTAGATATCTACTGTGATCAGTTGCCATCTGTCTGCTGATTCCTCATAGTTAATATAGCCTCTGGGATTGCACACCACACGGGTTGACCCAATCCGGTAGTCAAAGTCGTGATGTGTGTGCCCATGTGTCCACAGTTTGATCTGTGGATGATCGATGATGTAGTCATCTAGACTGCTGGAGTAGCCACCATTCATGACGGCATCATCTGCATACCGCGCATGAGTTGACATCCTGCTGGGTGCATGATGTCCTGCCACCACAAACTTTTGATCAAACTTGCCTTCGACAATTTGCTGAATATAACTGGTAAACTTTTTAAATTCATCCACAGCATCCTCAGGCGAAAACTTGCCCACACGCTCACGGAATACAGGTCGTTCTCTATTGTCCACACCGTTGATCTGCTCGTAGGTTTTGTAGTTGACAACTCTGTTGCTGTTGGTTACACAGCGGAAGTCATTCATCATGCTCTTCATGTGATACAGTGTGGTGGGATCTTCTTTATTCATGTCTGTCCACAAGGTGCCACCAATGAAAGTGACATCATCAATCTGTTTGATTTCATTGTCCAACAGGTAAACATTACTCAGCATGTTTGACTCCAACATGCTCTTGATCTTGTTGTAAGTGGTAGCAAAGTCTCCATGGTAGTGTTCGTGGTTGCCCAAGATATAAATCACATGCGGAAACTGAAACGAACAACGTTTGAAAAAATCCACAATTCTATTGCTTCTAGCACTTTCCAAAATGCCATGCGGGTCCGGGCGGCTAATATCAGCCGCAACACAAATGTCGCCTGACAGGATCAACACATCAGCATGGTCCTTGTTGTCAAAATACAAGTCTCCAAATTCAAGATGCAGATCCGACGCTACTGCTATTTTCATTCATTTCTTTCAATTGCTTTTTGAGCACTGTTAGGGCTGACTCATCACCATTGTAAATTGCGGCACTTTTGCTGGGGAACCGTTCACGGAACCGTTCGCGTATTTCTTCCAAGTCCCGACCCTGACACACAAACACCATGGTCTGTGCATTGTAGCACAAAAATTGATCTCCGTCAACCTCTACTGTGAGTGCAATTAGCTTTTCCTCTTCAAGGTCCTGGGCAATGTCACCCAGTTCTTCCGCCATTCGGGCTTCAATTCGAGCCTCAATTCGTCGGGCTATCCAAAACACCAACAAGTTGAATGCCATAATGACCAGGGCCGTTACCATTGCCACTTCGCCCAACCACATTAAAAATTCAGCAATTTCCATAGTATATTTACTTTCAGCCTCGCATGGATTCTAGGGTGATCATCTTGCCCAATTCACGCTCAAAGTCCAGTTCGTCGTGAATCACATACAGTCTGTGCGTGTGGCGATCAGTCTTGTGATCATAAGTGCGGAATGTAATGATCTTGCCGCCCATGGCGTTGCGCACTGTGATGTTGAGTCCTTGCTCACTGTCTATATCATCGGATCCTCTTAGCAGTCGAGATACTTTGCTTCCACGCACAGTGTCTACTGGCACGTTGCCATCGCGGAGATCACGGTTGAAATCCCAACCCCACTTCATGATAAAACTCCAAATGTACCTAATCATACGCCAGCCTTTCTGTTTGCCAAATATTGTTCCCACTGCACCCATTGATTACGAACCAAGAAGCCCCAGTCTCTTTGCTTGATACCGGGCATGAACAAGGTCCAACATTCTACCGCCGGATCCAATTCAACTCTGTGATAGGTATTGGCACCTGCACATCTAAAACTGCCCGCACCACACCAACGAGCCACTTCGTTGATCTTCATACCATTCTCATCAAACTGTGGGCGCCATTCCCAGTATCCACCTTTGAGGATCAAGGTGGCATAGGGCCATGGATGATCATGCACATCGTCTGGATCTGACTTTAGAAACTTGTGTACAAACACATTGAATGGGAATCGTTTTCGATCCTTGAGAAACACATAGTAGCGTTCCAAATACGGCTCACCATTCACACGGTCCATGATTATGCGATATCGACCCAAACGCTGGAAGAATTTTTTAAGCATACAGCTATTATACAGGAAAAGTCAATTTCAGTCAAGAAAAAGCCCTACCGTAAGTAGGGCTTTTGTCAGTGTGTCCAGTGGGATTTGGACAGCGAGTTTGGTTTAGGCCAAACCAAGAGCCATTGCTTTGTAACCAGCGGCTACCAACTTGCGTGAAGGCTTGCCAATCACGTACTCGGTAACTTGCAGGCCATTGCCGGCTTTACGGCTGTTGGCATACACGGCAAAGCCGGCTTGACGAACACGGCTGACTTCAGCACTCATGTTCTTGATGCCAAATCGCTTTTCAGCGGCAGCAGGGGTAATTGCTTCGCCATTTTGCAAGGCGGTGAACAATTTAAAGGTTTTGGTGGTTTCACTAATACGCATTTTTATCTCCTATAAGTGTAGCTGTTGCGTCAGCATTTCACTATTATATAGGATCCTTGTTGTAAATGCAACACAGTTTGGCAAGTCATTTGCCAAAGTATTTTAGATTGGCAACATGCCCAAACTCAGTAAACCCTTTGCCAGGCTGCCGCGTTATATATGTGTAGCCAGGAAGGTCTTGGTCTACAAGTTTCTAACTCAAGGAGATACCATGAAACAATTGATCGCTCTCATTGCCGCTGCCGTTGCAGTTACCGCTTTTGCCCAGGCACCTGCTGCCAAAAAAGAAGAAGCCAAAAAGCCTGCTGACAAGGTTGAAGCCAAGGCACCTGCTGCCGCTCCTGCTGCCGCTCCTGCTGCCGCTCCTGCACCAGCTGCCAAGAAAGATGAAAAGAAAGCCGACGCCAAGAAGTGAATCCTGGTTCGTAGGCCCCACCTAGTTCTCATTGATCCCAATCTGCTAGATGATTCTGAAGTAATTGATTATGGCGAATTTGGTCTGCACCGTGGGTATTCAAGACCCAGAATGGTACAAGACTCAGACAACGATGAAGAAGTTTCAGACCATGTGGCAGTTAGACTGTGGATTGCAAGGCTCAGGGCCATGGAAAAGTTTCGTGAAGTAACTTCATAAGATTTTGCCAAAAAGCCCGCTTCGGCGGGCTTTGTCATTTTAGTTTAACATACAAAGATATAAATAGGCTTATAACATAAGAGAGCGTGACTATGTTGCATACCATAACAACACCCGATGACGGTTTGATCACATTGATCAAAGATGACCCAGTGCGTCCTGAAATTCCAGCCAGTGATCGTGTGAATTCAAACTCTAGAATTTACGTTTGGAAACAGGATGACCAACCTGCGGCCGTGGTGTGTGTGAAGTTTTTGGAAAGCATTCCAGCCGCAGTAGACGACATGGTTGACTTGGTCGGGAGTGCCACAACTGCGGTATTTTACACTATTTGGTCATACACTGCTGGCGCGGGTCGTACATTGATCTTGGAAGCTACTAAAAGCATTGAATCAGAGTTTCCGGGCATTGAAACTTATGTGACTCTAAGTCCAAAGACCGAAATGGCTCGAAAATTTCACCTGAAGAATGGTGCTCGAGAACTGCGAGAAAATTCTACCACCGTTAATTACATCTATAAGTAATTTTGCTCGTGTAGCAATCTTGTCCTGCAAGGGGCGGGGCTTGATCACACACACATTACACAGGAGAAAAACATGAGCAAAACACCTTACGAGATCCGTCTCGAACTTCTTACCTTGGCCAAGGAAATCCTCCAGGCGCCAATTTACGAAAAACGCAGTGAACTTACCAATGAATATCATTCCAAGTTGACCGACGCAAACCGTGAACACTTACCGTTCCCAACCATGCCAGACTTTCCGTCCACAACGGACATTATCAGCAAGGCAGAAGAACTCAAGAAGTTTATAGACCAAGCGTAAAAAAGAAAAGCCCCGCAAGGGGCTTTTTAGTTTGCGCTATCGGAGTTTACTTCTTGTTGAAGGACCAATAGATCACTGCCAATGCCACCAAACCAACCAAACCTTGAGAGCCTAAAGCACCCACGAATTTGATAAGACTTGCGGTCACATCGATTGCCAAGAACGGAACTGCGGCACCAAAAAGGATTTGCAGAACCACGCCAGCGGCAATCAGCTTGATGCCGATATCGATGATACCGACCAATAGGCCATTGGCCTTAGATAACACATTGTCCATAAAATAGACTCCTTAAAAAAACAAGCCTCGAAGGCTTGCGGACAAATATTTAAGGAAGCAAAAGAGATCTGGCCCGTTTAGGCCAGATTATGGTGGGGTTTGGTCATTAACTGCGCAGTTCTTTCACATGTTTACATTCACCACGGAATTTGAACCCTGAACATGTGCAAGACCAGTTGCCGTTGATTTCAGTCAATTTGTAAACATCTCCCCGGCTGCCCTGCACTTCAATCACGCGACCTTCGGGCTCGGGTTCAGCCACTTGGGTTGGAAACTGCACAGGATTCACCATGAACTTGCGCCCACGCATGTCCATGCGGATGGGATTCCGAAACACTTTGATGCTGTTGGTCACTGGACTGCGGAAAGCATACATCTTGCTCTTGGAGTCATCCAACAGGTAAACGCCGTTCTTGATGGCATCCCGGTAGTCAGTTGTTTCGGCAAACCATTTCATACCAATTCTCCTGTTGCATCGTTGACCTTGCCGTAGTAGACAGCCTCGAATCCGTTGCCGTTCTCAAGCCAACCATTTATGTTCCAGTTATCACGGTGCTGGTTGTAGAATCCCGCCCACATGAGTGCATCTTCACGGGTGTTAAACTCTTCCTCACGCTTGACCTTGTACAGGTTGGGTTCACCAAGTTCCACGGGGTGGACATAAACGATGTGTACGTATTTTGTCATTCTTCAACTCCATACTTGGAAAGTTCTTCAAAGGTATCAATGGTGCCGTCTTCAATCAATTCAATCAAGCAATTAAACTCGTCACGCTCACTAGAGCCAAACACTTCATCTTCCTGCTTGTAAGCAAGGGCTAGTAATTGTTCTTTCATTTTGCCATGATCCTTGACAACACTTCCTGCGCCGCGCTCAAGTCTGTGATGGCGAACTCCAAGGGTTCCCAGGCAGTGTAGGGCTGTGTCCAGCGGATGGTGTAGAGTGTCATTATTTAGAGTCCGGTGTGGAAAGGGTTGCGTTTGCGAAGATGGGCCAGTGCGGCTTCTTTGGTTTCAAATCTACCACTAATGGGTGTTTGGTGTGCGCCGCGCACAATAAACCAACCTGCCAAAACGCTGTTATAGATAACTTTCATATCACATGCTCCAGTAAGTTTCGCTGGCAGGGTTGCAACACCATGGAGTGTCTGCGTCAATTTCTACAGGCTTACCTGACATCAAATTGCGAACAGTGATCTTGGGTGCAACATAAGTGTCACGAGCAACAATGCTCAAATCATTCACTGACCAACCTGCTTTATTGCAAAGACGAGTGCGAGTGGCATGGGCGGCACCAAAAGTTTTGTATGCACGGTTTTTAATAGGACCGTCTGTAACAATAAGACCTGTACCTTTTGCGACAATTACGTATGACATTTTGGGCTCCTTTTTGTTAAACTATGCTATATTATAGCAAATCGGGCATTATTGGTCAACCGAATGCTTTCACAAGCCCCGTAAGTCCAATTGCTACACTTACAAGATTCACAAACATCTGTGGTTTATTTGCAACACGGATGCACCATATCAGAAACAGTATGGTTCCTATAAAAAATGTAAGGATATTGTAGGGATAGGCCGCGGGCCCGATAGCGTTGAGGCTGTGCCCTGCTACAATAAACACGGCACCTGCCCACTGCAAAATTTCGTTAGTATCTAATTTCATACCTTAATTATAGCAGTTTGGGCATTATTGGTCAACCAAAAAGTAGTACTTTTGTAGTACTACTTTTTGAGGATTTCGTAAAATTGCTGGTTGAGCGCATCCATTTCCGCCTGACTCACGTAGAAGTCAGTACGGGGGTCATAGTAGGCACCCTCTTTGTTGTCATAATACAACACTCTGCCTGAGAAGTTGAACGGGCCTTCTAGCCCGGCACGAGCACTGTATTTTTCGCGCATGTTGTCAACTTCAAAGACTTTGTAACCCATTGCCAGCTCCTTTTGTGTCTGTATGCCCAAATTATAGCAAATTGGGAATTATTGGTCAACCAGGCCGTTATATATTAGTAGAAACCATTAGTACTAGTGGTAAATACTGAGAAGGAGAAAACCATGTCAGAACTAATGCAAAAATTAGTAGAACGCTTGGCCGAGATGTTTCCAGGCTCGGGCTACCAATCCCGATTGGAAGCATACATTGCCGGCAGACGTCCATGTGACGTATTTGATGTTGAACGATTCCAAAAAGAGTTCAGCCAAGAATTTAAAGGATTTTTATGATTGCTAAATTTTTTAATCGTGTGTTTGAACTGTTGGTAGCCTGGGGCGACACTGTGCATGAGTACAGAATGAGCCGCGCCAGTCGTACCTGGTACTATTAATCTCGTTTGATTAATATTTTATCAGCAAGGCCATATTCAACTGCTTCGCCAGCAGTCATGAAATTGTCACGTTCCATATCAGCTTTGAGTTGTTTGTGGGGTTTGCCAGTGTGTTTGACATAGATATCAGTCAACACAGTTTTCCAACGCAATAGTTCTCGAGCTTGAATTTCCACGTCTGTGGCCTGACCCGATGCGCCGCCCAGGGGTTGATGGATCATGTGGCGTGCATTGGGCAGGATGTAGCGATTGCCCTTGTCGCCAGCAGCGGCCAACAACGAGCCCATGCTGGCAGCCTGCCCCATCACAATAGTGTGAATTTTGGGCTTGATAAAGTTCATGGTATCGTAAATGGCCATACCTGCTGTGACTGATCCGCCGGGTGAGTTGATGTACAAGCTGATGGCTTTGTCGGGGTTGTCACTTTCCAAAAACAATAACTGCGCACAGATCAAGCTGGCTGTGTGTTGGGTGACTTCTCCGTCCAGCATGATCACACGATCTTTGAGCAAGCGGCTGTAAAGGTCGTAACTGCGTTCGCCTCGGGAAGTGTTTTCGATAACAATTGGCACTAGATTTGACATGGGGTCTCCTGGTTGATTGCATAAGTATAGCATTATTCTCGGAAGAAAACAATGCGTGATCTACTCAATTTACTCGACAACATACTGACTGAAGAAGTCAACGCTCAATTTGCCCCTGAACTTGAAGGCATGAAAGACGTGATTTCTAGAAGAATCAAGGATCTTCCAGACGACCCTGCTACTGCAAAAGCTCTTAAAGAAATTGAAGATCTGCTGTCGCATATTTCACATGGTGGAAGAATGGGATCAATCAGTAAAGAAATTGAAGCTGTGCAAGATCAAGCTGTGCAAGATGCTAAAAAAGTTCTGGCAAGACTAGCAATGAACATCATGGAAGAAGTTGGTGCCACGCCGTTGCAACGTGCTGATTTTTTCAATACCTGGAAAAGCGATCGGTTGGTCAACACCCAGGCCCTGCTGAGCAATGAAAAAGTTGACTTTCCTGTGGTATTCACTGGTTATACTGAAAATCCAGTCACAAAAGAATTTGTTGACGAAGTTATGATGATCCAGGAATTAGGCATGGGACGAGGCGAATTTGGATTGAACGTACTGAGCAAAAGTATTACTGTGGCAGGCAAAAGTTCAAAACAAGACAATGACGAGGACAGCGGATCTAAAAAGGGTGACTTACAAATCAAGTCAGGTGGTAAAGTTTACCAAGTAGAATTAAAAACTGAAATGGGTGGTGCTGCCAGATTTGGAGATCAAGAAGTTAGGCCAGCAGAAGGATTTGAAGCATCCGCAGTGACGTTGAATAATTTTGTGAAATCTCACAAGGCATACAAAAATCTCAAACGCAAATTGTCCGGCAGCGGCATGAATTTGAACCAGGCCATAGACTTTAACAAACTTCTTTCTCCAGCAGACAGTGATAAATTCCTGGCACTGACTCAACGGTGTATATCTCTCATATTTGGCAATATCAAAGGCAGTAGAAAAGAGTATGCCACAAGATTGAAAAAAAATATAAATGGCATTATGACAGCTATCGAAACTGGCGACAGCGGATCGGCTGCACAACAATGGAGTCAGGCCAGTTTCAATTATTACATGAGCAAAAAAGAAGACGACGGCGTGCTCTATCTTAACTTGAACAGCAAAGTATTCATATACTACAATGATGCAGAACAATTACTGGCACAAGGACTGAGATTCCACGCCAGTACTCCATACATTAGTGCCACAAAAGATCCTGTTAGATCAGTGTATCCACAGATTGGAGTTCAACAAACATCATTTGGTGGTGACGCGGCTCGACAAGGATTGACACAGTTGTCCAAAGGAAAAAATCCTATGGCAGCTTCAACATTCAATTCTGCGTTGACTGATTGGGTCATGACATTGGCAGGCAGACGTGGCATCAACAATCAAAAGTTAATAGCGCAAATTGCCAAGTCAACCTTGAACATGATAGCTAACAAAACACCAAAAGAGCAAATTATTCCTGCACTAGAACGCCAATTTCCACAGTTGGTTCCAAGAGGGGCCGTGCAGCCAGTGGCACCTGCTGTGGCACCTGCTGTGGCGCCTGTTGGTAGACTCACAGGTCCGGGCGTGAAAACAGCTAGAAACCCAGCACAACCTCAGGTGACTGCTGAAGTGTTGGGCAGAGAACGCAGACGTAATTAACGAGTCACTTGGCTGATGTGATCACAGATACCCAGCCGCAGGGCATCATCCGCACCCAAATAAACGTCATGCGGTGGCAACAGATGTTGCTTGATTTGGTCTTCGCTTAGACCTGTACAATCTATATAATGCTGTACCATGCGTTTTTGTGTGAGCTCAAACTCTTTAATTGTGGCCAATAGTTCATGATGTTTGCCATCACTGCCCCAGGCATACTGGTGACTCATGATTGACGTATTAGGAGTGAGTGTTCTGCGTCCTGGTGTTCCTGCCAAAAAGATCAACAATCCGGCACTGGCAATTTGCCCCAGCCCCACAGCTTTGATTGGAATGACCGAACTGCGCATGACATCAATCAAGGCAAATGCTGAACTCATGTCTCCACCTTCTGAGCAAATCATTAGCAAGAGTTCTTTGCGTTTTTTCTTGGCCACAAAGTTCTCGTGCAGGATCCATTCAATTATGGGTTTGATGTTATCATCATCAACCTCGCCCATAAAAACATACATTCCAGCGTCGGCCAAGGCTTGGGTGTGAGTCTGCTCAATTTGTAGGGAGTTATCTGTGGTCATAATTTGAATGTAGGAAAAGGCAGCCGAAGCTGCCTTTATTTATACGCCGTTTATTGCAGGGTAATTTGTCCAACCACTGCATTAGGCTTGGCCAATGCTTCTGCTCGTTTGCGCTTGTATTCCTCATTGTCCACGTCCAGTAATTTTAGTTCACCTTGTGTGGTGCTTACTACACTAGGAGCCGGTTTTGGTTCCGTTTCCACTTTTACAGGTTCAATTCGACTTTGCGGAACCAAGCTACGTTCAAGATTGGCATCAGTATCTTGCTGAGTTTTGCGCTCAACTGCTTCGTTACGATCCATGTTTTGTTCAGCGGCCCGACTGCGGATTTCAAGTTCGCGTGTCAACTGAGTTTGTTCTCGTCGAGTTTGAATTGTGTTTGCGGCTCCAAGGGGCAGACGCAACAACACATAGACCTTGTAGTACTGCCCGTCATGGGTGGCTTGACTGTCTACCCGTTGAGCTCCACTCAACTCACCATTGGCATTCTTGCGAGTGACCTGCTGGAAGTTTTCAACCAGAGCTTGGCCACGATCAGATCTAAAGTTATTGGTCTGTGTGGTAATACGAGCATACATCTGCTCAATCAACTTGCGTTCAGCTGCCATACGAGCTTTGTCGTAGGCCATTTGTTCGTCTGTGCTGACTGCTGTACCAGCCGCAAAGGTCATCTCTGCGGTATCTTCAGGCAGGCGTACAAACCATTCTGGCGCACGGGGTATCACACGCTGAGGCTGGGCTGGCATGGCATACGGATGTACCGGGGCTTGATACACTTGTGGTGCTGGTTGTGCTACCACCTGTGGCACGGGCACTTCGGCTTTTTGAGCACTGGCACAAGCCACAAGACCGGCACTGATTGCCACAACAGAAAGTTTAACGAGTTTCATACACACCTTTCAGGTTAGTTAACGGATAAAGCATTGTAGCAGATTGATTAAAATTTGTCAACCACTATCCACTTTGCATCTTGCATTTGGCAAATGATTCCTTGTACCACAGCAATGTCTTGTGCTTGGAATTCAGTATCCAAAAACCAACGGCACCGAGCGCCGTTGTGCCAAAACTCTCTATTGCGGTCTGGATGCGGTCTAAACTGGCTTACCAGGCCCACTGTGCCCACTGTGGTCTTTCGAATTGTTTGGTGTTCGGGTCTATCCGAACACACCACAACGGATTCTGTAGCTACAGACGTTTGTCCGCTTCGACTTTGCACTTCTGCTTCTGCTCGAGTTAGTGCAATATTGCATGCTGACTGTTCGGATTGAGAAAGATCAAAAGACTGGTCACCGTGAGCAGTAAGCCACTGGTTTCCAATCCTTGCACGGAAACTCACAATGCATCGTTTCTTTCCATTAATTTCTGGAGTTACAGTCTGTGTCAACGCAGATCTCTCAAGTATCTGCGCACGACCATTAGTGGCTGTTTTGCTTTGTAAAACGCATTCACCGGCTGCTACTGCCGCAGGTAACATGAGAGCAATGACTAGTTTTTTCATGAGCAGTGTTTTAAATGTTGCAGATTCCAATTTATCTGTTTGTTTATGGCACCAGATGCAATTTCTTGTCTGCGTTGATAGCCGTCTGGGTCAGTTATTTGTGTCCAAAAATTGCCAATGTTTCCTAGTCCAGCAAACAGCATCTCATCTTCTGATTGCCTCATGCTTTGCAACATCGCAATCTGTTGTTCTTTGATACGACAGTTGGGCTGGAAAAAATTTAGATCACGCTCGGACATGGGCATGCGACTGACATTGGTAACGGCGCACCCACTACACAGGCTGACAATTGTAACGCAGAGTCCAAAGACGGTGGCGAATTTGCGATCGCTGACGTGCATAATCTTGCTCACTTTGAAATGATTGACGAGGAATTAAATCTTGACTTTCGATCCACCTGGCAATGGCAGACCTATTGGCACAGTCATCTGGCATGATGGCCACATCTATTGGCATGGGTCTAGGTGCTGATGCACACCCTATCAATGTGATCAATAGCAAAGGTGCCAGATGTTTAGTGTTCATCGCGCTGACGGTGTTTGATTTTGCGAGTGTACGCCACCCGCAACCTTTCTACTTTGAGTCTGAAAGGGGTATCGCGTGAGTACAACTCCACCGCACGACGGCGCTGGCGAGGTATTTCGAGCTTGAAACTTAGTGTCTTCATGATGTAATTATAGCAGATTGGCTTTTATTGGTCAATCGGCACGTGAGCTCATGTATGCATTGATACCAAAACTGCGCAGAACGTCAGCATAGGCTTGGGCGCCTGCTTCTTTGATGTCCATGCTCTGGGTGCCTGAACCACCGGGGTTCCACAGATCCAGGCCACCGTGGTAGCTCTTGCGGAAGCCCACACTTTTGAGCGCACGACCCAACTTGGTCGAAGCCTTTTCGCTCACATGCACCCAGGCAAAACCACAGTAACCAGGTTCACCGTGTTGGGCACGGAAGTCTGCTTCGGCACGTTCTGCGGCGGCGGTAGCAGTGTTATGGACAGATTCAATATTGTCTAGTGCAAGCATTTTGGGCTCCTTTTGCGTTAACATGTCCATAGTATAGCAGATCGAGAATTTCCGGTCAACCCAAAAAAAAGCCCTACATGCAGTAGGGCTATTGTAATACTTGAGTATTACTTTTTAGAAGTTGCTGTGTAAGCCTTCATGATGCCTTCGCCAAATTTCACATAGTCAAATTTGGTGGTTTCTTGCACGGCTTTGACAGTTTCGCTGGCAACAGTGGTTGCGGCGTCTGTGGTAGCTTTGAATGCTTTCTTGGTGTATTCGGCTTGATTGTCAATGAACTTGATCATTGCGTCTTTTACCAATTCGTTTGTGACGAAAGTGTTAACCCAAGTTCTTTTCCCGGTTTGTACGGTGTCGATGAATGCGTCTGCTGTAAACATAGTGTTCTCCTTAATTAAGCAAGTTGCGATAGGACCCGGCCTATCCAGCGTCCTATGTGCTATTATATATGATAATTATGTTGCATTGCAACAATTATTTCTAGTGGATGGTCACTAAAAACCAAATCCAAAAACGGCATACTAAATACAACATAGGAGATTGAAATGTTAAAAGCTATTTTTAATTGGTTTACCAGCAAGCCAGTTCCAGGCACAGAAGCACCTGTTGTAAAAGCTGAATCTGCACCTTACAAAGTTGAACCACCACCAGTTGTTAAAGTGAGTGAACCAGCACCTGTTGGTGACCATGTAAGGGTAGAAGCCACTGCACCAGTTGAGTCAGCACCAAAAGCCAAACGAGCTCCTGCTGTAAAGAAGGCTGTTGCACCCAAGGCACCTGCTAAACCTAGGGCAAAAAAAGCACCTAAACAATAAACTCGCGTTATATTATCATAGAAGCCCCGTGTAAATACTATATGGGGCTTTTCTATGAAAACAACAATAACAACATTAGCCTTGATGCTGGTTACAGCTGGAGCCACCGCCACTGAACTAGTACATCAATTTAATTCGCCGTCGTTCAGTGGTATCGGTTACAGTAGTCACGTCCTTACAATCGAACAACTAGAGGCAACACGCCGTCAGAAACTACGAGAAGAAGAAGCAAGCAGGATAGCCAAAGCCGAGCTTGCTGCCAAACAAACCAATATAGCTAAATTTCTAGTCAACGTAGAAAGTCGCATCTACGCTCAGTTGAGCAAACAGTTGGCAGACTCGCTGTTCAGCGGTGGGGGCACCACAGGCAGCATGGATTTCCAAGGCACCAACATCAGTTGGGTCAAAACTTCTACTGATGTAACCATGACCATTCTAGAAAGCAATGGCAATCGCACAGAGATCACTGTGCCACTAGCGAGTTTTGCATTTTGATGAAAGCACTGTTTTTATCATTGCTGTTGGCTGTGTCTGGGTGTGCCAGTTTGGATCAAACTCAATTTGATGTACAGCCACCTCAATTGGTGCCACGACAAAATTTGTTGGCTGTGTTGCCCGAGTTAGATGGTCCAAGAATACCTGTTGCTGTATATGGATTCATGGACAAGACTGGTCAGAAAAAAAACAACGACAAGCTGGCGTTATTTTCTACAGCGGTAACACAAGGTGCTGAAGTGTTTTTGATCAAGGCCTTGCAAGACACCCCAAACTGGTTCACAGTGGTTGAACGTGTAGGCCTGGACAACTTGATCAAAGAGCGTCAACTGATTCGCAATCAACGTGAAGTGTACGAAGGCAAAGATGCCAAGCCGCTCAAGCCTTTGTTGGTAGCTGGACTCATGATTGAAGGTGGCATCATTGGTTATGACACCAACATAACGTCTGGTGGTCGAGGAGCCAGAGTGCTAGGCATTGGTGCCAGTACTCAATATCGTGTGGACGAGATTGTGATATCCATGCGAGTGATTTCAGTCAACACTGGAGAAGTGTTGCTGAATACGGCTGTGAGCAAGACGGTGTTTAGCACAGCTCACAATCAAGGTGTTCTCAAATTTGTTGACCTTGGCACAACCAGTGTTGAACTTGAGAACGGGGCTGCTATTAACGAGCCCACCACATACGCTGTTCGAATAGCCATCGAGCAAGCGGTGTACGAAATGATCCAAGAAGGAGCAAAACGGAAACTTTGGTCATACAAAAAGGGCACAAGCCCAAGGAGTGCGGATGAGGATAGTAACTTGCCCACAAAACAAAAATGAAAATAACAAGATCTCTCAAAGGGACAATATTTGCATTGAGCATGATGGCTTTATCGCATGTTCAAGCTTCAAATGAAATTTACATAGAGCAAGTTGGTGATAATGCCACAGTGACTTTAAAACAAGCAGGCAGCAACAATACCATTGGCTCTGCCCTAGCACCGGCCTTTATTGGTGGCGGCCAAAACGTAGTTTACGTTGAACAATCTGGCAGTAGCAATCAACTGGCCATGTTGGTCAACGGCGCTGGCACTAATGTGACGTTAACAATCACAGGCGACAGCAACCAACAGACCATCACATGCGGAACCAGCATCAGCGCCAGCTGTAGCGGATCTGCAATCACGCATACCATAACAGGTGACAACAATGATGTGCAAAGTATCCTAGGTACCAATGGTGGAGCGCATACCAGTAACATCACAGTGCTAGGTGACTACAACCATGTGACTCATAGCAGTTCAGGATCAGGCGCCAACTCAGCCACAATCAATGTTACTGGGTCAGGCTCAGGTGCTACCCCAAATGCAATCACTGTATCACAGAGTGGTATGAATACTCAAAGTGCAACCGTCAATGCTTCGGGCAATAACATTAATATCAGTATTATTCAGTCTGACTAATACTTGGGCTGGAGTAGGCAAGGTCACTGAACAAACTGGCCCTACTGAAATAGTACGGGCTCGAAAAAGCATATCCAGTGCTGTAAATACCGCAGTGGAAATGAATGACACCATTGTCACAGCCCGATCCCGAGCTGAACTTACATTTGATGATGCTACCAAAGTCAAAATTACTGAACAGTCAAAGCTGATAATTGATGACTTTGTGTATGACCCAAAGTCAGGCACAGGCAAGTTGGCCATGAAAGTGGCTCTGGGCACGGCTAGATATGCATCAGGACAGATTGCCAAGAACTCTCCACAACAGGTTGCAGTCAGCACACCCACAGCTTCTATTGCTGTGCGTGGCACAGACTTTTCAATGACCGTGGACGAGCTTGGGCGCAGTCTAATAATGCTGTTGCCCAGTTGTGATGACAAAACATGTGTAACAGGTGCTATTGAAGTATCCAATCAATCTGGTAGCATACTAATGACACAGGCCTATCAAGCTACTTTAGTTTCCACAGTAGATACACCGCCAACCAGACCAGTTGTGTTGACCATTGATCAGGCCAACATCAACAACATGCTGATCATCAGCCGGCCCCGAGAAATTAGCGAAGAACATAGAGACAACAAAAAAGATGTTCGAACAGCGTTAGACGTTAACTTTCTTGATCGAGACTTTTTAAAACCTGCAGATTTAGACAATCGGTTGGATGCATTCAACCGACTGGATCGCAATGAACTAGAAGATGAGCTGTTGCCCAATGTGTTGGATGCCGTAAATGCAGCCTTGTCGGCCACGCAAGAAGCCATGTCAACTACACTGAGCATGCTGCCAGGCTATGACGCTGGCTCAGGATTAAAATGGCGGGTAGATGATCAAGAACAGCTGGGTTTAACCAGATACAGCACTCATATTTTTGAACTAACTGTTCCCAAAGAGCAAGGGGCAATACTGGATCTCCAACAGGACGGCATTCCTGTATATCAAAAAATCAACACAGGTGGAACCACCACAATTACCATTGTCCAAAGTCAATAAATACTACTATAAAAATAAGGAGCCAACATGGGGGACATCTTCAAGTTAATTGGTGATCTAGGATTTCCAATAGCAGTGGCATTAGCAGGTGGATACTTTGTTTATCTCACAATCAAACTGTTGTTAGCCGGTGTACTAAGTGCAATCAAAGGCATGGCTGGCATCATCACAGCACTCGACAATCGCGTAAAGACCATGAATCATGATGTGGTTCGCATTGATACCATTGTGTCAAATGCGCTGGGCCTCAAACCCGATGTGGATCGTATTGCACGAGCAGATGGTAAGAATGATGCAAGGAGAGATTGATGTTACATCTTGATTACAACTGGGACCTGGGCCCTGGATATATTGTGCCAGACAAAGAATTAGACACTGAAAGACTGGGCTGGAAGCCTGGACAGTTCTGGCAGATGATTGAAGTCAATGGAAAAATAAGATTACACCAGGTGGATCCCATGGTCCAATTTGTATTGGAAGGATCTGTCAAATGAGCGAAGTAGTTGAACTAGTAAACAAATATGGCTTTCCTATTGTGATGGCTGTGGGCATGGGCTACATCATCAAGTATGTTTGGGAATGGGCCACAAAAGAAGTCAAACCTGTTATCAATGATGCCAACACTGTGTTGATTGCTCTCATTGACCGCGTTAGAATGTTGGACAATGATCTTATTCGTTTGAATCAAAAGGTCAACACAGTGTTGCACCTACGTGGCAAGATGATTGAAAGTGATCGTGTGATGGAAGCACACAAAGTAGATCATGAAGCTGAAAAAACGTTCAAGAGTGTAGTGCAAGATAAAACTACTACCAAGCCAGGCGGAAGTTAAGTACTTTAATGACAGAACTAATAGCAACCCTGGTAATGACACACATTACCATAGTTTGCGTCACTTTGTATTTGCATCGTGGACAAGCTCATCGAAGTATAGAATTTCATCCCATACTCGAACACTTTATGCGAGCCTGGTTATGGCTCACAACAGGCATGGTTACCAAGCAATGGGTGGCTATACATCGCAAGCATCATAGGCACAGTGATCAACCAGGTGATCCACACAGCCCACATGTGTATGGCATCAAGAGAGTTTTCTTTAAAGGAGCAGGATTATATCATGAAGCATCAAAAGATAAAATCATGGTTGACGCATACGGTGTTGGTACTCCTGCTGATTGGGTGGAGCTTCACTTATACACTCCTCACAGTAGACTTGGCATTGGCATTCTCTTTGTGCTCAACACCTTGATATTTGGTTGGTGGGGCATCTTAATCTGGGGCATACAAATGATCTGGATTCCATTCTGGGCTGCAGGGGTAATCAACGGTCTAGGTCACTGGTGGGGATATAGAAATGGTGAAACTAAAGATCACAGCAGAAACATTGTTCCTTGGGATATTATTGTTGGTGGGGAATGCCTGCATAATAACCATCATCTGGATCCTGCTAACGCTCGACTGAGTCGTCGTTGGTTTGAGTTTGATGCAGGATGGATGTGGCTCACAGTGTTTAGAGCACTGTATCTTGCCAAATTAAGAACTTAAATTACTTTTCATGGGCAACAAACTCACCGTTCCAGTTGTCGCCTAGGTCCTGTTGCTTCATGAACGCACAACGTTCAATCCACATTTTATAGTACTTGTCCATTTGCCCACCAAACTTGCCGTGCAATTCTTCACACAAGATAACAGCCGCATCAAACTGTTTTTCTTTGTATAAGGCATGCATTTTGTTGTGCGTAGCACGTTCTTTAGTATAATCCTCACCACGAGTGCGTAGCACGGTGTAGATCAAGTCTGCTACTGTTTTGCCTTTGGGTTGTAAGTTATCTAATAGCAAGTAGAAGAAGTCATCTCGAGTTCTGTTGTATGTCTCAGCACCAACAATGGCCAACACACCATAAGCCTTACAACGTGCTTCTAGTCGTGCGGCTGTTGACACCATGTCACCCAAGATGTCATAACTGTGTCGTTCTGTTGAACCCATCTCACCAATAAAGCCGACGCCTGTGTTACAGCCCCAACCCATTGCAGCTGGTGGTAAGCCCTGAGCTTCCATCTCTTTAGTGTAAGCATCTACAGCATCCAACATTTCTAATCCTACTTGAACAATAGTTCTAGCATGGTTAGGATCTTCAATTGGAGCACCGTGTATGTGCATACTCGCATCACCCACATACTTTATGACCATGCCTTTGTTGTCTAGTATAGGGCGGCTGATGCTGTCCATGTAGCCGTTCATGTACCGGCCAAGTCCAGCAACATCATCGCCGTAGTGTTCCCCAATTGGTGTAAAACCACGTAAGTCACTGAACATGACACTTACGTCTTTACGCACGCCACGCTTGATCAAGTCTGGATCTTTTTGCAGTAGCTCTACAACTTCCTTGGAACAGTAGCCTGCAAATTGTTTTTTGATTGCTTGTTTTTGGAGGAACTCTGAGACAAACTTGACTCCGTAGGCGTGTAGCCCGACAAGGACAATGCCCGCGACTGGGAGGGTAACGTCAAATAACCAAAGGTAATTGACAAAACTAAAGTAACTGCCATACGCAAGTACAGCGCATATTCCAACCAACGAGATAAGACCAACATACACCCACCTTGTAAGAATTAATAATAACACGCCTGCTGCCAAGATAACAAGTATTTCAACTCCATCAGCGTAGTCTGGACGCACAATATTGGTGCCTGCTGCCACAGTTTCTAGTACACTGGCTTGCAAGTAGTGCGGATAGACTTCTCCTCTTGCAGTTGCGACGGGGTTGTTGAGCCCGCGAGCTGTGAGTCCGACAATGACAATTCCACCTTGGAAGTCCTCTGGCAAATCAGCCAGGGAGTATTCTTGCGGTTGGGATGACCAATCCACCCAAACTCTACCGTAACTGTCTGTTGGAATTTTTCCAAACTGTGGAATTCTAACTGCTTCAACGCTTCCGTCATTGACTCGGACCTGGAAGCTGGGATCTCCGGCAAGGACTCTAAGCGTTTCAAGACTGATGGAGGGATAGACTTGTTCTCCAACTGTGACGACTTGGGGGACTCGGCGTACAACGCCGTCGATTTCAGGCAAAGTGTTAACAATGCCAATGCCGCTTGCTGTTTCATTTAATGACCTCACGTTGGGTTGAATACTTTGATACGCTATGCCCGGCAAACCAGTGCCTATTACAGACACACCAGGTCTGTAAGGTGCGTACTTGGACACAGTGTTTTCGTTGGTGGCCATGTGTGGCAACACTACTAAACTCTCTTTGAGTTGCCGAGACAGTGCAGAGTCTTGCCCAAAACGATCCACATCGGGCATGAATATGTTAAACACAATCACACCTGCATTGCGATCTTCTAACTGACGAATAATGTCAGCATACTGATTTCTGGGAAAAGGAAACTGCCCACGTTGAGCAATAGCACGGTCGTCAATGTTGACCACATGAATTTGCTCACTTGTTGTAACAGCACGATCAGTGATCAGCATGTCAAAGTAACGTAGTCTTATACTTTCTACAAAGCTAGGATCAGCAATTCTTATACTTAAAATAAGTGCCAATGTAATTAGAGCAGTCCATGGACTTAGTAGAATTTTTTTCAACATCAATTATTTATTGGGGGGGTTTGGAGCAGATTCTTTGGCTTTTTGTTTAGCTTTTTCTGAAGCCGGGCTTGATCTGTGCGGAGTAGTGGGGCGGGGGGTCGAAGGATATCGGGGCGGTTTGTGCTTGAACCAACTCATAGGCTGTGTCCTTTTGAAGTATTTAATTGAGCTCAAACATGATAAAGTTAATTGTTTATTTTTTGTTATAGTTCCAGACCAGTCTGCGCTGTTCTTTGCGCACCCAATGCATACAATCTTCTTTCAGTGACAGATTTTTGATTTTATCACAGTGATGAATACTTACTGTTGCTTGAGCCATGCACATGGCATTTTGCTCAGGATCTTTGATCTTGGTGCAATCATTTAGGTTTACGGCCCATGATTGCATGGGCGCAAACACAAGCATAAACATTGTGGGCCACATGCCTTATTTACAGCCAAAATAATAGGACTGTGTAGTCCTATTATGCTGGTTACGAGTTCCAGCACCTCTCAATCGTTGAGGTCGGTTTGTTTACTTAATCTGACTCCACACACGCTCGCGAATTTGCTTGGTCAACACATCAGGCAAACTCACATAGTCCAGTTCTTCAGCCATCTTCTTGCCATTCTTGAATGACCAGTTAAAGAACTTTAGTACTTCAGCCGATGCTTTTTTATCAGCTGGGTCCTTGTACATGATAATAAAACTAGCAGTGGTCACAGGCCACACTGTGTCGCCCTTTTGGTCCACAATACTAATGCCCATACCTGGCACTGAGAACCAGTCAGCGCCTGCAGCCGCGGCAGCAAAAGTCAAGTCATCTGGACTGACAAATTTGCCTGACTTGTTTTGCAACTGCATGAATGTCATGTTGTTCTTTTTAACATAAGCATACTCAACATATCCAATGGCACCTTTCACACGATTCACATTGGCTGCAACACCTTCGTTGCCTTTGCCGCCCACTGATGATGCAGCCGGCCATTTTACTGCGGCACCACGGCCCACTCGGCTGGCCCATTCAGGACTGACAGTTGTGAGATAGTCTGTCCAGTTAAATGTTGTGCCTGATCCATCTGCACGATGCACTACAGTGATGTTGGCATCAGGTAACTTTTTGCCGGGATTCAACGCCGCTAATTTTGGGTCGTTCCACTTCACAATGTTGCCCATAAACACTTCTGCCATCACTGCACCTGTGATTTGCAATTCACCGGGGCGGAATCCTTCCAAGTTGATCACCGGCACTGTGCCACCAATAACAGCAGGAAATTGCACTTGTCCTAGTCGATCCAAATCTTCACCTTTTACTGGTGCATCAGTTGCACCAAAGGCCACTGTTTTGTTGTTGATCTGGCGAATGCCGCCTGATGAACCAATTGATTGATAATTAAGTCCCACGCCAGTTTCTTTCTTGTAGGCTTCAGCCCATTTAGCGTAGATAGGATAAGGGAAAGTTGCACCTGCCCCTGTGATGTCGGCTGCTTGTGCTGTAACCGTGAAAGCGGTCAGTAGTGTCAGTAAGTGTTTGAACATGATTTCTCCTTTGTAGTTCACAACTATTTAGGCCGAATCACATTACAATTTTGTTACAATGTCAACATTCGGATCAACGCAATGGTGTCAATAGTCGTGAGCAACACATAGTTAGCCAACATCCCAAAACTTCTGCGAGTCCAAGCAGCCCAGGCATAGATAGCACAACCAGTGATCCACACAGGGTAAAGAGCCAGTAAGGGTGGAGTTGGTACAGTGGCTGCCATTGCAACACTGCAACCAATGCTGATAGCCCAAGCCAATACTTCCATGACAAACCTAAAAGGGTGGGTCTTGTAATCACTTTTGATCCATTCAAAGATGCCAGTTAAAATGTTGTTCATCGAGTGGCCAGCCATTGCTGGTACAATTGATCTCGGGCCAAGTTCTTGCCTTTGGCCTCGCACTGAATGTTGAATTGATCAGCAAATGTCAAGGCCCAGTCATTCACTGCTTCGTTCCAATAAAAGTCACTATGGGCTCGCAGTTTTTGCTTTTTGTAGCCCTGTGCCAACAGCGCACTCAAGTCAGGCTTTACTGTGCGAGAGTGGTCAACAAGGCAGTCTTCACGACTAACTGAGTAGTGTAGTGTAGGACGCACACCACGCCAAGACTCACGAACCCGTTGCGCACGTGGGTCCGTAGGTTGGATGTATTCGCCGGTGTTGATCCAGTGGTGATGGATATCCAGCACAAGAGCCACATGATCAGCCACGGCAAGAGTAACGTCAAGTCCATTTGTAAGTTCGTCATTTTCTATAGTTATGAGATTGCGAGCCTCTGGAGACAATCTGCCCAAGGTTCGAAGAAACTTTGCAGGGCCGCCCTTGCCCGAGAGATGTACGTTGATCTTGAATCCGTGATCATGATACGTGTTTCCATACCCCATCCACCGGGCCATATCTGCATGATACTCGAATTCCAGAATGGATCGTTCAACGATTTCATCCGATTCGCTTGCCAGCACACAAAATTGTCCTGGATGAAAGGAAAGCCGAACACCCAGACGCCGAGCAGCGTTGCCAACCGGCGCAAATATGCGTTCGCAATGATCTTGAATTTCACGTCGTTGCCACCAATTGATCCAAGAGGGTTCTGTATAGCCCTGTAACATTTCTGATCCCAAACGAACCATTCTGCGCTCGGGTTCCATTGCGCCCACACGCTCAATCATTTTTAACGCCGCGGCAGCGTTATGGTTCATGATGTCCCACTGACGCTGGTCAGCTTCGGCGGCATGCTCACGGAGCCAGCGCATGGTGGTTGATCTTCCGTTTATATCACGGTCCACAGCATTGACTTTCATGCCCCCAGTTTCCTCGGGGTCATTGAGCCATTTGCAACAAAAGCCAAAACGCGAATGTGTAAGTGTAGTCATACATGTATTATACGACTACTTTATTAAAAAGTCAATTGGTTTGACGATTTAGATCCAATGTTACACAATGAAACCCACCACCCAATGTTCGGCTGTGGCGCAGTTCCAACGGTATCACTTCAAATCGGTAACTCTTTAGTGTTTTGATCAATTCGGTTTGGTGTCGGTCCACAATCACAGTGTTTGGATCCACAGTGAGCATGTTCATTGCTATCCATTTTGAAGCATAAGGATATTGGTAAAAGTCCTGTGGCACCACTTCGTTTACCCAAATTTTCTGCCAGCCATCAAACACTCGGGGCACTGTATCAAACCCAACTCTGCTACCGTTTAACATGACCAAACCTTCGCGCAAGGCCACAATGGTTGAGTCAATGTGTACGCCAGCATAAAAATTACACAGTTCTATTTCAACATCAGGGAATTGATCACACAGCCAATTGTAGGCAGCTCGATTCCCTGATGCTGATTCCAAAAATAGCATTTTGTCGTTGAGTCTTAGTACATTGGCAGCGTCCAGTGTCATGCCTTCATTACGTGGCATAAACAAATATTGGTCAGCAGAATCCACAATGTCGTGATAGCATTGCAGTTCCATGTCTCTGCAGGGATACATCATGGCAGGATCCACAACAGTTGATCCGTACACAAGGAACCGATCACGCGGGCAGTAATTGTACATGCCATCATGTGCTTGGAAGTTGAGTGGATCTGGGCGCACAACTTCTACACCAAGGCTGATTAGAGTAGTTGCTAACGTATCTAAGTCTTCATTGGCTTCGTCAATTATGCGTTGTGGCACAGGTCCACGCGGAACGGGTGTTTCTTTCCAGGTGGTCTTTTCACTCTCCTGAGAGAATACAGGATCGTTTACAGGCCAGTTAGCATTGGTGGCCGAACCTACTACTATACGTTTTAGTGGACTCCACTCGTTGTAACTTGATATCATAATGTTGTCTCTATTTGTTGCAAAAGTGGTTCAATAATTTGTTGCTTGATACAACTCTGTACATATGCTTGATCAAAAAATCTATCATGATTATGCTGTAATTTTTCCAACGTAATACGATCATATGGCACCTGTTTAAAGTTGCCAACATTGCTAACCATTGCTTTTAATCGATCAACCGAGTTAGATATAGCGTCATATGATTCATCAAATAAATTATTAAAAGTTTCAAATCCCAAATTTTTTAAATGTTGCAATGATCCCAATTCTCCCCAAATCAAGAATGGATGATAAAACGCCAGGGCCTTGAATGTTTTTTCACTAATCAATAAAGGTGTATTCACTACTGTCATAACTCTAGTTTCTGCAACTATGCTAAAATATGTATCATCGTACCATCGTGCTTCAAAATGTCGTTGCCCTGGCCAATCTACTACAGGAACATCGAACGGCAATTGTCGACCCATGCCTACATAACTCCAATAACACTTGTCAAGGTATGGGGCCATGCGTTCCAATAATTGTGTTCGGTGGTGTTTATGCAAATTCATAGGCATAAGTGCAAGTTTTTTATAAGTTTTCTGTGGTTGATAAGTGTGATAGTTGTGAGCAATCATTTGCAGACTGTCGTGATACCACATGTAGTCCTGATGGTGCAACACATATCCGTTGCTTGTGGTGAATTTAATACCGGGTTCGTGTAACCCATCATATACGATTTGAAATCCACGTTCTAAAAACTCATCATGCACACTGGTTTTTTTCAATGCATCAGTATAGTATAATGTGGTTTTGGGATCGTAGTTTTTGTCAACCTGATATTGTTCAACGTTAAAATATTCCTGATATAACGGAAGTTCCAAATTAGAATGTATAGTTCCAAGATGATCATATATCAAGGTGAATTTTTTCATAAGTGTCCTGTAATTTGTAATGTGTATCTTGGTTCAAACCCACAGTTGGCAGCCATGTGTGGCGTGTCGTACCGCCACTCCACTGTGTCTCCTGCTCGCCAGTTTGTCATTGGTTGATCTTCATATTCGCCGTAGTGTCCAGGTTTCCAGTCTTCAAGGAATACTACTGCTCGTCTGATATGTTGTTCCTGGCCTTGCAATTTAAACAATTCAATATATTTGACATAGAGATCTTGATGAGTAGGAAGGATTGTGCCTGAACTCATTCTGTAATAGCTGGTGCCCACATCCTTCCAGCCCATTTCTTCGTAAATTTTTACAAATTGTTTGTTCCAACTGGGTTGCACTGATCGCATGTCGCACATGTCGCCAGTGAATTTATTGGCAAAGCCTTGCCCTTGCCAGAGTTCTAGATTTTTTGAATCATTGAATGTTTCATTGATATACAATAGCTGTTTAAACTCGTTATCCCAAAATTTTGGAATGTGGTATTTAAGCATGTCTAGTGTTACCGTAATGCACCACTTCAACGTTGTCTGTAGATTCCAACTTGCGCCATGGGTCAACAATTATACTGCCAGGCAAAATGTCACAGTAGGGTTTGGTGTCAGCTTGATCGCCGGTGTACTCATATGTGATCTTGCGATTGTGTGCCCACAAAAAGATTGCAGGTGTATCAACACCATCTACCACTTTGTCTTTGTTGTCAGCAAGTGGATCAACATACACAACTGATTTACCTTCCATCTCAACGTAGTGCCCAACCAAGGTTGAGTATGAACCAATACAGTATTCTACGTCAGGCTTGTAGGCCTTGCCGTGAATCACAATGGGCATGTTGTCATTCATCACACTTAAATCAACCAAGAACATGGCCAAGTTCTTAGCTTGAATTTCTCTAGCATGCATCACAGTATCAAACAAGTCATACCCAATGTTGTATTCTTTGGCCAACCAACGCAGTGCAATGTTATCACGTGGATGGCAAGCACCGGCATCTCCCATGCCTGCTGTCATGTACTTGGGTCCCATGATACGCATGGTTGAACGTGCAAGAGCATTTGTGACAACGTCTACATTGATATTGCCAATTCGCATGGCAAAGTCTTGGACCATGTTTACAAGGCCCACTTTGGCCGAAATAAATGTGTTGTAAAAAATCTTAATGGCTTCGCATTCGTCCCAGGTACCAATTTCGTAGCGTGGGTCATTTTGCATCACTGTGTCATACAAATCACGAAGTTCACCGGCCAAGGCATTGGGGTTGCCATCTTCAGTACCAATCATGATCATTTCAGGGTTCACCATGTCCCACTTTACCGAGCCCATGGCAATCAGGTAAGGATTGTACAAGAACTGATGCTTGGCATCCAACAACGGAACAAAGTGCTTGCGAGTAGTGCCAGGTAGCACTGTAGAGATCAACACAACCTTCTTGGAGCCAGTCGCGTATTTGTTAACATTTTTAATAGCATCAATCACAGCCGCATGCCCAAAATCTCGAGGTTCCATGTGTGAGCTTGGCACTGATCCATCATAGCCTTCAGCATGTGGTGTAGGCACAGCAATAAAAATCCATTCGCTTTCGTTTACTAGTTCTTCAATGTCGCAGACTTTTACTGAGTCACTGACTCTTGGGTAAATATCGTAACCGCGCACTTCGTGCTTTTCTGCCATGACTTCTGCGCAGTCAAGTCCTAGTTTCCCAATACCAATAAAACCAATTTTCTTCATGAGTGTTCCTTTAGATAGATTATACAATTTTTTGCAAAGCCTTTGCAACCGAGATATCATAATTTATCGCTGGACGCCACATGGCTCAAGAAATTTAGGCGATCTGACGCCAATAAAAACTATACAATATCAGACAGATGTATTATTAACTATCCCCCCAATAATCTGTCATGATCAAGAGCCGTTAAATTACAACTATTGGACTCAACATGATTTTGTACAAAATTCAACATTGATTCTTGAAGAGTCAACTATTGTTGCTAACCAGTTTGCCCACTGGCATTTACGTTCAGCTTTACGCCGAAGACACAAAGCACATGTTTTTAAAAATACCTTATTATGTCATTCAGAACTTAACAGCAAAGAACTAGACAAATACACACAAAATAACTTCACCGGAGTTTACTACTGGGCACATGGATTGATTGCTAGAGATTGGTTTAGATTTGCGCAACTAGATCATAGTCTAAAACAAAAAAATATTCAGTCTGATTTTTTGATTTACAACAGAGCATGGTGCGGCACTAGAGAGTATCGGTTAAAGTTTGCAGAACTTTTGGTAAAAAACAATTTACATCATCACTGTCAGATGGGATTCAATGACACTGATAGCATTCACTACAGTAACCACAAGTTTAACAATCCTGCCATGCAAATTTCTAGCACAGATCTTGACCAAAACTTCAAAAAAAATAATTCATTGCCAACAGCCAGTGCAGATTATTGCACTCAGGATTATCAGCAAACAGCAATTGAAGTTGTGTTAGAAACGCTGTTTGACGACAGTAGATTGCATCTCACTGAGAAGGCTCTACGTCCAATTGCTTGTGGGCAACCTTTTATATTGGCAGCAACTGCCGGTAGCCTTGGATATCTTAGAAGCTACGGGTTCAAAACATTTGACTCAGTGTTTGACGAATCGTATGATACCATCAGCGATCCAGTAGAGCGGCTTCATGCTATAGTCGATCTTATGAACAATATCAAAAACAATCCAAGACGTTTGGAAATATATCAACAGTTACAAGATATCGCCGACTTCAATCAACAACGATTCTTTAGTGATGAGTTTCATCAACAAATCGTAGACGAATTTAAACAAAATTTTTCTAATGCGTATGTAGAAGTGTTAAACAGTTGTACTGGAGAATACATGGAACAATACTTAAATGCCGTACAACAAACTCAAGAATATTATACTGCACCAGTATCAAACAATCATCTTCAAAATCTTAGAAACTGGACAAAATACGTCTATGATTTTATAGATCGGACAACGAGCGAGTCAAACATCCGTTCCAATCTTCCGGCGGCGGAGTGTGTTCATAATCAGTGACTCTGGCCTGCAGATTGTCGTAGAAACTGTCTAATTCTCCATTCCATCGACCGCGCAGGCCTTTGATTGCACTGTTACAATATTCCCAATTGCGGCCTCGATAGGCCTGCATCAAGTCACTGTGTACTTTTTTGTAGGCGTCTAGGGTTGGAAAATCTCCCAAGGGAATATTTTCTACCACACACCAAGCAGTTTCTTGCTTGTTGCCATCTTCAAATGTATCTAGTTCTAGTATGGTAAACTTTTCGGGAATTAGATGAAGTGAGTCTCCAAATATAATGTGCATGTTAAATCCTTTTAAATATGTATCATGAAAGTTGCTTTTGACCTAATTTCTGATCTCCACATTGACACCTGGAACGAACCCTTTGACTGGACTGATCGAGCCACCAGTCCATACGCTATTGTTGCCGGTGACATTGCTGAAGATAGAAAATTGTTATCTGACGCATTGACCAATCTAAGTCGCTGTTATCAAGCTGTGTTTTTTATAGACGGCAATGACGAGCATGCTAGATATTATCACAGTCTTAGCGACAGCTACAAAGACCTAACCAAACGCATTGCCAAAATATCTAATGTGGTTTATCTCCAGGACAATGTGGTGGTAGTTGATGGTATTGGCATATTGGGCACCAATGGATGGTGGGGATTTGATTTTGAACTCAGCATTGATCCTACTCAAAGTTCTTTGTGGTGGCAAGAAAAAGAAAATCTCACCAGTGACATTGCTAAAAAGATATCCAGGATGGCTACCAATGATGCGGCGTACATGATAAACTCTGTGAAACGCTTGCAATCACACAAGGATGTCAAACACATACTCATGGTCACACATACTGTGCCCTGTCAGCAGTTGATTGAGCATGACATAGATCTTGAAGGCAGCATGCGATTCAACATGATGGGCAACAGAGACATGATGCAGGCTATGGCAGCAGACGACGGGAAAAAGATTCATACCTGGTGTTTTGGACACTATCATGGATCAGTAGACCAAATACGCCACGACGTGAGGTTTGTAAACAACTGTCGTGGGCGCAGTGGTTCGCCATGGTCACATCATGTGTACCATCCTCGCAGAATTGAAATTCAGTGAACTTCTTCTGGTTCTAATTTGATTTGTAACGGATAACTTTGTGAACGAGCTTGCAAGGTAACTTCGATGCCTTTTTGTTCGGCAATCTCATAAGGTAGCACAGCAACCACAGCACTTCCAGCTTCGTGAATGTCAACTGTGATTTGTTCAGCAGATTCTGCGGTGTAATCAAAATACTCAACCAAACTACTGACCACAAATTCCATAGAGGTCTGATTGTCATTGATATAAATCACGCGAAACAACGACGGTGGTCGCACTGCTTCTTGTGTGCGAGTTCGTGATTTCGTTTCAGTTTGAGCCATTTTTTATCCTTGTTAGCAGTGGCAGCACTGTGCTGCCACTGTATTTACACAATTATATTAGTTTGTGTAGGTGATCGCAATAGTCTTTGGCTTGGCATCTTCGGGCACTTCACGTTTCAAGTGAACGCTTAGAATACCAAGTTCAAGGTGTGCATTACTGATCTCCACATGATCAGCCAACTGAAATTCCCTACGGAAACTTCTTTCGCTGATGCCTTTGTGCAAATATTTTGTTGTAGTATCCTCATTCTCCACAGTCTCACGACTGTGCTTACCTTCAACAATCAAGAATTTTTTGTCCTTGGTTACTGTGAGGTTATCATGCCCAAAGCCAGCCACGGCCATGCTGATCATGTACTCATCTTCATTGATTTGTACAATGTCATAGGGTGGGTAGTTGGTAGAGGATTGTTGAGCACTCACACGCATGAGTTCATCAAACATGCTATCGAAACCGATACCAAATTTGGTGAGTGTGGGAATGTCGAAACTACGAAGGGTGAGAGTTTTTGTCATTTGTTTTCTCCTTTATATAAGCAAGATGACTTGTAATGTAGCCCCACTATGGGCACTACAACATTATTTATTATACACGAAGAAAAACTATATTTTATTATTTAGGTCAGTTATCAAGCGGTAACTTGTCCATTCTGGATGTTCTGGATGTGGCACCCAGGTCATTGCAAACAGTGTGTAAGATTCGTCTGAATCAAATGTAACCCGCAAGGTGTATTTGAATACTTTAGTACGGTATTTGATATTGTATTTTGCTGCCCATGCACTCAGTTTGTTTCGAACAAAGTCTGAGGACAACCGAAACTCAATGTACATCAGTACAGTTTTTTAGGTAGTGCTTGCTCGGCTAGTTGTTTGCGCCAGCGATTTTTGGCAGCACTGCGTTTGAGTTTGCGAGCAGTAGTGGGCTTGATGTAGTGCTCTTTTTCACGGAGATCATTGAGTATGTTTGACGCTTGAATTTTTTTCTTGAGTTTTCTCAGCGCACGTTCAATATTGTTGTCCTGAACCAACACTGATCTACCATGTAATTTACCCATTGACTTTCTTTAACTCCTCGGGAGTATTTACCATGTTTTCGTCAATTTCTACATGGGCGATGTTTTGTTTAGTATACTCGCCTAGCTTGTACATGTGTGGCAGTAGCACACGTTCCAGTTCACTGTGTAGTCCACGAGCACCAGTTTTGTTCTTGATGGTATTGTCGGCAATTTTGACCAGGGCCTCTGGGGTAAAATCCAACACAATCTTGTCTTGGTCAAACAGCCATTTGTACTGTTCTATATAACTGTGTTTGATATCAATCAATATCCTAATGAGATCATCTCTAGTTAAATCTTGCAATGCTACCCAGGTTGGGAAACGACCAACAAATTCTGGAATCATACCAAAGCGAATCAAATCGTCAGGTGTGACTTGGTCTAGGTGCGTGGTGGTATCCGAGTTTACTTTGGCACCAAACCCTATGCTGGTTCCACGCACTCGACTTTTTACAATGTTATCCAGGCCCACAAATGCGCCGCCTGCAATGAACAGGATATTGGTGGTGTCAATTTCAACTGTTTCACCTGATGGATGTTTGCGCCCACCTTGTGGAACAATTCTACACTTGGTTCCTTCGACTAGCTTGAGCAGAGCCTGTTGTACACCTTCACCTGATACATCTCTTGTGATGGATGCTGATTCCGAACGACGAGAAATTTTATCAACTTCATCTAAAAACACAATGCCACGTTGGCATCGATCAACGTCATTACCAGCAGCCGCAAACAGTCTACTAATCAAACTTTCCACATCATCGCCAACATAGCCTGCTTCAGTAAGACTGGTGGCGTCAGCAATCACAAACGGCACGTCAAGATATCGTGCTACCGATCTTGCCAACAGAGTTTTTCCCGAACCAGTGGGCCCAAGCATGAGAATGTTGACTTTTTCAATTTCGGTATGTTTGTCATGATTGTTGATGCGTTTGTAATGATTGGCAATTGCCACGCTCAACACAATCTTGGCTTGATCCTGACCAATTACGTATTGATCAAGATGTGTTTTGATCTCAATTGGATTCAATGTAGGGGATGTTTTTGTTTCTTTAACTATTAGTTCTTCTTTGAGAAGAGTTTCACATAAATCCACACATTCATTGCAAATTGCAACACCTTCGCCCACAATTAGTTTGGCCACTGCGTCTTTATGTTTGTTACAAAAACTGCAGGTGTCAATGGTTTCAGTCTGTTTCATAAGTTATTGGTTTGTTTAAGACGTTCTGCAACTTGTTCACGTTCAATGTCACTCAACAAGTCCGGATCATACTCACCGGTTGCAATTTTGTCAATGAGGTGATCAATGTATGCTGTATCGTAAGTATAGTTATCTGTAGAATTTTTGTCAATAATAATCCACTCGTTGCCATTGAATTTGTAAACCTTGCTGGGCAATTGATCTACTCTAACAAAAGTATCGCCTTTTGAAGGACTGTCAGGGAATCGTATTCCAAAGCTGGAGTTTGATTGTCTAGGTTGGTCATTGTCAGGCACCAACTTCATCCAAGGTAATTCGTCAATTTCTCCACGATATAATTTACGTCTTTCTTCCTTGAGTGTTCGATCAGGGTTTGCAGTTTTCCATGCTTTGACTGCTGCCTTGACATTTGCAGGCTCATCTTCTTCTTGATCAAAGTTAGGCATGTCCACAAACACTGGCGAGCTTGGTGTTTCAGGTTGTGTAAAACTAATCGTGGCACCAGAAGTAGAGTCAAACACATCGCACTGTTTGTTTGGACAGAAAAGACCTATACCAGGAGCATCTACTAGTTCCGTGCCACACTTGTAGCAATTGATTGGGTCTGGCTTGTCAAACATCCACCCCGGCGGATGTGGATCTTTCGGCAATTCCACACTGGCTTGTATTTGTTCTATTTGGTCATCGGTGAGTGGCCCATCGTCGGGCTCATATTTAGGTTCGTCATGTATGAATCCACCTGTGCCTTGCCGTGCCCATTCAAACTGTTTGTTGGCGGCTAGGATAAGTGTGAGAGCAAGAGGATCAAACACCAGCACAATCATTATGATCATCCAACGCACTGCCCGTTCCAACAGATTGGCATCAGGATTGTCTCCGTACAACAGGGCCGCAATGTATTTTATCGGTCCGACTTCTGCGTCAACTTTGCGTACTTCGGCGGCAATAGGCGCACGGGCATCATTAAGTTCTGCGATAGACTTTTGCGACTGTGATATTTCAGCTTGAAGGCGAGTACGCTCTTTCTGCTGGGCTCTTCGCATAGCCACAGCTTTTTCGGCACCCGTTTCTGTTGTTGAGCGGCCCAGTACTTGGTCCACTCCCTCATCCATCTGTTTAAGTGCCTTACGGTTTGCTTCAATATTCTCTTTTTCGGTCTTGATCTTTTCATCATATATTGCAATCTTGCTAACAACGTCGCCGGACACAAGATTTTGATCAGAGTGTGCCTTTGACAAATAACCAAAGATACCCATACTGGTCAGTATCATTAGGAATGCTATGGCTGGTACCAGGTACAGTTTGAACACAATACCGGCACGTTTCCAGTTGTTGTGCAACCACACAGTGGCCACAATCTTGCCCAGTTCTAGTGAACCACCCATGATGATCACAGGCACCACAGCCGCTGAAAATATAGCAGTAAGGCCGGCCACTGAGTACCAGGCAGCCACGGCGCTTAGGAGTAATGCGGTGGCGAGAATTCCAAATCCAAATATCATAAAAATTATTTACCGGGTAGCGGCAAAGAGATCACCGCATGCTTTACTGCCACCCATGTAGCAAAGGTCTGATCTGGCACTTCAAACCATACAGGCACTGTTTGAGCGGGACTTAGCCCCCAGAGATTATTGTGCTCTAGTCTGCGTTTTACCCGGCTTTGAGTGCGCCAGTTTTTACCAAACATAACACGAGCCTCGTTCATAACTGCATACCATTCTTTAGTAGAATGCAATTGGAACCAAATACGGTGCATGACCAAAGGCGTTATTTCAAGCGAGTCAAGTGACTCAGGGATACTCAACGCAGAGCCCTCAATTTTGACAGTCATTTCTAACCTTTCCAGATTTATCCTCTCGGCATACTCCCAGGGTACCAGCCCAGGTTTTGATCTTACAATCGAGGTCCTTGTCGCAACCTACAGGATTTACGTCCACTTGCCACGGTCTGAGCAGGCCTAGGTTATCGATTCACCCCGCCCTACCATTAGACTACCCAATCTCTTTGATCATGCACAGTAATTATAACTGTGTATGTTGAGATTGTCAAGTGTTTTGTTTTTGTTTGACAAGATTGCACACAGTTTGAAACTGCTCGTATGCATCACGCACAGCCGGATGACTCATCAGTTTGTCTGCTTCGGCAATCATGGCGTTGACACCTGCTTCGGCATGATCTCGAGCACTGCCCATGGTCAGTGCGGCCAGACCATCACCAAACTCTTTTGCCAATTTTTCCCAGGCTTTCTTTTGTCCAGGAGTAATAGGTGTACGCTGTGGCCGCATCTCGCTAGATTTTCTAAGAGCATCACAGATGGCATCTTCCGCTACACGGCCTGCGGCAATCATCGGAGCATAAGCGGGATCAATATTATAGTAGCGAGACCTGCCTCCGGGGTATACTGACACCAGGTGATTGCCTTTTGTAAAGCTATCCAAAAAGTCGCTGTCGTATTCTGTCACAGGCACATACCGACGTCCAATTTTTTCATAGTAAATTTTCTTCATTTGCCAAAATACTTAATAACTGTGTTCAGTGCTTCCACCAAACGAGTGTTACCTGCTACATCTTCGGGGTGCAACCAATATCCGTCTGGATTGGTTTCTGACCGAGGATTCTTTTTCCAATCACTGAGTTCTTTCTTGAGATAGGCTCTCTGCTCCTTGAGAGTTAGTACAGTGATGCAATCAGCGGCTTCGCCGTCCAGGGTAATAGGTCCAACTCTTTTGTTCATTAGCGATACTCCCGATCTAGTTTAACACTGGTCAATCCAGCAACCATTTGAAATTTGTCCCAGGCATCTTTCACTGCCGGGCGAGATTCAAGTTCACTGTCCGGCAATACTGTTTCCAACCAGTATTCTGATCGGCGGCTTGGATGTGTGCCAAACTTGCGTGGCTGGTGTAGTCGACCAGTTTCCCAAAGTTCAATGCTAACACTGCGGAACTTGTCTTCATCTTCTTTACTGTTGAAATCATAGGCACTCCATTCTGCTCGGCTGCCGCCACCATAGCAGTATCCCGCCCAGATGCCTGCCCACTGTTCGTCATCTCTGGGATCAAAATCTGTACGAGTAATCAGCACCAACACATCGTCCATGTTCACACTACCTTCCACAATGTCTCGAACGCAACGGCTGTAACTGAGTCCAATTTTCATACTTTTTCACCTGCTTCAAAGTCACGGAATCTCAAGAACCGGGGGAATCGGAGACTGTATGTTCCGTCTTGGTTTTGGGTGACTGCGTCCGCTTGGACTTCAACCAAGTGACCAAGTAGCTGATCCCTACTGGCCCAATACTCATCGCGAAGAGTATCACTAAACCCACTACCAACATTAACATGAATTCTACGGTCATTATCATCTCCTTCACAGATTATAGCACCCAACCGGTTTTCGTTCCTACCAGTTCCTTCTTCAAAACCCACAATGTTCAAATCAACTGTGATGGTGGGTTTCCATTTCATCCACGAGTCCGAACGTTTGCATTGGTATGGTGCGTCCAGGCTCTTGATCATGATGCCTTCAAAGCCACCTTCCACAGCAGCTTCCGCATAACGTTGCATGATGTCATGTCCTTCGGCTGTGTCCAGGTTCACATCCAAGCCTGGCATGATGCGCAGACACGTAGTCTCTTCCAATCCAGCGCGGGCTGACTCTAGCCATTCCAGACGTTTGTACTGCCCTGCATTCCAGTGCCCTTCTTGAAAAGCTTCAAGTGGGATGATATCAAAGATGTGATACACCATGCCGGTGGTTTCGGCGTTTGATTTGCGATGTGCTTGGCGCATGAGTTGCTGGAAACTTTCGCCCACAATCTCACCATCCAACACATAATGGCCACCGGTACCACGTCCATATTGGAAGTGCTTGCGAGCATCTTCAATGGCATCGGCAACCTGCGGAAAGTTTTCAAATTCTTTGCCATTGCGACTGTATAGTGTGACTGTGGATCCACTAACCACTGCCAACACACGCACACCATCCAGTTTGCATTCCAGGCGCTTGATGCCTTTCATTTTCTTGGGATGATCTGTTGAGTCTTGTGCCAGCTGGCACGAGAAAATTGGTATCTTGTATTCGGTCTTGCCCACAACCTTGTTGATGGTCTTTTCTGAAATGCCGCATCGAAGGTCTTTGATCAACACACGGCGGGCTAACATGTTCCATTCTTCCGAGTCAAACTGCTGGCTCATTTGTTCAACTGCTTCTCTAGCACGATTGCCTGTGATGTACCTAGTGCGTAGAGCTTCTAGCATGGCCCAGAACTGTGTCCAAGGATTGGCACGACCAGTCAGTCCCTCAGTCTCAGGCACCTGGCGGATGCCAAACACATAGAACGGATTGTAGGCTTGGTAGCAATTGAACAAAAAACACTGTGCATCGGCACTGCCAAGCCGAGCAGCCATGAGAGCCTTTTCAATCACTTTTTCTTTGTGAATGCGACTGTCAGAGCTTTCTAGGTCTCGGATCCATCCTGCGGCCATTATGGCATCAAACCTTGAGTAGCTGTAATCGGTTTCATTCATATACTTAACGCCTTACCATGATGAGTTATAAAACACTTTCAAACCCATGAACATCTCTGTTCTAGCGGCTTTGATAAAGGCCAGGTCACTGTCATAGTAGTGCTGGTCTGAATTGTTGCCAAAGAAGAATCCCGATGTGGCTGGCAGTTGACGCTTTTTAACATCGCGTTCAAGGGCATCCAAGTCCTCAGCAGTGAGTTCCATTTCCACGCCGTTGAAAGAATCATATTTCAACTTCTTTTGCTCGGCTAATGTTTCCATCCATCCATGCAGGTTAGGATGCTTGCGCCAGTAGGCAATCTCACGCGGCTTGTTTACCTTTGTGTTCACATAATCTTTGGCGTCGTCGTTCCATTCGGAACCTTCGTAGTAGTCGCGGTGCTGGCCTTCACGGGTGGCCACATAAGCATACATATCAAGACCCATTTGGTACTCCTTGTTGATGACGGTATTCGCGTTTGAGCCAATATTTGTATTTGGCAAAATAATCTGACATTGGATAAGTTGGCATGCGGCCAGTCCATTCTTCTATTTCAAGGCAGTGAGCATACCACTGCTGTTGCAACCAGCGTCGAAATGTCATGTCATTACCCATGTAATTGCTCGGGGATTCATTGCTTGACGAGCTTGCCAGTAAGGCAGAGCCCAAGCCACATTGGTTTCTACCACAATCAGTCGTTTGTTGAAATAGACTTTCATGCTGCCTCCAACATGTTAGCAGGCACTTTCCACAAGCCTTGCTGGGTGCTCACTGTCACATACTTGATAGCAATCTTGCTCACAGTACCTTGCATGGTCATGCCACGTTTGGTGCTGTGAAACTTCACTGTGTCACCTTTGGCAAATTGTCGGATATTGTGTTTACGCAGATTTGCCTTGGCAAATTGCACTGCACTGATGATGCTGTCAAGCTCAGTGTTTGAAAACTCACCAAACATGATTGCAGAGTTGACTTGCTGGATCTTGGACATCTGGGTCATTTGGGGCTCCTTTGTTGCTTACTATGCCTAAATTATAACAGATTGGGAATTATTGGTCAAGCCAATTCTAGTTCTTTGGCAGGAAAACGGATCTGGCCTTCGTAGTCCAGTTGGCTTTGTTCAAACTCTGTGAGGTAGTCATCGGCCTCTACTGACCAGTCAATGATGTGCTCACGGAAGTACTCTGAGTCTGACTCAACTTTGGGACGAATCAAGTCCACAATCACGCCAGGGGCATAACGCAAGGGATCAAAATCACGGATCACATAGTCAGAACCGCCCTTGGCTTTCCAGTAAGAAGGGCACTCACCTGCACCGTCCCAATCGTGGGCACCGTAGTTTTCATAAACTTGGGTGGTGATCAGCAGTTTCATTGTGGCTCCTTTGTTGCTTACTATGCCTAAATTATAGCAAAAACGGCTTTTCTAGTCAACCAAAATAATAACCCTACAATCACTAGGAGTTCTACTACCGTAAAATTAGTACGATAGTAGTACTGTAATACTTTCTGTTTAAGTACTACCAGTTGGGTTTTTAGTGGTTTCATGCCCTGATTATAGCAGTTTGGGCATTATTTGTCAATGTATACTTTAGTTTGCAATTTCTACGCCGCATGCTGGCGGCACAGGCGGTGCTGGATCTGGTTTTATGTCTGCGCCACTGAGCTTGTTTTCAGCCAGTTTCATTTGGTTCTCGCCTTCGCGTAAACTGCCAATCATGGCTTGACCGGCTAATGTTGTGGTGTCAGCTATGTTTTGTAAGAAATCATATGGACCGCAAGTTTGGCATTCTCTGCCGTACTGTGACAGCATTTGAGAAAACGCCACAATTGAATTTTGCTCACCTGACACCAAAGCAAAATAGTCAATACCAGCTTTGACTTGATAGGTTTTCTCTTTGTTGAGATATGTGGCAATGGCAATCCATGCAGTGTTCAATGTGCCGACTGTGGCAGTGTATGTGGGATTGGCATACAGTGTTGCTATGGCCGAGTTGGCATTGGTAATTTGTGTTAGCACCGCGGCATCGTTAGCTGCAACCAAAATATTAGTATAGGCGGTATTCAATGTGGCCAACGCTCCGGCAGTTTGTAGTGTTTGAACTGCTGCCGACGCTATGTCAAATTGCGCTGCCAGATTGTTGTAATCAATTGCTGTGCCCAACACATCACACATGGTAATATTGCCGTCTGTGCCTGATCCAGTGGCCACAGAATTATTGATGTAATTAGTAGTTGCGGCGGCAACAGGATTGGTCAATGCTTCAATTTGGTCCAGACCAGTCATGGTGTTTAGTCCACCAAGTGTGATTGGTTCCCAGTAGGTTGTGTTGTTGATATTGGTACCAGCCGGAACATCATCTATGGCCTGATAAAACACAGTAGCGGGACTTAACACTGCCAGTGGAGGCTGCAATGTGCTGTTAGGATTGACTGGAGCAGCCGCCACAATGTCGTTGGCCAAGTAGTCACTGTTCACGTCCCAGGGATTGCGATCAAAGCCTTGTATGGTTTGTGCCAGTTCTGGCCAAGTGGCTAATGGAATATTTGTAATCTGTTGCACAGCCGCTTGTGTGGACTTGTTGGCCACAGCTTGATCTGGGGGAATAATTTTTGCCAACTCATCACACCCAGATGGAGCAGGTAAAAATGCACCCACGGTCTCGGCTAGGTTCATGTTGACTGCACCATTGGTCTGGTAAATTGGCACAGGACCTGCTGGTGACGGTGTTAGTAAATTGGTATAACTGTTTGGAAACATCACAGCTGGATTTAACAAATCTGCCATGGTTGAAACATTAGGTGTGGTCACTCCCAGTATGTCTAATACATCTTGTAAGGCAGCGTCTGTGATACTGACCAATGCTGGGTATGCTTTTTTCTGTAGTTTATCAAATTCGTTTGGGGTGAGACCACTGGGATTGAACAATGACACTTTGTTGATGTTCACTAGGTTTGATATGTCTTGTAATGTCAGTCCTTGGTCCTGTAATGCATCACGAACAGCAGGCAACGTACCATTGATGGTGTTGCTTACCTTTGACAACTGCGCCAGCAATGCAGCCGGTGTGCCGTATTCATTTAGTGTTTGTGTATTTGTTAACAATCCTTGATTGGCAATATCAGTGGCCAGTCTGCCCAATGCGCCGGGGCTATCATCCACTAGGCTTGCAATGTTATTGCTTACCAAGTTGCTCATGTTTGTAAATGTAGGGCCCAAATACGTTGCGGCGTTGCGTGTGCTGTTGATCAACGAATTGGTGGTGGTGATGTACCCTTGCATTGCCATGAATCCTTGACAAAATTTTCCAAGGTCTCTAGTGTCATTGTAGATGCCTAGATATGCATTACCAGTTTGTTGTACCAAGTCAGCAAATCCGTATGGATCCAATGTGGAAGCATCGCTTTGAGTAGGCAGGTATTCTTGAGTCAAGTAAGGAAAATTTGCCAATGGCAGTGCAGGAATGGCATCGCCTAGTGCTGGAATTGTGCTGGCACCAATACTCAACAACAAATCTAGTGTGCTTTGAGTTTTGAATGTCTGAGCTTGGTAATAGTTTACTGCGGCCAACCAATTCACTATCACTGTTTTACCATTGAATGTAGCAATTGCTGTGGTCAGTGCTGTTGGTAAACTTTTGACGCCTTGATTGTTCATCAATCCGGCAGCAGCGTTTATTTCTAATGGAGTTAATACACCATTGGCCATTATCCTGCCCTTACATCGCCACTGCCACCGGCTCGAGCATGACCACAAGTGTCTGCATCTCCAGTTAGGCTTACTGCTATTCCACCAGCTCGTACTGTGCCCGAACCGCCTGCGGTTGAGGGTCCGCAATGTATGCCAGGACATCCTCTTCGTCCACAACAAGGATGGGCGCTGACACCTTGCCCAGTTGTGGCAATTGGTCTTCCGTTTATGCGTACCGAACCAATACCCGATGTAATCACACCGCCTGCTCCGTTTGCATCACCCACTCGTTGTATTCCTGGCATGTTATCCTACTAAGATTTTCTTTTCTGGCACCTTTATGCCTGTAGTTGCTTCGATGTATTTCATACGCACATTTTCATCCGTCAATGAATGAATAGCAACACAGCTCATATTTAGCCGGGGATTTTTGTCAGGATCTGCGGTAAACATACTCGGCACAAGTCCCATGCCTTGTGGACCTGGGGCCACGCTTACAGGATCCTGTAAGATAGCATAGCCCGACTCCATGTCCACAAGTTTGGCAATCATTTCTTCGCCAGAGTTCAGTTTGAATGTGTAAACTTTTCCAATTTCCATTATTTGCTTTCTGTTAGTTTTGTTCTGAGTTCGGTGAACCCGCCTACCAGTTGATCATCTAAAAAGATCTGTGGTACTGTACGAGCATTTGGTACTGCTTCTAGTAGTTGTTCTCGTGTCCAACCATGCATAATATTGCGTTCTTCAAATTCAATGTTACGTGATTTCAACAACGCCTTGGCTTGGTCGCAGTAGGGGCATTGGTCTTTTGACCATACAATTGCTTTCATTTTATTTTCCTTCTTTTGATTTGTCGTAAGTCTTGGCAAAGATATCTGTTTTTACAACACCGTAGTCACCAGGACCATGTCGAACAATGTAGTCATTGCCACGAGTGTATTCTAAGTTGCCCCATGATGCTCGAACAACACCGTCATGGTCAGCAAGACGAGCAACCTTCATGATCTTCTTGGGCGTAGCAGTGCCATCTTGATTATCATCGTAGTAGGCAGCAAACTTGATAGGACTCACAGGATACCGTTCGCCCTTGGGTCCTGTAATAATCTTAAAACCAACTGTGTAGGCAACAGGACCTTCGAGGGTTTCTATAGTTCCGTTGTCTGTGGCAGTTTCATACTTGATAGGTGTTGGATGCTTGTAGGTTTCAAATCCACCTTGTTGGAACCATTCGTCGTTGATCATAGGTTTGGTAACTCGTCGTAGTCAATGGCATCGCCCATCACGCCAATAACATAATTGGTTGATTCATTTTCCTGCAAGGCAGTTTGCTTCTTGCTGGTGTCCACATGCTTGTTGAACCATGGAATGGGTGTGGAGCGTGGTGCTGGTTCTAGATACTTGATGCCAATTTCTTTCAAGGCATTGGCTGCTGTGTAATCTACAAAGTCTTTTAAGATTTGTGCGTTAAGGCCAATCACTGGTCCCTTGTTGAACAAGTAATCAGCCCACTCTTTTTCTTCACGGATCACATCCAGGTACAGTTGATACACTTCTGCTTCACATTCTTGTTTGGCTTGAGCAAAGCGAGGGTCTTCTTTCACCACTTGATTGATGATCCACCCTGTCCATTCCTTGTGCAGGATTTCATCTTGCAGGATCAACTGAATGATGTTGCCATTGCCAATGAAGATGCGATTTTCTACCATGGCCAAACTGGTAGCAAAGCTAACCATAAAGCGGAATGCCTCCAATGCGTAACTGGCATTGAGAGCCAACCAAATTGCTTTAACGTGGCCGTGATCTTTGACAGGAACTTCTAGTTCTTTTTCGCAGTTGACCATGTGCAAGTGATCGTAATACTTGCCCACGCTTGACGCCATGTCCACAATCTCTTTGGTGTCGTGGATGGTGTTGAACACATCCTTGGGCACATTGTAGATGTTGCGAATGATGTGACTGTAACTGCGTGAATGAATATTGGTTTCAAAGAAACTCCAGTTGTACATCAATGCTTCTAATTCTGGAATACTAATTACAGGAGTAAACACCTGTGCTGGACCACGGCCTTGCAATGAGTCTAGTGCTGTTTGGCGCAATAAATTTGCAGTAAAGATATGCTTGACTGTGTCTGACGCTTCTTTGAAGTCATTGGCATCTTTGCTTAGACTAATCTCTTCTGGAACCCAAAAGAAACCGCGAGCTTCTTGTTCGTACTTGGCCAGTTTGTTGTATTTGACTTCTTCAAATCGCTGAATGGTTACAGGACCTGCAGGATCCAGAAACATCTTGCGATGCAGGTAATCTGTTTTGGTTGATAAGTTGTATTGTGCTTGACTCATTTTGTTATTTTCCTGTTATTCATTTTTTTCTTCTATGGTATAAAACCAATCATCTCCAGCTGACCACTTGCGTGTGCCATCCACTGTAAAAATAGTCTGTGCAGCCTTAAAGTCTGGAAACTTAACATTACCTGAAATTAAACTTTGGTCGTACCACAAACATCGGTTGTTGGGTTGGCAAGCAAACTGACCGTTTTCCAATCTAATAAAGTTGAAACTTTTGTGCTCTTCGGCAACCTCAGTAAAGCCTGTGTCCACGTCCATACCATCTGCACAAAAGTCCACAGTGAACAAATAAGTTCCGTGGTGCCATTCCTTGTCTTTACCCAGAAACTTTACACCTAGATTACGCAGGCCTATTTTTTCAATGATAGTAAAACGATAGCCCATACAGTCCCAAAGTTGCAAGGTGTCTATAGGCAGCTGGCCTGTGTGATTTTCTTGCCACACATAAGCATGGATGGGCAGTTTGTCATACAGTGCTCCGTAGTTGGGCAACAAGGACTCGATACGAAACACCTGCCCACGTAGTGCTTTAAGGCTAACCCATATTGCGGGTTCTAATTCTCCGTGACCTTTTTCAAAGTTGTAGAGAAATTCTCTTTTGACAAAGCATTTGATCGGTGGAAGAGATCCTACAATGTAGCTCATTTAGTATTTTCCCGATGCAAGAACTATCTTACAAATGTGTTCTAATCTTTCAATGTGCTCATAAGCACGCCATGGAGTGACATCAATGGCCACAACTCCGTGACCTTTGATTCCCACAATATCAAATTTGATATTGCCTGCTGAATCCAATCCTAAATTACGGTGACATGCATCAGCAAGTTCTTGGCTGATAGGTGCTACATCTCCCACATTGGGTGCTACTTTAGTGTATCGATTGAGTTCTGGAAATGAATCACTAATAGTGCTCAGATCAATACCGGCATGCATGGCCGCAATACAATAGGTTGGATGAACATGAACAACAACTCTAACATCATTGCTGTGTTGACCCATTTCCATTTGTAGGCCAAAGTGCAGGGGAATTTCACCGCTGGGCTTGAGGTTGGCACTGATGTCAGTATAGTGATCTTCTTGCCAGAATTTTGTTAAAAACGGAGGAATTGGATTGATATGATCAACTAATTTAATTTTTTTAAACTGATCAGGTTGTAGCGTTTGCTTGCGCACACCTGATGGTGTGATATAAAAGTGATCACGGTCGTGATGACGAATAGAGATGTTGCCATCTCTACTGGTTATCCAATTGCGTTTGTACGCATCTACTAATATATCACAACAGGTTTCTAGCATTTTAATTGTTCCAGTGAGTATGTAATTAGCCCAGTTTTTACACTGTGCTCAACAACTAAATTTGTTTGTGGGTTTGATAAAATTATAGGGTTTTCTCCTGGCCCCCAATGTCCGGTATCCAAATACAATCGATCATTGTCTTGTGCCATACCCATGCGCGGCACGATCAACACAGTTTTGTCACGCCAGTGTTCAGTAGGCACCGTTAACACAAAATGTTCACGATCATCACGGCACTGTGTAACATAACTAGCAACCACAGAACCAGCTTGAACTGCTCGCATGTATGGTATCCAGTTCCACACTGTGCTAACTTGTCGATCAAACTGCATGATGCCCGGGGTCAGATGTAGCAACGGCATAGGATCATATGTACAATCAGCAGTTTCACAAATAAGTTCATTTACAGTTTGAACAAATTTATGATCCACATCTACTCCCGGGGCAAAAACTCTATTGGTTTGTTCTTGTACTCCAATGCCTTGCGCAAATGTGTCAGGAATAACCAGTGCCCACAGCTCTAAAAAATATTCTCCAGGTAAGAAAATAGATTTGTTGTCTTGAGGCAAGCTATTCCACAAACCTTCCCACCATAAATTACCATTCACAGTTTCTGTAAATGTAACTGGTGTGGGTCGATAACTGTTGTCATAACGCTCATTGATAAGTTCTATCTTGTTGTCTAAACCAAGGCGTTGTATGATTTCACGTCCCAGCAGATATCTATCATGATCAATTTCAAATGCCCTAACATGATCTGCACCATGCTTTAATGCCAACATTGACAACAGGCCTGTGCCAAATCCAATGTCAGTGCAACGTTGGTTGGCAACATAACGAGCAAGAATTCTGTCGTAGAATTGGTTACGCATGAAGTCGTTGATCATGCCTAGATTCACACCATCATGGTTGAACCAATCAATCCTACTCAAAAAACTCATTACCAGTGCCTTATTGTATTTGCTATGATGAACCCACAGGTCACAACATGTATTATAACCCAAAAGGTCTTGAAGAACAAGGCCAATCGGGCTTCTCGCAAGGTTAAAATGGGCACATCAGGACGGTCATCGTCTGTGTGCCCCATTAGGTGGCCTGTGGCTCTAGCCCAAACTTTTTCTAGGCTGTTCATTCTTTTCCTCTGAAATTGTTAATAAACCAAGCATTGAAAATATTTTAGCGTAAACATATCCAATATCAACTTCAAACCACCTATGTCTATAATTAGGTCTATATGGCATATTATGGTGATTGTTGTGAAGCTCTTCGCCGCCTAGTAGGATTCCAATTGGAAACAAATTCTTTGATTTGTCATTTAAATTTTTATGTCCAGCATAGTCAAACCCAAATTTATGAAAAGCATAGTTGCCAATGAATACACCTAGCCAATTTTTAGTTAATAAATGTAATACCAATGATAATACTGCTCCAAGATATCCAAACAAAATGCCTGCAACTAGATGTTGCACCCAGGGACCTGCAAACCTATATTTTTCATGCAATGTTTTTTGCATCCAGTCATCTGGTGTTTGAATGTCAGGACAATACTTTTTAACTTCATCCTGGTCAGCCTTCCACGGTTGACACATTTGTTTAAGTGTTAGATGATGTGGGCTCTGATCGTCATTTTTTGTATCGCTGGTTGCATGATGTTTACGATGTCTACTGGTGTAAGTCTCTGCCCAATTTGGCCCCAACGTGCCAGAAATCCATAACACAATTCTAAAAAAATATCCCAATGGGTTAGATATTAAAAAATGTCTGTGTGCAACAGATCTATGAACATAGATAGAAAAACACGTGGTAAAAATATGCAGTTGTACCAGCCAAAAAATCCAAAAATATTGCAACTCAAACATTTGATAACTTAAAGTTTACACGCTTCACAATCTTCTTCAAGATCAAAATCAATAATCTCAAGAGGTTCTTCCACTTTCATTTTGCTACCAGCTTTGTTGATAAGACTGTAGTAGAATGTTTTGATACCCCAATGATGTGCTTGCATTAGATTGCGAGCAATCAGTGTGGTAGGTACTTTTCTATCAGGCCAGTGTGCTGGGTTATAAAACGTATTGGTCGAAATTGACTGGTCAATATAAGCAGCCAAAACCGCTGCTGTTTTTAGATATCCGTCACAGTCTTTTTGTGCCCACATCAGTTGATATTTGTTTTTCAACTTGTGATACTCGGGTACAACTTGTGTCAATGATCCAGCCTTGCTTTCTTTAACTGAGATCAGGCTCATGGGCATTTCAATGCCGTTGGTTGAGTTAATTACAACTGAACTTGATTCCACAGGCGCCACTGCCATAAGTGTGGCATTGCGTACCCCGTGAGCTTTCATCTGTTCACGCAAGGGTTCCCAGTCTAGTTCTGGTGCAAAATTCGCAAGTTCGTTAACTCCGTTAGCTCGTCGTTCCCACGGAAACACACCACGACCATACCAGGTGCGGTCCGAATCTTTGCAACGGCCACGTTCTTTAGCAAGCTCAACTGTGGCTTCTGTGAGATAATAGGCTTGGTGCTCCATCCAAGATTTGACTTCGGCCAAAGCATCTGTATCACCGTATAGGAGGCCGCGCTTGGCATGCCAGTAAGCCAAGTTAGTAATACCGATGCCAAGCGGCTGGATTTCGTCATTTGATAATTTTGATTGGATCGATAGGAAGTCTTGGTAGTCAAGGATATTACACAAGGATCTCTGCAGAATTCTACAAGCTCTGCGCATGTCTTCAGGATTCCGGAATGCACCCCAGTTAATACTTCCAAGCGTACAGAGCGCGATTCGCCCATCAGCGTCATCCAGGCGCTTAAACGGTTTAGTTGGTAAGAGAATTTCACAGCAAAGGTTACTCTGGTAAATGGTGTGATACTCAGGATCAAACGGGCCCTGGTTCATCACATTGTCAATGAATACTAGATAGATACGACCAGTGTCTGTTCGTTCCTTAAGTATGCCTGATTTGAACACTTCTTCAGCAGACATAGTTTTCTTCCGGAGGTCAGATCTAGTTTCATATTTGACATAAAGATCTTCAAAAAGTGCAGTGTTGGAGTAGAATGCCTCGTAAAGTTCCGGTACCTCGTTAGGGTCAAAGAACGTGATGTTTTGTTTGTGTTTAAATCTACGCCAGAAAAAAGCAGAAAGCACCACCCCATAGTCCATGTGTCGGACACGGGTTTCTTCGGTTCCTTGATTGTTCTTGAGCACAATAAGATCATCGAATTGATGATGCCAGATGGGATAAAAAACAGTGGCACTTGCATTTCGAATACCTCCTTGTGAACATGACCGTAAATCACCAAACCATTTTTTCAGGAATGGTATCATGCCTGTGTGCATGATCTCACCACCACGAATGGGTGAGCCCAATGGACGTAGACGTCCTATCTCCAGGCCAATACCAGCACGTTTGCTGGCATACTTGGCCATCATTTCTCCTGAAGCAAAGATGCTATCAAGATCATCATCTGAACGAATAAGCACACAACTACTAAATTGCTTAGTTGGAGTACCAAGGCCGGCCAGAACAGGAGTTGCAAGAGTAAAGAGCCCATCGCTAGCCGCGTTGTAGTATTCTTTAATATAACGCATCCTAGCTGTGTTAGGTTCTTCTTTGTGAAACACTGTGGCAGCGGCCACCATGTATCTAACTTGCGGAGTTTCATAAATTTCCTTTGTGGAGCGATTGCGTACCAAATATTTTTCAATCAATTGCTCAATGGCTGCATATGAATATTGTTCATCCTTAGCATGATCAATTATGTCGTTCATGCGGTTCCAGTCATCCTCTGAGTACCATTCCAACAGTTCAGGAGTGTACAAGCCGGTGGCTACATTGCGTTTCACAATCTCATACAAGTGTGGAGGCTGATAAGAACCATAGACATCTTTGCGCAACATAGAGAGCCGTTGTTTGCCTGCCACATGTTGATAGTTGGTATGGCCCACATCAGGGTTTTGCTCTACATCAATGAGATCTACTATGGCTCGCAGTGTAATGCCATCAATTTCTTTGGTAGTAATACCATCATAAAAGTGTAGCTGTGTGCGTATCTCTATCATGCTTTGACTTACGTCTGCTATGCCTGCGCATACTTTGGCAATTTGCGTTTGCCACTTTTCCAAAGCCAATGGCTCTCGGGTGCCATCTCTTTTAAGAACTGTAATTATTTTCATTTTTTAACCAATTTTTTGTTGTATTTGTTGCTGACTAACACGGTGCCGAGGGTTTTCTGGTCCTGGAGTGATATTTACGATTGTGTCCTTGTCCCAATTCAGTATATATTTCTTTTGAGGCGCATGGACTAAATTGTCACTACCATGATCGGCTAACCAGCATTTTTGCAAGTCTTCACGATCAATTATTGTTATAGTATACAGGATTCCTAGCCCACGAGCAAGCCCACAGAACAAATTGTCATCTAATAGTTGCCAGGGATCAGGCCAATTGTCACGATCGTCCCAGTGTAAATGATAAGGAATCCAAGGAGTAGAAAACCACCATTGATTAATGGTGGTCAAGGCTGATTCAACATCAGCAGTGGCAGCTTGATTTCTCAGTGCGTTCCAAGACTCAAGCCTATCAGCAAAAGTTCTAGGCCACATCAAATGCCAAAGTTTGCTACAGAATACCTAATTGAAGCATTTGCACCAGTACTGGTACAAGTGTAACCCACTGAAAGTTCGGTGCCGCTGTCTGCTGGTGTAAGTGTTACACCAGTTGAGCCATTTTCTGTAAAGTTGTCAACATAACTGAAACCAGTGGTGGTAGCAGCTTGACCACCTGTTACTGTGATTGTGCCTCTGCGTCTGGTGTCAGATCTAGTGATCACATAATCAAAACTAAATGAAGTGATAGCAGTTTTATCAATCACCACAAGATTGCCGCTGCCATTGTCTACCAGTGTGTCTGATATTCCTGCTGATCGTTTCAGCGTTCCAAGATCCAGGCTCATTCCAACGTTAGTGGTGGTTGCTTGCGATTGATAAAACACCATGTCTCGAGTGTTCTGACTCATTGCAATGGAGTTTGTGGTAGCAAGACTGATTCTAGGATAGGTGCCGCTTTGACTGTCATTGCGCTGAAACAAGTCGCCAACAGAAATATTGTTGTTGGCATCAATGCTGATGATAGGCGCTGCTGGTAGTGAAGCGCCATTGAAGTGATTGGCCACATCATAAAACACATTGTAACCAGTAGCATTCAAACTGCATTCTTGAATGATGATACCTTCGCCGTAGATATTATCAAACACATTATGCAACACCTTGAATCCGCTTGGCCCACCATCTACTGGTGTGGCACTGCCCAACACCACACCCTGATATAGCACATCAAACCATCCGTTGCTGACAGTTACTCCGGCAGTTTGATGGTCAGTGTTAATACCATAAGTCATGCCAGTGAATTTACATTTGTCCATGGTAATTTCTGTGCAAGGCAATGCAGTAGTTGAACTGAACAAAACACCGCTTACGTCTTCCACAGCATCTTGCAACTGCACTGTGGTAAGATTGCTGGCAAAGGTCACATTGTCCATACTGACTTTTTGAGCCTTTTCAATCAAACACACATTATGACTGCCTGACTCGGTGGTCTGGAATGACATGCTGGACACTTCAATGTTTTGTGGAGGGCTTGCGCCACCCACTCCAATGTTGACTCCAGTTTGTTGTTGACTATCGGCAGTTCTAACAACCAGTTCTGGCAGTGTGGTAGATTCCCAGTAACTTGCGTTGGATAACAAAATACCAGTGGCAGGCACTGCGGCAATACTACGGTAGTAACTGCCTGAACTTTTGACCAACACACCATCGGCATAGGCAGTGTTGGCAGCCCAAGTTTGCACAGTAAAATAAATAATACTGGAATCAGCGCCTTCGCCGTACAGTTTGGCCCAGGGCGGAATCAGTATGGTGTCTGTGACAATGTACGTGCCAGCTGGGAAAAACAAACTTCGGCGTATTTGTGTGTTGTTTTGCACACAGAACAATTGGAACAGTGCTCGGTTGATAGCATCAGTGTCATCAGTGCTGCCGTCGCCTGTGGCGCCAAAGTCCGTGACAACAGCGTAACTGTCCAGTCTGCTTTGTATGCTTTGGCTGACAGGATCGCCAGACGTAGCGCCTGTTTGCACTGTATAGCCAGCGGCTGCGCCTTGATAGGTATACGCAGTGGTAAAACTGAGAATGTCTGAGAACTCTGTAAGAACTTCGGTATTTCCCACTATTGGAGCACCGTCAGCAATTGAGCCGTTACCAATGTAGAGTTTGCGCTGATCAATTGCCCAGCCAAATTCGGCTCCAGCTAAGGGTTGAGGCAGGTCTGTCTCGAGTCCGGTTCGTTGGGTTATTCTAGATACTTGTACTATTGCCACAGTGTGATTCCTTGAGGTATCACATATTTAGCATGTAGTACTGTTCGACCTTTTTCCACCAGATGGTGCGATATTTTTCAAATTCCGCACCTTCCAGCACAAATTCCTGATATTTGGGCTGTCCTACAATATTGTGTTGCTCATCTAGATCAGGCTTAACACACATCAAAACTACGCCTTTTCGGATACGTGTGCCATGTATTTCGTTATGAGCTTCTGCGTATGCGCACAACTGAACAAAGTAATCGTCAATCCATTCACGCTTTTTGGGCTTGTTAGTTTGCTTGTAGTCTAGGATGGATTCTTCATTTAAATGAATACCTGCACCGTCTGTTGTGCCTGCATACACGCCGGGAAAGTACAAGGGTACTTCAATACCCCAAAATTCCGTAACATTGACCAGGCCTTTATTGACAACTTCTTCTGCCATAATATGGCTAGGCCAACTGAATGGATTTGATCCACGAGCAGGTATAGCACCTTCTCGAATGTACTTTTCAAGATAGGTATGCATTCTAGTGCCGCGATTGGCAGCTTCAGTAGTAATAGCTTGTGCTCGTTCTGCGCCTACTGCACGCCGCCAGTTGTGCAAGGCAGCCTTGCTTTCTTCACTTTTGGTTCGGTCTAATATGGTAGTTACGCTAGGTAATTTGTTGCCATCTGGCGTGGCGTAAAATCGTTTGCCGTCTACAGTAACTCTGGGTATAGGTTGATAGTTAAATTTTGGATTGTACATTATGATAAACAACTTGCAATGTGTTGATACAGTGATGTTGGCCACTTTGCAAACAATGACACTCGCGGATTGTGTTCAGTAAGGCTGTTTTCAGCGTATCCTACACCATGTAATTTGTTTATGTTCAACAAAGTTGGATGTGGATAGATTTCAACTTGATCAACATAAGAAAATGTATCTGGCGGTGGCGTGGCATTAACACCTTTTTTAAATCTATCAGCATGTGCTGGCTGTATTCTAGTTATTGAAAAAAAATTCACCGTGCTGTGACTGGCTGCTAATTCTGCCTGACAATATTCAGGTAGATTCACAATACTTGCCGGAGTCTCGCATGGTGGCCAAGATGGATCTTTGATATTGGCATAGTGTTCTTGCCAAAGTTTTATGTCTTCTGAAAATTCGTAGAACTGAGTAAAACAGTTCTTGTGATTGTCTACTGGAAAAATCAAACTGGTTGTTTTTGTTATATCCACATGCACAGGAATCATACTACCGCCACAAACAATCTGAAGCCTAATTATCGGTTGATCGTCAAACTCTGTTAAAAATGTCCATTGAGATCGAATTTCTTGTTCAATCTCAGCAGGTAACTCAAAGTTAAACATAGTTCCTATTAACTCATTTTTAGGTCCATAAAACGATTGATACTGGGATCGTAAATCTTCTGGAACTCCCATACTTGTATTATACTCTAAATCATGCCAATTTAAATTTTCATAAATGTCTTTTTTAGCCATGCGTTGCCAAGGAAGGTTTTTTACCGCGGCCACAATGTCATTTGACAAACTGATGTTTGGCAATGTTTGATAGTAAAAAGATCTCATACTCTAAAACTTTCTCCGCAGCCGCAGCGATCGCGTTCATTGGGATTGAGGAATTCAAAACCTTCATTAAGGCCCTGTCGCACATAGTCTACAGTGACGCCTCTAAGATACACTTCATTTTTCTTATCAACCAATACCACAAAATCTGCTTGGGCATAGTTGATGTCTGATTCTGAAGGCGTATACTCTTGCACGTATTCTAACACATACGCTAGGCCTGAGCAACCTGTAGTTTTTACCCCAAGACGAATGCCAGCATAGTTTTTGGCTTGCAGTAGTCTCTTTACTTTGGTATAGGCCTGATCAGTTATGGAGATCATGCTTTTTGCGATAATCTTCTACAGCAGCCTTTATAGCATCTTCAGCAAGAATAGAACAATGAATCTTGACTGGTGGCAGCGCGAGTTCTTCAGCAATCTCTGAATTTTTAAGAGCTGCCGCTTGGTCAAGCGTTCGTCCTTTAACCCACTCGGTAACAAGAGAGGATGAGGCAATCGCACTGCCGCATCCGTATGTTTTAAACCTTGCGTCTGTGATGATGCCATCTTGTACCTTGATTTGCAATTTCATTACGTCGCCGCAAGCAGGTGCGCCAACCATGCCAGTACCAATATCAGTATCACTCTTGTCAAAAGAGCCGACATTCCGGGGATTTTCATAATGATCAATAACTTTGTCTGAGTATGCCATGTTACATTCTTACCAATACTTCTTGATAGTATCCGTTGTGCAACACCAACTGCTTGCGATAAGGCACGCCGTCGATATAAACAACATCACTAGGGCTCTGAGACATCACTGGTGGTTGTTGCACTACCAGGGGTCTGGTGATAGCATAAACCACAACGCCTCCAACCACAGCAGGGGCCACCCATCCCCAACCTCCGCCATGATGGCGATGATGTGGTGTGTGTAATGCAGATCCGTGATATCCGTTAGGTCCAGCAAATGCGCTGGAGGTAACAAAAGTTAAAATGGTTAGAAGTCGTTTCATAGCAGCCTCCTTATGTAAGCAGTATACTGTATTTAACGCCTTGTGTCAACCAATGGTTGACTGTTACATTGGACGTTTCATGGCCGATTTGGCCATTTTGTCTACCACTTGTTGTGCTTGAGGAACTGACATTTTGGGTTGTACCGTTTGTTCAGCACCGCCTTTGAACACAATGGGATCAGTTGAGCCGGGTTGGATGGGTTCTAACACATTGCTCAGTGGAGGCTGTCCAACTAGATCCATAATGTTTCTTTGATTGACAGGTACGTCAAGACTTTGTGCAATAGAGATAAAAGCATCTTGACTGATTTGTTTTTGACTGTTGGTGTCGTCTGCACGACCATTAAGAAAATCTACTAGGCCCAGAAGTTTGTCTGGGTCAGGTGTTGCACCAGCAAAGGTATCAACTTCAAAGATTTTCATTATCTACGGCCACGACCCAGTGCGCCTGCTGTGCCCACCGGCTCTTCAGCAGGAGCGGCCATGTCAGCACCTGCATCGGTAGCAGCAGCATCAAGATCAGCACCTACATCGGCACCCATGTCAGCGCCAGCGGCCATGTCAGCACCCATGTCAGCGCCAAGTTCGGCACCTAAGTCTGCACCAGCTGTGCTGGGTGCGGCTTGGCCAGTTACCACGCCAAGTGCTTGATCAAGTTGTTGTTTGGCACCTTGTAGATTTTGCACTAGGCCAGTGAGTGCGGCTGTGGCGTCTGCGTTGAATTGCGAAGCTTGGTCAATGCCTACTTGATTCTTGATTGAATCAACTAGAGCAGGCAGTTCTTTAAATTGCATTTCGCTGGCATCTTCCAACATTGATTGCATTTTGTCAACCATGTCTTGTGCAGCCAACACCACTTGAGCTTGTTGCACTTCAGATTCTTTCAACATGCGATAAGCATTGCGCAAGCGGCTTTCGGCTTTCATCAATGCTGCACCTGCAACAAGTTTTTGTTCATCGGGATTCAATGTTTGACCTGCGGCACTCTTTTTAAGAGCAGCAGCCAACTTAGGATCTTTTACTTGTGCGGCTGGTTGAACAGCGCCAGCAGTTGGTTGAGCACCAGGCACTGGAACATCCATCTCTTTAAGACGTGTGGCCAAGGCCTGTTCCATCATCATGAGTTTGAGATAAGTTGGATTGCGTTCGCTGGTGTGGCGTGCCATTGAGCCTTTGTGCTCACCAAGCAGGCCTTGCACCTTGCGAAGCATTTGACGAGTTTGACCAGCGTTGAGACGTTCAACGCTGATGCGTGAGCCAAAATAACTTTCAAACGTCTTGGTAATCAGACGAGTTTTTTTAGGTGTGGCTAGTTCTTGCAGTTTCATTTGAGAATCCTCTAAGTTGTATATATTTAGCCGAAGATATACATTTTTCAAGTTCGGCTGTGACAGCAGAATTTAGAGAAACTTTGGGTTCAAGTTTGGTTTTCACCATTTCTCTAAATTCTGCAGATCTACTGAGTTTGCCTAGACCACTGCGACAAGCAATGTCATTGTCTAAGAATTGTTTTTTAAAGTCCAACACTTTGATCTGTTGCGATAATGAAGCTTGGTTGTTTTTATCGGCAATGCACCAAGAAATTGCTGATCGTTTGCTGCCAAAGGATCCCACAAAGTTTGCATAATGCCAAACATTAAACACTTGCTGCTCTGGTGTGATGTGATATTTTCCAAACACCACCCATCCACCTGAGTTGTCATCCAAAATCATTTTGTCAATGCTGTGGCGCAGTTCACGCTCGGCCCAGCGTTCAAGTTTTTGTTCTCGAGTCATTTGAGTACGTAGTGCGAGACCAGCCAGCCAACTGTGCCGGCTAAAAATGTTATGATTCCCACGCCCCAGGAAATCAATTGATTGTTGCGTTTTTCAGACATGGCATGCACAATTTCATGCACTTCTTTGACCACTGCCTTGACATCGTCGATGTCTTTTTGCACTGAACTGATTTGCAGTTCCAGTGCTTTGTATCGCTCGGCACACAGTTCAACGTGGGCTTCGAGACTTTTCTTTTCAATATCAGTGGTGTCTGCCATAATCAGTTATTTACCGTTTCAAACCAAATGTTCTGGTCAGGGCGCAGTACTGTTTCTACAACTTCCTGCTCGTCTAGCCCAGTTAGCATGGGCACTCCATTGCAGTCTTGGTGCAGTGCCGCAAAAGGATCATGATTTCCCGAAATACCAAATGTGCTTTCTGCTTCAACTTCAAAGCTAAAACTCCACACACCTTTGTCACAGCGCGGGGCCTGAATGCGCTCTGGTTGGCTGCGCAGACTGATTATTTGAATCAATGTTTCAAAGTTTCGCTGTTGATTTCTTGCTCTGTTCCAGTCATTGATGCTGTTGATTGCTTGACCAACTTGATCTTCAAAGGGAATTTGACCTATGCGAAAATGCCCAGTAATTCCAGTAGGCGAGCAGTCAAAGAGGGTTTTGCACATATACTTCATCGTGTGATATTTACGGCAAAAAAATACCCCGGAGTTTTTAATCCCGGGGTGGTTTAGAACAAGTCTAAAAATTAAGCAGACAGTTTGAAGCCGTTAGCTGTTGCGCTGTCCAACTGATAACCAGTGAAGGTAATGTTGGCAGCAGCCAATGCTGTAGCAGCGTTGGCAAAAGCGCCAGTTGGGTAGTAAGCAATTGACAAAGCAGTTGTGTCAACTTGATACATAGCTACTGTGCAAGTTTGTTGCAGAGCTTGAATAACGTTAGCAACGTATTCTTGCACGCCTGACTGTGTAGCCATGCTGTTGTTGGCAACAAAGCGAACAAAGTCCAGTTTAGGACCAGCTGGTTGAACTGTAGCAGTAGCGCCAGTAGTGCTTGTAGAAGCAGCGATAGGACCGTTTTGTACGTCTAGTGCAAATACAGGTTGTGCATCACCATTTACGGGGGTAAGATAAGCCATGATAAATTTCCTTTAAGTTAGTGGTCCTGGTGGACCTGCTTTTATTTAGTCTTTTGGCAAAAATTATGCCTGTTGCGGATTGTTTTGGGCACGATTTCTAGCAGTAAAATCAAAGCGATTGACTGCTTTGGCATAGCCTGCAGGCGTGGCCATTACCCAACCTTCGTGTCCAGGATCTTTCAAATCCAAATTACGTAGTATGTCTAGCTTTAGATCGTGTAACAGAATAAACAGGGTAAATGCAGCAGCCAGACCTTCTGTGTTTGATGCAGGGCTTTTTAGATATTCAATGATGTTGGCAAATTTTCTTGGGGTGACTTCGGATTGCAACCATTCACCAAACCCTGCCAACAAGTTGTCAAAGTTGCCTGATCCAATTCTAAAATTAATGTAGTCCACACACAGTTTGGCCAAGTCTGTGATTTGCATGGCTCGCAGTTCGCCAGGATTAAACAAGGTATCGATGGCAGCACCTTTACTGCGGCGTATTTGTTTGATTTGTTTGATCAAGGCAGTTTGTCCCTTAGATTGTGCAGCGTCTTGAGGTGTAATACCTTTGCCATAAATTGGCTCAATCAAAAACAATCCTGGTACTTCATTAAATGACACTCTGCTGAGTGGCTGCTTGGGTTCACCTTGATCAGCATACATTGTGTGCATGGCAATACCTGTGGTGCTGTTGCGAATTCTTTGTCCCAGGGCGCTCTTGGCGGGTATGCGATATTGCACTGTGTTGGGCTTGAACACAAGATTACCAGCTTCTTCTGTCCATGGCTGTTCGGGGTAGTACAACAAGTCGCCTTTGACATAGCCACGGAAGTTTGTGGGCACAGCCGCTTCTAACTGTGGCCAAAGGTCAGCATACAATTGTATCAACTTCGCACGTTCACCTTTGCGTGTGCTTTGTATCTGTGCCATCATTCGGGGACTAGTAGCAAGTCCATCGTAGCCTTTGGCGTCAAACCCTGACCCATCTGTAAGCACAAACTCACCTGTGGCAGGCTTGCGGCCAAATATCACAGCAGGCTTGCCGTCCCACTTCACACTGGTGGTCTTTTGTGGTGCATCTGCGGCATGCTGGATAATGGCCAGTGCTTCATCCACGCCGCGTGAACCTTTGCGAAACACAAGATCTTCCAGGTGTTCGATGCCTTTGGCCCGGCCACCCACGCCTGGTTCTTCAGCTTCATAAATTTGATATGGGTTGGCTGTTTCTGTTTCAATCAATGGTGTCATGCCTTGATTTACAATTCTGTCGCGCAACTTGGCTAGAAAATTCACTTCAGTGTTTTCATTCACAGCACCTGGCTCTTGTAGGCCTTCACGGCCCAGGTATTCACGGAAGTCTGCCAGCTTGGCATCTCGGTTTTTGTCTCCGGCCAGAGCAGCATAAATGCTTTCCACGTTCTTGAGATTTGCTCTAGTGGCCTTGGGTCCTAGCAGTGTTTTGGCCACGTAGTCAGGATCCATGCCACCATCTACCAGTTGGTTTGTGGTGCGACTGAACATGCCATTAGCACCCACTTTGAGTCCCTGTTGTTTGGCAATTGAACTCATCAACACATTGCGATTCATGCCTTTGTAGGCCGAATCATCTGCACCACCATAGTAAAACTGTCCCCAGTCCAGATTGGGAAAGAACATGAAGTCTGTTTGCACATAACCATTTTCTGGACGACCATTAATAGGTGTACGTAAGTGTACTTCGCCGCTTTTCTTTACCCAGGCTTTAGGGTCTTCACCGTGACTGGTTGCCCATTGTGTTAGTTTTGCTGCCAATTGTTCTTTGGATATTTCGCTGGCATCCACTGCCATGTCCATGTCGCCTGATGTAGGTTTACGTCCGGTTGATCCCAGCCAACGCTCGCGTGGGAATTCTAATCCTGTGAGTGTTTCTAGCCATTGTACTGTGGCTGCTACATCGCTTTGGTTGATACGCCCAGTAAGTGGTTTACCATCAGCATCTTTGAATACATTGCCGCCTTCTAATAGTCTCATTTTTTTGCCTCGGCCACGGCCATTTGTTGTTGTTGTGGGGCACCTTGCAACAGGCCCATACTGGCCAGCACCTTGTTTAGTGCTGGATCACGTTGCTGTGGAACCTTGGCAGTAATTCCTAGTTGTTGCGCTGTGAGGCCAGCTCGTTGCGCTGCCTGTGCCAACTGCGGTTCAGCTGCATTTTTATTTGTGCTGGCTGCGCCAGATACTGGATTGAATTCAACTTCGTTGGCAATGCCATAGCTCATTTTAGCAATGGAATTCCACAAGTCAGCCAATTTTTTTGCATTGACTCTAGTGGGTTCAGTTATCAACAGTGCGTCAATGGCTTTGTCAATGGTGGCACTCATGTCTCCGACCATGTTTCGCAACTGACCTTGATTGGCATCTTTGTCCACCAAACTGGCAGCATTTTTATAGTCGCTGACTGAACGACCGCTCATTCTTTGAAGATTACCGTTTACCAAACTGATTAATGCTCGTTGCATTTCAATTGGCTGAATGTCCTTGATGCTTTGAACTCCAGCTCGACCAGTTATGGGATTTTTGGCCTGTTGCATCATTTGTGTCACTGTGTCTGACCATTGTGCCTGCAGAGTTTTGGCTAGCGCAGCCACAGCAGGTGCCGAAGCAGCCGCGGCTGCGCCGCTTGCTTGTCCTGGAACAACGCTGGCGCCAGGCGCGGCGTCTGTATTACCACCTGCAGGGATCATGGCTTTGGCTAGATTTTGCCCCACGCCTCCCAAGAATGAACCTGCCTGTGAACCGGCGCCGCCAGGAGCAAAAACTTCTTGCATGCGGCGGCCATTGGTAATTTCATATATCTGCATGAGTTCTCCTTACAGATCTAGCAAACTTTGTGGAATCTTTAAGACGTATGGCATTGAGCAATTTTCTAGTGAGATTTTCAGCCTGATCAGCAGTGTATTCTGTTTCAATTTGCTCTAGCAAACGAATAGCAGATTCTATCACATTGTTGGCTCTATTTTCAATTATTAGACGACGATCGCGTTCCACATACATGGAATCCAATTCTTCTAACAAGCTACGAGTTTTCTTTTGCATTTGCTCGGGGACCTTTGGATTATTTAGCGAAATCTGGTTAGCAATAAATATCTATAACAATCAAGGATTCGCAATGACCAGTCAAATCAACCCTAACAACATCGACGGAAACTATCCAGTAGCCGGCGTTCCCAACAACACACAAGGGTTTCGGGACAATTTCACAAACACTAGCACTAATTTTCAATATGCAGCAGACGAAATAACTGCACTGCAAACCAACGCAGTTTTTAAATCTGCACTAACTGGTGCTACACTTGACAACAACATGAATGACAATCTCATTTATGCTGTAAAATTGCAAGATGTCAGCTATACCTATGTGCCAATTACCACAACTTCTGGCTCAGTCAGCGTGGACTATTCTGCAGGACAATATCAATACGTCAGCACAACTGGCAGTATCAGTTTAAACTTTAGCAATTTTCCCACCAGCGGCAGTGCTGGTATAGTACAGCTGGCCATCAACATCACCAATACAGCTTACACTGTTACATTGCCGGCTGCTGTGACTTTGGGCATTGTAGGCATTCAAGGCATTAGTTCAAATGTGATCACATTTGCCGCCACAGGAACTTATCAGTTTCAATTTACCACTACAGACGGCGGCACCACCGTAACTGTTTACGATCTAAATCGCCCATTGCTGGGCAGCGCAGAATCTGCTGTGGGATACAGCACCGGTACTGGCGGCACTGTCACACAGGCCACCAGTAAATCAACTGGTGTAACACTCAACAAACGCTGTGGACAAATCACCATGAACAATGCTGCGTTGTCGGCAGCGGCTGAAGTGAGTTTTACTTTTACCAACAGCACTATTGCAGCCACTGATGTGGTTGTTACTGCTATCAGTTCAGGTGCCACAGCTGGCGCCTACAACACTCACGTTGATGCAATTGCCGCAGGCAGTTGTAGAATTAGTATAACCAATTTTTCAGCTGGTCCCCTGTCTGAAGCCATAGTACTAAACTTTGTTGTGATCAAAGCGGTAAACGCTTAATTACTTTTGATCTGTCCCAGCAGTTGTTTTAGTTTTGAACTTTGAACATCTGCTGTTACTTTAGGCCCCTGCTCCCATGCAGGGGTTCCTGTGGGTCGGTCCCATTTTGATGGCGAGCTTTCTTCTGGGGCGTCAGCAGCCTTGACCTGGCTGCGGGCCTTGATTGAATCCATAATGGAACTTTGTGGTTTGTTGTATCCTGTTCCCTCGTCTCCACCTTCATCAGTAATGCGCATGGTTTCAATGTTGTACTCCAAATCAATCTTTTGACCAACGCCGGTCGAGCTTCGAGACTTCATACACTGGATTTGATACTTGCCACGTTCTTTCATTGCACGACTTGTAAAGATACCAAACACATTATCTGCTGTGTTAATTTTAGAGATACCACCTGATATGTGTGAGTGATCAAATTCAATTTCTTCCACAGCTGATCTATTCAACTGCGACGCTGTGACCATCAAGATGCCTAGCTCTTTGGCCAAGTTGCGCAGTTCTTCTGAAACATACTTGTCTTTCACAAACAAGTCATTGGGGCTGACCTTTGCACTCACAGGCATCAGCAAGTCTAAATAGTCAATCATCACAAAGTCTACCCGCTTGCCTGTTTGAATTTGATACTCTTTCAAATAAGCACGGATGTCGTTGATATTGCTTTGTGCTGGCAAGCCTTTCACTTGATAGTTGCCTGACTTCTTGGATACCAGCTTGACCTTAAGTTCAGTGGTGTCTATGTCCTTGCGGATATCTTTTGTTGACATATTGGTCAACATAGCATCAGTACGCAATGACGTAAGTTCTTCTGAAAGTTCTAGTGTAATATACACACCACTAAGTCCTTGCTGTAGCCAGTTTAGAGCAATGTTCATCATCACAAGTGATTTGCCTGATCCGGATCCACCTGCAAAGATGTTGAGTTCGCCTCTTGAGAATCCACCATACAACAATCTATCCAGTTGTGGCCAACCTGTGCTTACTTGTCCACCCGAGTTGAAGTACTTCTCAATACGACTCTTAGGATCAGCAAAGTAGTCTGTGCCCATGTCCTTGGTAAGTGATATCTGTACTGCATCTTTGATGAGTTTTTCAACTGGATCATACTCGCCTTTTTCCAGTAAGTCTGCGGCTTTTAAGATAGCACGTTCTAGTTCTTGACGTCGAGTAAATGCTTCAAACTCGCCCATGAACCAATCAAAGTGCCCTTCGTTTAAATCCGGCACGGCTGCTAATTTAACGCCAGTGGTTGCAGAAATCTGTGTACGTTCCGGCAGGGTCTTGTGTTTGTCTGAGTGTTCTTTAATAAACTCAGCCGCAGGTCTCAAACTCTTGTCAAAGTTCTGCGGGTTGTAGATGTTTTGAACACGCACATAACTCTGTGCGTCCTCCAACATCATTTCTAGAAATAGTCGTTGGACATCAAGTCCGTATTCTTTTAACAAAGTTTGTCCTTTACGCTTGTTTCAAAAAAATGTCGGTTGCCAGCAGGTCCGTGGTGCCCGTGCCAACCAAAATTGTCATAGTCTGCCGGCCGATTGATATTTAAGTTGACATCATACATGGAGCCATCAAACAATTTACATCTGTTGTGATTTACACAATAATCTAGTATGTATTGGCTTGGTCCCCAGTGATTGTTTGGATCTAAATTTTTACTGAGATTTACAATAATGTAGTTAGCGTCGCAAGAATCCAACCACTGAGTTATTAAAAATATTTGTCGTAGCACCTGAGTTTCAATCCAACTACGATCACTGATCAACACCGACAATCGATCAAGTTCCTTGTACTGCAAATTTACCAATCCATGATGACTTGCAACATTACTGGGTTGTGCCTGCCAGGTTTTTGTATCAAATACGGAACTTACCAACGCTGTGTCTTTGTAATCGTCAAATATAGTAATTCTTTCTAATGGTGGCAGACCAATGACAAAAAAGTCTTGCTCAAAGTTGTATCTTTGCTGTTCACCTATTAGCATTTGACACACACTGTCAAAACTTATTTTAGATCTGCTACAGTTAATCACAGTACCAACACCCAACTCAGAAGCAGTTAGCCCCCAAAAACTTTCTTGTGGGGAAACACAAACATCTGGTGTGCTATAACTGTCGCCAAACACCCAAAGCCTATTGTATTTTTTTAACAAGTTGTCGTTTCCTTATCTCTATTTTGATTTTACTAGTTTCTCTGGCTGCCATTATAGTTAGCAAGGTGCCCACACGCCCCATGGCAATCACAGCATTATTGACATCTTTGCAGCCTTTGGGCCAGTCGGGTATACTTACCGCCCATCCCAGTTCCACAGCACGATCTACCAGTTCTACACCTGCTAGGTCTTGATCAGGCACCACAGTTATGTCTCGACCCAGATTGCGTATCAGTCGGGCCTGTGCATCACTCACTGTGTTGTGCATCACAGCCACACCACCAATACTCAATGCATCAAATATGCCTTCTGTCACTATCACATTGGTCCAGTCTTTGTGCTGTAAATCTGTGCCAAACACATAACCTGGTTGGCTGTCTGAAATAAACTTGGGTTGACGGTTGTCTAAAAATCTACAAGTGTATCCTACAATTTTATTTTCGTATGTAAACGGAATCACCACATGTGGGCGTGTCCAATGAATACCATCATTCTCTATCTGTACCATAGCAGGAAAATCTTCAGGCACATGTCTACCACGCACATAATCCCAATATGGCCCATGTTCGGGCATCAACAACTCAGCATGTGGTGGCAGGTCTCGTTCTTCAAATGTGAAGCCAGCTAGTTGATTCCAGGCCTGTTGTCTATCTTCTAGTATGCCATGTATGCTACGATGCCGCAGACTTTCCAAATTGAGCATTTCAATTTCGTTGTCTGGCACACCCATCCATCCTAGTAGTCTGCGAGCTTTAACACTTAGGGTCCGACCCATAATAAAACTGGCTGTATAGGCGCAATTGAAACAGTGATAACTCCATCCTGCTTCAATAGCTTTGAGCCCAGCCCGACCTCTTGTGTCTCTGGTGCTGCCATTGTGCTGACAGCAAACCGCATTGAAACTCAACCAACCAGATGGTGTGGGTTTTCTTTTTGCAGGTAGATACGCAAGGATGTCAAGCATCTATACAGTATAGCAGATCAGCCGGGCTAAATCAACGATATTGGAGATTGTCAATATATCCAGTGGTAATCATTACCGTGGCCTGTTGTGTGCCTTGGTATTGAATTGGCAAGTAACCTGAACCGCCATTGGTCACTACAATGGTTGCAATTTGGCCGTCGGCCCCAATGGTGGCTATAGCTTCTGCGCCAGATCCATTTCCCAAGATTTGAACTTTGGGTGCAGCCACATAATTCTTGCCAGCATTGCTCAAGCTGATTCCTGTGACCACACCCTCAGGTGAAACCTGTGCTGTTGCTTGCCCGCCAAATCCTTGACTGTTGTTAAAAGCTGCTCGAATCAAGGGATAAAATCCTACCACGTTGAAATACTGTGTGGAAGTTTCATCAAAAAAGCTATAACTGTCAGTTACATTGTACCAGATAGATTCGTAATCTTGTGCGGCCTGAAATTTCACAGTGCCTGTAAAGTGATCCAGATCCATCTTGACTGTTGTCAAACTCTGATGAGATGTGTCAATAAAACTGCTGTAGAATTCAGTAAGTTGCGTGGTATTTACTGGAGGAGGTGTTAGCGCCCAGTCGGGATAGTTGGTCGGTCCGGGTGTTAGTTGTTGTGCTTTGCCATAAATTGTGGGAATAGTGAGTTCATGACTGGGCACAAACTGCGGTAGCACAGAATCCACAATGTTACAGTCACCACGTGCTTGGCTGTTGGCGTCCACATACACTGCTTGTATGTAATCACCAGAAGTGCGCTGTATTGAATAACTAGCTGGTTGTGCAACTAGATTAATGGTGTCTTCGATGTCCAGCACCACTTTTACTCGTCCTAGTGAATTGCTAAGACTTGTCATGTCTTTTTCCACCAGTACTCTGTCTCCGTTTTGGCTCATCAAACGAAACACAAATGCAGAGCCAGTGATGTTTACCGGTTTCTGTTCTTGATTGATAAATTCAAAGAGTAGAACATTATCTACACCTTTGTTTACAGTTAATTGTTTTGCATACACTGGGTCGTACCTCGCTGTGAAATATCCACCACTGGTGTCAACTAACAAGACTTTGGTAATTTGCTGGTATAAGTAAACGGTGGTTGAATACATAGGATCCTCGAACAATATTTATGGGCAATACAATCTTCGATAAGCTGGCAGAAAAATACCCGTTTATTACTCTTTGCAGTTATGCAAACGCAGAATACGTGGGCATTATACAAAACAGAGATGACAGCGTGACTACCATCTACGACTTTGGATCTGTAGTTGACCAACAAGACAAAATGTTGTTTTTAGAACTGGCCAATCAGTGGTGGTGGGAAAGCAATAGATCCATCCCCATCAACATATTCCTTCGCCAAGATTGGGACAAATTTAGATTTACGTTGCGCACATTTTCCAACAAAGATCTTGAAGTTTTACACGGTCCAGTGTGCAGTTTGATGGACATTGCTCGCAAGAAAAGCAAGCGAAAATCAATCACACTTGTGCGGCGTCTTGATTGAGTAGATTCATGTGTAGTGCGACCAAAGCCGCGTAACTTATACTGTGCGACTTTTTGAATGTGTAACCTTTAGAATCATCTCCGTTCCACACTTCGGCAAACACTTCTGTCCACGGGCGATTTTGTAAGTGTGCTTTGCCCGGGCGAATAACTGAGATAAACGCTGCCATTCTGGGTATTGAATCTGGCCGCATTGACAGCATCAAGTCTGTGTAATTGCCCACATGAACCAACTGACTAGCCCAAGCAGTATCAGTCCACAGTCTCTGCCATGGTGGCACGGCTGCCAACATTTCAGCATAGTGTGCAGGGTCACGAATCAACTGATACACACTCATGTTCAACAGATCTATCTTGAAGTATCCACGCTGTTCTGCTGACTCATAGTCTATGGCTGCACAGCCATTGGGTATGTCTCTAGGAATGTCTGTGACATAGATGCCTGAATTGTGTTTACGCACTTGACCTTGATGCAGTTGCCGTGCGGCAGTGTGCTGGATTAATTTCAGCACAGCCGTTCTATCCGGCACATCAATGTCAATGTCTGCGCTCATAAGTTTCCAAGTATTGTACAGCAGATTGCAGTCTTTGTAAATTGTCAGCGAAGTTTCCTAGCCCTAAATTGCATTTATGACACAACCAATTTCTAAATTCGCCAGTAATATGATCATGGTCTGCACACCATACTGTTTTCTTTTTTACACTGTATCCGTGTGCTTCTTCTTCATTGCGATTGCATATAGGACATCGATAATTTAATGGCACTGCCGGAGCTGTTTTTTTTAATTTTGCAACCAATTTACTTTGAGCTCTTGCGCATTCTTTGCATTCATATCTTCTATATTTGGCACCGCCATCAAATCCAAAACATCCAATAGGTTTTTCGTTACGGCACATCCCACAAATTTTTGTTTGTGTGTTAGCACCTTCAAATAACTTTTGAAAATTATTCACTTGCTGTCAGTATCGCAAAGTGCAGTCACCACCTGCAGTTTTTCTTTGGCCAGTTGCACTGCTGCCAATGCATCTGCCACTGTGGGATGTTGTGCTGCCAGGTGCGCAATGCGCCATTCTTCATCACGCTTGGCTCGTGCCCAATCTAACAGGGTTTCAGCGTCTGTTGTGAGAGTGATCATAGGATGTGCCGAGTGAATCTGCTGCCACGAATTGCCATCGTTTACCTCCATACAGTTCATGCCGGAGTTCCATCTCAACATGCCTGCGCCGCTTGCACCTGGACTGATGTATGGATTGGTGAACGTGCCGCCCGACACTTGAATGTATTTGCTGCCGCTAATAGATCTAATCATAATGCAATTATAGCCACAAGGCCAATGTAAGTCAACTGATGTGCCATCTGATCCAGGCCCAAGTGTGCCCAGAAGCTGGGATTTTGAAGGTCTCTATTGCCCCAGTTCATTTTGGCCCAGTCAATGTGATAGTGAACCACAGCATCTATCACGCCCATCATGATGCTGGCGGCCCAGTACACAGGACCTAGCACACATCCAACACACAAGGCTGTGCCAATGCCGTGTTTGAGACTGTGCCGCATGCCCAACCAATGTCCGTATTGGCCTTTGTGGTTGACTTCCGCCATGCTTTGATCCACAAAGTCAATGTACCAGTGTTTGATCTGTAAAAGTATTAGGGTTAAAAATATCACCGTTTCCATGTCACCAACCTGCCTTGCTTAATATATCTTTTGCGTATTCTTGATCAGCTGGATAGTTGTGAAACTTTTTTTGCCACACATCTGAGTCAATGTAGGGCCATACCATGCTGATTTGATCAGGAGAGAGTTCACCCAAGAACTGTTGTCCTGACTCTGAATTGTAAATTACCCAAGGTGATATCCTACCTGTTGTGACTGCATAGCACATGGCCGGTGTGCTGCCATATCGCAAACAGTCCTGTGGCTGTGCTGAATTTTTCTCTGCCCAGTCCATGCCAAACTCTACAGCTCGTGCTAGAGCATCTGCCACATTCTCTAATGGCAAGTATTGTATGAGATATTCTGTGTACAGTTGATCACTTGCCCAACGATCGATCTTTTTGTTGTTTTTCAACAGCCACTCAAGAAACTGTTTGGGATTGATAGTTCTTGTGCTCACACAATAGCGTCCAAACTTCACAAACGCACGATAGTAAGGCGAGTCAGCAAAGTCGTCAAATGTCTTGAGCCGAGCCGAACCTTGGCTCATTTCATAAAAGCGTATGTAGGCTTGAAAACCCAGTTCCACACCACGCTCCGCTCGTTCCTGTCTGCGCCGTTTGGGTTCACACACATGCACTGCCAAAGAAGTTTCTTTGATAAAATCTTTCTTGCAGTACTGACACTGGGTCATTTTAGTAGATTGTTGTTGTTGATCCATGCAGTCAAAAACATGTTTAGTTCTTGATGAAATCCTGGTTGCCGATGTGCTATTTCTGGAGGCACATACTGAAGAGCTCCTGGACCATAATCTGTTGCTGGAACTCCTCGTTCATGTTGCCATGGTATGGCACGCCACTTGTATCCTTCAACTATTTCAGGTTCACTGTGAAACAATTTTAGTCTTGGTGAATCTAAATAAGATTCATATAAATTATCAGCCTGCTGGAAAACTATCACAGCATGGCCTCTAGATTTTAAACTGTGTATCATAGCAAGTATACGATACATGAGATCTTCTGCACGATCCAGTATGCTATTCAATTCCCATTTGAGTTTGAGTTCAATCATTGCATCAGTATCTGCTTGTGTCCAGGGAGCATCCCATCGCGAACTCCAGCTTTGATTTTGAAAATTAGTCCATCGACCTTCAAAATCACTGCTGGCTTGCAAAATTGGCAATTCTTCTCTGCTGACAAATGTCATTCCCAACACATACAACGTGGGCTGTAGCGTGATGTAACTGTGCTTGAGCGTGGTTCGAATAATACGCGAATTGGCGCTGCCCCCAATGGCCAAACTTATGGCCTGGGGAATTGACAATCGTTCTGCTAATTCTTGATGGCCAAATCCGCTGGCATAGCTCTCCATGTAACTACACCCATTAACCACCAGCTGTTGATATTTCATCATGATCCTTCACCAAATTTTTTGAGATACTCGTTTATTTCTTTTTGTGATGTGATTCCGGCCAGCACACTAATTTCATCATCTTTGAGATGTGGGTAAATTTCTGCCAGTTGTTTTCGCTTGCCGGTAAGTGTGGCATCTTTTTTCTTGGGAGCAATCCAGTTGTGTCGTTGAGCACCCAGGCCAGGACTCACAGTAGTGGCCAGTAACCATTGAAGTTTTTTGTGTTTGGTCGTGCTGATGTTAAAAAAATGTTTGTTCAATCGTTCGTTGGTGGCAATCACATAAAACTCTTGAAGCTCTCGAGATCCTTCCACCGCAGAACCCCAACGTATCATCAAAAAAGGGCTAAACTTTTTGCGTTCTTCATCAGACAATTGATCATAGAACGCTCTGTTCTTGCGATCAAATTGTTGCATCTCGTTGCCGATGGACAGGTTATCATTCATTCGGTTTTGGTTAGTTTATAAATCATTATAGCACGTTCTAGTGCGTCTTGTAAAGTGGGATTGGTACGAGCTTCTCGCCGAATTTCGCCCCACATCTTGTCTTCCATTAGGTGATCAAACAATGGTCGGCCGTCGCTGGTTCGTTTATCGTAGGATATTTGATGTCCAGTCATAGGATCATATCCATATCCAACCAGCACACGAGTAGAAGGATCAGCACCTGACTCACGAGCATACACCTCATTACCGTTGCGCTCGTAGATGTATGTGGCACCTGGTTTAAGGGTTCCCATATTGATAACCGTATTGTAAATGTGCCCAACGCAGGAAACGTTCTAAGCCTTCACGGTCGTCGGGGTAACTTTCCAGATACACTCTGGCCAAGCGATTGATAATTTCAAATATTTCTGGTTCAGTATAGGGCATTACCAGGCCTTGTTGTAGTCTACAATTTCACAATTGCGACTGATGTCCTTTACAAAGTACACACAGTCAGGTTCCGGATCATTATTCAAAGGCACAGCCAACATTTGCCCATTTTTGAGTTTGGGTGCAAACCAGCTGACTTCATGATAGACATCTAGTATTTCAATGTCAGGAAAACTAGGCCTATAACTGGTCAGTGGGTTGAATTGAAACACTCTAAAGCCTCGATCATTGATTGATGTCAAGGGCAACACTTCCAAGTCACCAATGTCAGGTTCACCTATTAGGATTTGCCAGTCCATGGGCATTTTGAGTGTGATATCACCTATGCGTAAAACCAAAGCAGGAGCGTTAAAACTCTCCAAGAAGATCAATGGAATAAAGTGATAGTCTGGGTCTGCAGGATTGGAGTTATCTAAAATTGCAAATCTCAAGTCATCAATTTCTTCTGGCAAGTGATCCAAGTCGTAGTAAGTGTTATCTAAAGTTAGTATTCTCATATGTTATCAGTATACAGAATTTAATTGACGTTGTCAAGTTTTTTCATGATCACACCACAATCTAAAGTTTGGTGTACCACAGTCCATCCCAGCGACTGCAAATAAACCACTGCTGGACCGCACTTGCCAATCCAACAGTCGTTTACGCAATAGGTATCGTCAAATGCTACCACAGCATCGGGACTCAACAAGGGTGTTAATGCAACCATTTGCCGCATGTGCTCAATTTGACAATGTTGATTGCTCATTACAATTCCTTGTCCAGCATAGTCATGCATTTGTTGGCGGATGGCTGCACTCACACTATCAATATCCCAGATGTAATCAAAGTTATCCAAATATAACACAGCAATGTCGGTGTGGGTATTAGCAAATTCTCTAGCCCAGACAGATCCAGATGCCACAACAAAGTCAGTGTTTGATAACGTGTGAGACAATCTACTCTGCGCTTTGCTGGAAATGTCCACAGTGATCAAACGAGTGTTGTGTTGTTGAGCCACTTCAGCCAGAGTTTGAGTACTCCCTTCTCCACGGTCGCTGCCAATTTCCACAAACACTCCACGTGGAGTTTGCGGCAGAAAGTTATTGATGTCTTTGTATATTTTGCCCATGTATTATTTGGTGTATGTTGTTGGCAACTGTTTGCTGAGTTGCACGATCCGTGTGAAACGGTGTGTCGACGTTGGGATTGTTGCCACTGAAATCATAAGCGACTTTTCCCACATTATCATTGTTGAAAAAAACAGGCAGTACACCTGCATCCAAGATCTTGTTGTGCCAAAATTCAAACAACCATCCATCAATGGTGTCTTGAAAATTGTAGTTCATAAAATACTTCATGTACAGGTCAACAGCAACAAGTTGTTCTTTGGTAAAATCAAAAAATGGACTGTTTTCTAAATTCTGCCACACAGTGGAAAAAATTGCAGCCTTGCTATCGCCCACATGCGGCGAACCAGTGCTGGGCATGTGCGGATTAGAATAGATAAAATTCTTTAGGCCTTGAGACGGCTCAAAGTTGTCATGCATGGACAAGTTTATTCTGCTGGCCCATGTGCGATTGTAGACCACAACATCAGCTCCAAGCTCAAGGGCTTTTTGCATTTGAAAAAATATTCCAGCATTGCTAAATCCGCCATGCGCTAGATGGATAACTTGATAGCCATATTGGTCTTCAAGCATCTGACTAAAATGCGCTCGCAGTCCCACCTCTTTGAGATCAACAGTTGATGCAGTACAAAAACTGTCTCCGCACACTGCAACAGTTATTTTATTTTCATCCATTCTAATTTTTCCTGAGTAAAGGGATAGTTAGCTTCTTTATAAAATTGCTTGCGTTTGGTCAAGTGTCGTTTTGCAAATTTGCATGTTGAAGTTATGTCCCAGATTTGAACATGCTCTTTGTCTTCGGCTTTTCTTATGCCGCGTCCAATGCTTTGGATAACGCGGACAAAACTTTTCCCGGGTTCCACAAGAACCAAATTAAAAATCCTAGGGATATTAATACCCACAGCGGCAACACCATAGGTAGCCACAATAATCTTATCAGTGCTGTCCGCCACTTCGTCATATTCGTCTTGTCTATCTTTTGCTTTGGTTGCACCTGACACAAACACCGCACGTTCGCCCAGTCGTTCTACCAATTGTCTACCACATTCGGTGCGATCAACCAGTACCAGAGTGTTGCCTGTTTCATTTACATGGCGTATGAGTTCGGCCATGGCATCCAGTCTGCCTGACTCTTCCAACAAGTATTTAAGCTCGCTTTGGTAGTTGGCGTACTCCACATGGTCCTGCAACTGCACAATGTTCACATGGCACTGCGCCAGCACCCCTTGTTGTTGTAGTTCATTGGCACTGAGCTTGCTGATCACTGGACCCAGGCTTACCAATAGGGCTTGGCTTTCAAACTTCTCTTTGGGCACAGTACCGGTCAATCCCCAGCGAATTGGCACTCTAGCCATTACGCTGGTCAGCAGAGTTTTGAGTGCGTCTGCCTTGGCCATGTGTACTTCGTCTACCATTACACATACCACATCCTCAATAAAGTCCTGTATGGTCACTTCACCAACACCTGCCTTGGTATTCTTCAGCAGTACATTTAAACTCTGCCAAGTGCAGATGGTATGTGTGCGTCCGTGTTCTTTTCTGTCGCCAAAGTAAACGCCCACGTCCAGGCCAAGATTCACATAGTCTTTTTCAGTTTGTGTGACCAAACTCTTGTTGGGCACAATCACAATTGACCGCCCATATGGTTCTATACTGGCACTTAATGCCGCTGTCATGATTGTCTTGCCTGCACCTGTGGCCACTTCTTGTATGCATTGGGGATTGGTCAAGAAGTTGTTTACAATTTCTACCTGGTAGTCACGCAACATGATAGGTTGCCCTTCTGCAGGATGACCCTTGGGCCAAGTCTTGTGTGCAAATGTTTGTTCTGTAACTTGAGCAAACTCAAATGTGGTAGAGTATTCTCTTTGATCGTCCAGCTCAATGTCGTAGTTGTAACGTTCCAAGATGGGCATGATATCTGGTAACAAGTTGGTGTATGTTGATCCACCCAGTTGGAAGTAACTGACTTTACCATCCCACCGACCCAGCCTCACTGCTGGTAGATATCTTGCATAAGGTACATCATACTTAAACGCATTGACCAGGGCCTTGCGCACATCCAGATCGATACCCTCTAGTTTGATGTTTACTTCATCTCGAATTTGTATGGTGCATCGTTTCATCTATATAAACTCGAGTGACGAGTTGTCTTTGTTGTATGTCTTTGATCAATTGGTCGCGTGGAACAGTTTCAATTATCCTTGCAACAGGAAATTGCAATGGCTGTAGTTTGACATGATCAAACTGCGGGTATCCTTGATTGACAAAAAAATCATAGTGTTCTTGATAGTATTGTTGCATATTTTGTAGCATAAGGTCTACAACATTTGAGTCAAGTTCAAATAATCTTACCACAAAATCAGGATTGTAATAATTGAACGGGCGAAAAGCTTCGTCGCCGATATATGCATCATTGTCTATCACAAGATCAAGCAATGTTTTTCCAATCTCAACATAGTTCAAACACACACTTCCAAATGCCGGATTAATTGTACCATACTGATTCATAATCTCTTCAGGCAAAGCAGTATCTTTAGGCACGCCAAACCAGGTGCAAACAAGTCTTGGTTTTAATTTTCTTGACGCTGATTCGCAGCGATGCACCGCTATGTTTAAATCTGACAAAGCCTTTTTTATAGATTCCGGGGCTCGAAGCCACCATAAAGTTTTTTGTTGATTTAGCAAGCCATGATAACGTTCAAAAATGTTGTGCAAATAGTTCAAACAATCCTGGTCATACACTGTAGTAAACTCTCGCTCAATAATTGGCTGATAACCATTGATTATACTAACACATTGTTGAATCATTTTTTCTGCACGAGCAATTTCTTGCTCTCGAGAATCAAATCCGTAAAAACGGTCAGGATGATCTATTGGATACGGATCCCGCAGGTGCATGCGCTCAAGCCAAAGGTCGGCTAAGGGCGTGTTGTGTATTTCAAAATCTAAGGTATAGTCTGCACCTAAGTCTATGTGCAAATATTGTTGGGGCATGATAACAGTATATACTTATCACAGCAAGAAGTCAAAAAGACAGGTACCGTTTTACGGGTACCTGCCACAAAGCCCGGGCCGGAGCCAACCAATGCCCGGGATAACCTTGGAGGGTTAATCTTTTGAGTTGACTAAAGTCTTAATCACGCTCCGTAGTATTCCAGGCACTTCACAGTGAAGCCTGCTTCACGCTGTTCATCTGCTTCGTACTCGGTATCCACTGAGTACAAATACAAGTCTCCATCCCATATTTCATACATGTTAGGCTCCTGCGGGTTTCATAACAGTGGTCTCTGCCAGGCGCTTCCAGTTCAACACTGACATCTTACGCAAGTCTGCAATCTTGAGAGCCATACGCAGGCTCATCTCACGCAGACGATTTTTATTCTCGTCCATGAAGGCAATGATCTCGTCTTGCACACACTCGTCAAAGTCGTAGTCTGCAAACAACACACCGTCCTTGGCAATCTGCTTGATACGCAGGACCTTGTCACGCATGGTGTCCAAGGTCAAGTCCAAGTAGTGGCATCGGCTTTGCAATGCATCCAAGTGGTCCCGCAATTTCTGCGAACGCATGGTGTCAAACTTCAAGTTGGTAATAAAAATTACCGAACCCTTGAACTCAAAACTGTCTGGAATACCTTCGCTCCGCAGAATGCGACTGTCTGACAACCAGGAAATCTTACGCTTCTTGCCGGAGTCCAGGGCACCCTTCAGCAAGTTCAGTGCAACGTCATCCAACAAGATAGAGTCGCAGTCATCAAACACCAACACACAATTGGGATCTGAATACTTGTACAGGGTTTGGTACAGGCCAATGGGACTGGCTGAGCCTTTCACAACCTCAGCCTTAAGGCGTTTGCTGGCCAGTTTGTCAAACAAACAGGCCTTGTCAATCTCTTGCTCAACACCATAACTCTTGCCCACGCCAGGAGGACCGCTCACAATCATTGCACGGATGTCGCCGCTCACACAAGCCTTGGTCATCTCATGCAGGATGTCAAAACGCTCACGAATACGATCCATGGCTTGCTCGTCTGTCTCTGCCACCACAGTGGGCTTGAACTTTACAGTGTTTTCTTTCACATGTTCTCCTGAAGTATACTCAATATCTGAAATGCCGTCTACTTTGATGCGGATGGCAGCAGGGCAGTTGGGAAAGGTACCATCATTTTCTACGGTGACATAGCCACCTTTGGCACCAGTTTGGAATCCACTCACCAAAGTAAACACTTGGTTTTGAATGGCCTTGTTGCGGTAAACGCCGCGAACGATACGAATTGCACTCATGGTTGGCTCCTTGGTGTGCGGTTGAACTTTGCTGTCTATGTGTGTATTATAGCAAATTGGCAATTATTGGTCAACCTTTAGAATTCATTTTATCTAAAATTTCTTGCGACCGCAATCGACCTAGTACTATAGTATACATTAAGTATACCAGTCCCCCAATAGCAATAGTGGCCAGGGCCGGTGCAATCATCTCTGGAGGTGTATACTTTAGTATTAACTGAACTGCCACTGCTATCAGGGCAACATAACCTAAAATAACTACTGTTTTGACTGCGGCTCGAACACGAATATCCATATCTACCTTTCTTTGTATGCCACTATTGTAGCAGATAGCCATTTATTGGTCAAGTCCCGCTAATTTGGCGGGTTATGTAATACTATCGTATACACAATTAAACACCTGATCTGCGGGCACACCATGTTGCTCGTAGCCCTGTACCACCATGTCAAAATAGCTTTGGTTAGGCAGACTGCTATCGTTGCCGGGTTGCATAAAGTAACACTCTGCAACAACCACTCCGTTTCGGTGTTCTACTGCAAATTGCCCACGGTTGTAGTACCAAGGAAAGCCTTCTAGGGTATCCAGGCTGTTCAAGTGAAACTGATCAATGCGCCACAGCACACCATCTACATAGGAACCTAATACAGGCACCACATCAGCGTGAATGGCAAAGCGGAAGGCATGGTCAATCAGGCGTGCGTGGCCTAGGCTCAGTGCGCCCGGACAGCGTTGAGCCATGCCCTCACGATTGGTATTCATTCCATAAGCAAAATATAACATAGCCTAAATTATAGCAAACTTTGATTAATTTGTCAACTCATACAAAAGTACTACATAAATGTATGGAAATTGTAGTAAACGAATATTTAACTTGGGAACGAGCTGAGCAGGCTAACAACTGCCCAGAACCGATGCCATGCAGTAAATTCTTTCCGGAATGGTGGCGCAATCTTAAAGGCGACCTGCGAAGCTACTTGCCAGAGTCTGGTGATCATGCCAACCACACAGCCAGAATGTGTTTGGGACTGCGTGGTGTTAGTCAGTTGGGGTACACTCTACCATTAACTGCTGACATGGATAACTTTTTTCCGGCCAGTGCAACCAAACACTGGAGGTATGGTTGGTTGTTGCAAGAAATGTTGCATGGTAGTTGTTGGGCTGAAAAAATCAATGATGAATATGTATGGGCCAGGCCTAGAATTGTTGCTTGGCCATGGCGTGCTAAAATGGCGCCAGGGTGGCGCATGATGGTAAATGATTATCCATTGGCCTGGAGCAGAGACTGGCATAATTTTTCAGGTTATGTCGAAGCCAGTCACTCATCAAGTTTATGGGGGTGGGAAGAAGAAATGGATCCCAACTACAATTACTACAACTTAGAGACTGTGTTGATCATGCGTAACTGTGAAATGAAAATTCCTACAGATACTGCGGTGTGTAGTTTTGTTCCGGTTTACGAGCCTGGATACACTCCCAAACAAAGTCGAGGTTATCCTTTTTAAAATTAAGCTGATGTTGGGTCAAAAGGTAAAGAACTCAAATCAGCATCAAATGTTACTGTTTGTCCATCCAAGATAGCTAGGCTTCCGGTGCCCATAGTACCGCCACCGCCTACATGACCTGTTATATCATATGGGCCAAGTTCACCGTCCCATAATGGATTGCTTACAATCTGAAAATTACCAGGTTCGTACCCGCATATCAGTAGGTCATTATTGGTGACTGCTATGGTAAATTTTAGCAAGGTACCAAAATCCTTTGTTGGAAGATCTACAACAACATCTACACTGTCATCAGTGGTGGATCCAGCCACCCAATTCAGTGTTGGAGGCACTGTTTTCTGGTACGTTGACACATGCTCGAACGCTGGGTTTTCTACGGTGATTGTTATTTCAGCTGGTCGTAAATTTGAAATTTTTGAAGTTTTTCGTGCATGACATTTGAACGTTAGTTCCATTTATTTTCTCCTACTGTCGTTTATTTATTTTGTTAATCCAATCAACAAGTACCTGTTTGTTGTGTTGGCAGATAACTTGGGAACCTTGATACAATTTGAGTTTTTGCGCCGTTGACAGTAGGGCCACACTTTTAATTGTGGAAAACATGGCACTAAACCGTTCTGGGCCGCTTAGATTGTCATAACCTTCATCCCAAAGTGTGTTAAACGTTTGGAATCCAAGATTTTGCATGCCTTTAAGAAATCCTGGGGCAGCATACACAAACTGAGGTTTTTCAGCTACCAGAGTGCGCACAGTTTTTTCGCTAGGCGTAAAGGTAAATCCTTCAGTCATGGTTTCAAAAGTTATTTCAAACAGATACTGATTTCTAAAACTCAACACACTATCAATCAATGTTGCATTGCGATTTTCACCAACAACATTTTTAATATACTGATCTCCTACACATACACCATCAACGCTGTTTATTGGCGGGTGTTTCATCCAATCAAGCACAGCATCTAGATCTGGCACAATATCTGGTTGTTTCCAACGACCTATGTGATCATAGTATCGTTCAAGTCGCAGCCAGTTTGGACGATGAGCAGGTGCTGTTTCTTGCATGAGGCTCACTATGCAATCATTTTTTGTTTCAGGCATGTGAGTCAAGTGCCATAGGCCTAACATTCTTACAGTGGTTTTACGACCCACAAATAATGCCCAAGTTTTTAAATTCTCAAGATCCAATTCTGCTGATGGCACAAGGTACTCTTGAGCACGATATATTTCATCAGTGATTTCACTGAAACCATTGTAAAACAAGTTGACCCAAGGATGATCTTGTGTCATGTTGTTTGGAGTAAACACAAATATCTTTGAGTCGTCTCGTCCTTGTTGCGCAATCAATTGTTCAATACAGTTTCTTAGTCCGCTGGCAGAAAAACTCAATCCTTCAAATCTAACATGCACTACCACATAGTGATCCAATGGTACTTCTACAAAATTTTTAACAAATTCATACTGGCTTTCCCAGTAGTCTGAGCCCACATGCACATATACAACTGACAGTGGCAGTTGATTGTTGTCCGGCAACTGCAAGTACCGGTTGATCAATCTATTCATTTGAAAGTGGTTGAAATCTTCAGTCATCTAAATTTTACCAATCGTGAATGTGGCACATAGCAATCATCTTGACTGGTAGGGCATTGTCGACAGATCATGTGTGGTTGGCCAAAGTTATCAGCAAACTGTTGAATATCTTCTGCACTGCTTTCTAATCCCACACTGCCGTTTGTGTTGTTGTCAAAATATTGATCCCATTGGTCTTTGTTGGGAGAATCATAGCGAGCCAGCGCATCTGGCAACAGCGCACTGGTACTGCATTTGTATATTCTTCCGTGGTACAGCAAAGGGCAAGTGGTTTGATGGCAATTGGCAAAAGCTGCTGAGGGATTGGAATTCCAAGGATGTGCAGTTTCGTATGTGCCACGAAATGTTTGTGTGAAAATTTCTGGTCGGTTGATTTGAAATCGCAAACCTGTTTTGGTACGCCACCGATCTATGCCGTATTCATGCACTGGTTGCCAATCATACGCAGACCACACTCGTTGAATGCTGGTTTCAAGTTCAGGATGATCTACATGTGCTGTGATTTTTAGTGTGGCATTACCATCTTGATACAACCAATCAACCACATCCCAGTGTTTGTGCAACAACAACCCATTGGTAGGAAAACGTATCTTGCTGTTGGGGAACATAGATCTCACGTCCCGAAGCAACTGCATGATGTCAGGATATATCAACGGTTCGCCACCCATGGGTCCTATGTCTTCAATATCAAACTTTTGTTGCCATTGTTCCAGCCAGGATCGAATTTCAGACCAAGGTGTGTATCCGCGACTGGGTATGTCACTGTATGTACTACACCCTTGGCACACAAGGTTGCAAACTGAACTCAACATGAGTTCTAAAAATGGTAGTTGAGGTTTCATTTCCAAAAATTTTCTATTACGGGATCTTGAATTTGATGTGGTTTGGGCTGGCCGTGAAACACCAATGCACATGCGTCTGGATCAATGTGTGTGCCAGCCCCTGGAGTGTTTTGTTTTCTCAATTGAAAATTCATGCCTCCGTCCCAGGCTTGCCAGCGCCAGCTTTGAAAACGTTTTACATCAAAATATCTTTTTTTGTTGTGATCAATAGTGGCATTTATAAAGTCTTGATCACCCTGCCAGCGCCGAATCACAGCATCATGCCCTTGCCGATTGAACTCGTCCCAAACCCAAGAAAATTTTGAAACATTCCACCACATCACGCTGCTGTTCATATTGTTCCATGAAGGACGCTGTAGGTATCTAAAGTCTTTGAGAGTCCAGAAGTAATCAGTATGCAGTTGGGTTATCCAGGTTAGGTCTGCAACAATCACACAGTCCAAATCAAAGTACAAAAAATCATCCAGATGGTGCGCAGGATTAAACATCTGTATCTTGTACCACCAAGACTTTTTGGGCCCAGCAATTCCTGGCCAATCTTCCAGTACATGTTTTACCATATGTGGCGGCACTGACCTATCATGCTCTGTGAACACATGTAGCCTTGCGCCGCCAGGCAGCCAACGATTTAGCATGTTATGCAATCGTTCAACGTAAATCCAATCGTAGCCCGAGCTGTGTATCACACAGGCGCAATCAGTCACTTGATCAGTGCGGGTTCTATTCTTTTTAGCCATGTTCCTGTGCGTATTTCAGTTAGTGTGTATTCAGTGTGGCAGATCTCTACCAGCCACTTATCTCGATTGATGTCATAAGACTTTTCTATGTTGGCCATGCTCATACCTACCGGGGCCGCCAAACTGCTCTCATGCACAATGGGCCTACAACCTGCAATAGCAGCCTGCACTCCAGGACCTGAATTGTAATTGACCACTGCATGATAGTTAAACCGCATGTCAAAGCTGTCGTAGGTGCCAGCAACCGGCCGCGGTTGTTCCACTGCGACGTCAGGCGGCAACTGACTCAAGTTCAGTCGATTGCGTGGATGCGGGCGTATACTGATGGGCCGATCAGTGTGCTGTCTTACCAATTTAATTTGATCCAATACCCATTGTGTCATGTCCATACCAGAGACTTGTAAACTGCGAGCATGTTGAGCAGCAATAACTACATTGGGACTGGAGTTAAAAGTTATGGCCTGGCTGACATTCAATGTGCGTGGTCGATCCCAATCTAAATTTTCTTCATGTCCGTAGTATCCATCTCTTGTGATATTGTTTACTGCTACCTTCCAAGTCTGCCCACGATACAGCGCACCAATTTCCAAAACAATCACTGGTTTGTTTTGACTGCGATAGTGCTCGTACACTGCTTGATTTGGTGCCATGCGTCCTGCCCAAAGCACACTCCAAATCACAGCCGCATCAGCAGTCATTGAATTTTCTTGTGTTTGTATGCCGCGCGATTGCAAAAGATCCAAAACCGCCGACATCACAGGCCTACTGTTTTGGGCACATTGAGAAGGAAAATAGGCTATGTTATTGATCATAAGTACGTGAGATGAAATACACTGTAATTACCACTTTCAACGCGGATGGTTATGCAAAGTACGGCCAGCGCATGATACAGACATTTTTACAAAATTGGCCAGTTGATCTAGTTGTGTATGCCGAAGGATGCAAAGTAACTGAGTCATCACCTAATCTTGAAGTACGTGATATTGATGTAGTTACCGAGCTCTCTGCATTCAAACAACAGTGGCAAGGGGTTCCCCGGGCCAATGGCGATGTCAGTGCTGATCCTGTTAGATCAAAACGCAAAGATTCAGGTAAAGGATTCAAATGGGACGCTGTGAGATTTGCTCACAAGGTCTACAGCATTTTCCATTGTGCAAAAAATGCACAGACTGATTGGCTGATTTGGATGGACGCAGACACTGTGTGCCATAGTGCAATCACTCAATCTGATTTGGCAAGACTATGTCCGGACACCGTGGATCTTTGTTTTTTAGGCCGGCGCGGCAAATTCAGCGAGTGCGGATTGTACGCTATGAATCTTCAAAGTCCACGCACAAGAGATTTTTTAACACAGTTTCAGCAATACTATGATAATGCTGAACAGGGTATCTTTACTCTGGCCGAATGGCATGACTCATTTGTGTTTGATGCAGTAAGAAGTCACTTGCCACTGATAGAACTTGATTGGTCAAGCCATTTGATCACAGGCGAAGGCCATCCCTTAATCAATTCAGAGTGGGGTGCCTGGCTAGATCATCTCAAAGGCAAACGCAAGGCCACAGGACGCAGTCCTGCTAGTGACTTAAAAGTCCAACGAACAGAGGCATATTGGCAATGAACTGGATTTACCTTAACAAAAATAACGAAGACCAATACATAGAGATGTTTGCACAAGGCAGTCAGTGTCACACTACTCAGTTGGAAACGTGGAACTATGATGACAGCAATGATCCTATTGTGTTACGTGGCATCATGAAACACAAGATATTCAAACGCTGCTGGCAAGACAACAGACCATTTAGGTACATGGACACAGGATACTTTGGCAACAGAGCTAATTTTAGAAATCCACATGGTGTAAAAATGTGGCATCGAATAGTAGACAACAATTTGCAACACGGAAAAATTATCTCCAGGCCAGATGATAGATGGAAACAGTTTAATATTGATATCAAAGCACGGCGTCGTGGGTCTGATATTGTGATTGTGATGCCTGAAGATAAACCTTGTATTGTGTATGGTACCACAGCTCAACAATGGCTAGATGAAACTGTAGCAACAGTTAAACAACACACAGATAGACCCATTGTGATACGTGAACGAAACAAAAATCGACAGGCGAGAGAAGCTGTACCATTTACCAGTTTGTTACGAGATGCACATGCTGTAATTGTATATAACAGTATTGCCGCTACAGAGTCGGTGCTGGAAGGAGTACCAGCGTTTGTTTGTGCTCCAAGCAATGCAGCAGATCCAGTTGCCAACAGAGATCTAGCCAAAATTGAAGATCCTTGGTTCCCAGATCTGGAGCTGGTGCGTGCATGGGCTTGTCATTTAGCTTATGGTCAATTCCACAACAGAGAACTTAGAGATGGCACGGCCGCAAGGATATTAGAGGAAACCAAACATGTATGAAAGCCACGGGTGGTGGTTCCCAGACACCGAAGATCACTTTCCCAAAATGCTAGCCAAAAGTGTAAGCAAGGGTGGACCAACTGAATATCAGTACCAAGTTAGACGTCGAAGTTTTGATCATGTAAAACAAAAACGTGTGGCCTTAGACATTGGTGCCAATGTTGGGTTATGGAGTCGTGACCTTACAAAACATTTTACACAAGTGATTGCATTTGAACCTGTTGCTATGTTTAGAGAATGCTTGGAACGCAATGTGTTTGCCAAGAACTTGCTTGTTGAGCCAATTGCACTGGGAGACCACGAAGGCATGATCCAAATGATCATTACAGAAGGCAACACAGGACATACTCATGTGGATCCAAACAGCACAGCGGGCGACACAAAAATCACACGTTTGGACAGTCTAGAATTGCCTGTAGTTGATTACATCAAAATTGACTGCGAAGGATTTGAGTATCGTGTGTTGCAAGGTGCAGAACAAACTGTCAAACGCTGCCGTCCTATTGTGGTAATAGAACAAAAACCGCATGATGCATACAGCAAAGATTATGGACAGTTTGCCGCTGTTGGGTTACTGGAATCTTGGGGCATGATTCGACTGGATCAAGTCAAAGACGATTGGATCATGGGTTGGATAAAAAATGACATTAATTGACAAAGAATACCAAAAACAATTGGCCAGCATGCACAGTGGTGGTAAATTTAATCATGGCGCCAAAGCCTACACTGTGGTCAAAGATTTTATCAATCAATATCAGCCTGCCACACTGCTAGATTTTGGATGCGGGCATGGCGCATTACTAGACACAATTGGCCAGCATCATCCAAACATTGTGCTATCTGGATATGACCCTGGCAATGCCAGCTTTGCTAAATTGCCCACCAAGACATTTGATGCAGTTATCAGCACAGACGCTATAGAACACATTGAGCCAGAGTTTCTAATAGAAACATTCAAAACCATAAACCATTTGATGGAACGTTGTGGTTGTTTTAGAATTGCTTGCTATCCTGCCAAGAAAAATTTACCAGATGGTCGCAATGCTCATTTGATTGTGGAGAGTCCAGACTGGTGGCGAAACAAATTAACAACAGTGATGGGTGTAAAGGTCGTGAGCGAACAGATTTCAGTAGTTGATAAAACTCACAAATGGCCGCATGTTCTAGGTTACAACTACGATGTTATCGTAGAAAAGGCATGAACTTTTGATAGATTTGCCCACTGCGGCCATCGGCATCCGACCAGTGTGCAGCCGCTAGGTCGTTGATCCATTGCGATCTATCAAAGGTCTGTGGTGACTCTAAATTGGCAATGTTTTTGTTGGCCACTGACCAGCTCACACAACTTTGATCATCAACAAACACCGGAATGTTGGCGCACACAGCAGCCACACTGGCAGAACTGTTAAAAAACACAGCGGCATGAGCATTTTGCAAATCTTGCAACAATGAACTCTTTGCTGGATCTACCACTGTTACTTTAGGTATGTTTCGAAACTTTCTAAAGTCTTGCAAACGATAAGCACCTGGGTGTGGTCTTACCACTATTGGTCGTTTGGTGTATTCTTTTATCAATGTAATTTTGTTTTCTAGCCATCGAATAGGATCCAATGTTTTCATTGCAAATCCTCCGTCTCTCTGCATGCAGATCAGTACATGTCCGTTTGGCCTAACTACTGGTTGCTCAATCATGGGCACATTGATAGCGTTGCGAATTTCGTTCCACTTGGTAGCATCGCTGTTGTGATTGGCATACTCTGCACGATCATAAAATGGGCCGCCAATGCTGTATCTCAAATAAGTTCCGTGATCATCAAGATATTTGAAACAACTGGCATCAATGCACATTGTTTTCAAACCTTGGCGTTGCTGTTCAGCAATAATTTGTTTACGTAGAGCTATATTTGGTCCACCAGTGTTTGTGGTTGCCCAGCCCAACATCACAGCCAGTCTGCTGGGTGTATATTTGTAATCCCACTCTACTACTACATTACCGCCTGAATTTTTGACTCCGTCAGCAAAACTTTCCAAACATTCAATTTTTCTAGAATGTTTTCGAGGATTGGCAACAGAACTGATGTAAACCACTGCATCAATGGTCATTCAGTATTCTCCATGCAGTGCCATCGCGCATTTCTGGCTCAGTGAACTGGCAATATGCAATGTGCCTGGTCCAAGCTTCTACTTCGTCTAGCGTGGGTATTTTTGGATTTTCAATTTCTGATAATGATTGACTGCATAATGCGGCAGCGGCATTTGGACCCAAAGTAATAGCTGGTTTGCCGCACAACAGTGCTTCGCCGGCAGCAATGCTTGAGTAAGTGACCAGGCACCAGATATCTTGTTGCAGAGCCATTTGCATGGTGTCGGTGGTTTGTCGTACTGACCGACCTTGCTTGAGTCTGACCACTATTTCACGGTCAGTGTGCTGTTTTAAAGTAGCAATGGTTTGATTCATCCACTGTTCAAGATCGATGTCATACAAGTTTAACAGTTTTTGGCTAGGAGGGGCCAACAAAATTTTGGCGCCGTCTTGTCTAAATTTTGTAAGTTGAAGATTGCACTTAGCAACTCGGTCGCCTGGTCTGTCAATTATGGGCCCAAAATTTTGCACATCATTTTTGGTGATGCGGTGAAATGTTTTTTTCTTACCATTACCAAAATAACCAGTGTCAAGATAGTAGAAATCTCTGCCTTGCTGTTTGCACACTGCCATCTCTTTGCGTTTGGTAATACCTCGTAGTACCACCGGAGTCATGTTATTTTCTTCTTTTGTCCAATTGCTGATTCTTCCGCCAGCCCCTTGTACAAAACTTTGTAGTATGGGATCGTACATGTGTCCTTTTTCCTTATACTTGAAATCTCCTGGTTCTGTGGCAATAGCTGCAACTGTATCTTGTTTTAGGCCATGTATGGATTGAATTAAAGTATCTGCTGTGACACCATAGTATTCGCCAGCAGCATCAACTCGATACTTTAAGATATCTCTAAACAATTTGTGTATGTCAGGAGGCACCATGTCTAAAACATGCTGAGGTAATGGTGCTAACAGTTCTTCATCTTCTTCACTCATATATCTCTCTGTTGACAATATTCTGTTAGTAAGCGTTCCTTGTGCCACTCGTTACCTTGTGGAGTGTCAGCAAACTCGTGAAAGCATGGAGTGCCCAAGGTATAGTGCAAGAGCTTGGCGTCGGGGTTTGGCCCGTATTCATCGGGCAACCAATTCCATTCTTTAGGCAGTTCGCCTATGCGAGCATCATCCAACCATGTGAATCTATGCAACTCAGCACCTGTAGCTTTTTGCACAAACTCAGGAGTAAGTTTTCGGTTAGGATAACTGTTACAATTCCACAGTATCACACTGGACCAGTTTTTGCGTGGATAGTCTTCGTTCTTGGCCCCTAAATACTTTTCAGTCATCTTGGTTTTATAGTCATGTTTGACTACCATTACATCTGAATAAGCATCTCGCAAGTTCCAAAGTTCTGCAATGTCTCCACGCACAATCATATCACCGTCAATGAATATTGCCCAACCTATGTGTTGCATGAGATGTGGCACAAGAAATCGTGTGTAGATAAAGTGATTGCTGCCGTCTGTGTGTGTTTCGCTGTAGTCCTTGAACAAATTAAGTGCAACTGGAATGATTGCAACAGGTCTGCTTGAATTTCGAATAATAGAATTTACGCAGGTGTGATATGCAATTGCTTCTCTAGGATCGTATCCTACAAATACTGGTATAATATCTTTCATCGGCGTTCGATATCTTCTTCTACACAGTTTTCCCCAAACTGTATTTCAATCAGTTTGAGTGGACGGTCTGTTTCGTTGCACAATTGATGCCATTCATTGCGATTGATCCAAGTAGCTTCATGCACAGTTAGGTGATCTTTGATGTCTCTATCTGTACTGGAATCTAGTGTGTACACCGTGGCTTCACCTTCAGCCACAAACCAAAACTCTGATCGTCGGTCATGCCGTTGCATGCTCAAACAAGTTTTGGGTGCCACAGTAAGTTCTTTAAGTTTGGTGTTGGCGCCAACTTCGTGTAACACACGATAGTATCCCCAGGCTCGCGAGGTCTTGGGCTTTTTCCATTCTTCAAGAATCCATGAACTGCTATTCTTTTTATCCTCGCCGCCTACACCAAATGCAAATTCTAAATTGCTATCTATCACATCCATTTCAGGAATGTTTTTGTCAGTGCGATCACCACCATTGGCAAATATCAACGTTGCGTCAGGGTAGTGTGCTCGAACCTGTCGGATAAACTCTTTAGCTGAACCATCTGCATCGTCAAATGTGTACACTTCGTCAACCATGGCAAGATTGTTTATCACACACAATCTTTCCGTCCATGGCATGAATGGCCGACCTTTTTTACGAGTCAGCCATTCGTCTGAATTAAGTCCCACAATCAGCATGTCGCCTAAAGTGCGGGCGGTTTTGAAATAGGCAATATGCCCAGAGTGTAGCGGATCAAAGCCGCCAGTTACAAGTACAATTTTCATGCAGGTATTTACACCTGGATGTCTTCCATGCCAGCAGTTCTTAGCCGCACAACATGCCCCATTTGCCACTGTTTGGTATCCAGACCCTTCATGATACCCAACCAGCGATTGCGTAGGTATGCCACTTCGTTGATTATGGTTTCGTAATCAATCACTTCATCTTCGCCATCCACATACTTTTCTGCGTCGCGACTAGTGAGCGCACGGGCATAGCCTTCCAGATACTTTTGGAAATGCTTTCTGCGGATCTTACGCAGTTGGATATTGAGGAAGTTCAACACAGCTTCAATTTCTTGAAGCTGGTTGTATCTAAACTCAGTAATGCCAGGAAGTGCTGTTATGTTTTTTTCAACAATTCCAGCAATGCGGCAGTCTTTTTTAGCGTCAGTTATTTCACGCTCGTAGTGTGCTATAAAATCTGGAATAGCATCAAGATTAGCAACTACTCGACTATACCACATTAATTTTCCCAGTCGTCTTCGTTGGGATCCTCTTCTTCAGGATCCTCTTCTTCGTCGTCTTCTGAGTAATCTTTGTCGTTGTCAAGATATACAGTAAGTGCTCGTTTGATGTCTGAATCACCTTTGAATGCGTTACGAATATCTTCAGCGTCACAGTCATTGTCCATTAGAATTTGAACCACAGTCTCTGCTGCTTCGTTGCGGTCAACTGTGTTTACATAACGCTTGAGCTCTCCCCAAATTTCTGCTGCCACATGTTCACTCATTCTGCTTCCTCCTCGCCGGTACTTACCTCTTCCTTGATATTTCCAAAGTCTTTCATCACAGTGTCAAGGCAGTTGTCATCGTTGCGTTCCCATCCTTTGCGGAACTTCTTGATGATTTCACCATGACTGGTAGTAAACACCAGACTGTTGCCTTCTTTCTTGAGCAGGCCTTTTTTCTCAATCAAGTCAGTTAGTCCTGAGTACGGACTCATACCTGTTGTGTAAGGAATCTTAACTTGCACGCCTTCAAACGGTTTGGCATAGCGTGTTTTCATAACCTTGCAACCAGCACGTATGCCCATGACATCAGTGATCTTGTTGCCGTCCTCGTCCTCTTTGAGTTTCATCTTCTTCATGGCCACTACAATTGATGAGGCGTAAATGAAACCTTGACCGCCGCTAATTTTATCGTCTGGGTCAAACATATCCTGTGAGGCGTATGTGTGGTTGGTACAAACCAAACCCACATTGTATGAACCAAACATGTTCACACAGTTACGCACCAAGGCGGTGAGAGCTTTGGGTTTACGTCCTAGATCACCCTTCATTTCGCCTGCATCAAACTGATTCACATCAGTGGGTGTCAACAACATACCCAGTGAGTCAATTACAAACATGACCTTGGGCCGCTCGCCATCTGGCAGAGCCTTGTAGTCGCTCATGAATGTGGAGATAGTTTTGGCCACGTCATCAATCATGGCCATGCTTAGTTTGAGCAATTTGCTGTCACTTGTGTCAACACCAAGTGCCTTGAGCCAATCTTCATCCAGTGCGTTTTCACTGTCAATCAACACCACAAAGATACCTTGCTCTTGTGCGTTCTTCACAATGTTGCCCGAGCAGATATAACTCTTACCTGCGCCAGAATCTCCAGCAAACACAGTTACCTTGCCCAGTGGAATGCCACGGTTAAAGTCTCCTGAAATCAGGTAGTTCAGTGCATAGTTGCCTGTTGAGATCCAGTCTGTTGGATCATTAAAACCAATCGATAGGCCGTCGATTGATTTGGTAATTTCCTTACGAAACTTACTTACGTCAAATGGTTTTCCCATGTATCACCTGTTATAAAAATAGAAGAACACAAGAGGTTGCCCTCTTGTGTTAGTGCAGAGATTACTGCTTGTTTTGACGAGCGCGGATCATGGCCAAGATGTCTTGAGCATTACCGCTTGGCTTGGCTGCTGTGACTGGCGCAGCAGCTGGTGCTGGTTCTTCATCGAACGCATCCTCAGCCGCAGGTGCTGCCGGAGCGGCAACCTTCAGTGCTGGTTTGGCAGCAGGTGCCGGAGTATCTTCTGCATCACCGGCAGCGGCACCACCAGGTGCTGCCACGCCAGCAGGGCGGAAGTATTGACCCCAACGCTCAGTGTCGTATGGCTGTCCATCTACTGATGCTTCAAACATCTCTTTGATGACCTTTAGCTCAACGTCGCCGGGACGCTTGGGCAGGAATGTGCTCAAGTCATACAAGCCGTGAGTTTCAATTGCAGCCTGTTCAGCTTCTGTGAGTGCCGACTCTTTACGAGCCCACTTGGAACTGTTGTAGTCAGCAAAACCACCCTTTTGTGTCTTGGTGATACGGAAGTCCAATCCACGCATCAAGTCAGTTGGCAATTCTTCCAGTTCAGGATCCATCAATGCACCCTTGATTAGAGTAAACAACTGAGGCCCAATGATGAACTTGCGGATGGGATTGTCCGGAGTCTTGTCATCAGCAATGGGATTCTCACGCACAAAACCTTGGAACAAGTATGAACGCTTCTTCCAGTACTTGCGACCCATATCTTCAAGGCTCTTGTCCTTGAACCAAGTACGAACTTCTGCCAGTACCGGGCAGGCGTCTCCCCACATTTCCACGCAGGGTACTTGTACGAATACTTGTTTTGATTCCATCTCTCCTTTGACGCCGTTGAATGGCAATCGGATCATTGCTCGTTCGACCCAGAAAAATGTGTTTTTTGTGTTACCGTCAGGTAGGAAGCGTAGTGTGGCCGATTGACCTTCTTCCATGTTCCAGTGTGGATAAATTGCTCGATCGCCTCCACCTTGGTTTGAGTTGCCTTTTGTGTCAGCTGCCTGTAGTCTTGCTCGGATTTCTGCTAAAGATGCCATAGTTTATTTCTCCTTAAAAAGTTGCCTATGTGTTGCCTATCTAAAATTAGATCTTTGTTGCCTGTGACGCACAAACAAAAAAGCGCATACACCATGTAGTATATGCGCTATTTGCCTTGGTGTCAAGTGTATTTATATCATTTGAGCAAAGCCAGTGATTTTATTCTTGCCAATTCGTCAGACTCGTAATAGCTGCCTGTAACCGCGCCATTGTAGTTGATTGCGTCCTGTGGTGCTTCACCAATTACTGGTGCCATGCCACCGGCTACTGTGCCCATTTCGTACATGCCGCATTCCATTAAACCATGCTCCGGGCAGTACTCACCTTCCATGGTTGAGTTGCAAGAGCCTTCTTTGGTCATTTTGCGACCCAGCATGCCGCCACCAGTACTGCCTGCGGCACCACCTACCACGCCACCTATTGCTGCGCCAATTGGTCCGCCTGCAAGAGCTCCTAATGCAGATCCAGCAACTGTTCCGCCAACACCGCCTAATGTTCCGCCGGCAAGTTCGCCCTTCCAACCTTCGCTTAATCCTAAATCAGCATAAAATCGATCAGACACCCACTCATACGGATCACCATCTCTGGCTTTTTTGGTGCCATATGGCATGTCATCAAAGTAATAGTCGTACAGTGCATGATAGAGATCATCATCCAAATCGCCGCGTTCTTTAAAGTCTGCAACTTCTTTGGTGAAACGTTTGATGATGTGATCCATGGTGTGACCAGTTGAATCTGTCAACACACTTTCTTTCATTGGCACACCAGCATATTTCAGCATGGTGTTCAGTTCTGCGTTTTCGGCCACAGCTTGTTGTGTTGGAATACCAATTGTAAATGCACCGCCTACAGGTTGATCAAATCTCCAACCTTTTTGTCTAAATGTATTATAGTATGGATTGATTGCTTTGGTAATATTTTGCATTGTTGCACCGTCATTACCTGTTGGAACTATATATCCACGTGATGGCGGATATGTACGGTCGTTAGGATCTGGGTTTATTACTATTCTAACAGTGCCGTCTTGATTTGGAAAATCTTTTACAGTTGCACCGGTTGCTTGTTGCAATGTCTGCACAATTTGTTGAGCATACTGTTGAGTTGCTTTGGGATCTACTCCAGCAGCCGGAATTGCTTCTGCCATGCCTTGCTCAGGAAGATTTGGGCGGGGGTGTTTGCCGCTAATATCTCTAATACTCTGTTTTAGACTGGTTATTTGATCTCTTGATGGCAGGCCTTTTCTCTTACCAGCTGTGTTGATACTATGTTCGATGCCTGAACGGCCAATGCCAGCTCCCTTCACTAACGGATCAGTACGATCATAAGCACTACCTACGCCGCCCATTCTACGTTTTTGTCCAGGATCGTTTTCTGGTCGTTCAGGAAAATCGTAGCCGTACCCAATATCATCATATTCGTCACTGTCACCTGGTTCTTGAGTGTACAAGCGATCCTTGTATTTAGGGTCACGCCATTTAGCAGCCTCAGCCATACCTTGTTCAGGTGCGGTGTCTTGTGCAACATCAGCAGGTTCAGCTTCAGAACTCTGTGGTGTTTGGATCCCTAGTTCAGCCAATCTAGCTTGCACATCTGAGTCATCCCAAATGTTGGCACGAGGATCACGGTCAGCCAAGTTGCCAAGGATATCAAACAATTGATCGTCACCTATGACATCGTACAGTAGTTCTGTAGCGTTGGTGGCGTCTGGACCAACAATCAGCTCTCCGGTCATGAGTTGATTGAGTTTTTCCTGTGCTTCTGGATTGTCTGGCAAGGCCCATGTGCCTTCCATGATACCGTTTACCCAGTTTTCAAAAATTTGTGCTTCTTTCATAGCGTTTCCTCGTTGTTGTATTTTGGCCAAGGTAGGCAAGGCCTGTTCAATTCTTGTGTCCAATGTTTGTTCAATGAACATGTTGCGTAGATCTTCTACCAGTGATTCTTGTTCACCAATGTCTGCTGGTGTCCAAGATTCAAAATAATGTGTGTACCCGCGACCAGTGGCCAGGTGTTTTAAATTGCTTTGCAGGGCTTCGTAATATACATTGGCGCTTTCAACCAGTTGCTGTGTAACACCTTCAAACATGCGGCCTTGCTGTGCTCTGCGGAATCTTGACAGCACTGCCATCTCACCAACAGTTTCTGTGATGTGTTGTCCACGGATATCGTAGGGTCTGCCACCTTGGCGCACATGTTCCAGCATGGCTCGGCCGCCGACCAATTTGACAAATGGCAATTTAAAACGTTCACCATCCACAGTTTCAATAAACAAACTTTCTACATAGCGATAGCGTTTGTCGTTTTCGCCAATCATGCGGTTGTGTTTGATTACCAATCTTGCATCAGTTTGCTCGCCCATGTAGCTGATTTTGCGTGTGCCATAGTAGCCTTCAAACAAACCTTCTTTGATGGCAGCCATGCCAGTCATTGTGTGTTTGAGAGCATTGATATTCTTTGGGCTAAAAGTATTGAAGTTGTGACGAGTACTAAAATCTTTGAGTTCTTTCATGAATCCAAACCACTCATCTTTGTCTTCAGGCGCCATGCCCTTGCCAAGATTGTCACCGTAAAACAGCATGAGCTCGTTTTCATCGCCGGCCACAATCACTGCGGTGCCATAGTTGTTGCCGTTAGATGATACCCAATCAAACTTAAAAACTTTGCCGTCAGCAGGATCAGCTGCTTGCCCACGCTCGTCAGTGATATCCACATCAAAATTACGAGTGTTTAACAGATCATACAGATCATTGCCAATTTGGATTTCTTGTGCCATAGTAGTGTATTTAGCGCATCATTGATATGAATGGAAACGGCTCAACAATCATGTCTCCGTGGTCTTTAAGGTGCGAATCCAAGTCTGAGTGGTAAGTTTGTAGCATTAACAGCATGCGTACAACCAGCAAACTGGCCATGACCAAATCGTCTGTTTCGCCGGGTTTGGCAGCATAGCTGGTGCCCATGGCCACAAACGTTTTGAGTTCTGAAACCAAGGGCCTTGAGTTAATTTTCATACGCCCAGATTCCACTAGAATTTTGAACTTGTTGCAGGCTGTTATTTTGCTTTTGTTTGTGGTGTTAAAGCCCTTGCGGAATCGTCGACCCGTTGTGCCTGTTACTGAATTGTCGCTTAAAAAATATCCTGGAATATTTTCTTCACCGTATTCAGCAATACTGATCAAGGCCGCTTCACCAATGGTGTTGTTTTCTACTGAATAGTAAATGCTTTTTTCGTCTTTCACTACCCCATGCAGTTCTTTTATAATATCTGCAAGAATTCTAATTTGTGTGGGAATGTCAGTTTTGTTGTGGCGCCATTCAGCAATCTGATCTGTAGTTCTAGCATCAAATACTTGTATGGCAGCAGGATCGCCACCTGTGCCCAAGCTGGGATCCAGTGCTACCACATACATGCCATCTTTAGTGGGAGTCTTGTACCAGCGTACCTGTCCAGTTCTGTGCATGGGCTCTGTTCCTTCAAGATCCATCAGCTTGATAGGTGCTATTAGTGTTTCGTCATTGATAACAAATTCGCAATCCATTTCTCTGCGAAAACGTTCTTCGCCCAGCTGAGCCAGTTGTTCTGCACCCCATTGATCTCCACGATCAGGGTGCTCGCGCCAGAAACTGCGAAAGGCACGGAATCCGTTGATGCCTAGTTCTGTGGTATTGCCGTGTTCATCTTCTGTCTTATTAGCACCTTTCCACAAGAACGCAAACTGGTCCTCGTCTGAGTTGGGAGTGCTTGTGATAATTGCTTTACCACCAGTGGCCAAGGTAGGTGAAATTGAAGTCCAAAACTCTTTGGCAATTGTGGGTCGCACAAACGCAAATTCGTCAGCGTACAGCAAGGATATTGACATACCCCGTCCGGTTGTTTCTGTTGTGGTTTGACTCACAATACGCGATCCGTTTTCAAACTCCACTGACCCTTTGTTGTAAGAGGTAGCACCTGCTCGTATGTGATTGGGGCACAACTCATAAGCATATCTTATGCGTTGCATGATCTCTTGTGCGCCTGTGTATTTGTGTGCGGCAATAAGAATTGTGGAATCTGGCACAAACATTGCATACCACAGCAGGTATCCAGCAGCTGATGTGGACTTGCCTGTTTGTCGAGGCATCAAGGATATTGAATATCTATAGTTGTGATAGGTATGGATCAGTCGCTTTTGATAGTCAAAAGGATGATACAACATCTTGCCGCGTGTGGGATGCTGGATAAAGAAAAAGTTATCCATGAAATACAGCGGGCCTGTGACGGGATCAGCACACAGCGCAAACTCCGTGAGTTCTTGTTCAGTGTATGTTTCAACTCTGTGCGGTGCTTTGACCAGCACTGTTTCTAGATTATTTGATTTCATTCCAATCATACAATTACTTATTGCGTTGTTGTTGTATCCATAGATACAATTGGGTTATGCCATGCTCCAAACGATCTTGTGGTTTCCACCCCAGCACCGACTCAATCAAGGTGTTGTCACTGTTGCGCCCCATTACTCCCAGTGGTCCAGGTATGTTTTGTATTGCAACTGGTTTGTTGACTACATTGGCTATCAAGTTTACTAGGTCGTTGATTGATATCATTCGATCACTGCCAATGTTTACAGGTTGAGTATGACTGCTGTCCATCAGTCGGTGTATGCCTTCAATGCATTCTTCAATCCATAAAAAACTGCGAGTTTGCGTGCCTGGTCCCCATACTTCAACAATACCATTTTCACTTTCAGCAACTTTGCGACACAATGCCGCTGGTGCTTTTTCTTTGCCACCTTGCCAGGCGCTGTCAGGACCAAACACATTATGCAGTCTAGCTATTCTAACATCAAATCCATGATTGCGAGCAAAGCTGGAGTAAAGATGTTCGCTGAACAGTTTTTCCCATCCATATTCACTGTCTGGGTTGGCCGGATAAGCACTGGACTCTTCACAGTTGGGATTGTCAGGATCAACTTGATTGTGCGCAGGATAGATACAGGCACTGGAACTGTAGAAAATCTTTTTGCAACGTTTAAAAGTCATCTCATGTAGAATGTTGAGATTGATCAGCGCACTGTTGTGCAAAATTTCTGCGTCGTTGACCCCAGAAAAAATGTATCCTGCGCCTCCCATGTCTGCTGCCAGTTGATAAATTTCATCTATTTCGTTTGTGATCAAACTGGTCACTCGCCGTTGGTTTCTTAAATCGTACTGATAAAATTCGTGGCATTCATGCGGCCCAAATTCTGGATGTTTTAGATCAGCACCAATCACATAGTGACCTTGTGCTCGTAAACTTTTTACCAGGTGTGTGCCAATAAATCCCCCAGCACCACAAACTAAAACTTTTTTCATTGTATTTCCTTGATATAGTAGTTAGCCACTTGTTGATGTATGGCAGTGTCAGTTATGTGATAGTAGGGTCTGTACAGTGCGGTATTGCCATGGTCCCAGAGATTCACTTGGCTGCGATACTGATCAAACTTGCTAAAATACTGTTTGGTACCGCCAAACTTTGGATGTTCAAAGCCGCCTTGGTCAAACAAAAAAGGTATTTTGCTATCAACTAATTTTTGGAGAGTGTTTTCAATGACGCATTGATTTTGGTATATGGCAAGATCAAGATCAAAAAATTCTGTGTAATAGTGTTTGATCAATTCTAACTTGCGTTGATCAAATGGCGTGGTTGCTGTGCTGGCTGTGAGAAAACTGTAAGGAACTATTTGGTCTTGATATCGTGTTTGGCTGCGAGTGCAACTGGTTCCTTGCACAATCACAAAGTCAGCTTGATCCTCAATGGCACCATCTACTTGCATGGCTATCATGAGATTGGTAGCACTGACTGTCGCTTGATTTACCGTCTGAAATTCTACGCCCAATAGGTCTACCCAGCAAGGTCCGTATTCTGGATCTGGCACACAAAAACTATCACCGCAAATGTACACACGTTTCATGAGTTTACAAAATTTTCAATGTCTCTTATGATTTCATTTGCAAATCGTTGTTGCACCAACTGTTGGTTAAAAAATCTATTGCGATTGTGTTGCAATTTTTGTTCAGTCAATGAGTCAATTGCAAATTGATGCGGCCAATACTCACGTACAGCGTCAACAACAACTTGTGTAACTTGAGTATGCCGTTGCTCGTCATTAGCAATGTTGTCATAGCTTTCGTCCCAGAGATTACCAAATGTTTCAAATCCTTCGCGATGCAAGTACTTTAATGTTTCATAAGATCCAAACACAATAAAAGGATGATAGTAGGCCATGGGTTTGAATATTTTTTCGCTCACTTCTGTTTTGTAGCAAGGCAAGCATGGGCTGTTGGTCCAGGCGTTGGTGCGCATGTAGCTTTCTACCACCACACTAAAGCAAGTGGAGTCGTACCAGTCTGGATTCATGTAGTACAACCAGTAAACTGGATTGTTGGGATTGTTGTGATCGCAATCGCCTGGCAACAGGTGTCCACGTGCTACATAACTCCACAGAGCTTGATCAAGCACAGGAGACAGTGTTTTCAAAGTGAGGTCTTTGTGTTCTCGTTCTTTGTTCATTGGCATGAAAAAACTGTGTCGATAGCGTCTGTTAGGGCGGTACTCGTTGTATGCCACAGCAGTGTAGTACAAACTTTCTCTGTACCACAGCCAATTGCCATTTCTCAGTGTTAATCTTCCATCTTTGGCTATACTGGGCGTGTCTACATCACTGTCCCAAAGATGGTCCACAATCATTTTAAATCCGCTGTTGACAAACGGCTGCCACCATTGTGGAGTTTTTTCCAGCACACTAACATGATTGGTCAGCACCACACAATCTGCAGGTGAATAGAATACATCATCAGAGTAAGGCACCAGGTCAAAGTATGGATCAACCTGCGGGCGAACACACCCGTGAGTAAAGTTCACAAACTCATTGGGGTGATATATTAGTTTGATTTTGCTCATATTGTAACAACATGGTACTGGCTATTTCACGATGTATCTTTGGACCACCGTGCATGTGATCTCTTGCATATCCTATGTCTTCTCTCGATCTTGTCATTGTAGTGTCAGTGTCTACAGAACAAAATTTAGCACCTGCATTGGTAGACATTTGCTGCACAGCAAAAATGTTTTTTTCTTTGTTGATCAAGTGATTTTCTTCTTGCATGAACCATGTGTTGAGATACACATCTGCAGGGTTGAAATACTTGCTCTGGCTCTGTGGCATAAAAGTATCTGCTTTAAATATATCACTGTCTTGGCATTTTTCTGCAAGAACTAATTCAATTCTAGCTTGCGGTGGTGCAAGCATGCAAACCACTTTGGCATTGAGTTTTGGTAGCCAATATCTAGCCAATCTAAAACAACTGTCAGCTGAATAGCCGCCCCAAGCCAAATTAAACACTTTTAAATTCAATGCTTGTCCTACTAGGCTGGGCCACAAGCATTCTACTGGCAACCCAATGCCCATGGTATAACTGCAACCCAGTGCCACAACACACGGCAAGTCATCAAACTCATCGCATCTGAATCCTTCGCTGTTTAGATTGTAAGTGATAGCACCTGGCTTGTCCCAACCCATGTTTTGAAAATATTCTCGATGTGCAGAATTTTGCATCAAGTTGTCAAAATGTTCTTTGGTGTCAGTTGGCATCCAATCCAAACATTGGTCTGCTATGTGAATGCCAGGATGATATGGTTTTTGATGTGTTATCATAATGAATTAGCAATGGTAGGCCAAAGAGCAGCAAAACTTGTTGATTTTTTAAGCTGTTGCTCAATGTTTTTATGAAATTCCAAAATGTCAAAGTTGTAATCAGGAGATATCAAATAACTGTTGTCTTGCAAAGTCATGCGATATCGTTTGAGTGTGTCTACTGCACGACCCTTGTGATCTTGCCAGCGTTGTACAACTTTATCTATTTCTTGTATGGCCAGTTGTCTTAACGCCTCAGGGTATCGTCGAATGTCTAACTCCCAAGGATGAGACAGTTCACACCAAAACAAATCAAGATTGTGACGTTCACAATATTCATAGTATTCCACAAGGTCTAATGCACAATAAATTGAATAGGCCGGATGCGCTATGACTTTTTGTTGATCTTGTTTCATCACAGCAATGTTTTTTTCAAACTGTTGCCAATTGGCTCGATCCCGCACATATTCAAATTTTTCAGCATTGGCATTGTCAAAGCTGATCATCCAGTCCACGCTAGGCCAAGTTTTAAGTGTTTGATAGATTGTGTTGGTAGTGATATCCATGCTGAGATTGGTAGTAACCATTACTCGTACTTTGTTTGGATTTATAAATTTTAGAAACCTGTCAAGCCCTTTTTGCAACAATGGTTCACCGCCGCCCAACACAAGACCTTGAATGTTTTGTCCTTGTGCTTGTGCCAATTCGATAAGGTCTTCATGTTCATTTTTAACATGATTGATTGGTATGCGTTTGACACTTTGCCAAGCCGTGGAAGTTTCAGGATTGCAATACACACAGGTAAGATTGCACAGATTACTCCAGTTAACCACAAGATGTTCTAATTTAAAAAATTCAATGTCTTGATCAATAGCTGACAATGTGTCTGGATCTGCATGTCGCACTGTTCTACCACTGGAGCCTGTGGTTTCTTCAAGTTGCTTGCACCAAGTGCATGCTGCATGCCACTCGCCTTGTGCCATGGCATTTTTAAGTTCTCTAGCAGGTGCATTCAACAACACCTGTTGTATGGGTATTTCTTTGATGTTGCCCAGTTCATAACCTGAGTGCATGCAGGGGAACACACGACCAGTTTGATCAATATTCAAACTGGTCCAAGGTGCTGAACAAAATGTAGGACTTTGTGTAATCATAATTTTTCTGAAAGCCAACTGTAACTGCACAGTCTAAAAGAGTCAGCAGGAACTGGCGTTAGCATGGCATGCCATTGTAAATGTCTCACACCTTGACTATCTGGTGTGTTGATCATTATATAACCACTGTTGGGTTGCATGGTAAATTGATATCGCAATGAGTCAGGATTTTTGTAGTGGTAAAACGAAGTGCCCAACTGTGCGTCAGCACCAATCCAAGTCAGTTGCATGGATCCCGGCATTTCGCCATCAGTGTGCATGGCACAAGTGAATCCTGGTTCGTCTACCCACCACGCTGTGCCTTGATATCCTTGCAGTTTGCGCCCAAGGCCATGTTCAATTTGATCAATGTGCTGTTCAAGATATTGGTGCCATTCTGGCATCCAAGGCAAAGAGTCATTGTTAATTTTTCTTCGTGGCCATAGTTCTTGCCCTTCTTGTTTTTGCCAGGGCAGAGACAACCAGTCGGTAGTCATGACTTTTTGCACAATGTTTTCAGGAAAAACATTTTCAATCAAGAACAAGTCATAATACTCATCAACAGCAGTTATTTGCATAGGAATGCCAGTTCTGGCCATAGGCGTTGAAATTCACCAGCTTTGTCTGGATGATACTTGGTCTCGTTGTCATGAATGTGTTTGAAGAACGCTGTGTCAATCTTGCTGATTTTGTTCTCACTCAATCTGGCTTGATAGGTAGCTAATGCATTGTCAAAGAACTGGCGTTCAGCAGGGGTAGCAATACCCATCGCATAGAAACGTTCAATCTCTGTAATGGCTTCCCGAGCAACACCAGCACCGTGCAAGAACGGATCAAGGTATTCGGGCTGAAACAAGTTTTGCCACAGCACTGTGGTGCCTGTATCCTCAGCAAACTGTCTTAATTCACAGATGCGAGTGGCATTGTAAATGTTGTACACCGCATGTATGCCGCCCCA